AATGAAAAGTAATGAAAAAGTAATGAAAAAGTAATGAAAACTATTTAAAAATAATATTTATCATTTTATATATGAGTAAATATTATTGTCATCACTGTGAGTATGATGCGAAAATTAAAGGGAATTATGACAAACATTTGAAAACAAAAAAGCATCAAAACGCAATAAAAAGTCACCCCAAAACCACCCCAAAGTCACCATTGAGTCACCCCAAAACCACCCCAAAATCACCTTTTTTGAACGAAGAAAATAGCATTGGTTATCCCTGTAAATATTGCAATCAAATATTCAAATATAAACAGGGAATGTACCGGCACATCAAATATACTTGTAAGAAAAACAAAGATGAAGATTTCAAGGAACTTGCGCGGTTATTGAATGAAAAAGACAAACAGATCAAAGAGTTGATTTCAGATAAAGATGCACAGTTTCACAAAATGCAGAAGCAAATTGACAAATTGATAAACAAGCTTCAAATTCAAAATATTAATAACGGAACTATCAATAACAATACAATGAACATTCAATTATTGAATCACGGCGATACAGATTATAGTCATTTGACACCGAAAGATTATATTACATGTATCAAGGATTGTAATCATTGCGTAAAGACGCTAATAGAAAAGGTGCATTTTAATGCAGATAAACCGGAAAACATGAACATCTATCTTTCGAATATCAAAGGCAAGTATGTGATGATCTACAAAGACAATGAATGGCAAATAAAAGATAAGAAAACACAAGTAGATGATTTATACGACTATAATGAATTTGTGTTGGAACAATGGTATGATGAATATGTGGAAAAACGACCTGACCTTGTGGAATCGTTTACAAAATATTTGAAAAACAGAGACTCAAATACAATGTTGAATGAAATAAAGGAGGAGATACTCGTCATGTTATACAATAAGCGAAAGATGATTTCAATAGAATGATAAAATAGAAAAAGTAGAAATATGTGAAAAATATCCATAAATGAAATATTTGATTTTTATTTTTTTTTATTTTTTAAAATTTCTGAAAATTCGAAAAGGTTGCTCCCCCCCCCCCTCAAAAAAAAGTTATATAAATGTTGACTAAAAAGTTATAAAGTTATATTTATGCTGCGAATTTTCAAAAAAAGTTATATTCTGTTTGTTATGATTCACAATAACAAATATAACTTTTTTTCTACAAAATATAACTTTTTCCCAAAAAAGTTATATTTTCAAAAAAAAATAATACAAACTTACAAACAATCATCAAACCATTATAGTGTGATTCTATACGCAAATATTGTAAAAAAATGATTTTACAAAAAGTCAACAAAAAGTCAACAAAAGTCAACAATTTAGTCAACAATTAGTCAACATTTTTATATTTCGTCATTTTTTAGCATCGTTTATGAATTCAACCCTCCAAAAAAAAAGTTATATTTGTTATTGGGTCAGTGTCGCGGCGTATAATTTTGTAATGACTAGTCTTTATATTCAAAATTAATATAAATAAAAGCATATTTAAAGAAATATACAGAGAATAAATTTCCTGGAAAATATCAAGAACCAATATTGTTTATACTTAAATATTATTATAATTATAGTATATAGTATTTTAAATGCCGATTTATGACTGTAGATGCTGTAAATATTCTACACATATCAAAACACATTACTATAAACACCTGACAACCAAAAAACACAAAAAGGCATTGAAGACGGAAAATTCAAATAAAACGCTCAACAAGATTTTGGAGCCATCTGCTGAAAGAAATCCATGTCACTATTGCTCTAAATCGTTCACAACAAAACAGGCAATGTATCGTCATATAAAATACACCTGTAAGAAAAATAACGACGAAGACCTCAAAGAATTGGCGCGATTATTGAATGAAAAAGACAAACAAATCAATGAACTTATTTCAAACAAAGATAATCAGTTAGAGAAAATGCAGAAACAGATAGAAAAATTGGTGAACAAGCTACAAATCCAGAATATAAATAATGGTACAATTACAAATCATAATGTGTATAATATTCAAATACTTGATTATAACAACACCGACTATAGTCATCTCACAGATAGTGATTATGTAAATTGCATAAGCGACGTGAATCATTGCGTAAAGACGCTGATTGAAAAAGTCCATTTTAATGAAAAGAAGCCTGAAAATATGAATATTTATATTTCGTCTATAAAGGGTAATTATGTGATGGTGTATAAAAATAATGCGTGGCAGATCCAAGATAAAAAAGAACAAGTAGATGATCTATATGAATATAATGAAATCATGTTGACAAATTGGTATCAAGAATATAAAGAGAAATATCCTCAAATGATTCAATCTTTCAAAAATTACCTAAGAAACCAAGAAGATAATGATGTCATTAACGAAGTAAAAAAAGAGATATTGCTTATGTTGTATAACAATCGTGGGTTGGTTATGAAAAACAACAAAAAAAATGATAAAGAAAGTAGTCTGGTTGATATGAATATTCACAATACAAATTTAGAAAATACTGTAATTATATGAGTTTCAAAATCTCGGGTTTCAGCTCTTCTAGGTCCGGTTCTGCCAACAAACTATAGTCAATTACATTTCTTTCATTTCCGTATGTTTGTGGTTGTAGTCCGTTTACGCGGACCGGAACTGGCCAATGAGAAGTAGTTCTTTTTTCTTCAAAATATTTCAGGCGTTTTTGATGCATTTTTGGTGTATTTTTAGGATGATTTTTGGGTAAATAACAAACATATTGGACAACCCGTTCTTCTGAAAATGGTTTTCCATACTGATTACGGTGAAATGTGCGACTATCCCACAAAACGAGTGAACCTGCTGGAACATCCAGCGCTCGTCTTTGTTCGCCCATTTTTTCAATATCTGCGTCAGGAATTCTGTTCCAGTTTTTGCTATTTTGAATATTTCTATCTTTGAAAAACTGATGATGAATTTTGTGAGTTCCTTCATATGCCACAAAGGTGCGTTCTTTATTGGAAGTTAGTGCAACAAAACCTTGTATACATTGAAGTCCTTCTGTGATGGGTGCTTGATCGCTATGAGTCCAGTTTTTGTCCTTTTTATTTGCATTTTTAGGAATATAGCAGCAACCATCGAAAGAAACAACTAATTCGTTTGTTCGCCAAAGTTGCTTAAATACGTCCTGGACAGCAGGTCTGGTACGAATATACCATGCGTGTTTTGTATGTCCAACTTGATGATGTTTGTAAATTCCGTGTGGATCAACACTATTGTGAATATAGTCGTGATCGTGAATTGTATTTTTCCATTCGTGAAACATATTGTAAGCATTTTCGCATTCTTCCTGTGTCAAAACGTTGTGAACAATTGAGTAGCCAAATTCTTCCAATTCCTGGCGAACATTTGCGTAATTCGTTTCGGTAAGTGCAGCCATTTTATAGTTGTTTCTGGTATCTTCGCCAAACCATGAATATAGCAAATCAATTTTTTTTGGTTGATTAAAAATTGAAATACTAGAACATCAAACTTTTAATGACATAAACAATATTCATATATTGTAACAATGGTCTTAGTGATGGCTGTTTTCGGAAATAAGAAAACAAAAACCAGCGATTTTGAAAAATGGCTTTCCGAAAACGGATACTATTATATGAAAACTGAAGATAATCGCCCATGTTTTAAATCAAAATTGACTCAAAAATTAAAACAAAAATATCAAGCCGAAACACAAAATTCAAAACCTAAGATATTTTCCTTTAAGTTCAGGGGATAATATATTATGACTAAATAATATAAACATATAATACAATGTATATATGTGAAATAAGTTGGACAGGAGGTCTTATGGTGTAATGGTCATCACTCTACGCTTTGAACGTGGCGATCTGGGTTCAATTCCCAGTAGGACCTACAACAACCCGGTTAGCTCAGTCGGCAGAGCGCAAGACTTTTAATCTTGTGGTCGTGGGTTCAAGTCCCACATCGGGTGAGATAAACTAAAATAAACAATATTCCTCTGATATAGGCGCATTTTACTAATATTGTTTTTATAACAATAACAACGACCTATTATGTTTACGTTTTTTTTTAGTTTATCATTTGCTCCTATAACTCAGTTGGTTAGAGTGCTAGTCTTATGAGCTGGAAGTCGCAGGTTCGATCCCTGCTAGGAGCATAAAATGACAACGTGTCCGAGTGGTTAAGGAGATGGACTGCTAATCCATTGTGCTGTGCACGCGTGAGTTCGAATCTCACCGTTGTCGCGAGGCAAACTTCTCCGCATTAGTCCAGGTGGTAAGGATAACCCGCTTTCACCGGGTAGACCCGGGTTCGAGTCCCGGATGCGGAATATGATATTCAAATTCGGCAATATTATTTATATTTACAAACTGTAAATTTAAATACTTGTCATTCAATTTGTGAATTAAAAACCCGTTATTTTTATTACCGTAAATCATATGCACCTCAATATTTGGATTATACAAGTTGACTTCTGCTTGGTATGCTCCAGCACCATTGACACAGAAATATATTCCATCATATTTTAGTAGTTGAAAGTTGTGTTCATGTCCGGAGAAATAAACAGCTACCTTGTATTTTCGTAAGAGTGGCAGGACTCGTTGTATCATGGGTTTGTAATTTCCATAATATCCGTTAGAAAAAAGATGATAATGTCCATATACAAATATCCATTTACATTTTAGTTGTTTTGCGTGAATCAACATGTGTTCCAGATCGTACAAAGAGCGCTGTATGTCTGCTTCATTATAGAAATTTGTTGTTTTCTCATATAATTCTGGGTATATTTTTACCGTATCAATAAAAATGTGGTAACTGCTAGTTTCCTTGTCATATGAATAATAATCTCTAGATGGCATAACCCAGTGTTTCGAATGATTTGACATTTCAACCTGACTATTGGCGCCCTCAATTCCACCATAGTAATCGTGATTACCAAGAACTGAGAACCAGCGAATATTGTGCATAGATGGAAATGGTCTAATAAACACAGAAAACCACGCGGTTTCCCACAATTCATCGCTTATTCCTTTGACGCCATTTTCGTAAAAATTGTCTCCCAAAGAAACAACGAAATTAGGCAATGGATTCATATAAGGATGATAACTTGCCATAGCATTTGCGACCAATTTAGCAGAGTTTACATGTGTGGCACTTGCACCCCAATCTCCAATTGAGAAATAGATAAGATGATACTTCATGTTGCTCTATTTATATGAAATACTTTTATTTTGATATATAAATATATTTGTCTTTTTTACAACTTTACAATGGATGATATTTTGAATATTCACAAACTATATTCCTGCTATGCTACAGTGCATGTAAATATAGATTCTTTTAAATCGCGTGCTGATTGCGATAAAATTATCAATATTATGAAGCATTATTACGAATCGCGTAAAGAGTTTAACCTAATTTTGGAAACCAAAGAGTTGAAAATTGAAAATATAAGCACACATTGTTTGTATATTTTCTCGTCCTTTTTAAATTCACTAAAAAGTAATAAATATCAGTATTTAAAGAAAACAATTATCAAAATTTACAACAAATATTGTTATGACCTGCTGTATTTTATGTTCGTATATTTGTCTTCTCCGATTGCAATTGTAGAGGTAATCTTGTACCGGGAAAATGAAAATAAAACCCTTTCAAATATTGAAAGAATCAAGCAATATTTTCCAAAAAAATTGAAATAAATTACTTCAATGTGTCAAAAATACCAATCACTGGATTGCCTCGCAATCTTCGACGATGGAATCAGAACACTTTCTTGAGTATCTTACCAGAACCAATCAGTTGGAGAAGATCAACCATATTAACGCAGATGGAACGCCCAATATGAAGCACAAATATATTCGTGATTTATACCACCAATATTTATATCAGAAAATACCGTCTTTTGAATGCTCAATATGTATGGAAAAAATAGAAAATAATAGTGGATGTAAACTAAAATGTGGACATGACTTCTGCGTAGATTGTTTCGCAAACTTAGCAAGAACAAGCAATAAGTGTGCACTATGCCGACAAAAGTTGAGTGAAGAAACAGTAAAAAAAGGAGTAAATCATAATATTCTGATTGATGTGGTAAATTATGAACTGGATACACCATATGCAGAAAGAGACAATATGAATTTATGTGAATACATACAAGACCAAGTGAAAAAATTAATTGATGGTGGGAATCACCATGATGCAATGGTTGCGCGAACCGTAGACACTATTGCAATGGAAGTATTTGACTCACTTCATGCAGTTGCATTTGTGACAATGGAAACTATGAACAATCAAAATGAATAAAATCTTAAAATTTAAAAAATTGAAATGATTATCTTCAAACAAATATAATGAACACCAAAGAGATACAACCGCACACAGATTTGAAAATGGAACTATTGCCAGACGAAATCAAAAGAGAAATCATCAGGTTTATTCCACGCCATGATACGGCGCAAATCATTCACGATTCGCGTTATTTGCTTTCTCTTAAATACGTGAGACGATTCATGTTTGAAGATAATCCAATTTACGAACAGCGCATTTGGGACGAACTAAAACCGGTTCATTTGCGCAGCATATTTTACGGAGACACGCACAAAATAACGCGTTCAAAATTAAGCAAAGGACAATATATTATGTTGAAAGGTAATGGAATCATTATTTAAGTGTTATTTTCTTGTTCTTGCGATTGAATCGGTTTTCTACAATAAAATATTGTTACTGGTTCACTAGCGACACATGTGGTGACAGATTCATTTGTTTTTAATGATGTAAATGATGTAATGACGCGCCAAGTAAACAATCCTTTTTTATCGTCTATTGGAGTCATTGGATTATAGACAGATTCACCGGAAACATCTCTTTCATTGGTTTCATTGTAGAAAAAACTATTATAATATCTTTCAAACTCAGGAACGCCTCCAAATTTAATACATACGTCATAACAATAGTTCAATTCTTTCACATTTTTGTCAATATCGTAAGTATTTGGAATGTATCCATTTCGAACAAATGAATAAAATAATGTCCAATCTTCTATATAAATATCATAAGGAGTCAAATTATATTCTTCTTTTTCTTGCGAGACAAACAACCCGTCATCAACCATATCAAATAGTCTGGCAAATACATGCGCTCCTTGTAAATAACCATTTTCGTAGCTACTTTTCAAATAATCCCAATCCACATACAAGTATTTAAGATTTCTGAATATAAATTTTTTTATTTTCATAAATATTAGTCTAGACTATAAATTAATATTTATATTTTTTTACATTAAAACATACTAACATAGTAAACTAGCAAATGACGTTTCTCTCACAATTGACCAGCAATTGAAGATCTACATAAATGTCAATATTAGCATCTTTACATTTATTGCAAAAGTATACATCACCTGTAACATCATTCACACTACCTTCGTAATTGAACCAAGGAAATTTAAGTTTCTCAAAAACACCCTTTTTAATGCATACAACTGAAAAGTCAATATGATTTACTTTCACCAACGAAGACGGCTTCTCTATATTTTCAATATTTTCCTTCAAATTACCAGAAGCGTCGATAATGCTACTCTCGTATTCTTGGATTTTTTTCATCAAATCGCGAATATCATCGAACTTGCAATACTCTTGTGAAGCGCCATTCGCATTATTCAAGTCAAATTTCTCAATGTAGTTTGTGTGTTTGAGGCTACGTTCGTTACTTGTTAAACAAGACAAAATATCCAAGTCTTGCTCTATCATTTTCATAATCATATTTACAGTTGGAAGACAGTTGTTTTTCACATATATAATGTAATCGTAATCTTGTTTTCCTCCAAACGGAACATTGAGTTCACCACTCGGCGACAAAACACCTAGCTTAGAGTTGAACATACTTGTTTTTGCGTTTGACAAAACCGGCTTAATCTTGTTCATCAAACAATAACCAACAATTTCGGTCCAAAGTCGCAAGAAATCGGAAGTAACCGTTTCGCCTAATACACAAAAGACAATTGTTTTTTCAAACTTTTTGGTGTCCATGATTTTAGTAATATTATAAACAGTTTATTTTTAAATGTTTTACACTACAAATATTTATTAAAGACCGGCACGCCCTTGAACCAAATAAAGGGTCAAAAGAAACGACCCTAAACCCATGACATACACATGAATCCAGTGCGGAGGGCATTTTTTCATACCGAATTTAGAAGCAACTTTACAGTGTTGTTTGTGGGATGCCAACCCCCAGAAAAGCGCGTTTACCAATAAAAAGACAACTAACAATTGTTTCAACATTCTTATAATGTATTATATTATTTAAATTTTCACAGGTTTAATACGACAATAGCAGGGTTCGAACCTGCGCGGGATAAACCCAATGGATTTCAAGTCCATCTCCTTAACCACTCGGACATATTGTCAAAAGTTTACATTTTTCTTCATAATGTTTTCTCTTTTATAATGGTAAAAGATTCATCAAATATTACATCATCCAAATCAGCAAACTCTATATTTTCCCATCCTGGCTCACACTTCATTTCCTGACTTACATTACTGGAATCTACTATGATTGTAATTTTATCAGAATCAACTATAGATTCTACACAAGATTCGCGTGATACTACTGGCTGGTCAACAACAACTTTGTCTTTTTTCTCTAAACAAGGTTGTTTATCATATTCTTCTAAACTTTCATCTTCTGAATCGCTAAAATGATTGTTGTTGTTACAAAATTCAATCAATGTTTTTGCTTGTATACTCATCATAATACATATGATTATATTAATATTGTTTGAACAACTCTTTAAGTTCATCATTTGGATAACTATATTCATGGACTGGTTGATCTTCAGAACCGTCTTTAATTACACGATATTCACCTGAATGAACATTTAAATCGTAAATATTGAAATTATTATCAATGTCAAATTCGCCGGTTCGTGTTGAAAAATTTACACTAATACTGCCCTCTTCGCCACTAATAATACGATGAAAAATACCGGCTGGCCACACAATCATCGCGGGACCATCATAATACAATTTGTCATTTTTGTATACTTTATCGGGAGTAATAATGAATGAGGCTTTTTTACGACTCTTTGGATTGTAAATATCAACGTATCGCGTTCCTTGTAACACCATAAGATTGTCATCTTGTCCTGGATGCATGTACCAAGGACGCTTTACGGGTGGTGTTGACTCTTCTACAGGTCCAGGTGAGATGCTATTCGGTCCATGAATCACGCGATCAATTCCATCTATTTTTGGAATATCTGACGGCACAATTTCGTCAAATTTTACACCAGTTGTTCTGCGGAGAACACGAAGAGGGATAATGCGATACAAAAGAGACGCCATAAATAAAAAATGCTTGTATAAATATTTATTTGCTGATTTATTTAAATAGTTTTTGAATTAATAGTGAATTCTTGATAACAGGTTGTCTTCGTTGCTATGAGCTGCATATTCATTCCATATTTGTTCAAATTCTTGTTTTACATTTCCTTGTGCCGATTTTCGTACCATGGTCAAGTCTGGTTTCAATGTAGTGTCGCCAAATTCCCAGTAAATCCAGTTATTCAAAACAATCCAAATATAGAATGAGTCAAATACACTATGTTTATTGCGATTAGCAATAGGCGACAGATTCCAATCAATATTAATGCCACGACGACGAACAAAATGTTTGCACTCCATAATTGCTTGATAATGAAGTGGCTTTTTGTAGCAACTGTGAAAATGTGTCATAACAATATTCCATAGTTCTGGAGGGAGTTCGTAAATCTTTGAATCTTTTGTGTCCATTATTATTATTCTGTTGTTGTCTTTCAATTCACAATCAAGTTAATTCAATTTTTTAATAAGATAAAACGTAGAAACAAACAAGATACCACCCCAAAGTGTGTCTAATATTACCATCTTTAAATTCCAATCTTTCAGTGTTGTATAGTTAGTTAACTCATACACACCATAAATACTTATTCCTAGCAAAAACATATCACTTGGTTGAAACTTCTTGATAATTCCAAAGTAATAAATAATGCATGTCATAAGCAAATAAGTTGCTAGAAACCCACTATATTTTACCGAAAGGTCGCGACCACCTTGAACTCGTTTGAACAAACGATTAAAAAATTCGTTGAATATTGATATGTAAACAGCATCCAATAATAGTAATAATACTAATATACTGAAAAATACCTTCATATTAACTCCAAAAATTTTCATTTCCATTTGTAGTATAATATAATTATATTTGAAAATTTGACAATATCCAAAGTATTCTAAAATTCCTGGATTTTTCTTTCCAATTCATCAATTCGTTTTTGTTGGATGAGAAACATGTTGTGTGTAGCTTCAATATATTGTTTCATGAAATAGCTTGGATTATTGTTTGTGGACATGAAAATTGGCACTTTAAATAAAATATCTTTTCGTGAAATAACTTCTTTTCTTCCATTAACTCTGGCCCGTTCACATGTACCATAGTATTTGCGATTTAATTTTTTCTTTTCGCATAAATCTAAATATTTTTTTATGATGATATCTTTATTTTTGTATAACTCATATTCTTCAGGCGTTGGTTCATATTTAATGCGGAGTTGTTCTATTTCTTCTTTTGAATGGATATCATGTCCTATTTCGCGACCAATTTCATGTCTAAACCTTTTAATTGGAAGATCCAAATCTTTATCAAAATTTATAATTTTTTTATACTTTATGATTTTATTTTCTAATCCATTATCACGGTGATGTTCTAATTCCCGGTATTGTTCTTCAATTACCCTCTCGCGTTCAATTTCTTCAATTATTTCCCCATACTTGTCCAACCAATCGGACATAACTTGTAAGTTTGGTTCAGTAGAGTTTTGTTTGACCACGTCTTCTGCTGCTTGTTTATTTTTTTCTTCTTGTAAACGCTCCATTTTCTCTTGAAGTTTCGCCATTTGCTCCAGACAATCGGTCATTTCGGTTTCAATCATTCCTGACATCGTTTGTATGAAATACTATATTTCTAAATGATGTAATTCAATTTTATTTTCAAATAAAAAATATATTAATTATTTGAAAATTTGTTTTACACATCACACTACAACATAAATATCTAGTCTTCGCTGGCGGCTGCTGCCGCTGCTGCTTGTTTTTCGTTGTGCTTTTTCTTTTTTTGGGAATAGCTTTCATATTTTTTATCTACCAACATCCACTCATATCTAAATTCTTGGTTGGATGAATTTCTACGATAATAATTGTAAGTATCCTGCGGAGCAACAGCATATTTCAGATGTGGAGCCACACGATTGTAAGATACACTGATATTTTCAAAATTTTCATTGCAATATTTTGCTAAATTTTGAAATTGTTTTAGAAACCCCTCTATTTCATGTGCAAATTCTTTTTCATTATTTTGAGATTGAACAATCTGTGCAAACATTTCAATAAGCGACACATTAAGCAATTCGAAAATGTAAAGAACTTCTTTATTTTTTTGACGAGAATGATCTCGCTGGTATACTGTATTACGAAGTTCCTCTTTTGTCTTTCTTTTCAAAATATAGTCAACTCTCAATGACTCATTATGGTCAATATCCCGCGCCTGATTGCGGAAATGTGGCAACGAAACTTCTGATATATGAAGACCAATACGATGAAGAGATTCAATATCAGTGATTATTTTTTGAACATAAACGCGATTTTCTTTACCGTAAGGAGTTTTATTCAATTTGCTTTCAGTGGCGCGCCTTAGTGTATAAATGCTGCACAATCCACCACAAACAACATCTCCCGGATTTCTAGGTGCAACACCATTGGCATTTGTAGTTTTCTGGTATTCATAAAAGTGCGGGTTATGAACAGGTCCATTATCAATTGTTCCGGTGTTCCAACTAAAAGCAACATGACAATTTGTGCACCACATTTGATTACATCCGGATATTTTGGAAATTCGTGTTCCACATGAAGGACACGGTTTTGTTTCTTGTTTGATGAGTTCTGCCGATTTCACCATATCTTCATTACAAACATGCTCAACATTTTTGTTTTGACCAATAATAACAAGGCATTTTGGACAAGTGTGCATATTACACATTTCGCATTTGTATTGCGAACTTAGAAATCCGCGACAATCATTTCCAGGACAAGGCATGATAAACTTTTTTCTTTCTTTTGTTTCAACGGTATTGTATTGTAATTCTTGAATTTTAATACGATAATGACGACGTTTACTCGACAACTTCTTGATTCTCATCTGAAGTTCGTTGATTTCGTCGTCAATATTCATGATATTTTTTTTCTCATCTTGAATTTGTTTTTCTCTTTGCGCGGCTTCCATAGTCTGCGGCATTTTACTCATTTCAGTTTCTAGAAGTAAATCCATTCGCGTTTCTTTGTATTCTTGTGAAACAAAACTACGGTTCAAATTCATTGTCATAAAATCTTGATTCCACGACTTTTTACAGTTCATACAATGTGGATCATTTGTAGACGATAATAGATATTTGCGAACACAATTCTTGCATGCTTCAAAGTTACAATCACCAAAGCAGCATTTTACAACTGAACGCGTGCTTTTGTTGTAATATTCGCAGCAAATGTTGCAAGAGGCAGCCATGTTTTTGGATTGTTTGAAACTGGTGGTGCTTTTCACTTGCCTTCTGCTTTGATTTCAATTTTTTTATTATAACAAGCAATATCTTCTTCACTTAATTTCAAAATATCTGAACGATAACATTCATAAGGTCCATCATAAACTATGTTATATTTGCGATTTTCTTTCAATAAGTATTTTTTGTATTCTTTTCCAAAAAGTTGTATATTTTCACTGTACCTCATATCAAGAGTGCCATCTTTTTTATGTTTTAATTCTGGATATCTATAAACATTATATTTTTGATAAAATCTGTTATAAAGCAATGATTCCTTATCAGCGTTCATGTTGTTTAATGCTTTTACTTTATCGCCAAATCACATTATATATAAGTTCGTTTCAATTTTATTTATAATCTTGTTACCATTCTCTTACGATATTGACGCGTCCATCTCTCAAATAAGACGTATCATATTTGCTTATTTCACGATGTTTTTTGTTTGAAGTCATCAAAATAATAACATACGGAAACATCCCATATTCAATCTTATCCATAAAGGAATTCCAAGAGGTTTTGTCATAAATTTCTTTGTTATATTTTTTGTGTTCTATTTTTGCATCTCCGTGAATTTCCGAAATTAATATATCAACTTCGTCAAAAATGACAATCATGGGTTTCTCACTTGATACTCGTGCCCGTGTATAAATTTCGTTAAAATTACTCGATGGTTCATTGCCTTTATAGACGTCGCATAAATAGCATCCTAATTTTTGCGCCATTAAATACGCGAAAAATGTTTTACCGCAACCTGGTTTGCCACTCAAATAAATCTTACAAAAATGATTATTCTTGTAGAATTTCATAATATCACGAAACAGTTTTTTTTGAGTATCGTAAAACGTCAATTTCTTGTGAATTGTCATGTTTTCTAAATTAACTACGCGAGTTCCGTATTCAAAATAACCGTATTCTCCTCGTTTGGTCATATATGTAATATTGCTTGAAGACGACGATTTACTTTTACACGGAACATATTCTTCGTCCAAATCAATTTGTTCTCTTATTTTGATTTCTTCATTCAATTCGTTATAAAATGATTTTCTACAAATAATGGTAACAAATTCTTGATGATAAGAACGGTTGAATACCAAAAAATGAGGAAGTAGACTTTTATGAATAATAATTCCAATTGGCTCGTTGTGTTCATCATATTTATTACAAAGAAACTTGTAGTTTGACACTTTCTTGAAGAGAATATTTCTCTTTTCTTTGGAAGAAAGTTGATAAATGCGATAATTAAAATAATTCAGTGTAAAGTAAATGATAAAATTAAAATTGTGGAAAAAATTATCCAACTGAGAAAAAAATATAAATAGATAGGTAAAGAAATTGAAGTTTGGCATTATTGCTTTTATAATCTGCAGAGTTATTTTTATATGTGTATTATTTATATAAGTGACAAAGATTCCCATAATGGATAAAAATCAGGAGAGTCATGCTTATAAAAAAGACAAAATAAATATTGAAAGAAACTATTTTAATATTATATCTCTATTATTTTTGTTTATATTTGTCTTTTATGGAATAAAAAATGGGTTTCAACAGGGCTTCAAAATATCACTTTTCATATGGGCTCTCACAGTTTGTACAACTCCGATATCGTCGGCATCTATTTTATTGTCTTTTCCAATAAAAATATTTACAACAATTCCAATGTTTGTCACTAAATTCTTGTTGTCTATCTTGTCGATGGGTTTATTGGCATATTTTTATTTTTATCAATATAATTTAATATGCAAAATTCCGTTAGGAAAAGCATTTGTCAAAATAATTAAATCTGAGTTATATCTTTTGTTTGTGGTTGCGATTATTGCGTCAGTTATTAGTTCCTATGTGTTGGATAATTTTGTGGATCATTTTATTTTATCAGAGTCAACTATGATGAAAAAAGACAAATTGGGCGAGCTATTATTGCTATTTTTGATTTTTGTCTATTTAAATTTTATGTATTTCAATATTTTGATAAAAAATAAGATATTTGAATTTGACAAGAAATACTACTTCTTGTGATAGTATAATTTAAAATTGAAACCCAGATAAACAATACACCACAACTATAACACGAGAACATTTACAATCATCATGAGCAAAAACGAAAACGACAAAGATGAATACTACACGATTACCATTTCTTTGAACGAATTGATCATGATTATGTTTACTCTCTATTATCTCTATAATTTCGCAACATTTATCGGAAGAGATAAATTAAAATAAAATTGAAAACACTTAAAGTCAACTTGACAAGTATCATCAACCTCTAAGAACTCAAAATGGCTTACCTTGTCCAGCGCGAAACCCAAACCTCTCCGTCGGCGCAGCTCTCGCAACCAGAATATACTCTCTATCTTAGCGTTCAAAATTGCTCGGAAGATTTGCAACAACTCTATCGTGAAAATGCTCTCAAGCACAACGAGAACATGTATCATAATGATTTTCCCGACAGTGGTTTTGATGTATTTGTCCCAAAAGAGCAACTATTGAGTCACGAACAAGTAAATAAAGTAGACCTTTTTATCAAATGCGAAATGGTTCACCATGTGAACCGCGAAAACATTCCAACTGGATTTTATTTGTATCCGCGTTCAAGTATTTCTAAGACCAAGTTTCGCCTTGCCAATAATGTCGGTATCATTGACAGTGGATATCGTGGTAATTTAGGTGCAATGTTTGATGTTGTATATTCATCTGAGGAAGTTAAGTGCGAGAAACACACTCGCCTAGTCCAAATTTGTGGTCCGATGTTGAAGCGATTCAAGGTTGTGATTGTAGATTCGGATTCGGAACTTAGTACAACGCGTCGTGGAAGTGGTGGTTTCGGATCAACGGGAAGTGGTGGATGCATGCTTTAAAAAATTGAAAATATTTTATACGTATCCTATTACATCACACAAGCACATCATGGAACCTGAAATTGGAAGCATTTGGGACGGGCAGGGCTTTAAGATTCAAGTAATTCATAAAGATGATCCAAAAAATATTAAACAAGATGGAACATACAAAAGAAGCGGAAAAGTTATATATGAATATTTGACTGAACCGGTTGGTAAGATCGGAAATTGTCAAACATTGGAGGGGTTCTATACTTGTTGGGAAAAATAATAATTTAACAAACCAAAGATAAAATAAAAAATATTTTGTAAAAACACAACATATTTTTTATTCAAATGCTTTCATCACCCCCCCTTACAAGTCTGAAATAAAATTGAAAATGGAGAAAGAGTTTCAGCGAAGGCATTTCAACAACCATTTCCAAAGATGGCTCTTGTAAAGACCGAAGAAGTATTGGTATATGAACCTACTTTTGATGAAAATACTGGAATGTATACAGATGTTTCTCCATACAAAAGTTATGAAAGAAAACGTTCAACATACAAATGTGGATGTGACCATTCGTTTCGTTTTTCCACAACGACACAGTTCAAGTCTCACATTAAAAGCAACAAACATAAAGAATTCGTGAAAGACTACAAGTACAATAAACGGTCCGACGAAGAAACCCGAAGAGAGTTGAAAGAATGCCGGATTAAGATAGAAATTTTAGAAAGAAAGAATAGACTCATTGTAAAAAAAGATATGGAGATAATAAAAGAATTAACGAAACTAAAAGACGTAAACGCTAATTTGATAAAAGAGAAAGAATCAGACAAAAAGAAAAAGGAGTCGTTGAGAAGAAGTTTGAGACAGCGGACAATTCAGAGTAAACATAAAGATGAAGAAATTGAAAGGTTGAGTGAACGTATAGAGTATCTTGAGTCACAACTGGAAGATTCTGAATATAAAGAAGTCATTAATTTTGAAACCACCTAAAACAACTTTGATCGCGAAAACGCAATAATTTTCTTCAAATCTTTCATTTGAATAAATGGCAATTCTATCTTTTCATAATTTTTTATTTCATTATCCGGATGAATGACAACCAGATGAAGGTCTTTTACTGTAAATCCGTATTTGGTTTCCAATACCATCTTGTACAGATTCAGCTGAAGGGAGTAATGCCAATAGTTTGTGTCTGGAATGTGTCCAGCACCTTCAACAATACAAGACTTGTTGAAATTATTGAATCGCTCGATTGCTTTACAGCGCTTCCAATCATAAATGCTGAGAGTGCCATCTTCATTGATGAATGTCATATCTATAGAACCGGCGAGTTTATTTGATTCATCGTAAACACTCCATTCTGTTCGGTAGGGAACTAGCTCTGGATGGTCGTCTACAAAATTCTTGAAATATTTGTATTCTACTGTATCTTCATAATCATTATTGTTCATAAAATCTTGGAAAAATTTTGGATGACTAGACAACTCACTATCATACATGTCGTTGTAATGATATTCAAACAAATAGTGCATGGTTGTTCCTAACTGGGCTGCTTCAGCACCATTATCTTTCCACTGTTTCTTGATTTCTTGCTTAGTCATTCCATAATACTTGCTCTTTTCCCAGTTTTTAGATGCCATCATTCTATCAATAATAGCATCAGAATCAAACTTTTCAAAAGCATTGTGGACAACAGTAGTGATTGATTTGTAACCTCTCTTTTTCTTCACATAGTAAACGTGCCCGTTTTCTTGAAACTCAATATTATCGTCGCGCTCGTGTTTGTTTTTGATGCACAACATCTTACAGTATCTCTTGTATGAATTGTCCAATAGTATTTATATTCTATCTATATCAATTTTTTTATAAAGTTGCCATTTCAACATCCCCGTTTTCTCCCTTGCTTTCGCCTTCACCATCAATATTGATAACCGTGGAATCGCGGCGGTTTGTTTTGAACCAATAAGCATTCAAATATTCTTTATCTATTTGTGTGCTATCCGAAATAAGATTGGAATATAACTCATTTAATGTAGGTTTGCGCATCATTTCGCTTTCAAATAAAGTGACAAATTGGTTGATCAATTCGCCCTTTTTGCTTTCAAATTCTTCGGCAGTATCATTGACTTTGTTTGTGACAACATCTGTCAATAATTTCTTGTAATCTGTTTTTAACTTTTCTCCTATATCTTGCTTGTAAAGTGATGTTTGAACCGATTCGAGGGAGTCACATATTTCGGGTTTTTTCAGTTTCATGAATGCCTCTTTTTGTGCATCTGTCATTTTTCTTCCCGAAAAAGTGGTTTGGAATAATTCAATAGTTTGTTTTTGGATGATAGGACTGGTTTCCATCAATCTGTCAAATTCTTCGGTGCAATTCTTCAAAAAGTCTGTTATATTTTGTCTTTCAGGAATTGGTTTTGACAATTCCACTTTGATTTTACGATAAAATTTGTCCCACGCAATGGCACTTACCCTGTGCCCTTCATTCAGTTCAGATATTTTCAAAAACTGTTGGATGGTGGTAATAATACCAGCCAAAATATTGACAAATCCCACACCCATGGAATAATACCCTCTGTAATATTCCGGCACACGATCTTGTGCAAAATTTGCGGTTCCAGTCAATGTACTCATTATGATAACAGGTATTGTAAAATATGTATTTATTTTAGAAAACCTTTGATGACTACGCGCGTGTAACCATCTGTAACACATGGCTTTGTCAGCCCAATCTATGAGTATCTTTTCGTGCCCCTCAGTCCATTCAATCAACGCAACAATTTCATCATTTTCTTTTTTCTCACTCATTAATATATCTATATGGACAAAAAAATATACAAGGAGATTGATAACGGCTTTGAAAATATCATAAAAATTCGTTCTGCAATAAAAAAACGCATTGAAGATATTGAAAAAATCAAACATTCTATTAAACAGAACTATATTGAATGTATTCAAAAAGAGTCCAAAAACTATTTTGGTCTTGACTCAGTACACTTTCAAAACAAGCTGATAGAATTGGAGTTTGAAAACATGTTAAAATTATATAGTTACATCGACAACCGAATCTATGGCGATTATTACAAATTGTTTTTTATGATGAACGATTATTTACAAGACAAGTTGTTGCCAAAACAATATGAAACAATCAAAGAATTTCAAAAGAAGCGTTCATATCCAGTATACAAAGATTTGGATAATTTTAAATCATACGATTTTGATATTATAAATAATATACATCAAGATGTGATTCATATTATCAAAAAAGTATATGAAATTCATACTGAGAATGAAGCCAAAATAAATACGCGACAAGAAAGTTTATATTATGGTATCAATTTGGATAACTATATTATAAATCAACAACATTTGAATCAAGAATTATATATGACAAACAATTTGCACAGAAACTATATTTGTGTTTATCATAAGCTTCATAATAATATTTTACATAACTTTTTGGAGAAAATAGAGCTGTTTTTCGGACAAATCAATAATCATACAATCAAAGACGATGATTCGTCAAAAGAAATCCAACAAGAAAAAAATGAATTAGATGAATCTATTTCTTCGCTTTCGTCTGATTGCTCTCAAGAGTCTGTCAATTCTATTGAAAATAATGAAGTATTTGACGATGAATGTAACGCGTTGTTTACTGTGGAAGAAATGCAAAATGAAGAAAACGAATCAGATATTCAATCAAATAACTGACCATGAAGCGGCGTAATAAAAATGTAATCAAAATTTTTAAAATAATATATTACTATATAAGGAAAAATGAACAAAACCAAGGCAAAAGTATTACTCATTATTATTTCGGTTGTGTTTGCGTTAATACCAATTGCTTCTTTTTTATTTGGAAAATTATTCAAATTTGAAGAAGGGCTCACTGTTAATTTGTCAACATATGGTGAAAATGATAGTGGAATAAAACTGGGTCTTGTTGAAGATGGAGAAACTTCTGAAGAAAATACCCAGATAGATAGAATCAAAACAAGTGATGATAAATATAATTATTGCATTGGAAGCGTAAAGTGTAATTCGGGAACGCTTGTGAAAGACAACAGCGATGCTTATACATTGTCTGACGGTACAAAGGTTGGTTATACTTATAAAGAATTATGTGATGATGATACGGCTGTAATATGCGAAGGTGAGTCCGCAATTTCAAAATTTTATGGACCATTCGACGGTCTTCCGGCAATATTTCAAGCGTCCGGAAACAATCTAACAATTTCTGATAGCATGCCCGTCGAAGACGATAATAACAATAATAATAGTGATTTTAAATGTTTAGCAGATAATGGAGCTGTACAGGGAGATCCATTGTGCTGTGGGCAAAGTGGTGTCGTTCAAAATACCGACTATAATTGTCCGTCTGAATATCCTTATTGCAAAGGATACAAATGTGGTGAAACATGGGGAAGATGTTCAAAAACATCAGCCTAATTGTTCTGTTTTTTTATAAAACTATAATATAAATGGCAAAGACAAATTTCACCAAACAAACAATGAAAATGATTAAATTTTTGAAAAAAAATATATCATTCGCAAAGTGTAAAAATATATACATAATTTTGATACTATTGGCGTTGCTAGTTGCACTCTATTTTGTTTTCAAAAAATATGTTATCAAACGCGAAGGTATGGAAAATTGCGAAGACTATTTTGAGATACCATTAAAAAGGGACGCTAAAGAAGGAGACCATATTTTGGTTTTTGATGCAGGATATGCGTCTGAATTTTCGTCTATAGGTGGAGAGCGCCCAGTATTAGAAGGGAGCATTGTAAAAGGTGTTACAATAACTAGTGTTGCTGACGAAGATGATGGAAACGGATACAAAGTCAATCTTGATACTCAACTTGTTGATATGGGTTCAATTGAAGAATATGGTGGCAACAAATTTCACGTAATTACAAATAATAATACAAATAAGGTATCAGAAAACGAATTATGTAAGGGATTTATTCACGCAGATTGGGAAAAAGATCCTGAAGCAGGAAAAAATTACTTTTATGTGAATGAAAAGGATGCGTCTGTTTTGAGTGCCGGGATGTATCTTGCAGAGGGATATGGAGTTGTTATGCCTCCACATGTTTACAAAACTTATGTTGATTCTGATGATGGCGGTGTTTTAAAGGTTGTTCTTTGTAATGGAAGAAATTGTGAAAATGTAGTAAATGGTAGCGCAAGCCCCGATACGCCCATTATTACTGATGATATACGTGCGGATACGAAAATCAGATTCATAAAACAACCGAAAAATAGTGCATGGACAAATACAACTATCGAATAGTTTGTTAGTTTACAATTTCTCTGCTGCTCGGGTCATAACAGATTTTTTCATCTTTTGTGTGAGTCCTTCTTCTATTTTTTCAAAATCTTCTGAGCCCATTTCAATCAAGCTGATACATGCCAAACAAACACAAATGACATAATCTTTATCCAAATTTTCATCAAATAATTCCATTAGACATGTTTGTAGATTTACTTCTTGATGTTTTCCCTTGACATAATTAAATGCTTTCTCAAAAAGCGCATCTTGAACGTGTGGTTGTAGCAATGCTTCCATGTTTATCTTGTGTTGTGGTAGTTCTCTTTTCATTGAAAATATAATTTCAATTTTTTCAAAAATGATTGAAATTATAGTTGTGAAATCAAGGTGGCATAATATGTGATAATTTCTCTTGAATTATATTTCATCTTCTTGCGCGAAGTGACCTGGAATTTTGACCCATGTGGTAACAACAACTCATCTTCTTCTAGTTCATTAAACCCTGAAGCAGTTGATATGTAAAGTCCCTTGGTTCCTTTCGGCAAAGTTAGCACAAGCAAACAACAATCGCAATCATCTTCAATGAAACTGATCGCAACATCCTTTTGAAATGTTGTGGAAATGAGACCTTTTTGTGTAAATAACAAATCGTCACCCGGCTTCAAATTCTTCCATTTTTCTTCCATTGCCTCTGCGCCTCTATAGACTTTTGTTGTGCTGGTGCTGACGTGAGAGCGATTAATAACATTATTCAGATGAATGCTACTGTTACGCAGTTTGTCTTTTTGAGAGTCTGATAGTTGTTCCATATTTCTATTTCTCAAATAATTATTTATCCATAAAGACTCTCCGGTCGTATATTCTTCCAATATTTCGGTTTCCCTTGGCGTGAGTTCGTTTATATTTAAAGGGGTAAATGGTGGCATTTTTGTGTATATAATTTCTCTATATAAAAGTATATATTTTTAAAATTGAAGTTAAACCTTTCTATATACACTTCATTATCAGACAATATAACACAACAATGGCGCGTCCAAGATTCGAACCCGTAAATATTTATAATTATCTAAAACATCTGGGAACATCTTCAACTGGACATAATAATTTGTCGCTGTTAAAAGAATTAATTGACAATAGTTTTGATGCAAAAGCCAAAAATATTATCATTGACAAGCAAGAAGGAAATAATAAAAATGGTAACAAATACTATCAAATTAGATATAAAGATGATGGTAAAGGTATGAATCAAGAAAATTTGTATCGGTTTATACAACTACATTCCGAAAATATAGATGGTGGTATTGGAAAGTTTGGAATAGGTGGCATTTCTACTCTCGTAAATTGGTGTGATATTGAAGATGAATTTTACGAAAAGTTTATTATTGTTGTTACAAGAACAGAAGATAATATAGCAAGACATGTCAAAATAGACTGGAATATGTGTAGAACGCTCAATGATTATACGAATCAAGTAACAAATTCATATACAGAAGATAACAAAACGGCTCTTCAATTGTTGAAGCAAGAAAATATCTCACAAGGAACTATTATTATCATTCAAACGAGTGAGAAGAAATATACAGAAATCGGAGAATTAGAAGATGATATGCAAGACTATATAAACATTGGAACAACATATCAAGACTATCTTGAAAAGGGTAGAAAAATATCTGTATTTGGAGAAGAAGTAAAACATTATGCAATTCCCAAATCATTGCTTTCGGATACATTTCAGATTGAAATTTGGAGCAAAAAAACGATGATTGCGTTTTTGACAAAGATTGGTAAGAAAAGTTTGGTATTCAAATACGATAAAAACAAAAAAGAAAAACTGATCTCTTTAGACGATTTGGAGAACGAAGATTGGAAGCTTATATGCGATGTTTCTCTGAAACTTGAAATGCCAGACGATCTTTATATTCCAAAAAATAAGAAAGATAACTTTAATTTAAAGAACTGGAAATCATTCAATGAATTTTGTATTAAAAATGGAATAGAAAGTGAAAATGAAATAAACTATCTCGCTGAAGAATATATCAGGAAGTTGTATATTTCTCGCGAAGACAATCACAATCATAAAAGAACACTTGGTGGGTTAGATTTTTCCATGACCGGCTTTTATGACGATGACATTAACATTATTGGAAAATGTATCAAAAAGCAACTCACTTTTAATCATAAATTTGATAAAAAGCTTGGACTGACACAGCAAAATAAAAGTGTTGTTGAATGGACGAATGCGCCAATTGGTATGCAGCAATATATTATCAAAATTATCAATTTATGGGTAAAAGACAAATTAAAACCTCGCATAAAAGAGATTGAAAATGAAGAGAAACGTTTGAAAGATTTCTATGTTCCACTAGAAACATCAATGAAAAACAAAACCGAGTATTATTTGAGAACAAAAGACAATAAATACATACCAACCTATTTAAACCAATCATCGCCAATTTCTGCCGGAATGGCAATATGGAAAGCATATCAAAGAAAGATGCAAAATAAGATAGAGTCGGTGCAAAAAATACAACTATGGTTCCGGAATCAAAAGAAGTTCTCATTTATTCCAATTACCGGATTCATTAAGTTTCAGAAATTCATAAAATGGTCTTATAAATATTATTATTCTACAAGGATTCAAAAATGGTATTCCAAGATTCTTCTTAAACGCGCACTTATTAACTATGTTCTTTCGCTGATTACTTGTAAAATTATAAAGAGTAGGTCTGTATCACTGATCCAACGACAATGGAGGTGGTATATTATTTCCAAAAAATCTACTGAAAATGAAAATAATATGGCGGTCATTGTTCAAAAACAAATGAGAAAATGTTTTGCGTCCAAATTATTTGAGGAAGAAAAGAGAAAAGAGAGATGTTTCAAAAATCTTGCACATAACTTTAAAAAAAATATTAAATGTCCTGATAAAAGACAAAAGTTCAACTTGTTTAAACGAGAGATTTTGAATCAACTGAAAGAGATGGAGGAGTTGTTGTATAAAAATTGAAAATAATTTAAATCCGTAGCGATAACTTAATTAATGGTAAATATGATGACTGAAGCGAAAACAGAAAGCTCCATGCTTAAGATGATAAAAAGTAAAAATCCGGATAAAAAATACCCTAGTAATCTTGGTCAAAAATGGACAAAAGAAGAAGAGTCTTTGTTGTTGAACGAATTGGACCAGAATATTGATTTGAAAACTATTGCAGACAATCATAAACGGACAGCTGGTGGTATTAAATCAAGATGTAAATGTATTGCTTATAAAATGCATTTGAACAATATTCCTCACGACGAAATATTACAAAAAACAAAATTAGATGTTAAAACTCTCGAACAAACTATTAAAAAAAATGATTTTCAACTAAAAAACGTTGAAAAAAAAAGTTCATTATTTCAAAAAAAACATACAAGTGAAAGTAATTCTGATATGATTGAAATGAAAAATGATATTAAAGAACTTAAGAAAAAAATAAATGAAATGGAGATAATCCTATCTAAAAGATAACTTTTACACATTACTTTTCCAGTTCACGAATACTATGTTTCATTTTATTCTGTTCAGCTGTTCTTATTCTTTTGTTCTGCTTCTGCTGTTCTTATTCTTTTGTTCTGTTTTTCATGTTGTTGTTTCATTTCGTTGGTGACTTCTCTGGGTATATCAACATTATAAAAATAATTATTGTAGTTTTCGTATTTGTTTAATCCACGTTTTGTACCTTTAGCAAGTTGTTTTTTTATTTCTTCATCCTGTTTTTTATGTATTTGTTCCATTTTTTCGGTAACTTTATTGGGAAATCCTTCCTCTTTTTCAGGGGGATTATATGCATTCAGCGCCGCCGCACCACCCCTCATCTTCTTCAAAGACTTACGTTTTTTGAAGTTGCGTCTTTTGACCGTTTTATTCTTTTTGCTACCTTTCCCATTACGAACATTTTTACGAGGACGAGACACCTTTGTCATTTTAGATTTTTTTGTCTTCGTTTTACCCATTATATATTATCGCTATATTTTAATTTTTCAAATCACTCTTCTGAAGTTCATATCCCCAATGTTGTAAGGTTTGTCTAATTTTAGGACTTACTTCATAATCATCATATTTTGTCTTTTTTTCCAGAATCTGATTGATTAAATTTCGTCGGAATCTACTTTTTGGTCCGGCTGTGCTTACCCACCGCTTTATTTGGCGTTCATCGTCAGGGCTTCGCTTCCCAGAATAAAAATCACAATACCATTGTACCCAACCATATGGATGCGTTTCATTTATCCATTTTTTTTCCTCCCAATATTCTAATGTTGTACCGACTTTCACATTATATTTATTTATGGTTTTGTCGTAATCGTCCCATTCAGAAGTTAACCAATTTTCTGGAAGATTTTTCCACCAAGTCTTTGGATATTTTTTATGCTGGTCTTTGAATTCTTTCTTCAATACACTGGAGTAAATCGGACGCCAATAAGTGCCACCAAAACTACCCATCTCAAATATTTCTTGTGGCGTTAGATTTGGAGTGAACTCCGGATAATCTTTGAATACAATCAAACCGTTTTTGTCTTTTTTTGGTATCATGAATCTTTATTTAATATAACTAAATATGTTTTAAATATTAAATAAAGAGAAAAGTATTATTATTGTAGATAGTTAGAAGAAAAATCATGAAAGTAAAATACAGTAAAAATTCCAAACAAGCAAACAAAATTGTTGAACTTGATAGTAATATTGTGCGCGACTATTTGAAGGAACACAATACTAAGAAATTATCGCTAAATTCTCTCAAAAAGGCGCTCCAACTAAAAAGGTCCAAGGCGCTTTATTATTGTCAGAATTCGAACCACATTGAGCAAGTGAGTCCACACGAAGTTGGTTCATACAAGCACAGTGTGGATGTTTTCAAATATAAGGCTTAGAACACTTTAAAACCCAGTTTGAAGCATGACATCAAAAGGAAAAGAAATAATCGTTGTTGAAAACCGTCTTATTTTTAATGCTTCTACTCATCTTCGCCGCAGACATATTCTCTGAAGATGCCGCCTTGACAATCGTTTCCCACATATTCAAACATTGGTTAGTTTTCAAACACACTTTGTTTACCCGTTTTCCGGTACTTGATGTTAATTTATGTTGGTACACGTCCTCCTCGCGGAGTGACAATCCATAATACCCTTCGTTCGTCGCACCATTCTTCCAAACGGTTGCCTTTTGGACGTACGGAGACGCGTTCAAATACTCCTTCAACTCCTTCATCTCTTTCTTATCGTCCGACACATCTGTTCCTAGTTTCTTCTTCCATCGCTTGTAATTCGCCAATAACTCGGAATTCAATACCTTGCCCCGTGGCGTGAACCGGCATACTCCGAATACGAAGGTCTCCGCGTCGCAGTCTACCCCACGACTCCGTTTGTACTCGACTACTTGTAATTTCACCCCTGCGTACCCGTGGACCACCTGATTCTTATCCTGTTTTTCTAACCGTTTAGGACGGAAACGCGTATCCAAATATTGTTTGAACTGGTGGAAGGTTTGTTTCGTTGGTTTGACTCCGTTCCATATGCGAAACTGACCCTCCATCATACCGCTCGACTCCTCTACATCAGGACGGACAATACAACACGCATTGATGAATTCGTCAAAACGTTTCGTCTCTTCGCTCACCGGCTGCTGTTGTTGGTAATCGCAATCCGCCATCAGTTTGTTGATTTGGATCTCCTGCTCACCGACCTTACGTTTCAGCTCTGCTATCTCGCATACCAACGCCCCGTTCGTCGCCTGGTATTTCTTATTTGCAACATTAAGTGCTGCCAACTCCTCCTCCAACATATCGTTCCGTTTCAACAATTTGTTGTAATTGTCTACACTGTACCGCTTGCTCTCAATAACCGATTTTATGTAATACGTCAGTTTATCTGTCGTGAATGTCGCATTGTAAGCAATGATCTCCTTGTACGTACTCCCATCAACTGTAATCTGGCGCAACTGTTTCTTCACCTTGGGGTGCTGCTTGATCAGGTTCTCGATCTCGACCTTGTTCTGGACCTTGAATGCGTTCACCAAAACGAAATTCGCGAACTTGCTGTGGTGGTTATAAACGCGCGACCGCAAATCGTTCGTTTGTCCGAATTTGAGGAGGGTCTCGCCGCCCTCCGTGTTGTCGATCGTGCCGAAGTAGACGCACTCGGTATTCTTGGGGAATTGGTCGATGATTGCTTTTTCCACGGCTTGGCGTTTTTTCTGCTTCTCTTGTTCGACAGTTTCTTGCGTTAGTTTGAGTTGGTTCTGGAGTTCCATGCTCTCTTCGCAGATGGTTTCCTGGATGACCTCCTCCAACTTGATGTAGTATTCGTGGATTTCGTCTGCCTTGGATGTTCCCGCTTTGAGACAGAATCGTTTGAAGGCGGGGACGGTCATTTTGAATACCTGTCGATTCTGTCCGCCGTTGGACGAAACCGCTTGCCCTGCAGGGCAAGCGGTTTTTGTGTAATCCTTCTCAGCAATAAACTGTTTGTCAAGAAGCCTTCTTGCCTTTGCTTTATCATGAAATCCCATCCACTTCCATACATCGTCTAGGTCAACCACAAAATCTGTATTACAACAGTTCAAATAACAGTAAAAGTTGGCGAGGAATACCTGTTGTTGCGTTTCAGTGAAGGAATACCTCAGTTTCCCTACCAATCGCGATTGGTAATTGCCAGAGAACTTGGTGATTGGGTTGGTTTCGATGAGATTTACGATATCCATTATATAGTAATGCACGACTTGGCTTTAAATGATTTTGCTATTAAAAGTGAAAACGATGTGAGTGTTTTGATCACCTATTTGTTATGACTGCGTGAAGAATCTTGCTCGGTGACGAAACGCGTCACCATTTATTTTTCTTTACATTAATTCGCGGTCCACTGCTCTTTTTCACATATGATTGAGGGTCATAAGCTTCTTCTTCGTCATCCGAACCAATATTTTTAGATAATTCCCAAAATTCTTTTGAACCTAATCTGAAATCTTTTTGTGCTTGCGCTTTGTACCAAAAGATTTGATCTTGTAATTTGTTTGATTTCGCATTATTGTTGATGACTAAACATTCATAATTTTCGGTGCATTGATCCATTACCTGACAAAATGATTCAAATGTAGGAAACATACCAGCGAAGTTTTCGTAGATACGCTTGCGATTTGCAATGTATGGTTCACGCAAAATAAATACATAGTCAATATTGGTTCTTAGGGTTGGTGGAATACCTAACGGATATTGCATGGTGATGATAAGCATAATCTTCCAATGTCTGCCATTCATGAACAGTAAACGCATTAATTTGTCTTTTGACCAAGAATTATCATATAAACAATCATCCAAAATAACAAAGGCTCGGGGATCAATATTGCATCTTTTATACATAGTAAGTTGTTTGTTTACTTGCTTCAAGACTACTTTTTGACGTTTCAAAATATTCGCAATAATAGACGAACTATATTCATCGTGAATAAATAGTTTCGGGACATGTTCGCTATAAAATCCATTACCAGCCTCTGTCCCCGAAATAACAGTGCCCAATGGAATATCTCGGTGATGAAATAAAAGGTCGCGAACCAAGAAACTCTTTCCTGTGTCTCTTCTACCAATTAAAACGACAACCGGACCTTTGTTTTCTTCCTTTTTGAACGTGATGTGACTCATACTAAACTTTTTTAGTTCTAGTGTCATTGTTTATATATTGAAAATAAATTTAAACCACAAAATATACGAACGCAAAACATATGGGTTGTCATTATTAATAAGTTTAAAAATATTAAAAATATTATATCAATAATAAAAATTAATGAGCAATGCTAAAACAACAATTATTATACGACAATTTAAATAATATTTCAAACAATGAATTTGAAGATATTGTTAAAGTAAAAACTCCAGTTGAAGATTTTTTGAATATTGAAATTCAAAAGGGAGTCAAAGAATACAAGAGAAAAAATGATGAAAATTGTTTTGAGATAAAAGACAAAGATGACAATGACAAAGAAGTATTTTTCAAGTATATTACATTAGTAGACTTTTTGAAATACTTGACCGGTAAATATAAGAATGAAGATTTAACAATATTGCCTGGTAGCGAAGAAAAAAACGACGACAGCAAATATCAAAAATACATTCATGACAAAAATAACTACGCTTATGTGGATAGTTTGTTTTATTACATTAGTGGTATGTTGAAAAGAGAAAAACAGTTTTTACATGGAATTGAATGTTATGATATGTTCATTTGTCAAAAAAAAAACTGCAAAATAAACGTATCGGACGATTTAGAATATTTATGCGACTCCAACTATTTTACCCAAAATCTAGGAAAGAGATTCAAGTTTGAAGATAACGAAGCAAATGACATTTTTCAACAAAACAAAAAAGAAGTTTTGAGTATTGGTGACGAAGAGTTAGATTTAGAGTTTGATTCTATTGTAGAGGAAGAAGACCCACATTCAGATTCTTCGGGAATATCCCAATCATTGACAAGTGTGAATGAATTTCTGGTCGATGAAACAGAAAATGACAATAATTTAACATTGAAATACCAATATGATAATAACGATACTTTGAACAATACCGAAGATAGTGATGAAGACTACGACAGTGACGATGATAGTGAAGACTACGACAGTGAAGAAGATAGCGAGGAAGATAGCGAAGAAGATAGCGAAGACTGCGACAGTGAAGAAGATAGCGAGGAAGATAGCGAGGAAGATAGCGAAGAAGATAGTGAAGAAGATAGCGAAGAAGATAGTGAAGAAGATAGCGAGGAAGAAGACGAAGATAAAATGTATTTATTGTTGAATAAATTTCCAACGCAAGTGGTTGTTATGGAAAAATGTAGAAATACATTGGACGAATTATTAGACGAAGGAGAAATTAAAATGGAAGAACTTGAAAGTGCAATTTTTCAAATCATTACATCACTGTATGTATATCAGAAAAAATACAACTTTACTCACAACGACTTGCATACAAATAATATTATGTATTCTGAAACAGATAAAGAATATTTCGTTTATAAAATAAAAGACAAAATATACAAAATCCCAACTTATGGTAAAATTTACAAAATAATTGATTTTGGTCGCGCAATTTATCATTACAATGACCACACTTTGTGTAGCGATAGTTTTTCAAAGAATGGAACAGCTCATACACAATACAATTTCAAGCCGTATTATAACGAAAAAAAACCAGTCGTAGAGCCAAATATGAGTTTTGATTTATGCCGTCTTGCTTGTAGCATTTTTGATTTTGTATGCGATGATATCAACAATATTAATGAATATCGAAATATAGCACCTGTATATGATCTTATTTTTTCGTGGCTATATGACGATAATGGCGAAAATGTCCTGTACAAACCAAACGGCGATGATAAATATCCAGGTTTCAAGTTATATAAGATGATATCTAGAATTGTTCACAAACATATTCCAGAAGATCAATATGAACATGACGTTATGAAAAAATATATATCGTCAAACTTGCAAATTGAAATTTGTTTACAAGATAACAAATGTCATTACATGGACATTGATGACATTGTTTCTTAAAAACGCAATCTTGTTATATATAATAGGAGAAAGATAAAATGTAACTATTATATATAATGGTCGCCTGTTCATCTCGTCGCAAAACAAAACATCCTTTCTGTAGTCATGACCCTAAATGTTACTGGAATAACAAGTCTTGTAAAAAGAGACCTGGTGCAAATAATAATACTCGTAGAAATACCAACACTATTCGAAATCGTTTTCATCAAGACCCCAACTCTAAATTAAACATGATTTTACACAAGCTGAATAGTCTTGAAGCAAAGTTGGACAAAATGACTCGTAAAAATACAAACAATTCACCAAAACCAAAACCTGTCAGAACTTCCAACGCAAATGCAGTTCGACCTAAGAGAAATGTAAATAGAAATGTCAACAGAAATGCCAATAATAATGGTTCTGCCAAAACTGCGTCTCCAACCAATGTAAAATTACTTTTGGGTGACTCGCGAAACAACTCGGCAGAAACGGTCTCGCCAAGTGCGGTCAATCGTCTTAAAGAACTCACAAATTCAAATTAAAATTGAGGCTCATTTGTAAAAATTGTTGTTGTTTTACTAGATTCAAAAGAGACAAAGTTACTTCTAAAAATCAATACAGCATAAGAAACGATTCCAACTAAAATGCTGTCTTTGAACACCTTTTTTTTGGCATCCTTGTTTTTCTCTATTGAAACTTTCAAAATGAAATATACAACGCATATCGCTGTTGCTAAAAAGAAATTACTATTCAACAACTCCATATATGTTATTTATTATTTTAAAAAATGATAAATAACGAAATATTTAATTTATTTAAATGGTGAGTTCTTCTATACCAAGATCTATTGGCGGCTCGCTTCCGGTTATTTTTGTTTCGTCTTCAATATTATCAAAATCCAAGTTTATTTCTTCAAGTTCGTTCACATTAGAATCGTTCTGGTTATCAAAATCATTGTCCAATACTAATGGGACATTATCTCCAATAGTCAGTGTGTTTTCATTGTTACCATCTTGAGAATTGTCTTTTTCCAAAATTTCATTTTCAAAAGAAATAGATTTATTTTCTTCTTTTTTAACATCATCAGTATTTGGGAATAAATCGTCTACTGTTGGAGGCAACTCAGCTGGTGTTGAACTTGGTGGTTCATTGATTACAACATGATTCGGTTCACTGTCTACAATAGAAGAAGGGGAAACTCCCGCACTTACAACCGGGTCTTGTGGATTTTCTTCTTTTACAGGTTCTTGTTTCGGTTCTTCTACGACCTTTTCTGTTTTTTCAACATCAACTTCCTGGGTTTCATCAATATATTGTTTCAGTAATTGTTCTACAGGAACATTATCACGAATTGTATTCATAATGCACGTTTGAACAATAATTTCAAATTCACGATTATGCTTTTGTTGTTGTAGTGGCGTGGCATCAATTTGGAATAAATAAATATTTGAATATAACTTGCGAGCAATATTAATGTAAACATTGTGCAAAAATGTTTTGAAGCAAGGTATATCAATGTCAATTTTCTTGTTCTGATTTCCAGTACGAACGCAACTCAGTATTTTTAACTGAAGAATGTGAACACATGTAATAAGGTCTTCTAAATACTTACACTGCGAACTTTCTTTGATCCTTTCTACTTCGGCATTGACCATATTCTGATTCCATTTTGGTATCATTGACAAGTAATTTTGGAACGTCATTAAATATTTCTCGGCTTCGTCGTTTTTTTCACATACTTCCATTGCTTCACTAAATATTGAACGAAATCCGTCGATAATATGTCCTGACAAAACGTTCATCAAACGAATCGACCACTCGGACTTGGAGTCGTTCAGCAAATTTGAATTATAATCATCCATTTAATAATAATCATATATTTCTATTTCTAAATTATTACGAAATACTACCAATAAATAAAAGATGGAAAACAAGTCATTGCAAATATTTTTATTGATTTTTCCAAATATTAAAGACAAATTATTATAGTTTGGATTGCTTCTAAATTTTGAGAAAATTTCAAAACAGTGAAAATTACACTTGTGAAATTCATAACTGATTTTATATATCTCCAATAGCTTGTTTATTTTTGGATCTGTATTTTTTATCAAATTATTGTATTTTTCTATAAGAAAATTATATTTCGTGTAGTTGAATTTATCTATATTATTATGCAAACACTTGTTTCGGTTTTCGTTGATATAAATATGTGCAAAACGCGAGGATAGCGGATTCAAAAGACGATACTTATTTTCACAAACAAAGATAAATCGTGTGGTTTTGCTATATTGCTCTATTGTTCGCCTTAAACTATACTGAGAATCATACGTCAAATTATCCGCATGTTCCAAGACAATTGTTTTGAAATTTACATCTTTGGTTTTGTTGAATATTTGCATTGAAAATAGTTTGATATGTTCTTTGATGATTTTTATCCCATTTGTAGATAAGCAGTTAATTGTAAGAACATATTTGGATATGTTTTCGTTTGATTTGTAAAGATCAATAATGAATTTTCGGTATATTTCCTCTTTGCCGCACATATACGGTCCATAAAATAATATATTTGGAATGCTATCTTTTTCTATATAACTGTCTAATTTTGTCTTTACTTTTTCCATTTTATTTTTTGTGAAAATCCTAATATAAAAAAATGCGTGTAATATTTAATATTTTATAAGTTAATAATATAATTAGATGACGAGCACTCCTCAAAACTGTATTTTCAAAGAAATTCAAATGATGGAACAAAAGTTATCAGACAAACATTTTTCAGAAATGTTGCATAATGTTTACAATAATGTAATATTTTCTACACTTCCTTACACTTTATATAAAGAGACTCAATCAACCAATTGCATTTATAAATACAATAGTGGTAACTGTATTGCTTTGTCACATTTCGTAAAAGAATATTTGCAAGCAAACCATAATGTACAAAGTTATATTATTGCGGCAAGCGTTCCAAATTGCTGTAAAACACCCGGCACCCCCCATTTAACCCACTGCGCAATATTAATCCCCTTAACAAAGTATAAGTTTTGCATTATTGACACCGCATTGTATTTTTTAGAACCAATGTTTTGCGATCTAAAAGACAATAGTGTTCGCACAATTGAAATGTCCGATGTATATCAACATGACAAACGAAAAATAAACTATTTTGTTTCAAGATGTAAAGATTGTTCACTTGATACCAACTACAGACAAACATTGGCAAATAATTCATTATGTGTATCTTGTGTATTTGAAAATGACGAAAACGAAAATTGGAATTATTATCTAAACGAAATCGTCAACCCCGATAATAACATTGGTCACGCATATTTGAAACACAAAAAGGAACCATTTATGATGTATACTCAAGTGGTAGACAAAAAACCCGTATTGAAATACAAGCTAAAAGTGCAAGATGACGGAATGATTGTAATTAAAAAATACCCCGAACATGAAGTAGTTTTTAATGGAAATTCTGGTCAATTTGACAAGGATAAAATAAAAGGAGAAATGAGAAAATACTTGTCAGGTGTTTTCAGTATATAATATATGATTTCAATATCATGTCATTGCTTACGAACTATTTAACGGTTGAGTGTAAGGATTTGATTTAAACGCATCTAACAACGAACTGTCCAATTGACTGTTACTAAGTTCTTGATAATTTTGAGGCATAGAAGTGACTGTGCCCAAAGTATCACTCGGGTGTTGATAAGAAGTCGGTTGTGGCGCATATACTGGCGTTGACCTGGTATTTTCACATTCTTTTGCGTTGACTTGTGCCACAATTTTATTATTGAAAAGACTTATATTGCCATTAGATTGCACATCACTTGCGTAAATGCGATTATTATTTTCTTGGTTGTATTGAGCCACATAACTCATGTTTCCATTTAGTTGAGATGCGGCTGGACCCGTTTCACTTTGATTCATTGAATTTCTCTGAGTTGCGTTCAACACTGGATTAATGTTCATATAAGCAGAATCTTGTTGTTTCTGAACATTTAGATGATTCATGTTCAAGTCACATTCATACATTTCTCTGTTGGTCGTGGAAACTTGTTGCTTATTGCGAATGGTATGCGCTGCGGCATTATTCAAACCAATACTACCCGATGACTGTAAACTAGTCGTTGTATTTACCTTTTTGCTGTGTCTCAAACCATTGATGATTGGTTGAACAATACTGGAAACAGTAGAACCCATTCCGCCAAAATGAGATGTTTTTGTTGTGTTTCGGTTGTTATTGTGAGCGTTGTAAGATTGTCTTCCATAATTTTGTTCACTTGTAGGGTTTGTGTTTTTATCTACACGATTTGTGATTGGAACACCATCTAATTGCTGTTTATTTGGGTCTAAGTAATTTTGTTTGGCATAAGAAGCACCATTTTTATCAATTCTAGTTCCGTAGTATTCAACGCTTGTGTTATCGCGATTTTCATTGGTAAGCATTTGATGTGCGCCAACAGTATGCATTTTAGGACCACTTGTGCCTGCAATCATGCCTAAGTTTTCCTTGTTGACAAAGTAAGAATCCGGGTTTTTCTTGACAACTTTGCCATGTTGTCCTCTATTTTGAACAGGCTTAATAGCCGGTCCCATGTGATCGTGAAGACAATAAATATTTTTAGGATTATTGGAAGCACGTAGCTCGTCAACACCTTTTGGCATCCACATATCTCTCGATTCATTATAATTGTTGTATCCACTTGTAATGACATTTTCGTCGTATTGTTTACCAAGACCCGGGGCAACCTTGATTTCTTCCCATGGTTTATTGTTCGCATGTCGGTGCGACGCATTTACACGAGATTGGAAGAATTCATTTTGATTCTGGTTACCGTAAACATTTTGGGTATTTTCTTCTGGTTTGAACATGGTGGCGATTTCTTCTTTTTTAATATCAAATGTTCCTTGTCCGGTGTAAGAATCCAAGATAGACGAAGTATTTATGCCATCAACGCCATTTGATTTACTGCCGTAATAAAGATTCATATTATTGTGATTAATATCTTCATATTTGATTTTTTCCCCAGCAAGGTTTTTGAAAATATTGTCACTAGTATTTGAAGATGCTTGTTCTTGACTTGAAACATTATTCAAAAAGTATTTATCTTGGTATTGCGAAACGTCTTGCTGATTATTCATATTGTTGTCACTTTTCGCAATATTGGGGTAAAATTTGCTATATTCTTTGGCGAGTAAATCTCCGCGCGGATCAATGTCGCTCAAATTAGCCATATTTTCCTTTCCGCCTCCAACGGATTCTTCTGTGTCATTTTCATCATTTTCATTTTTATCGTTACTAATTAAAACCGCAGTTCCTAACAATAGTAATGGAATAGCAATTTGTGCCATATTTTTACCTCTTATATATAAGTTTTATATTTTTTTATGATTTTTTCTATAATTGTCTTTTGTCATAATGTTTGTATCCACATTATTTTCAAATTTCATTGAACAATGTTTTTGTGGGTCTTCAAACAAAAAGTCCGAACGGTGTTGTGGAAGGGAGCGATAAGTCCACGATGGATGAGTGCTTCTACTTTCGTCTGTAACGCTTTTATTTAACTGATAAATTGGTATTTGTCGCAATCCATGATTTACTGGATTTTTAGTATTATATTGGTTATCAATAAAGTCGCGAGAATATCCACGATCCATTTGCTTTAATTGACCTTCTAAATCAACCATGCTGCTATATTGAGTTCCTCCACTCTTTTGCATACGAATGTGCGGATCGTCAATGTAAACGTTCTTAGTGTTGGTATTGGAAGGAACATTAAATGTATAGTTACACATAGAGGCTGTCTCAATATTTGTCTTTAAGATTCTACTGGTATCGTCATGAAATCTTGTAAACGCCATTATATATATAGTTTACTTATAAATTATATATATAATTATTTAAATATTGTGAAATCCACTTCTTTCACTAACATGTAAAAATGAAGGCGGAACAAAGACTTTTTGTCTTTCAAAAAGTGGTGTATCTGTCATTTTTTTAGGTTTCAAATCCGGATTAAAGTTTGCTCCTTCCAAATTAACACTTTTTATTCCCCTGAGTTTGCTCTCAATATCAATATTATTGTATGACAATGCTTCGCTATGCAATTTAGGAACTCCGCCTAGTTCAAGCATCTTATGGATTGACTTGTTTTCGCCGAAATCATTGCTAAGCATATAATTCATTTTATTGGAATTCATCAGTTTTTCCGTTTTGTATTCTGCGTCTTGATTTTTGTTACTTGTAAACGACATGTTTTAATTACTATCTATTAATATAGTATTTTATAATAATTCACCTAATTACACTCGTATTTTTCGTTCTTGTAAATCTCGCGCGAAGGAAGACCACCACGCACCCAGCCTTTTGCCGCCGATTCTTCTACCATGTGTTTGCTGTTTAATCCTTTTTTGAGTTTCTTCTGCATCGGAAACTTGTCAACATTAACCTGGCACTCTTCGTTAATTTTTACGGCACTCTTTTTCTCTCTTAAAGTGTCGCCCTTGCGCAAATCATTTTCCATTCCAACATCTACGTTTCCTCTTCCTAAATAAGGAACTGTCTTGAAAGTGCGCTCTTGTAAATTAATCTTGAAGTTTAAGTTTGTCATTTTAGAATTGATTAATTCACCGCTCTCATCAATGTTGCCACCATTTGGCGAAACTTGAAAACCACCTTTCATGTTCATGGTTGGATGTGAAGATGCTAGATTGATTACTTTGTTGTCATTCAACTCGCTAAAATTTGTTGTGTTGTATCCCAAATGCGATCTATTCATAAGATTCTCTTGAGTAAAATTATAATTATCCGTTCCAATCCTTGACATGTTGTTAAAAACAAAATCAACAACTTGGCTCATTATTATATAAAATGTAATATATTTTTTTTTACTATTTAATATATTAACAACGGCTTTTCAGAATATAAATCGCCATAACAATAACTGAGGAAATCACCTTGATCATTTGGAATTGTTGTGCTCGGATTAATATAAAACTGACGCATGGATGATTCAAAATTTATTTTGTCGGAAAGATTTTTGAATATATTCCCAATATCTTTGTTTCCTTTATTTGCCTCATAAATGAACTGTTTTGTTTGGTGATTAATTTCAGCTTCTTTGTTTTCATCATATTCTTCTCTTATTTTGTCTTTATTGACGTCATCCACATAATCACTATTTAGTACATTATATAATGGATTTTTACTAGTATGTTTGCCTTCATCTAATGAACCAAAATTTGACGATTCAAAGTTTTCTATATTATTATAATTGTGAATGAAAATCAACAATACAATCATGACAACACCTAGTAACAAAACCAAATAGTTATTCAAAAATACATATCCAAATAATGACGCAAAAATAATAAACCTGGTTGTAGCGTTCATTTTTTCATTGTAACTCATATGCATGTATGGCCAAAGTTCTAATAGTTTGTCTTGATGAAATAATATTTTTGGATTGTTTAACCAGAATTTTGTATCCATTTGTATAGTTGTGTATATAATATAAAGTATATATTATTGTTAGTTTAGTTTTTCTTTTTTTTCTTCTTTTTCTTTGGATTTGTAGACGCTTTCTTACCATTTACTTTACTTTTCTTTAAGGGTTCATTCGGATTGCTATTGTCATCATTCCATACAAACGTGTCTTCTGCTACTTGGGTCATATTTCCAGCCATAGCTTCTTTCTGCTTTTCTTCATTATTCTTTCTAAGTTTCTCTTGCATTCGCTCTTTCATTTTAGCCTGTTTCATCGATTGTTGCATCTTGTTTGCCATTCCCTTAACATCAAAGTTTCCACCTGCCATACCCATTTGGCTCATCATGTTTTTTATTCCAGGCATATCTTTCATTTTACCCATAATTTCTTGTGCCTCTTCCAATAATTCACTTTCTTTCAATTGACCGCTTTTCAACTTGTCCTCAAGTTTTCCGCCTATATTTTTCACAATTCCAAGTAACTTGGACGGATTTTTGAAAAACTGTTGAAGTAATTCACTTTGCGTTGATTCATCTTGATTCTCATCAAAACCGAATTCTTTTGATGCTTCTTCTGCAATCTCTTTTGCTAAACTTCCTATTTTTCCTCCCATTAAACCTTTCAAATGGTCCTTTAATTCTTCTTCATTCATCGCATTTTCAAAGAAATTTCCTGAAGATTCTTCACCACTGATACCTTGCGCCTTGGCAAAAGATTCAAAAATATTTTCAACGTTACTTAAATCGCCCAATTGCTCGCTAAACATTTCATTTAAACACGGGTCAACGTCATTGAAAAAGACATTTCTCATTTCACTCATCGTCTCTTCTATTTTCTTTTGAAGTTCCTCTTCGTTGATCGCCTCAAACATGTAATTCGCATCTCCAAACTCGTCTTTATTATCAACGCCTTTACAAACAGAAAACAAAATCAACTGTAAGTATTTCCAAATTGTCTTTTTGGAGTTGTCGCTGAGACTTTCGTCAGAGAGAATGGTCTTAAAATTCACTTCAGGCAATAAAAAACAACACTCTTCGTCTTTGAACAACTCATCATTTTCATACAATATATGAAAAAAATTTTCTGGATAAACTTTTTTACAATGACAATAATATTCATCATAATCAATCACACTGAATTTGTCTTCATATTCTGGAAAACTAATCAACAGATCCTTGACAAAATCATCGATGATCTTTTGGAAATCTTCGCTTTTTTCCATGTTTGTATAATTGTAATTGTAAAATTATTTATTTAAATGACTTTATTTGGTATTAGATTAATATGAGATGCAATTAGTGAAACTCGTCAAATGGATTATTTGATGGTGTCAAATCAATCAAATCATCAACAGGAACATTATTTTGTCTATGATTCTTCATCTCATGAATTTTTTTAATAATATAATATATAATATAAAGTCATGTCAAAAAAAACAGAAAACATTAAAAGGAAAAAAAATAAAAGAAAAAGCATTAAAAAAAAAGGTATGAAACATGGGGGGGGCGAGACACAAAAACCACACAACCAACAAAACACCCGCCCAAACAACCAAACAATCAAACACCCGCCCAACCAACAAAACAACCAACCAAACACCCGCCCAACCAACAAAACAACCAACCAATCAAACACCCGCCCAAACAACCAAACAACCAACCAACCAAACAACCAACCAAACAACAAATCAAACACCCGCTCTACACCACGCCCAGAGAAATTTATCTATGATGATAAAAGACTTCGTCCTGAAGATGAATCGGGGGGAAGGATTGCATTAATTGTTCTCTTTCTGATTGGTGGAACTTTTGGCGTACGTGCTGCACTATCATCGTTGTAATTATTTATTAAAATACTGATAACTCATTTGCGTCAAAAACTTGATTTTCGCTAAAATAGATTCCACAATAGAATTGCTCACAGAATCATATTTTTCTTTGATCAGAACAATATATTTCATGACTGGAACATTGTATTGCTGACTCAACCTTGTTTGTAACTCTTCGCTAAAGAAATAGTTGACATTATTATCCATAATATAGTGGTAGTATTGTTTGGTAATATATTCATACCAAGTTTTGATAAACAGTTTGATATTTGTCTTTTTCAGCAATAAATTTTTCTTGTAAAAATCGTTAAACTCTTTGTTTTTGTTTTCCAATTGTTCTTTTATCGTATTCAACAAGTCAAAGTAAATATCGACAAATGTTTTCATAATTTGCTTTTTCTGGGCAGAAGATTGAGACATTTTGTAGATAAATTGATTAAGATAATTGTTAATCAATTTGTCTTTTTAAATCATAATTCATTGTTTCTCTGTTGTTGAATTTGGTCTAAACTAATAGGCGCTGGTTTGTCACTTGCGTCTTCTGTTGGTGTATAAATTTGTTCGGAATGATTGTTTGTAGACTCAATCGACGCATAAGTATACATTTGTCGTGTTCCACCGTTGCCTTGCGCAGATAAATCATCGCTATTTGTATCCCAGAAACTAAATGAATCGCTAGATACTCCAAAGGAACCATTCGTTTCTGATTCTAAAGAAAACGCATTAGGTTCCATGTTTATTTTCTCTCGTTCATCTTGAATGCTTTTACTCATTGGCGCAAAATAGTCCATGATTTGACCACCTTTAAGTATTTCATAGTTTGGCATAATACACAATGTTGGAACGCATGTAATCATTGGCGGTAATGGCATCGTTTGCTGTGGATTTAAATAAATGTGCGTAATATTATTTTCAACATATCGGTTATCAATGCAAATTAACTGAACTTTGTCAAGGAGATTTTTCTGTTTTAGGTTTGTTAATAATTCCTTACTATGAGCACAAAGTTCGCTAAAAAACAACAAATGTTTTGTATTTGTCTTGTTCAAATTATTTTTGTTTGGCATCATATTCATATTTTTGTTGTTATTGCTATTCATGAAGTGTATTTCAATATGATTTAGTGTATACTTTTTTTTGATGATATAAACTAAAAAATTGAATTAAAAATAAAGTCTAAATTTATATAACATACAACCATGAGCGTTCTAGTTGAAAACATTGTTGAATACGACGGAAAGTTGACATTCAATATGCGAGAAGTAGAAACTTGCGTTGCGAATTCGCTTCGTCGAACCTGTTTGTCTAATATTGAAACTCTTGTTTTCAAAGGATTTCCGCATTATGAAAGTTCAATTAATATTATTAAAAATACTACTAATTTCAACAATGAGTATTTGAAACATCGCATTTCGTGCATTCCTATTATGAGCAACCAAAGTGCTAATTTTGAACAATTCAAAGAAAACTATAAAATTGTGGCGCATGTAAAAAATGAAAAGGGTAATCAGGAAAAGAAATATGTTACAACAAAAGACTTTGTTCTTGTAAACAAACAGAACAATGAACCGGTGCAAAGCGATTTGAAAGATTCGTTGTTTCCGCCTGATCCGATTAGCGGAGAACACATATTGGTTTGCGTTTTGTATCCAAACCATAATTTGAGCGATAATGAAGTAGAAGAATTGAAATTTGAAGCCGAATTTGAAATTGGTTGTGCACAAGAAAATTCTTGTTGGAATGTTGTGCATAATTGCACGTATGAGTTTTTGCGTAATGAACCTGAAATATCCAAAAGAGCAAATGCTATTGAAGACAAACAGGAAAAACGAGACTTTGAAATTCTTGATGCACAACGAATTTACTATAAAAACGAGTATAAAATGTCAGTTGAGAGTTTAGGAATATTTACAAATCGTGAACTGATGGCAAAGAGTTGTGAATACATTGTAAATAAATTAAATTTGGTGATTCAGTATACAAAAAATCATGAAAATGCCAATGTTCAAACAAAAGAAGAATACATATCAGCATCAAACGACGGGACAAAATCGGCAGAAGAGATTGAAGAATATCAAAATATGTATTGTAACATTTATACAGAGGACGATTTCTTTGTGCTTGAGCTAAAGGAGGATGATTATACGATTGGTAAATTGATTGAAGTTTATTTATATAGTAGTTATAAAGCAGATCTTGATTTTGTCGGATTCAAAAAGAATCATCCGGTTCAACCAGATGCTCATATTTACATTCACTATAAAACAGAACAATCACAAAAAAAAATTATATTTTCCCACATAAAAAATACCTGTCTATATATCCAACAAATATTCAAAGAAATACACTCTTCATTTATCGGGAATTAGTAATTAAAAATTAAAAATTAATAAATAATCTCATTCTTTATATAAATTATGGAAAACAGAAATCTAAATAATTCTTTGTTTTATGGTAATATTGTCAAATTGGAATCAGTAAGTAAAGAATTATTGAACGATACATTATTTTTTGTTGATTACATTGATGAATCAAAATTAAAACTCGTGTCAGAAAATATGGAAACGCAGATTTTTCATTTGAATGAAAATGGTGGTGTTGATAATATTGACAAAATACTTATTGTCAACCAACAAGAAGATGGCTATTGCGTTATAAATGGTCTCTTGCCTGGTAAATTAATAAAAATAAATTTTGCCAATGAAGATGCATTTATTCAGGGTGAAATTAGAAAACTAGAAAATGATATGATTGTTGTAAAAACTCAGGAAAATGAACTATTGTATATTGATTTTGAATATTCTGGACTTCTTGAAAAATACAATATTGAATCCATTGACGTTATCAAAAGTTACCAAAGTTATCAAACGGGTGAATATGATATTGTGGATACCGGAAACAACGCAGAAATTGCGACAATGTTGTCACAAGATGGAAAAGGACAAACAATGTATACAATTGAACAACAAGTCAATGATTATATTGAGAAAAGCAAGTCTACTTCAAAGAACAAAAAAAAGGTCATTACAGAAATTGAAAAATACAAATTACTTTTGGAAGAATATACGGCACTAGATTCGGGAATCAAGATCAAACAAATTCCAAACAATCAAATTCTTTATTCTATATTTGATTTGAATCCCAAAGTAGTCAATCTTTTTTCATCTTATTTGCACAAAGATCTATTTTACAATCCCGAGAAAGTTGGAAATTATGAATTTGATAGCATAGATACAGAAATTTCAAAATGGCAATATAGTGTTATTGGTAAGGGCAACGCTTCATTGGAAGATTTTTCGGACCATAACAATCTTACACAAATCAATACAAAAATTAAAAATTACCATAAGAAAATTCGTCTTCAAACAGAACAAAATATTGCGCTCGTGAACAAAGTAACCCGTTCCAATAATATTCCATTTTTCTTTTCAATTGGAAAAGAGGGAGAAATACAAGTGATACCGTATGATAATGTTCGTGCTGAAAAAGGAGAAAAGCTTATTTTGAATGGTCTCGTGTTCAAAAATTTACCGTCCATCTACAAAGAAATGAATGTTCATCATTCAAGTAATCTCCTATCTAAATCATTACAGAATCTTTATGTTCGCTATGAAAAGACACCTAAAGCCAAAATATTGAATGGCGATGTTATGAAGGAAAAAAGTTATTTTGATAATAAACGTGCCACATTTTATGAATTTCAAGAAGACAAAACATTCAAAGAATATATTGAAGACCTTGATTTTGGGTTGAAAGATGTCTATGAAAAACTATTTGACAGAAAAGAAGTGTCTATGTTTCAATGTGTCAAAAAATTGGCATTGTTCAACATTTCCAAAATGAATGTTACAGACCATGCATTTATTCAAAAACTTGTGAGAGAAAATATTAGCGTAACAAAAAAGGCAATTAATGAACAAAGAGCGCATTTTATTAGAATGAATAAGAGACCAGACAATTACGAATATGTTCCGCATGAAAATATGTATGAAATTGTAAAAAATTCTTATTTGTCGGGTAAAAAATCAAAAACAGGTGACGTTTCTTATCAGATGGGTGAATTATTAAGAATCGCAAGCATTGATAATATGGAACTATTGTTATTTGAATTGATGCAATTAAATCGTACAAATACCATTGATTTTGATGATGAAGATGTAGATAATTACATTCTGGATTTACAAGCTCAATTAAATGGCGAGATATCCAAAGATATTGATAAAAATCGCGTTGATTACCATAAATATTATAGAACAAAAAATGAAATGCTTCGTGATACAAATAAAATAATACTCAAAAATATTAACAAGAATGAAAATGGCGAGGTTGAGCAATACGATCCAATTCAATATTGTTATGAAAACGTGATCAACGGAGCAAAATTTGATGGTGATCTAAATAATTTTGTGAAAGAGTTAGATTTGTTATTAGAAATTATGCATAATCAAAATGATAAATTTGCTGAATTTGAGGAGGCCTTCAAAAACGAAGCAGATCGTGACAATATTTTAACTGTTTTAGTTAAACTAATTCAAAATTCGCAAATTCGTCAAGACGATAAATGTTACGTAGAGGAAGAAAAGAAATTTTATATATATGATGGGGATAAATGGAACAGTGCGGAAGAAACAAATAGTTCGCTGGACAAAAAGAAATTTCTCCAGGTAAAGAACTCTATTGACGAATTTGAAGATATCAAAACTAGAATTATTCATGAGTCTGTGATTAAATATGCCCAAAAAAATGAAAAGGATACTGATAAAAAAGATGAGTTTTTCAGCGAAAAAAAGCGAAATAAAATGATGAGTAAACTGAAAAACTTGAAAGAAAACAAGTTGAGACGACTTCTCAAATACAACTCACAAAAATATGAGTATCAACAATTATTTGACAATCTAGGCTACGAAATCTTGCAAGATTATTCACCTCATACAAATCTCTTGCACATTATTCTCGGCGTTGATGATTTAGAACGAAAATACAGTTTGATCCAACGATTTATATCTTTATATGCGATTGATAATGGTGATGAAAAATGGTTTTATTGTGTTTCTACAAACATTAAATTGATACCTAAATATTTGCAGAAATTAAGTGATGCCTACTTGTTATATAACAATCATGATAGTATGATAAAAGAAATTTGCCACCTTGAAGGACATTTGAGTGAAGAAGGTGATGCGTGGATCCACAAAGAAAGTGGATTTGTTATCAAGAAGATAGACTTTGATACGAATTATGGATATGATGAAAATGGTTTCAAAATAAAATTGGATACTGTCGATGGCATTGATAATATTGATGATGGCGTTGTTGATAAAAATGACGAAACTGTCACAAAATCTGAATTTAATTCTTCAACTACTGGCAAAACGGGACTTGTCAAACCTCAAAGAAAACCAAATAAGCAATTGATGAAACTTATCAAAGAATTAACGCCAATCATGATGCGCGACTTGGATGTGAAATTCCGACACAATGATGATACTAGTTTAATATATGCAGTCATAGAAGAAATATTCCACGAATCTTCACAACATCCAAAGTTTAAAAGTCTTAGTATAAATGGCACTGTATATGTTATCACATCAATGATTCTAATTTACGTGCAATGTAAAAACGTTGCTGTTGGGAAATCATATGCATCATGCAACATGTCTTTTTCTGGATTTCCATATGAACAAGATGAAACGTCATTAGACGGAATTAAATACTTGGCTTGTTATCTTCATACGAGACTAGATCCGGACAAGAAAAATAATTCTGGAAAAAAACAATTGTCAGATTTGGTGATTAAGATTTTCCGACAATTTTCTTCGTTGAAAAAGACAGAAGAAATAATTGCCAATGATATTTATGAACACATAAAATTATTCTTTTTGAAAAATGTTTTTGTGAAAGATATGATACAACAAAAGAGAAATTTTGAAAGTAAGAATCCAAAAGCAAATTTTGTTTCTCCACCTCCATCAATGTTTAAACCGGCTCTTTTGGAAATTTCAACACAAAGCGCAGATGATGAACACGGATTCAAACATAAAAATGATACTGTGTTAGACAAGCATGAGAAACAAAAAAGGGAGATGGAAATGATAAATCTCAAAATTGAAGAAGAAGTAAAAGCGTCGATTAAAAAGGAAGAACCTTTACTGAAAAGTCACTACAACGAACCATTCTTAGTAAACTATTGTTGTCAAGACAAAGAATTGGCTGTAAAATCATTGGTGAAATCTGAAATTGATAAATCTCAATTTTCCAAATTAGTAAATAGAAGTGATCAAATGTTTCACGAATTATCCGAAAAAGAGTTCAGACATTTCAAAGGAACAACATTGTTGGTTCCGATTACTGATAAAAAAGAAGAAGAAATTAGTGTTGCGCAAACATACAGCAATGAATCATTGTATTCTTTCTTATCAGGATTGTTGCAATTTGAAAATAAAGACAAACATGCCCCCGAACATTTGAAAACGTTGGCGAAGGAATATAATCTTGAAGATTTAGATGATAATTTCTATGCTGAAATGGAAGAAATCGGTAAAAATGGTGACGTACAAAAGAAAATAAAATTATTAGAAAAATACGATATTGAAATCAATTCTTCGTTTATGAATAAAGTTTTATCACAGCACCATAAATATCAATACGATGAACAAAAAAAACGCCAAGAAATAGAATCCGAGAAATTACGACTAAATAAGAGTAACAAAACCAAAGTATTATCAGATTTTGAATTTGATTATCTAACCAATATTGAAGCTAATGAGAAAAATCTAGGTTTCCGCAACAACGATTTCCTTCTTGGAAATAAAGAGGCTACAGCAGCAAATAATGTAGATGCGGTATCTCGTGCGATTGATGCAGAAGAAAATAATAAAAAAGCACCTGATCATGATAATGTATCTGACAAATTTGAGAAAGAGCTCGAAATTTTATCAAGAAATTACAAGAAGTTCATGTCAAATCACTTTAACAAATCAAACCATCGTTCTGTGAAAAACGGCATGAATACACTATTGAATAATATGAAAAATGGTGCTTATTTAGAGAAAAAAGACAACGAGCAATTTGAATTATATATGAAACAGTTATATAACATTAACTATCAGTTGATTGCGTTTATTCCTGGACTTTTGTTCAATAACAATTTCTACAATGAATCTGGATTTCAGCAATTTAATTTTGCGGACGCTCACATTGAAGATTTGAAGAAACATCGCCAAGATTATAGAAACGGGTTTAATAAAATTCCAAACGCAAGTGAAGAAACAATTAATATTTTACAGACAATTTCCAATTATAAAGATGTGCTATATTTGAAATCATTTAACGAGAAAAGAACAAATAAATATTCATTTTTGTTATATTTGTTATATAAATTATTGAACCATTACACTAAATTAACAGAATCAATTGATGTTGTAGTAAATATAAATTTTGAAATTGCAAAAATGGTTCTGGAATACATGAAAAATACATCGTATAGTTACGAAAAAATGATGATAAACAATAATCAATCAAAACAATCTGAGAAATCTATCAAGACAGAAGCCCTAAGAAAAATGAGACCTCAAGAAAGAGAAGCAGAGAAATACAAAATGGCTGCCAAATTAGGAGATTGGTCTTATGGTAACCAGAGCCGTGTGTTTAAATATTATAAGCAGTTTTACAATGAAGATACAGAAAGAGCAAATGAAATTAAGAATATTGCCAAGGAATTGTATGCGGAAACAATAACTGATGGAGATAATGATCTATATAATGGCTCACAATTTGAGAATTCTTTGACCGATATGATAAATAATGAAGAAGCGCAAGATATAACACTGGTAGGAGATGAAGATGGCATTGTTCTTGATAATGAAGGGTGTGAAATAGATGATTACGAATAAAAGAGTAAAAAAATATATAAATATATAGTAAAATGCGTGTAGATAAACTATACCTATCCATATTTCTTTTTGTTTCGTTATATTCAATCATCAATATTATACAACCAAACGCAATATACAATCATCAACAAAACTCATTAAGACCATTCGGCGTTGGATACAAAAATACAACAATTCTCTCTTTGTGGCTGGTAAGCATTTTATTAGCCATTCTTAGTTATTTTATTGTAATCTATTATTTCAATATTATGAACATGTGGTTTTGAGTATGACACAATATTACTTTTTGCTTGACCGGCAAAGTGGACAAGTATTTTCTGAATTAGCATTTTGCCACCCAATGTAGCAAGACCCGCAAATTCCGTGATGGGTATTTTTGCCTTTTAATTCACAATTATAGTAGTGTTTCAATGTTGTTTTTTGATAACAAATATTACATTCTTCATAAAACGTAGTGCTTGTTATCAAAGAGCGTTCAATATCATATTGGCTGGTATTTTCTAGGCAAATGTAAAATGAATAACATCTTGACTGAAAGCGAGAATTGATAAAGTCTTCCATATTAGTATTATTTTTGGTATTTTCATCTTGCAATTGAATCAGATCCGTAGTATGTTCGCGGTCATTGACATGAAAGATTGAAAAATCTAATGATGTTCCCATCAACATTTTCAAATAATCCATGTATATCTGAAAATAAATATCAATGTCAAAATTGTAGTGAGGAAGGCGGAAGGTTTCGCCATTATGTTCAATCTTGAATAATGATATTGAATTGTAATTGCCATGATTTTGTATCATAGTTTCTGGAACAGAATGAATTTTGCTATAAAACTGGTTGATAGTGTCGGACATGATTACATGAACTCTTACCTTTCTCTTTTTTGGTTATTGTTATTTCAATTTTTTTGGAATTTATCATTTAAGTATCTCCTAAACTCATCTTTTTTAACTGAGAAAGCGTTACAGTGTTCTGCTAAAATTGTGTTGTAACTTATTAACATTGTAATGATTCCTAATAAGTAATGCCATATTCCTTCTCCAATTGTCTCCTTAAGATATATGTATTGCTTGAGCAGCTTTTGATTTTCATCACCAGATTCAATGCCGATTGATTGTAATTGTCTTTTTGAACTTTCTTCAATATTTTCATCTGCATCAAGAACAATTTCATTCAAAAGAACTTGGGGAGATTTCTCATACAATTGGTAAATTTCGGATACCCCTGTAGTTGGTTTCAATTTATCTGCAATTACTGATTTTAAGCCACACAAATCAATCAAATACGAACCGATTGTATTTGAAAAACACCTGTTCCATCCAGGAAAAATTGTAATAATAAATATTCCAATTGAATAAATAAATGTGAAAGGTATCACTGTCGCATAAAATGCTATTTTGTAATTTCTCTTTCCGCATATAATTTGCTCTTGAGTTGCCGAAATATTTGTAATATAACTAAACATGAAAAATAAAACAACAAATGCAAAAGTAGAAACTGTTTTTAATGGATTAATCTTTGTATCTGGTGATTTAACACTAGAATAAAATACAAATGCTTTGATGAGAAAAAATATAATTGTTATCAAACTGAAAATGATAATACTTGTATTCACATGTTGTTTGAATGATTCTTCATTCTTTTTATTGCTCATGATTAATATATAGTATATAATTATTTTAGATTTTCAATGTTTACTTTTTAAAAAAATATAAAAATATTTTATATGTATCCTAAATTGGTTGAACACAAAATAAAAAGTATTGTAAACACAAATCTACGTTATTGTCATAATATGAAAATGAAGTATTACAATTTTATTTACAATATTTGTTGTTTTCTATTGATTATTTTTACAATAGGTATAATTTTATATTTCAAATACAAGAACAAACAAGACATCTCTGGACAAAAAACAAAAGAAAATAAAAAACGAGATTATATTTTGTACAATTTAAGAAAATTTCAAAATATGAATAATAGAGAAATAGGAACAATTAATTCCTATTGATATTATATAAACCATGAATCAGAATGAAAACAAAAATGCTACCGACCATAGTGCTAACTTAGAAATGTTCTTTTCGCGAAAAATGGAGATTGACAAAATTAACCGGAAAATAAAAAGGCATGAGAAGGTATCCAAGAAAAAAAGAGAGAACCAACTCTCTTTTGATTATGACAAAAAAGAATTCCGTTTAGTAGATTCGAATTATGTTGCTGCTGTATCACTTAAGAGAATAGAGAAACAGAATACAAAAGACCTCATGGAAAAATACAAGTCTATGATAAACAAAAATAAGAAAAGTATTCTTAAAAAAAAATATGAGCTTTTGTTTGAGTACAAAAATATTGAAGATTTTGAATCAATTTACAAGGACTCTATACAACCTCAAGAATCTTACATTAAAATGCACGAAAAGACACTTGAAGACCACAAGAAAGAGACACAAGAAAAAGAAAACGCATACAAAGAATCGCGAGAAAACATTTTAAAACAACAAGAGCCATACGAAATTGAATTAAAGAGTGGGGAAGGCGAAAATAAAAGTATAAACAAGGCTGAAAATATGAAAGGATACATAGAACAACAACAAAGACTTTATGAACTAAAACATAGTAATATTCTAGAAGGTGTTAAAATTAGTGAAAGAGAAGTTACGAAGCTTTAATTGAAAATTCAATATTTATCATACGTTTTCCAAACACTATCTCTTTCGTGATTGTACGGTCGCGTTTTACATTTTGGATCTTGTTCTACAAGATTTATGGAAGTCCTTTTATGGCGTGTTTCTTGACTTTTTTCTGGAAAGTCGTCATGGGTCTCTGTTACAGGTTCATTCATGATCATAATTTTTTGCGAAACAATGTCATAATCAATATATGTAAGATTTGATGTCTGATTTTGTGCGAGTCTTAAAAAGTCATTTGCCAGATTCATATTCCACGCTGATTCGTAGTTTTCAAATGCTTGTTGTAAAATCATTTTTGATTGGTCGGTTTGATAACGCCCGCCGTCAATTGTATTTGTCAAATAATAATGTTTTACATTTTGTTCATAAAACATTATCAACGTATCCATATAAATTTCACGTTCTAACATCTTGTCCACAAAATATTTAAGGTTCATTTCCTGTAATTTTTTACCAGTCTCTTCTTTGACAATAGATGCCAGTGACATCAACGATTCAGAAACAAATATTGTTCCTTTCATCATATCTATCTGAGTAGCTGTTTCATATTGTTTAGGTATTTCATTTCCAAACATCATTAATAGATTGTTATAATTCGGCATACTTTTGTCAACGATGCTTTGACCTTCAATCAATTCATCTTCGATTTCTTCAATGCGAATTTTTCGTTCCAAGTCACGTTTCTCTTTTTCTCTTTTCATCTTGTTTAACTTGTTCTCATGTGAATCTTCAATAAACGAAAGAGAATATTTCCATGTAGTCTTGGCACCTTCAACAACATAGGAAACACCACTTTCAAGTAGTATTGCACCTTGGTTTGTGAAAATATTCAGCTGATGTAAAAGAAATGAGGTTGATAAAAGTAAGAACGTTACCGAGAATATTTTCATCATTATAATCAAAATAATTGTTTTCTTATATAAGTTTTCATATTCTACTTCAATTTTATAAAATAAACATATTATATATAAATAAATGAATTTAACAAAATATATCAACTTTAAAGCATTTTTAATTAGTTTTTCAGTAGGATTATTGTATATTTATTTGACAGATGATTACAAAAAAGTAATTATAGTTTATCCCACGCCAATGAACAAAGACAAAAAACTATACATTGATAAGGCAAATAATTGCTTTAAATATAATCTAAAAGAAGCATCATGCTCATCAAATAAAGAAGATTATGTTAATATTGAAGTGAATTATTAATATATTAGTTTATTATATACAGTTCTATTTTTAATTATGAAAGAAATAAAACAAATGTTAAAATCTGATAAAGGAGTTCTTCTCTTTTCGATCGTTTTAGGACTTGGATTTGCTGGACTATTCAAAATGAGTTGTGATTCTAGATCTTGTTTAATTTATAAAGCACCTGATCTTCACGATAAAAGACAAATCAAAGTCAATAATAAATGTTATGATATCTCAGAAGAAATGGTTGATTGCGACAATGAAGATGAAAAAGTCAAAGAGAAAATTCTAATGTAATGTAATGAGTTTGTAAATAGTTTATAAATTCATTACTAATAATATAAATAAACAAAGATTGAATATGGAAAAGACAACAAATATTAGCGAGTTGCCCATTAAATCCAACATTCCGCCAATTGATAGTTCAGAAATGGAAGACAAACTTCAACCATCAACCGAGCAGTTTGCAATTGACCAAAATGTCATTCACACTCAGCCAGAAAAACGTGTCACATTTTCAGACGAAGAACAAGGAATGAAAAATTCTGAAAATAACAAAAATGTGGCACACAAAAAAGAGTCCGATTTATTCACACTATCTAACGAGTTCAAGTTGATTTCACTGGCTTCTCTAATGTTTTTTATTTTCATTGATAGTAAATTCAAGAAATACATTATCAACATATTGACTCAAATTTTTGGAGAGTTCATAAAGACTGAAACTGGTGGCACAAGTAATATCGGGAATATGTTTTATGCGCTTACGTTTGGTGCATTGTTATATGTATTTACAATATTTGTAGATTATACATCGCTTCAATTTGATTTTTTTCTGTAATTACGACAATACAATATACACGCGATAACTTTTGTCGGGATCCATGGATGACCCATTCTCAAAGCTGTTTCCATAGTTAATAGTATAATTTATGTAAACAACTACCGCATCTCCAGGAGAAAACTTCAAGTTTACAGTCAATTGCGGAGAATTAGGATTATTTTGTTGTGCAAGTGATATATCTGTTTCTAGAACATTCAAACGGTCTTGATCTTGAAGGACGATTTCAAACAATCGCTTTCCAATAGAATAATAGTATTCGTAAGTATTGCCACTTATTTCAGAAAATAATTTCGGCGGTTGTTGAACCAATTGATCGAATAATGTTTGAATTTGTGCTTCAATAGCTTCATTTTTAGAGTCTATGTTACTGAAAAAATGATTACTTCTTGGGACAGTATCCATGACTAAATTTTGTCCTGCTTCCCAAAGAATATGACGATGAACATCCAGTTTTAACGATTGGTCAATATAAAAATTGTGCGGTTCTTCTCCGGATTTTCCAACAACTACATTTGATTTTGAAAAATTTATATTGTCAGCAACATTGTTATTTTGCGAAAATCCATAGTAAACATTATCCACAGTTAAATTGTTAATATTGCTGACATCAAACGTGATTTCAAATAAATGATTGAAATTTGAAACATCAGTTACAATATACGATGCAGCATCAGAGCTAGGTAATATAGATGGTATACTCATTTATATTACATAGATTTTTTATCGGCTTGCTTTTTATCAAAAGATTCCAACATCTTTTCAATATCTACTTTTTTCAGAGAAGAGAGAATTACCTTGTAAATAGAGTTCAATATTTTGCGCTCTGTTTTTTCGTTGATAATCGGAATATCAATATCTTCGTTCAACTCGCGTATCAAATGCTTTTTAAACTCATCGTTATCCAATAATTCAATGTATAATTCGTAATTTTTAGAAAGCGTTTCTTTCACCAAAGTATTCATTTTATATTGTCTATATATAAAATTTATTTGCGATGAAAAAATGGGCTATCTTTTTAGTTATTTTACAAACTTCTACTTGTCAGCAAATTTACAACTATTATGAATTAGCAGTCCAAAAATGGTGTTCTGACTCGTATATGATACATGGATTATGGCCGCAAATTGACGAAGACCATTACCCTACATATTGCGAAGAAGTTGAATATAACGAACCCGACGAAGAATTATTGGAATCTTTGCAGCAAATATGGAAAGGTTGTGATGATAGTTTATGGAGTCATGAATGGAAAAAGCACGGTTCATGTATGAAAGCTCAAATTAATATTACAGAAAATGACTTTTTTAACATAACAATGCAATTATTTGAGTCATACAGCTTCTTATTAGATATTAACTGTAACACTAAAGATGATAATTGCATTATGGGTTGCTTTGACTTGGAGTATAATAAATTAGATGAGTGTTGATTTATTTTCAACAACTATATATATATATATAACATTGACCTATGAAGAGTAAAGTCAGAAAGTCTGGAAAAAGGAAAACTCTCAAAAGAGTGAGTAAAAAGGCAGCAACTAAAAAGACAACCAAAAGACAAAACAAGCTATTGAATCATAAAAATAAAAATACTAGGAAAAACAAAAAGGGGGGAGACGCGGCTTCTGTGGCAGTTCCGATTGCTGCTGCTGCTGCCATGATTGCTGGATTGGCATATAAAAGTCAAGAAAAAAAAAATAATAATACCAAGCCTCCCCCTCCCACCATAACAAAAAAATATAGGTGGACTACTACTACTAATAAGTCTACTAATAATCCTACTAATAAGTCTACTAATAATCTTACTAATAATACTACTAATAATGCCTCATCTATTTCTGGTTCTGGTTCTCAACAAATTAACGATAAAGAAAAAAAAGAAAAAGAAACACTAGCTGGTATAATATCATTTCTTAATGAAAAACTAACAGACCCAATTATGGAAGGCTCGAGTGAAGGGGACCCCGGTATGTTAAATATCATAGAAAAATACAACTTACATAAAAACGAAAATGATAAATTATGGAAAGAAATACAACAAAATATACAGGGAGAAGAAAAAATAACGCTAGAACAATTAGATAAAATAATTCAGAATTACATAAACTTATCAAAGGTGGACAGTGATAAATAATTCAATTACCCATTTTTTTCTTCTTCTTTTTACGCGTCTTATTTTTGATGCGCGGCGAATATTTGAAAAACCACTTTTGATATTCCTTTGACGTTTTGTTTTTACTATATTTTTTATATTTTGAGCTACGTTCTTTCAACACATCTTCTTTGTCTTGTTGCTTCCCATAGCAAGGTAAATTGAATCGCTTTAGTTTATCTGGTATTGCTGAAACATGTTCATATTTTTCAAGAACATCACTGTAGTTACTGACAACGTATTGCAGTTTGTCAATAACTTCTTTGATAACCGTTTTATTCATAGGTACATCATTAATCAGCAAAAGACTAAAATAAAGATTCAATAATGTATCAATATTTCCCACATTTATTTCACGTCTTTTGAATTTAACAACATTGTAAGAAAGACATGAATTTGTAGCAAATATTATCCCAATCACTTTTCCATTAAAAGACAAATAGCAATAATTATCTACAAACTTGTAAACGGATTTTATTTTTTTAATTTCTAACCCTTCTATTTGTTTGTCTTTTAAACCCTTGATTGTTTTGGGCAAGTTGTCAGTATACATAATAAACATATCTGTAAAATCTTTCTTGTATTTCAAGCCAATTTTCATATATTTGTGCATTAAACGAATTGTAATATCAAAATTACAGAACACCATTTTATTTTTACGGAAATGATCAAATAGCTCTTCGTATACTTCTTTCATTTCAGAATTTGTCAGATCAAGTTTGTCTTCGTAATAAGACGTCAACTTGTTTTTGGTCAAAATTGGGAAATAATTATTCAACACTTGAAGGCGTGAATATACCTTTTCCCATCTTGAAATATCACCTAACGGTCGCGCCAACTCTTGATGCAAACTCATGCGCAGAAATTCTGGCGGAGTGTATAGCACATTGTCTTTTTTGATATTATGATGTAACAAATAATCATAGAATCCTTGATCTACTTGAGTAATATCTGCTATTGCCACAAAATTTACAAACACCTTATATGTTCCATGGATAAAAGCATTTTTACTTTCTATACTATGAACGTTTTCCTTTGTAAAAATATTGCACAGCTCTTTTGCGTCTTCAATTGCATTTGGTGAAAAAAAGTCATAATCTGGGATATCTGTTTCGTAATTATAAAACTGCTGTTCTTTTGGCAAAATATCATTAATTGCGGTTCCTCCGTAACAAATAAGTTTCTTGTCAATAATAAACTGACGAACAATATTAAGGACTTTGTCGTTTACATGGCGTTTTTTCTGAATTTTTTTACGCTCTAATTCATTTTCCTTGATTGAATGTTTCAAATAATCAGAGTTCATTAATTAATATAACTATAGAAATTAAAGCAGGGTCTTCTCAATTGAAAAATTAGTTGCGTCGGACATATTATCTTTATTGCATTCTATTTTGTTATTTGCATTCAATGCACAAAATTTATTATTTGAATCGTTTCTTAATTTAAACTTGTCGGCGCCAGTTCGCGAGATTTTGAAATAACTTGTATTTCCAGGAGCATTCACATTACAATATACAAGATCATCTTCTGCCGATAAATCGCATATTTTTTCTTTAATTGTTGTTTTAAAGTAGTATTTTTCTGAATCATCTGGACTTTGATAAATGTTAAATAACTGATAGTTGCTATTTGATACATCCCCACAAATCACTGGGTCTGTATCATTGCCTGAAGGATCATAGCATATTTTATTATCATCTACAGTCTTTATTTTATAGGTTAACCTAGGAACAAACATAGAATCACCTGTGATTGTCGTGTCTATTAAAATATCTGGTTTTTTAATCATTGGAGAAGTAACGTTTTGTGAAGATGAACCTATCTGAGAAACAAAAAAGTCATTGTAAACATTCAAAAATGAGTCAAACCTTTGGTAATTCATGCACATGAACTGAATGCCATTTGACGCAGCATCTGAAAAATCGTAGTTGCTGTTATTTATTTCACCCTTTCTGGGAAAAGATGCCACCATTTTTCTGTTGGCGAGTCCTTGGAATGAAATATAATTATCTTCCATAATTTCATCACTACGGACAATTTCAATACTTTTCTCGTCAGTTGACAGCAAATCAGTAATCTCATTCAATTTACTTTTCTTGAAATTTTTGCTATTCCCACTATGATCATTCAATGTAATAAATATGAAAACCTTGTTTTCACATTGTTCTATTGGTAAGTTCGCAATAATTTGCTCTCGTGAATCATCGTAATCATTGTAGAATATTTTTTGATTTTTGGTAAATAGTTGATTATCCTTATCGAACACATCAATCAATATATCATGAACTTTATCATAAAATTGTCTCTTTTCTTCATTTTTCTTATTTTTTTCTATTGAAGCGTAATTGAGTTTCAGGTGAAGAAACAAAGGAAAATTCTTTATGTCACTATCACTAGGCGATTTCAAAAACTTATCGTTTATTTGTTTCATACCTTTGTCAAAATCAATATAGTTATATGTGGTTTTCTGGAATAGGTCATCGTTGTGGTTGACAGCAATAATTGGTAGTTTGTTCAAGGAAAAAATTTGCATGTCCAAAAATCTTACTCCCGATTTTGCACAATTATTGAGAGCACACACATCAACATAATCATTTCTAAAAATTCCACTACAAAAACAATTATATGCACTTTTGAAATAAAAATCTTTTAACTTACAATTATAATTATTTGAAGGACCACTCTTGAAATAATTTGCGTTTCTTAATTCATCGAATGAATAGAATGTGAATGTTTGAGAATTATTTTTGATAACTTTGCAGTTTTCTTTTTCCAAGTTTATTTTTCTTGATATGTAAATCAAAAATATTAATACTAAAAATGATAATATGATGAAAGAACCATTTTTTTCAAAAAAAGATGTAGTGTATTGTGCAATCTTGTCTCCGACTTGATTTGTTTCTACCATACTTAAAATATATGTATAAATAAAAAATTAAAATAAATATCTTATAATATTAATAGTAAAATGCCAGGTGGATTGTTAAATCTAATAGCATATGGAAATCAAAATATAATTTTAAACGGCAATCCAAAGAAAACCTTTTTCAAAAGTGTTTATATGAAATACACTAATTTTGGGATTCAAAAATTTAGATTAGATTATCAGGGTACTCGGGACATTGACCCAAATAATGACTCTGTATACGTATTCAAAATACCAAGGAACGCGGAACTATTATTGGATTCTTATCTATGCTTTACATTGCCTGATATATGGAGTCCAATATGGCCACCGACAGAAGTGGGAGATATCTGGAAGCCATATCATTTCAAGTGGATAAACAATATTGGAACTTCATTGATCAAAAATGTCAAGGTCATGATTGGCACTCAAATTATTCAAGAATACCCAGGGGAATACATTCGCTGCGTAGTAGAAAGAGACTATAGCGAAGATAAAAAGAAAATGTTTAATACGATGAGTGGAAATATTGTAGAAATACACAGTCCAGAAGTATATAACGTGCAATTTGTAAACAACTATCCAAATTCTATTTACAGAGAAACTGACCAAGAACCGTCTATCAGAGGAAGAAAAATTTATGTTCCACTAAATCCTTGGTTCATGAACAATACACAAATGTCCATACCATTAGTTGCGCTACAATACAACGAAATTACAATTGAAATAACACTCAAACCGATGAAAGAAATGTTCACTATTAACAATATTGATGAAATTGACGATTTAAACGACAGTTATTCTACCAAAATAGATAACTTGTTCACACGAATACAGCCAAATTTTAGTAACGACCGACACTCGTTGTATCGTTTTCTCCAACCACCACCCTCTGTATATCTTGAAGCAAGCAACTATAGCAATAAAATTACAAATTGGAACGCAGATGTTCATTTAATTGCGAACTACTGCTTCTTGACCAAGGAAGAGAGCAGTGTATTTGCGCTGAACGAACAAAAATATTTGCTCAGAGACGTAAAATACAACGTCCACTATAATTTGGCTGGCTCAAACAAAGTCAAGATTGATACAAACGCACTAGTTTCTTCTTGGATGTGGTTTTTCCGAAGAAGTGACGCATTTGAACGCAATGAATGGAGTAATTATACAAATTGGCAAACTGTAGAAAAACCCTATACACTGTTGAAAGCAAGCGATACGGGTCAAACTGTAACATTCAGTGGCAGTTATACTAACGCAGTTTCACCTTCTGAAAATGTAATCTATTATGATAGCGATTCCGGTACCACCGAAATCAAATATGTGAACAATCTATTTACACCTCTATTTTCACAAGAAAATGAAAAATATATATTACAAAATTTTTCCATATTATTTGACGGAAAATATCGTGAAGTTAACATGGAAGCTGGTATATACAACTATTTAGAACCATATCGTGCATCCAGAATGAGTAGTGATATTGGTCTTTATTGTTACAATTTTGGTATAAATACAACAGACACTCATCAACCGAGTGGTGCCGTGAACCTTAGTCGCTTCAAAAAAATAGAGTTTGAAATCACAACAATAGAACCTCCGGTCGATCCATCTGCCGAATTTTTTACGGTTTGTGATGAAGCTGGTGAAATTATTGGCGTTTCAAAAGATCGCGACCAATATTTATACAATTACGAGATGCATCTTTTTGAAGAACGTTATAATATAATAAGATTTATATCTGGAAATGGCGGGTTGTTATTCGCTAGATAATATTTATAATAAAAAATAATAGTATATTTTAATATGAACATTTCTTTTAATGAAAAAGTTTTCGATAATACAATATCTGAGCTTGTGAGAGTTTTAAAAGAAATCAAAAACAATTCACCTGGCAAACTGAAAATGCTTGATGTTGAAAACGCAGTTGACACGTTATTGAATGACGAAGAAGTAAAGAAGAAAATTTCGCGTGAAGATATCATCAAATATACACTTCTTCTAAAAGATGAAATTAACAAAAAAAATTTTGGGATAGGTTACGTAAAATCCCGTGCTGACATTGTGAGAGATAGAAATAACATTTTGAGTTTTGTAACAAACAAAAGTAAAAAGTTAAAAAATCCTTTTGGTAAACTAACTTTTGATAAATTTGTAAAAATATTTTCAAAAACTATCCTTGATTTGTCAAAAGATATAGTTTTGTTATTCTTTTCCATTTGTATAGTAGCTCATTTAAGAATAAGATCATTCATAAACTCTTGCTATTTATATCCAAGTAATCCAAATAGATTTCCGTATGTATTCTACAACAAAGAGAAGAAAGAACAAAAACAAATTCTAAGTATTACAAATACTCAAATTGATACTCCTAGAGAACCTGTATTTGATAATATTCGAATAACTTACAATAACGACACATCTCATTCTATTGAAAAAAATAGTAAGATGATCAATGATATGTGTGGCGGAGATAGTGAAAATGAAAATGGAGAACAGTCTGAAAAAGACAACTTGCTAAAGTTTGCAATAAAAAAGCTACTTGGTGACCCTGATAAAAAAGAAAAACAAGAGTTTTACCCTTCTATTGAAAAAATTGTTCAGGAACTACACGGTTCTACATTTGCCGAAAAACTTGAAAAAATAAACGTATCCGCGAAAACCTTTATGGAAGAACATTATGAAAAGTTCTCCGACGAGTTAAGTATTTATTCTCTTTTCACCTACACAATGTATTTCAACACATTAAAAAATCGTGAAAATATTGGATATTTGCACAATAGTTTATTCAAATATTTGACAGCGTCTGAGTCTAGATTGAGTTTTGGCGCATTCACTATTTTGCTCTACAGTTTATTCAAAAACAATGTCAAAATATCAGAAAGATTTGTGAACAATGTTTTGGACAATTACAAAGAACGTTACGATGGTGGTGGGAAAATTCATCATATTTTTACCGCGCTATTTTCTTCTGTTTTAGCACCATTCGTAACGTTTTTGTTGATGTTATTGATAATAATGTATCCATTATCGTTATATAATTGTACAAAGTCTTACTTTAATTATGTTGAATTAACCAATCAACTTTCAACAAAACTAGTTTGTTACATTGGAATGGTTTACTCTGTTTTCGCATTAGCATTTTATGTGCTTGGAATGATAACGGCAATCTTTCCAGAATTTTTTGCATACATGGCGAAAGAATTGAAACACACTTTTGGAGGAAGCAGTGGCGGCGGAGGTAGCGGTGGCGGTGGTGGCACTTCTGAAAATGATGGAAACAACACCACTGGTGGGGAAACAAAAAAAGAGAAGAAAAAGAGAAAGAAGCAAGAGAAAAAAGAGAAGAGAAAGAGAAAGAAGCAAGAGAAAAAAGAAAAGAAAAGGATAAAGAAGGCGAAAAAGACTGAAAAGATGAAACGGAAAGTTGTAAGTCAAGAGGAAACTCGTAACAAACGTAAAAGTAAGAAAAATGAACAAAAGGAAAGATTGAAAGAAATGAAAAAGGGTAAAGAAGGAAGTAAAAAACGAAGGAAATATGATAAACAGAAAGCAAGAGTGAATAGAAGTCGTAAAAGAATAAAGAGAAAGGATAAAAAAATAAAGAAAAAAGGAAAGAAGGTTAGGAAAAGAGAGGGATTCGCAGGAGAAAAGGGGTGTTCTAGTTCGGGATTCTTCAAAGATTTCAATGTTGCAAAACTTTTTGGATTAATTCTACTTTCTATCTTGGGAATATTTGTTTTCTTCCCTGTAGTTATTCCATTTATTTGCGCGTTCATGTCCAGTTTTGGAATCGCATCTTCTTTATCTTTTGATGCCATCAAATTCATGGGCAATAATTTATGCTCTATCAAGAATTACTCATCAATAATCAAAATACTAGTATCAATCGTGTTAATACATCAAATACTTGACTATAATTCATATGGTAAAAAACATACAAAGCGGGTTACAATGATAATATATATTATCGTTCTTGTCATATATCTTGGCATTGAATCTTTAACAAAACCAACAGAAAAATATTTGGACAATAACTGTAAAAATAAATAATAATTTAATAATAGATAACTTAAATACATTTTCTTATTTTTGACCAAAATACACATGGGCAAAAATAAAAAAAATAAATCCAAACAAAAAGATGTTACAAACATGCCAAATGTTTCTATTTGCACACCTACATTCAACAGACGCCCTTTTTTTGAAGGATTATTGAAATGTGTTCAGTCACAAGACTATCCTCATAATAAAATAGAATGGATTATTATTGACGATGGTACAGATAAAGTAGAGGATATTTTCTTGGATGAAAAGACAAAATCAATGCTTGACGATATAAAGGTGAGATACTTTTATGTCGAAGAAAGAATGGATTTAGGAAAAAAGCGTAACTTGATGCATGAAAAATGTTGCTTCAAAGGCGATGAAGACATCATTGTATATATGGATGACGACGATTATTATCCTCCGGAACGTGTAAGTCATAGTGTTAAAAAACTTACGCAAGACAAAAAGGCGTTGTGTGGAGGAAGTAGTGAATTATTTCTATGGTTTAATGTGTTGAACAAAATGTATAAATTTGGTCCGTATGGTCCAAATCATGCCACTGCAGGCACGTTTGCGTTTAAGCGTAAATTATTGAAAGACACGTCTTATGAGAACAGCGCTGTATTAGCAGAAGAAAAGCATTTTCTGAAAAATTATACAATTCCATTTGTTCAATTTGACCCATTTAAAACGATTTTGGTTGTTTCTCACGAACAAAATACATTTGACAAGAAAAAACTGTTAAGTTCTCAAAACAAATTTGTAAAAGAAAGTTCGATTGATGTAAAACAATTTATTCAAGACAAGGAACAAAAGATCTTCTATGAATCTAAAATTAATGATTTGTTGAAAGATTATGAACCGGGTAATGTAAAAAACAAACCAAAAGTTTTAGAAGAAATCGCGAGAAGAGAAAAACAGCGAAAAGAGCAAATGGAGCAGATGCAAAAAGATCAAGATAATAAGCCATCTGGCATTTATGTTACAGATAATAGCGATCCCAAAAATCCAAAGCATCAACAGTTGTCCATGAAACAAATCAAAGAATATATGACTTCAAAGACAAATGAGTGTTTAATGTTAAAGCGAGAGATACAAAACCTGAAACAAGAAAACGAACTTTTAAAACAAAAATTAAAAAATGAGAACAATCCTTGAATAATTTATATTATGACTAATATATAACATGTCTATTACCAGAATATATAACTCACAATTTAGTGTAAAAGAGCCTGTTGATGGTAACAGTTTCAAATCAAAACACTCTTTTGATAACCGTTGCAAAGAATCAAAAAATATCATCACTAAATATCCTGACCGAGTTCCAGTAATTGTCGAAAAGCAAGAAACATCCGATGTTGTTGATATTGACAAGAATAAATTTTTAGTTCCATGTGACCTAACTGTTGGACAGTTTGTATATGTAATACGAAAAAGAATGAAAATGCCTCCTGAAAAGGCAATATTTGTCTTTGTAGATAATCATATTCCAATGCAGTCATCCCTAATGTCGTCCATTTATGATCAATCTAAAGACAAAGATGGATTTTTATACATCAAGTATGCCGGAGAAAATACGTTTGGTTGTTCAAAATAACAATTTGTATAATCGTTTTATTTCATTATCCAATAATTTAGTTTGACATTGACCCATTTTCAGTTGTTCAATGAGCTCTACCTTTTGAAGATTAAATTTGTTACACATGTTGATTATAAAGTTATGATTGGAATATTCGTTACTATATTTGGTAAGAATTTTCGTAAATATTATCTCATTGTCAGTATGTTTCTGCCAGTCTTTCTCGTGAAATTTGATATAATTGTTAATTACTTTCAGGAAAAATGTCATTTCATTGAACTGCCACAATTGACGCTGAAAAGAAACGCGGTCGTAATAATCGCCACTTACAAAATTCTCAAGAAACTTTTCATAGAATAATGATTCCTGTTCACCATAAAACATAATATTTTCATGATATACGAGGGAGACGATTGTTTTTTCACATATTTTAAAATAGTTTACATTTGGATTTGTTAGGAGTTCTTTACAGATTTCTTTGATGTTTTTGTCAACTTCAGTAGATGAAACTTGTGTTTCTATATAATGAATGTATTCTACTTGTGCTTCTAATTCTGTAACTTTCTTGTCGTGAACATTGATTCCTATGAATATGTATTTTATAGAGTCTGATGACGCAGTTGTAATTGATTTATTTATTTTTTTCATGTGTTTGATAATGATGTTGAGGATTTTTTTGTCGCTATTTTGAAGATAATCAATATTGTCAATGACAATGACTCGTTGATTTTTTTTCATTTTTAGCATATTGAAAATATTCTGATTCTTCAAAAGATCTAAAAAATACGACTCGCTTTTAATATTTTGAATGGAACAATATTGATATTCATAATCGTTGTCTTCCAAGTAATTTATTACACCTGTTGTTTTCCCAGCATTTGTCTTTCCATGTATATATATACTGTTGTATTTTGAAATAAAATCCATATTTATATAATTAAAAATGAATTATTTATATAAATTAGAATTACAATCAAATATTCGTCGAGTGACAGATTTGAGGATTGTTGGTTAATCCATCCCAATCGACGCCACATCCTTTAGCCCATGTTTTTTTCGCACATGCACCACTTGTTGGACCAATACCTGGCATGTTGTAACTGCTATCTGCAAAACTTTCTTCGTTACAACCAGAAATGGTGTTTGAGGCATTTCTACAAAATTCACCATATTCATTGTAATCTATTTCATAATTATCAGGACATTTTGATATGTTCGGCGGGAATTCCATATTTTTGGATGAACTTGCCATGGCACTTCCAATCAAAGCTAAACTAACCACTAATACAACTAGAGCAACAATACAAACGGTTTTGTAAAAGTTCATTATAATTTAATAATTATATTATATATATTGTATATAATAAATATGGATAAATATACAAGAAATGATTTTGAAGAAAATTACCAACAACCTGATACATTTCAAGAACCATTTGTAGGAAGAGTAGACCTAAGTCCCAATGAAAACGGAACACCATTTTTTGTCCAGGATAAGATACACAAAAATGAGAAAACGAACTATTCAAATGCAATGCAAGGACTCATGGAAAATTCCTTGCTATCGATTACATTTTTTTCCGCAAAAAATATTGAAAGTATTCAAAATACACTTCGTTCAAAAATATTCAATCTTACAAACGGTCAATACAAGATTGACGTTCAAGATAATGACCAATTAAAAATAATAATGAGATCTGTATTTTTGCAATATTCTTCAAACAACAATGATAATATTGATGGACAAATTAAACAACTAAACACCACAGTTCTCGATTATGCTGTTCCCCAAGTTCACAACGAATTAGTAAGTTATATTAAATACAAGAGAGACATTTCCAGCCCACCATCTCTTATGCAACTGCCACAATCTTTGGCGATTGACAAGACGATGGAATTAAACAACTTCTTTTAATTCACTCAACTCTTCAAGATACATTTGTGTTATAGTTTTTTCCAACAACTCTTTGAGTTTTTCATTGATTCGTTCATGTTCATTTTTTAGTTTCTGAACATTTTCCTCATTCAATGAATCCATAGGCATCTTGGTCAAATAATTATAACTATTTTCTTGTTTATCGTATCCTTTATCAGTCAACAATTGTGTAATCTCACTTGATTTCTTTTTACGAAGATCAATCGTGTCTTCTAAAATTTCGCAAATAAACTTGTATTTATTTGAACAGATTTTCAACTCTTCTTCCATTTTCTTGATCTGGTATTCTTTGCGAATGTTGTAATACTTCAATCGCGTTTCTACAAAATCTTCAATGATTTCATAGACACTAACATAGTGTTTGAGTTTCTCATTTTCATCAAACAAATACATGTTTGTTAGTGAAATATTTGACGATAGTTTGAACTTCTGACAAATATTATGCAGTGATTGTTTATTGTCCAAATCAACATCGTTATTGAACTTTAGTGTGATTTGAATATCTTTATCAGTTGACAAATCTTTGTAGTCTTTCAATCCATATTTTTTCTCTTCAAGGCATTTTTCCAAAAACACAATATAAGGTTCATTCCAAGTTCCAATTGGAAGTTCTGTAATAGTAAGTGTATCATTTTTCACGACAATATTGCCGTTTGTCGCATATTTCATGTCGTCCACATGCTCAATGGTTCCCTTAAAATGTCTGTAATATGGACTCAGAGTAATATTGTTTTCTCCAACACCTGTCAACATATTTTCAATATATTGAATAAGTTCAATTGGATTGAAACAAGGAATACTCGTGGAAAATCCTGTTCCAATACCAACACTTCCATTCACTAGCACCATCGGAATAATGGGAACATAGAAGATTGGTTCAACCGACAATCCATCATCATCCAAGTAGGTCAAAATCGGATCATCATCTGCGCGAAAGATGTTGCGCGAAATATTATCTAGTTTGGTAAATATATACCTCTCCGATGCGTGGTCTTTACCACCCTGAAGACGGGTTCCAAACTGTCCATTGGGAACAAACAAGTTAATGTTGTTCGAACCTACAAAATCTTGTGCCATGTTCACAATTGCACCGTTCAAGCTGGCTTCACCATGATGGTATCCAGATTGTTCTGAAATATAGCCACTGAATTGCGCTACTTTAATTTCAGAATACAACTTTTTCTTGAATGCGCTAAACAAGATTTTGCGTTGCGAAATTTTCAAACCGTCCATCAAATTGGGAATAGAACGGTCGCAATCATACTTGGAAAAGTGAATCAACTCTTTGTCAATGAAATCATTGTAACTAATTTGTGTGCTTTCAATGTTCAAATGACTATCGCGATCATAATTTCCAAGCCACTCTTTTCGTTCATCTGCCTTACCTTTGTTGAAAATCTTGTCAATCAGTTGTTTGTCATTTTCTTGCAATTGAAAGTGAACCAATCGCTTTTCTTTGAAATATTCTTTGAATTCTTTGGACGTGCTCGTACCCAAACCTTTGTAATACTTGATTTTATATCCCTTACCGTTTTCGTTCTCTTCTTTCCATTTTTCATATTCTCCATTATTGTAAAAGTTAATTGATTTATTCATTTTTGTCGCTTTCAAAATTGGAGTGTTCATGAAACCAATAAAATCCGGAATCTCCAACAAAGAAGGCCACAAATATGACATAAAGTTGACACACAAACCCTTAATATGACTTCCATCCAAATCCTGATCTGTCATGAAGATCAGCTTTGAATATCGTAATTTACTGGTGTCAGAATAACTCTTACCGGTTTCCAAGCCAAGAATCTTCTTAATTTCACCAATCTCTTTACAATCATTGATTCGTTTCTGCGTTTCGCCGCGAACATTGAAAATCTTACCTTTCATTGGATAAACTCCAATATAATTACGGTCATTATTACTCAAGCCGGAAATAATACCAGCCTTAGCTGAATCTCCCTCACACAAAATCAACATAGTATCTTTTGATTTTACAGTTCCTGCATAATTCGCGTCAACCAATTTAGGAATGCCGCGAATGTTTTTATTTTTGGAACCATCACTTTTTTTGGCATTTTGTTTATCTTTAATATCAGACAAGGCGCAAGAAGCGTTCATGACACCCATCTTTGCCAACTTATCAATAATTGCATTTCCAACTTCGCAAGTGGAACCGAATTTAGAAACACTTGTGTTCAAATAATCTTTTGTTTGACTATCAAAACTTGGGTTTTCGATAACACAATTGACAAACACAAACAATTGTTCTTTAATAATGGATGCCTTGACTTCCACCTTCTTTTTTTGCTTGATATATTGAACCATTTTCTTGGTAATTTGATTCAAAATGTATTCCACATGTTTACCACCTTTACTTGTGAAGATGCCATTCACGAACGAAATATGCTTGTATTCATTATTCAGACAAACTCCATAACTCCATCGTTCATTACACTTTTCAAATACAAATTTTTTCTTTGAATCTTCATCCAGATACATTTTAATGTAAGACTGAAAATCATTCACTTTCAATAGTTCATTATTGAACTTTACCTTTACATCTTTAGGCGTGATTCCAGCAATATCATAAACACGCCTTTGAAATAATTTCACCATTGAATCTGACAGATTTGGTAGCCCGAGTCTCTGATAGTCGGGACAAAACGTCACCTTCGTGTATGGCTTAGATTTACATTTTGTGATTTTTGGTTTCTCAATTATATTGAGGTTATCGTTGAAATTTTGAATATATTTTAATCCACGAATGTGATCAACGGTTTCAATAGAACCGCGTGTGGACCAAATCAGAACAAGTTTGAATCCAAAACCATTCTTACCACCAGTAATCTTTTTTTTGTTTTTGTCATAATTGGTAGATGTGCGTAGATGTCCAAAAATCATTTCAGGAATCCAAAGTTTATATTCTGGATGAATCTCAACGTCAATTCCATTACCATTATTGTACATCGTAATCTCGCCATTATTAATGCTAATATTAATTTGTGTGACTTTTTCGTTTTCTGGACTATCTTCTTTAGTTTTCATTCGAATGTAATGATCACGACAGTTTACAATGCCTTCGTCAAACAATTTGAATAGTCCTGGGTTGTATTGTTCCATGTTTATTTCACTGAATGAGCTTTCATTTTCATAAACATAAACTTTTTGCTCAACATTTTCAACAGAACCAATATAAGTGTCGGGATTATCCAAAATATGTTCTCTGTCAGTTTTTTTCTGGTATTGCTTGCTAATTTCTGCCATGTTGAAGTGAATTATACCTTTACTCAAACTTAGTTATATTATTCAATTTTTTTTAAATGTATATATTAATTTGTCTATCACAAAATGACACAAAATATGTCTTCTAAAATGTTGCAATCATACATGATTAAAAATAGAGTTCGTGTAAATTACAATACTTCAGCAACCGCCCGGATAAACAATATTATTACAGATGCAGACGAAGATTCAAATAAAAACTTGTTATTTTCTATTGGTTATGATGTGTATACTAATTATTACAATTCTATTTTAAGATCTTCCAGTTTAAGTTCTGGGCAAAAATACGATATTCAGAGTATGTTTTACAATATCATAACTGGACTAGATACAAATGAAGAAAAGCAACTAGGTATTTATCAAGAAACAGATGCCGATATTTCGGCGGCATTGTTGGAATATAATAGTTCTCTTTTACAAGATCCGGATTTTATATTCTATTGCACACTTTATGATAACAGTAATTTCAAAGCACTTGTAATAAATAACATGAAAAGTCATTACAAGCTATCCGTTGGGAAAAAATATATATTTAATTTGGAAGACGAGAGTAATGTTGGGACTACTTTGTCTTTTTCAAAACAGCAGCAACTTTTTGAAGATGTTGAAGGAATTTACCGAATAGGTACTCCAGGAACTTCCGGCGCATATCTTGTTTATATTCCACAATCTCCTTTATACTACTACGCAATTCATGTTTACAATAAAGATGATTATTCTTCAGAGTCATTCACTAAATTTGGATATATTTACAAAAAAATATTATTAGAATACTCTTACAATATTCCTTATCCAAATAATGATTTATTTTACAATGCGCAAGAAAACTTTGAATCTGTTCCATTATTTGGAAATTCTGTTTTGCACACTGTAGAAAATAATGGTCCAAAGTATATATTGTCTAGTGACGCAAGTTATACCGAAACTATTACTGATCCATCTTATACAAGCTTCACTTGGTATAATGAAATTTCTGATGATAAAAAATTATTTGGAATGTATTATGGATACTACACTCTACAATATAGATTTACTTCTAACAGGGTTGCACTTATCAATAAAGGTGTAAATTCTTATGGTGTTTCAATGGAAAATCTTATCCAGGTATACGGTAACAATTCTGACGTGGAAGTTCACTATTTAGAAGGTCTTGATGAAACAGGCGACCTTGATGGTTCGTATAACTTTTACGATACACCCCTTACTATCAAGGTATTGGGTGATTTTGAAAAATGTTCACTTTACACAAAAATACTGGGTTACAATAAATTAGAAGATATACTTTTTTTTGATAGCGAATATGCAAATTATTCAACTACAAATCCCGATGGTTACACAGATGTATCGTATGTGAATATTATTGGTCTTTACCCGGAAAGTGAAATCCATTTTCACGATATAAGTAGCGACATTTTAAATTTAAGCAATACTTATAGTGATATTTCTATAAATGATCGTCCTAGAATTTCCCTAAATTATGTGGATGGTAACAGTTATGATTCTTCTGTTTTATATGGTTTGTACAAGGGGCAATACATTATCAAAAATATCCCAGAAGACAGACCAATCGCCATCATCAATAAAGACCAAAATAATTCAAAGGAAGACTGTATCAAATATTTTGGTCCTGAACAATACAAATACCAAAGACTGGGTCCGGATGGACAAACAATATTTGATTATTATTATCACAGCATTGTCATTCAAGTATTCGGCGATTTTGGAAAAGTCTCTATTTACGAATACAATGATGGCTTTTGTGGAGGTGAGAATTTGTTGACTTATAGTGAAAGTTTCAGTGACATTTCAAGTGAATTTCAAAGTTGGTATGAAATATACGAAGATGCAAGTTTCCAAATGGATTGTAGTTCCATAAGCGTTTCAGGAGATGTGATTGACAATATGTTTACTAACATATACCAAATATCATCTTCATATATCAACTTTGATATAAGTTTAGATAGTCAGGGAGAAACAGCAATATTATTTGACGATATTAGCGGCGCTTCAACAAAATATTGTTTTGATACCGGTAATTTTGTTCTTATGAATGTTCCTTCTAGTCACCCTATTGCATTTTTGAACAAAGGACGAGAAGATTTGTTTTCTTATGACGGATATTATGCTTATTCTACAACCAACATTGCCTCAGATGGAAACACATACACGTATTATCATGGCAATATCAACATTACAGTAACAGGAGATTTCGGACAATTGACATTTGAAACCCTAAGTGATAGTTATATGGGCGGATTTCGCAAGTTAATGTTTAACAGTGGAAACGAGTCTACCAAAGGCGAAGCAGTTCATCATTGGGGTGAAAATACTTATTATGATATGTTGACATCTGACCCATCTGACGCACCGCAAAATTATTACATTAATGTTCGAACTAATACCCGCGCAATACATTACAGCGAAGACTACGTCACATACAGGTTTGCCGGTTACGATCGCAACGGAGTCATTGACAGCGAAGAAGACAATCCAGAGTTGACTTTTGCAATCGGCGATATTGTCTACTTTACTTTTGAAGATAATTCCGAACAACCATTTGGTATTTATACCTACCACAATCTTTTAACCGACGAACAACTAATAACCAATAACTCCAATAACACAAGTTCGCAAATAGAATGGATTCCGAATCTTGTTGTTAGCAACTACTACTACTATCGGTCTGAAAAATATGTTACAAACTTTATGAATAATACAATCAATATTATTAATAATGAAAATGCAGAAATTATACTAGATATTAGCAATGTTTACACAGAACCACAATTTGATATTAGCTATGATGCTAGCGCAACACCTATGTTTGAAGGTTCAACGCCATTTTCAATATTACCAGAATCTTTCACTATAGAATTCGATGAAGTCGTCAATATTAATAGTTCGAGAAATTTATATTTGTATAATGTTACAAATAGTGCAATTGATATTACAATACCAGCAACACAGCTCACGCAAAATACAGAAAAAAGCGCTACTTATTCAACTGGATTCAGCAAATACAATGTAAGTAGCTTGGAATTTGACACCAGTTATGCTTTATTGATGGACGAAGAATTGTTTGAAAATATTTACTACAACACGATTAGCGGTGAAATTGAAACATTTGGCGATATTTCCGCTTACAATCTCCTACAATTTGAAACTGAAACACGTCATGAACCTACATTTGTTTCAATTACTCCTGATTCTAGTTCAACATTAGTTGACGTTTCGGGTTACATAGAAATTGAGTTCAGTGAACCAGTTATTGTGCCGGCTGACGCCGACGTGCCAGGAGGAAACAACATTGCGTTTGTGGATAGCGATGGCAATTCAATAAACTACACTGATGATGATAGTAGTGGTAACAGTATTTTTATTTATTATAGTGGATTGAATTATAATACTGTTTACTCGGTCTCTTTTGATGATTACAGTATTGTTGATTCAAGTAATATTCAATTTACAATATCCGATTCTTCCTTGAGCGATTATTCCATACAAACCATGGAAGACCCAAGACCTCAACTACAATATTATATTCCAAACAATGACATTTCTAATGTATATATAGACCAACCAATCACATTAATTTTTAATGAAACTGTTTATTTGGACACGTCAAGTAATGGACGAATACAAATAGAAGATGTTTCAAACAGCACTACATTTGATTATTTTGATGTTTCAAACAACGATGATGTTTCTGGAATTATTTATGGTAGCGGTACAAATACGTTGCGAATATATCCGTTTGACGCTGATTTGAGTTTTGCAGAAAATTCAACTTATACACTTTCAATTCCTAGTGATGTGATTAAAGATATTTGTGACAATTATTACCCCGGAATTACTACAAGCGACTCAAATCCAATTACTTTTACTACCGGAGATAGTGCGGGTGATGCACAAGAAAGTCTAGCAAGTGAATCCAGTGGAAATATTGTCAGTGATGATTCCGGAAATAATTATATTGTCTTTAACAGCGATACATCATATGAGGAAAAACAATACACTCTTTCGGTTGGAACTTACACAATTGATATCTCAGAATCGTATCCATTTACAATATTGAACAGCGACATTAGCAATTTAGTTATTATTGGTGTCAGCAATGATACTATTGAAATAGATGTAAGTGGTGGTAGCGATGAAGCAGATGCTACTACAGGCGATTATTTTGTCTTCACAAACAGTGATGGAGAAACTATATCTCTTGCAAATGGAGACTTGAAATTTATGCGTGGGCAAAGTTATACATTTAAAGGGGCTTATATTAGTGATGACTATGAATTTGTTATTTATTATGATGATGTAAGTGAAAATTTAAGTAGTGGAACCACGCCACCTGGTCTATCATTCACCATTCCTGAAGACATGTCGACAGACAGCAACTCGCTCTATTATTGTGCCAAATATACAAGTGTTCCTCAAGGAACAACCACAAATTACGACGCATCTTTAACACTCTTGTATGGCGATATTTCAGAAAACAATGAAAATGGTAATGGCTCTTATGATTTCTACTATGGAAATGTCACTCTAGACATTTGTAGCAACGATTTTGGTTCATTCAGTTTTTACACCTACAATAATGGATATATGGGAGGTAAGTATGCGTTTACTTTTGAAGACAACTATTCCGGATAACTTTTTTCTTTGTAATATATATAATTCAAGTATGCCTAGAAAACAAGTGTTCAAAAAGACATTCGGTTCAAGAGCGGAAGTATTCCATGGAACTGCCAAGAAAACGACCGGCGGTCTTTTAAAGAAAGATTTAGCGAAAAACAAGCATGGTGAAATTGTTTCCAAAAAGAAGCAGATGACCGCCAAGAAGGAGAAGCGCCTTGAAAAGCACGGATACTTTGCCGAAAAGGGTAAATTCGGCTATGTCAAAAAAGACGTTTCGAAATCCAAGAAAAACAAGACAGCAAAAAAGACAGCCAAGAAGGGGAAAGGTAAGGGTAAGGGCAAGCGTTAAGTATTTTAAATTATAGATAACAACAAAATAATATAATTTCTGAAAAGATTTATATTATTTTGCGTTATGTTGTCTTTTTACTTACTTCCATAAGTTTGAAAAACATCTAGTGCAACAGAATATAACTCATGTTCACATTCATAAATTGCGTTTCCAAATGGCGTAGAAAATCTCAAATTATGGAAATTTACTAGCTCTTTACGTATATCAATAAATTCTTTTCCCAGTAAATAAAGTTCTTTTCGTTCTTTAAATGATAATAATTTATGATCATTTGAAAGTTTAATTCCTCGTTCTAATTTATTAAAATGATCATCAAAAAAATTATGACGACTTGTAAGAGCAGGATATAATGACTTTAATTCTATGCGCTTTTTAAGACATTCTTTCAAATAATTAATATCCATATTACACAAAATCTATTATTTACTTTATTTATGTATTTAAATATCTTTGACGATTAATATAATAATATGATACCACTATGAGTTTATCAAATTGTAACAATATAATTGTGAGTAAGATGAAGAAAAATGTAAGTTCACAAAATTTATCAGACTATGAAATGTCAACAATTGATCTTGAAGAAAATAAAGTATCAAATTTAGAAGATAATAATATACAAACAATAGATGATGTGATTGTAAATGAGTCAGCTAGTGACTATATACAAGTTGTAACTTATTTTTATCAAGTATTTGTCCATGTGTTCATATTTTCTCTTTTTGAATCTTTATTTTTCTGGTTGTATATTACCAAAGAAGAAGACCAAGCAATTTTGAATCAAATTGAAGATGTGGTATTAGTTGGCAACCTTTTTTGTACAAACATAAATGATGATATTGATTTTTCATCGTTATACGACTATCAAAAAGACAAAAGAGAAGATTATAACCAGAAAGTCCCTTTCAACAATACTATTATGTTAAATACTTATTTACTATGCACGATTGTTTTGCTGAATATTTTTCTGAAATTTGGACAAATTAATATTGCCAGATTGAATTGCAAAATAATTAAAAATCAAAGTACAACATTTCTCTTATTGTTTGTTTACGAATATTTATTTTTTAGAAATATTATTTACAATTATGTACCAAATTCTTCTAATAAAATTGTGAAAAAAATATTTGAAAAGTGTGTTTAGAATTGAAGAGGGGGGGTGTTGTTTATCTACAACATAGTTTCAAATATTTTTCAATAATTGGCGTATTTTTTCCGAATATTTCTTGCGAGATTTCCACTGCCTTTGATAGGTCTTCTTCTTTTGCCTTTGCACCACAATCTTCATGAACAGTTAAAATAATTTGCTGTGGATTGTGAAGTTTTTTTGCAACTATAAGATGCTCTCTAAGTTGGTCAAAATTGCCAGCACCGCCTTTGATTGAGACAAGGTCGTAATCGCCATATTCAAGTCCATTTTCTTTAATTAATTCTTGAATTGCTTTTTGAAAACGAAAATCCATACAGCACACGACAACTGCCTTTATTGGCATTTATACTAACAATACAATTTTATAATTATTTTTAATCGTATTGTTAAAATTGAAATTTAAAAATGATTGTTTAACTTATTAAACAGCACAAGTAAAATGGAATCTCTTCCCAAAATGAAATACATCAAGACGATTTCAAATAATTGTTGGCATTGTGGTGCAAAACCCAAGCACTCGCAAAAATTTCAAAAATGTTCAGGATGTTTTGAAGTTCGTTATTGCAGCCAAGAATGTCAAAAGAATGATTGGTGTGCACATAAAAAAATATGTAAAAATAGAAAACCACTTGAATGTTCTCTTTGCAACCAAAATACCAGAAAATTAGTTTCAATAATCATAAATAATATTCAACAATATGTTTGTAGAAATTGTGCAGATGATAATTCAAATGAAAATATGTATTGCTTTCATGACTGATTAATATTTCAAAATAATTTTATCAAAATCGCTTGAATCTAAATTTCGTTCTTCAATGAGTAGTTGTGTCAAATTATTAAATGCTCCATTATTTTTTTCTAATATAGTTCGCGTTTGCTCATATGCCCATTTTACCAATTCTTCAATTTCATTGTCAATTTCTTGCTTGCTGTATTCGCTCAGTCGATCACTATTTGTTGCAATGTTTCGTCCAAGAAATGGTTGTGTTGAATCATTTCCATCATAAATTCCAATATTTTTTCCCATTCCGAACATAGCAACATAGCGTCGCGCAATACTATTTGCCTGTTTCAGGTCGTTTGATGCTCCTGTCGTAATTTCTAGATCCGGAATGTTTTTGAAAATCACATTATCCATTTGTGTTGGCTGACTCTTGTAACTATAAAATACTTGCTCTGCGGCTCGTCCGCCCAACGAAATCATCAAATTCGCAAGTAAAAATTTTTTAGTAGGAAACGATTCATATTTGTCTTTTGGTGTAAATAGTGTGTATCCACCAGCACCATTTTTATTTGAATTAATAGTGACCTTTTGAATTGTAAACATATCATTGAACAAATGAGCTATAAGCGCATGTCCTACTTCATGGGCAGACACAAGTTGAATAACATCTTCCGGACGATTTTCACTAGCACTAGGTAATCCAATTGTCATCTTTTCAAACGCATCATAAATAGTGCTATCTGTAATATAAGTTTCATTGTATCGAACACTGAGAATCGCCGCTTCGTTCGCCAAATTCGCAATATCAGCACCAGAAAATCCTCCAGTTAGTCGCGCCAATTCATCAAAGTAACCACTTTTATAAACATCGTGAATATTTTTGTCTTTGAAATGGACATCAATGATCTTTCTGCGACCTTCCATATCTGGCAACGGAACAACAACTTTACGATCAAAGCGACCTGGGCGTGTAAGTGCGTTGTCTAAAATGTCTGCACGATTTGTTGCCGCAATCACAATAATTCCTTCATTTTTAATAAATCCATCCATATTTGTCAAAATTTCATTTAGGGTTTGTTCGCGTTCATCGTTTCCGCCCGCAAGTCCCGCTCCGCGCTGACGTCCAATTGCATCAATTTCATCCAGAAAAATGACACACGGCGACAGTTCTTTTGCACGTTGGAAAAGGTTTCGCACGCGAGATGCTCCGACCCCCACAAACATTTCAATGAATTGTGAGCCAGAGGAGTACAAATAATTGACATTTGCCTCACCCGCAACCGCTTGTGCTAATAGCGTTTTTCCCGTTCCCGGTGGTCCTTCCAATAATACACCTTTTGGAATTTTTGCGCCCGCTTTCTCATATTTTTCTGGTTGTTTCAAGAAATCAACAACTTCCATCAGTTCATACTTGGCTTCATCGCACCCAGCAACGCTGCTAAAATCAACATCTACCGATTCAGATTCTACCTCCGTAAAGGAACCACTATTACCCATTCCTGGCATCATATTCATCGGATTATTATTTCGGAGTTGGGGGACAATACCACGAAGTAAAACGCTCCCAATCAAATAAAGTGCTGTAAATTGAACAACGTTTGAAAGAACCATTCCAATATTTACCGGTTCTGGTAAATACAAAATATCATATTTTATATGATTTTTATCAAGATTATTCAAAAGTCCCGATACCAATGATGGTATCATTTTTGTAACATGGAAGTTTGAAATATCATAACTACCAATATTGTGCATTTTATCAATTGAAACAATACCCTTAATTTCTTCATTTTGTGTCAATAAACTAACACCTTCTACTTGGTTATTTTGAATACTTGTTTGGAAATCATTGTAACTTTGAGCAACTCCATATTTAGATACTTCGTCATAAATCTGTTTTGTCAACTCGGCGGGCGATTGACCAATCTGTTCGCCGATTGAAAAATTCTTCACCACCGCTTTACGACCAAACTTTAGCCCAGTTCCTTTTTTTTTAATATGACTATTTGGAGCATTAAATCCGTTAACACATAATAACAAGTTTGCACATAAAACAAAAGTTTTCATTATTTATAACCTGTAGTAAATACTCGGACCATATCTTTAAACTTTATTTGCTTTTAATTCATCAATAACTTCTTTTACTACATTCCTCCAACTTCCCAATTGTTTTTGCCGAAATAATTTCATTTTAGGATACCAATTTGTTGTTTTTTCATTTTGCGTCCATCTCCACTCACAACCAAGTGTCAATAAGGCATATGTTTTTATATTTAAATTTGCAGACAAGTGTATTATAGACGTATCCGTCGAAATAACACCATCTACATATCTCATTATGCAAACTGTATCTATATATGTGCCATGCGAATCTAAAATATTTCCAAAATAATATACATTATCATATTCATGTAATATCTTCATTTCATCTTCAGTCATTTCTTTTGTTACAATAATCCAGTTTATGTTTTTCATTTCAAACAGAGGACGGGCATTTTCTAACTCCATTTTTCTATTTTTTGATTCTTGTGCATTATGTTTACTACCTTTCCAATTAAAAATGTAGTGTTTTTTATTTTTGTCTTTTTTTTCATTAGAAATTGTCCACAATATTTTATTACATAATGGAGAAGGATTAACAATAATATTCTCAAAGACTGGCGTGAAAGGCAATGTATGATATTCATAATCTAAGTATTTTATTAAACATATCATATTACAATGATAATCAAATTGTATACTTTCATCGCTATAATCCTTCACTGTGACTGAATTATTATTTTCAAATGCTTTTTTATATATCCAAGCCGTTCGTTGGTCGCTCATAAGTATAATATTGTTATTTGGAAATTTTTCAAGAATAATAGGAACAAATCGGGAATGCATAAAGCCGTCACCAATTCCCCCGCCATTATACAAAAGTAGAGTTTTTTCATTGTCCCCTTCTTTGAAAAAAGACATATTGTTACGTTTGATCATCTTCCCATCTAATTCTTTATTTCTTTCTGCAAGGTTTAATTGATTTAAATAATCATAACTCTCAATATATTTGTTCTGCGACAAACAATATAATGCGTAATGTTCTTTGCAATATATTTTTTGCTCTTCGCTTATTTTTAAAGTGTCTATTGTTTCCATAATATTGGTGATCTTTTCATAATATGGAAATTCTTGATTGAAAATGGAACAAATATTATTATACGAAAATAATAAATCAATATAAAAACTGTTATATTCATCGCAATTTTTGTATTTCATCATTAATGGGTCAAGAATATTCATGGATTTTTCGTATTCACCATCTGTGTAAAGTTTTTTAGCCTTGTCTAATTGTTCATAATCATTTTGAGATACATTAGAGTTTTTATTGTATGCTGCGATACTTTGTTCATCATATATTTTTTCCTCTTTGATCAAAGAATTATAATTCTCATTGATTTTTCTCTTTATTTTATAACGTAAGTCATTTGTCATGTGTATTGATTCTGCACATTTGATATATTCAATATCAAACTCTTTCCTAGCACTTTTTTCTCTTATTTTGTCTTCTAAATCCCACAATTTCAAATTGGTATCGTATAATATCTCAAACAATTTGTCTTTTATTTTTACTTGAGGATTGTCATTTTCAATCAATCTTAATTCTGTTTGAATATTAAAAAGCGCTTCTTGGTTTTTTGCTTTTTGCCTTTTAATATTTAAAATTGTCACTTTGTCTATTATTTCTCCAAAACTACAACTAATTTTACAATTCATTTATTGATTTACATGGTAGGGTATTTTTGATTGTATTTAAATATTCATATTTTTATTAATTATATTACGATAAAAAGAATTTCATAATTGGAGAATTACCTTTTCCCGATAAAAAATTCCGCAATTCACTTCTCCTTTGCTTGAGATTTTTATTCTCTTTTGTCCAAAAATATAAAACATAAATAAGAAATAGACATACTGTAAAATAAATGTCGTTTGTTCTGATTTTTGTCTTTCTTATCAGGTAAAGAGGTGAGATTTTTGTCACTAATATTACAATCATAAAACCAATTATATAAAATAGCGGAACAGCGTTGTATATCAATATACACAAAATAACTAAATTGACTATTAACCCTGAAATCAGAGCAAATTTTGGGTTATATAAATTTGGAAAAAGTAAATAATATAATAAAAACCACGCAAAAATCCAATATGTAAAAATTAAATCGGCGCTTTGCAACATTATTATTATTTTAATTTATTTTATTTTTAACACACAAAAAATGTGTTCTAGAAAAAATTGAAATGGTTTTCCAGGTTTTTGTGGTACAGAAAAAACAACCTGAACAGAGCCTGAAATTAGCGATAAAAAATAAACCAAAAAAGACAAAAATGGAAGATATTCAAAAAATCGTCCAGTTCCTGTCACAAGAATACAAATTCGACGCCGACGAAGCATGTGAAAAGGTAAACAAATTCCAAGAAACATCAAACATACCTCAGAAAAAGACAAAAACAAAAACAGAAGAACAAACCCGCCCCAAAGTTGTTTTACCATTTTGTGGAATGGTTCAACAGAACTGGTGCCAAGCTGTTCGCAAAAATTACGGATTATATACACAGTGTTCGCTGCCAAAATCGAAAGATAGTTTATATTGTAAAACGTGCACAAAGCACGCACAGAAAAATAACGGGGTTCCGCAGAACGGTGATGTGACTTTGTTGCCTCACCCGAAAGCTACAAATTACGCGCTAATCATGAAAAAACTGAAAATCACGCGCGAAGATGCTGAACTGGAAGCGTCAAAATTGGGGTGGAAAATTCCGGAAGAGCAGTTTGTTGAAACATACAAAAAGCGAGGACGTCCGAAGCGCGAGCGCAGAATTATCACTTTAAGCGCAGATCCACCCGCGGACGGCGATGATATTATTGCGAGGCTCTTGGCAGAGGCAAAACGAGAAAAAGAAGAGCCCAGGATTCCGGAAAAACCGAAAGATCTTAAAGAACCCGAAGACGAGCCACAAGTTGCCGAAGAAGTTCAAGGTGTAGAAGAGACAAAATCTGAATTGTCAGAAGAAGAGTTTGAAGAAGAAGAAGTAGAACTACAAGTTTCAGAGATCACAATCAAGGGGAAAATATACTACATTGCCGACGAAGGAGACGCGCTATATGATGTAGAAACAGAAGAAGAAATCGGAAATTACAACTACGAGACGGGGGAGATTGAGTATCTATAGATAGTTACTAGACACACACTTGTTTTTTACTGCCTTCTGCCCTCTTCTATTTTTGTTCGGCTAGTTGGCGACCCAGTTTCGTCGTGTTGAACTTTTGGCGGCGCTTTTCAGCAGCAGCTTCAAATTTCTCCTTTGCTACCTCCTCGCGAAGACGCTTCCATTGGTCCTTCTTACCAGCTACCTCCGCTTTAAGGCGGCAATTGTCCTCAGCAGCCTTCTTGCGGTCTCGTAGTATATCCAAGACTTCGTCATCGATATAGTCATTTTTGACAATGTATTGGGAACCGATTTCATCCCAACAGTCGAAGCGATCGATGAACTCGAGGCAAATGATGGGAGGAATATCATCGGAAAACGACCAGCCCATATAATCAGATTCGTAAACCACATAAAAGGCTGCGTCTTGGAGTCCACACACCTCGAGCAAGAATATCACTTGAGTGGGGTAATTAATCCCAGCATCGAGACCACGCCGAATCTCGTCAGTCATCACTCGCTCATTGTCGATGAAGTCCCAGCGTTCGTCAGAGCCGACCCTCCCCTTTTTTTTCGTGGCGGTGCCCTTTCTCTGCTCCAGGATGGGGGCGATGTAATATGACCAAGGCGTCAGACAAATTTTTTGCAATGGTTGGTGTGGTGGCACCTGGATAGGATTCTTCCTAGCCTCAGCAATAAGGTCAGAGTAGGTCTTCTTGAAAGCGCGCCTATTAGCCTGGTCGTTCCAGCTGTCGAAGGATAAGAGAACCATGGTGTCGACTAAGAACAGATTGTAACTTCCATTTAGCGATACATAATGAGAATTCTTCGTTAACGATATATAGTCAGCGTATCGGTCCCACGCTCGTTGCCGCAATTACACCATTAAGAATTTGTCGCTAAGGATATAAAGACAGCGTATCGGTCCTTTGCTTTGCTGAGTCTTTTTAGAGAAAGAAAAATAGAGCATATGGCGCGGAATTAACAAGACGGGACGATGGCAGAAACGAGGAAGAGACATAAAAAATAGAACGGCACGATGAATGTGTAATAAGAATCAACTAAATTTATAGTGTGTATGCGTGCAAATCATGTGCTAGTTAGTAAATCTGCCGGGTGGGTTCGCCACGCCACCCCAGCATGGTGGGAATCGCGTAAGCAACCGCTGCCGCTCCGCCATAAACGAAACTCTGTTGAAGTCCGTTCCAGATGGAGTCGACCCACTTGAGCCCGGCACAGAATGGTGTGTCGAGAATGCCGCCCAGATTGGTAATGGTCGGCCAATGGCAGTTCCACGCACGTGCGTAATATGCGCGACCATAATTGACCGCAAACATGGTGCACAAGATGAAAAGTCCCTTGATGAAGCCGAGGATCTTGGGTTTCCAGTACTCACCGGCGTTACGACCCCACAAAGTAGGCTCAAACCAGTCTGGATCTTTCATGGTTTTCTTGTGGACGGCGTAAACACGCGCGGCGAGTTCTTCCTTGACGATCTGGCGGTTGTTGTTGTCCCAGCAGCGAATACCTAATTTGGCGGCATCGGCGGCAATGGCTGCGGCGCTGGAGCTGAGGAGAACCACATATTCGGGTTCGCTGCGCGAGAACTTGTATGGGTGGTTGTCTCCGCCGAGCTGCACCGCCACCGAAGAAAGCATTGAACCTTTGGGCGACGAAATGTCGGAAACAACCTGATTCAACTGCTTGAGTGCATCTGCGGTGGCTGCCCGAGAAAGTGGCGGTGGGCTACCCGCGCGCGGACTCGTCGTTCCGCTGCTATTGCTGCGACCACGCGATGCCATAATGCCGAGCAACCTAGCTGAGGCGATTTACAAGTATTTGGACTTAAATAGAACATTCGAAACCCGATAAACTTACAACAGGGAGGATAGAACGAAACTCGGAGAACCACATGGACATTTACACCGGCTCTATAAATTTGCTGAGAAAGTGCTCGGCTTTACTCGTCGGTGTTGCATAATTCTCGCCGTGTTGTAACATGCCGTGGCGCGCGGATTATTCAATGCGCTCGGATGGCGAGGAAGTATATTTCACAACTGAGGAACTCGCCAAAGAATTCGTGTCGTTATGGGCTACTTACGCGCAAGAGGAGAAACTCGTAATACACGACGCTTGCGGTTTCGTTATTGACGACGACTATCCATGGTGTTGGTACGTGGAGGAGGTTTCACAAGAAGAGTTTGACGAGGAGTTTCCGATGGAAGATTTGCATCGGGCTCGTCCCACCATTTACACGAGCGCGGAGACCGCATTCGAAGATTGGAAGACCAACCCCTATCTTCCAATGGGATGCCCGAACGGTCTTCCGGGAAGCGAAAAGCAAGCGCTCCGTGACCCCGAAGCATGGCTCCGCTTTGTGGTTTCTCAACAGTCTCTTACGCCGGAACAAAGCCGTGTGGTGTTCATGGTATTGGAATCACTGTCTACCAGCATCATTGCGAACGTGTTGACGTGTGAGAACTCTCGCAAGCTTCTCTTCATTGCCGAGGAACATGGACGAACTGATAACGATTCTTTGGTACTCGAGAACTTCCCGATTTACATCATTGACCACTACAAGACCGACCTTCTGCACTACATCGACAAATATGTCTTCAATTTCGGATATGATTACTGGATGTGGCGGGAAGAAATTAACGACTATTGGACCTACTTATGTAAGTTTTATATCAAGAATTTCCCCGACGCATTTTCGGAATTCGTTGGCACTGCGATGGTTCCTCGTCTTACTACGGGGGAAACGAAAGGCATCGTAGCAATGCTCGGTCTGATCGTCTCCTTGGACCAGACCATTCTCATCAAATACGCAAACGACATCCTCGACGCGGTGAATGAAATAAAATATGTCGATGACGCATGGTCATATCTGGGGGAATATGATGAACAGTGTCCTCCAAATCAAGATAAAATCTTGCTCCTTCAGTACTGGCTCTTCACGGTGACTGAATAGAATTAATCTAGTATAATTAGTCCGTGTTCGCTCTGGGTTTATATTTTTGGGCGCTTGGACTTGGGCAGCCCGTCGCCTTCGTCATCGTCAACAGTTGTGCCACAGACCGCTTGGAACGCCTCTTTGACGCTGGGAAGGGCTTGCTGAAGGCGATGTACCTTTTGTTGAAAATGTGCGGGACAAGATCAACGGACTGCGCGATGCCTGTTCGACGAAACCCTCGTCGACGGAACCCAAGCGCAAGCGTGCGAAAACATCCAAGTAAAAGAGAGGGGGGTCGCGTTTGTTTATTTTCTATCTAGTCCAGGACACCCTACTTCGACTGCGGCGGGGCGGCAAGCCGGTGGCGCTTCTTTACACGACCTGCAATACCAATATCGTCATCTTCATCTTGTTCTTCCTCCTCGTGTTCCTCCTCCTCATCATCATCTTCTTCTTCCTCGTCTTCTTCTTCTCCAACATGACCGTATACCTTGACCATAGATGATGTGGGTGTCATCGTTATTATCATCCGTTCACTTTCAAGTTCACACATAATCCCGTCAAAACGAATCCATCCGCGCACAATCATGCTCATCAACTCTTTTTGGTTCGAACAAAAGGTTTCTTCCTCCCCGCCCGAATTGATCCGGTCCCAAAACTCCTTCTCAAAGTCCTCGACGGTTGTCTCGAAGTCGTCAGAAGTTTCTGCACCAAATTGCTGGAACAACGGTTGCGCCCCGCCCAGTGATATGCCAGGTGCAGCATCATAGCTACCCTCGCCGATGAGAATCCACTCTTGTTCTTCGCCTTGTAAGAAATGAATTTTCTGTCCATCATATGAGGACCCCCAACCATCTCCGATGGTTTTGAGAACACCACTGAGCTTCAACTCTTCGATCATTTCCACAATTGTGTCATGAATAGAGTCGTTTGCACTGCGTGGACCGCACCGGCGCCATTCGGCAATCTCAGCCTCCTCGTCCCACACGCCGAAGCGTGAGTTACCAGAGCGCTCATGGACAACATCCACAAGACGCTTCCCATCTTTACCCTTGATTGAGAGGTGATATGATGATATCAGTGTTTTCGTGTTTTGGAGGGAATGAGCAGTGGGAACGCACCTCAAATGACATGTTCAAACTCCCACCCATTGTCTTTACGCCGACACCCAGAGACTAAGACTGAACAGTCAGCGCCGACAAACTTTACACTGAATCTATATCAATAGCGAACATGTCTTTCTTATCGCCAAATACAAGAAAAGATGGCAGAGCTCAAGGTGTGTTTTCGCCGCGATTATCTCACGCGACTTGTTTCACACCACTTTTCCGCCCCTCAAAAACCTTACAGTTTCTCGCAGAATGCGTACCTTTCGCCGCGGGAACGATTGAAGCAGCGGGCTCATTTCCACTTCATGTTTATCAACATTTGCACGAAGCGGACTTGGACTACTCGCTGCCACCATGGCGTTACAACGACATCGACGTTTTCGTCACTGCGCCACACGTTTACAGTGAGATTGTTGAGTCATTCGAAACGGCTCTCAAAGAGCACGGTTATCACGTGACCCGCCGCAAAATCAAACGGTACTCCGGACCGTGCGGAAATGAAGAAATTGACCGTGTGTTTTCGCAGGGTTGTCTCGGTGATATTCGGCTTATTGACTACACGATTGAAGGGATTCCTTTTGATGTGTCTATCATCAACAACACCACGCTGAACAACGTGAACGAGGTGACCAGCGCCTTCGATATTTCGGTATGTGCTATCAGCTGCATCGTGACCGACCCGGATTCACCAACATTTGTGTTTGGATGGGGCACTTTGAGTGGCTTTGATCCGGCTTCCGATATTATAAGCGGAATTGCACACGTCCAATACTCTACCGAAAACGAGAAACGGATTCAGAAGTACCACTCGCGAGGGTTCACGAAGTTCGTGTCCATGGCAAATGTCCCCGAAGAAAACTCGCACGAGCAAGCAGAAAAAAGGTAATTAATCAAGCTTTTATTCCAAAATTCGGTTTGACTCATTATGTTCCGCCACCTTGCCCACCTACCAGGATTGAATTTGAAAAAACATACTGCCAGAAAAGCAACAACTCGGAGGTCGAATACTACAATCTTCAACCAATCGCAGCCGCGCAAGACTATGAGACGTCCAATGAGATCACGATTCTCACGCTCAACTGCAATTATAATCTGGACGGAACAAACGCCGACCAGATTGCGCCTCTCATCTACGAGACGGGAGCCACTTGTGTCTGTCTCCAGGAGGTCACGCGCAAGCTCGTCGAGCAACTCCAAGATGCTGTCCAGGACTTCTCCATTTACACGACAATCTTTGAAGACGAATCCACTTACGGGTTGGCGATGTTGACAAAGCACCCCATCTCGAACTATTCTTCTTTTCCGCTCCCCAGCGAACAGGGGCGCAGAATTGATATTGCCATTTTCGACAACTTCCTGGTGACCAACATCCACGCCGAGTCGCTTATGAAAGGCGAGCAACTCCGTTATGAGCAGTTCAAGTTCTCGGGGGAAAAAATTCAAGAAATCATGGACACCAAGAACATTGATGTATGCTTTTTCGTGGGCGATATGAACACGCGCGACGAGACGATTGAAGGTTTTGAAGACGCAAACGAAGGTGGTCCTGTGAATACTTACCAAATTCCGGGCAAAAATATCCGCTACTATGATCGCATTTTGAAGATTGCAAAAGTGCCGGTCCAAGTCCACGATTGGTCTGTGCTGGAGGAGCGTGACATTTCCGATCACCACCCTGTCCTCGCAAAATTGGAGGTTTAGGTGTAAAAATTGAAACAGAATATAAATAAAAAGAAAAGTGACAAACAAATTATGAATAATACAAGCACAAAGGAGAAAAAGAAAATAGTCATTAAAAAAAAAATAAAAAGAGTGTTGACTGAAAAAGACAAAATTAAAATCATGGATAAAATCACAAGACAGCATCAGAAAAACAAGCGCCGAACGGTGACTTCGCTAGATCCACTAAACTTGTCAGATTAAATTGGAACTATCAGATCAAATGTGGAGGTGGGGGAGAAAATTTACACCGGCTCTATGACTTCTCCATTATCGCTAATTATTGCAAACACTTTCGCCATGAACCCGCCAGCCGGCGCGCCCACAAACCATGAAGCGGAGCAACTTCGCCCGCAGCCAACCTTACACCGAAAGCCGAGAGGACGACCTCCAAAAGGGACAGTTTGGAACGCTTACATCGGCAAATATGTGCCAGTCCACAATCCCCCGCCGCCACCGCCACCGCAATACAACCAACAAAATCGGACAAATTCAAATAACTCGTCTTCTCGGTCGCAGTCCTGGAACTCCGACGAAATGATAGAAATCGCTCTCGGCATTGGGAAAAAACAGAATCCTTACCGCGAATGCACCAGAAACATGCGCGATGCCTCAGGACAATACAAGTCTGGATTTTACAACCCGCAGATGGACCTGTCGCCGCCGAGTGTTCGGCGCTCTATTTCAGACCAAGGAGCACGTGTGTTTACCCGCGGACTTCACGGAATCCCCGCTCCATTGCGCACACAAAACACCACAAATGGACTTGCCGAGTTTTCTCCATTTCTGGAACATTTTGAAGCAGAAATGCAGTCATGGTATGGCAGAAAATCAGAATCCGAAAAAGCGTTTTTGAACGCAAGCAATGACACCCGGTTCTTGATGCGAGCGATGACGAATGCGCTTGACAATTACTTGTATTTGAATGGATATCGGGGTAACTAGATAACTAGATAAATGAGAACGCTTTGTCATTTTTATTTTCTCTTTTTGAATATTTAAAAAGGTAAAAATTGTTTATCCTATTTTTATTTTTGTCTTTTTTGAGAAAAATCATTCAATAAAATCCAAGCATCTGTCTGACAATTCCATAGCTTGTAAAAAAATTGAAACGGTTTTTGCCTAAACAGCCCTAGGCAACCTACACCCATAATTAATTCTCTCCAAAAAAAATAAATTTTGCGATGGAAAAATCAGATTATTATCACGGCATTCAAAGTCTCCTCGACGCAGCAAAAATTCTAGATGAAGCAGACCCGGAAAATAAGCCAAGCAAGACCAGCAGCGAGAAGTATTTAAAAACTCAAATCATCACCTACATGGGTAATAAACGAAAAATATTAAAACACATTGACGATGTAATTAATATCGTAAAAGAAGAATTAGGTGTCAAAGAACTATCAACTGGCGATGGGTTCTCCGGATCAGGTATTGTATCACGACTTCTAAAACAGCACTCTCACTCTCTATATGTAAATGATATATCGGGTTATTCGGAAACCTTGAATAAATGTTATTTGGCATCACCGGACGAAAATTTACAAAAAGAAATAAAAGAAAATATTCAGCAAGCAAATATAATTGCTGAAGATAAAAATTATGGAAGGTCGTGGATATCAAAACATTGGGCACCTCAAAAAGACAAAATTGAGCCGGGTGAGCGCGCATATTATACCCATGAAAATGGGCGGCGAATCGACGCTGTTCGAAATTATATTGACACGTTGCCCGAACATATTCAACCATTTATCCTAGCTCCTTTATTAGTTGCATCTTCAATTCATAATAATACCAACGGACAGTTTTCGGCATATTTCAAAGATGAACAGGGAATTGGCTCGTTCGGTGGCAAAAAACAAGCGTGTTTATACCGAATTACAAAACCCATCCAAGTAGATGCGCCCATCTTCTGTGATAAAAAATGCGAAATAAATATTACAAAAATGGATACAAATAAATGGGTTACAAAATTACCCGAATTGGATCTGGTCTATTACGACCCCCCCTATAACAAGCACTCATATAGTGTATATTACTTCATGTTAGATATCATTAATAACTGGGACTTATGTGCTGATATACCAAATACAAACAGGGGACAACCAAAAACTTGGATTAAATCAGATTATAATAGCTACACAAAAGCAAAAGAGGCTCTCCTACAATTGATAAAAAATACCAGATCCAAGTATGTGTTACTTTCATACAACAGTGGTGGAATTATTCCTATTACCGAGCTTGATGTGTGTCTACAACAATTCGGAACTGTGCGTAAAATACCAGTCGAACACAAAACATATAACCGCCTCAAAGGAATTGGGGATTATAAACGTACTGGAAAAAAAGAGAAAGTAGAAGAGTTCTTGTGGTTGGTCCGAAAAATATGAGAGTTGTTCCTGGTTCTATAATGTATATTCATGTTACGTGTTCTATTTTTTATGTCTTTCGCTTCTTCCTAGGAGACGTGGATTTGTTGTCTTTCCACATTGACACCGCAGCCGATGCCGTAGTGTATATTCTCGGATATCCGTCATCATTTTTCCATTCTTCATACACATCATTAACTGTGAGTTCTTCCACCTTGGGACGCTTGGACGGCGTGACTTGTTCTTCGGCTAGTTTTATAAATCCCTGAGAGCTCTTCTTGGTCGCAAAGTAGAAGATCTTTTTTGGTCTTGTAAATTTGACAACCCAAATGGACGGTAATGGTTCCGCGGTTTCGTCAGCCTCGTCATTCGCCGCTTCCTCCTCCTCATTTTCGGCTGCCTGAAGATGTTGCAAAAGCCAGTCTTCGTCCACCACTTCAATCCCTTTTGCTTCGGCGTCTTGACATTTCTTGGTTCCTTGAGTATTACTTACAAGAATGTTCACCTTTTTGGTAATGCTTGTTGCTACTTCCCCGCCGGCGGCTAGAATTGCGGTCTCCAGTTCTGCGCGGCTCTGAGAAAATTTTCCGGTAAGACAAAGAACCTTGCCGGTCAATGCTCCGCATTGGGGCGCGGTCTGCCCCCTCTTCTTTGGAGGCATGGTTGGTTGGATCAGGTCTGTGAACCGCACTGGCTGCCTCGGGCTGACTATTTAAAACTGGCTCTATTGTTCTTGTTGCTGCGCAATTTGTGCGGCGAAAATGGCTTCCCAAGAAGAAAAGACGCCGGTATCGGCAAGTCCCACCCCCCCACCCGTTCCTGACTCGGGACTGATAACCACACCACAACAAGATTCCGCGCCCGTGGATAGCACACCAGTGTCCAAGAAAAGCTCTACCAAAAACTCCAAGAAGCCTTCGGTTGTGATCGTCCAATGGAACCAAAAAGATCTCACCTTGCTCGAAGAGCGTGCCGATGGTTATGCCCAATCCCACGAGCGAATCCAGAAACTGGGACGCACCATTCGCGACATGAACAACATGCCATCTTTGTGCGTCTTTGAAGAAATCCGAACCGGTGGCGGTGGTCTGCGCGCTCTCACCGAAATCGTCAAGTATTTAAACACCGAAACCTCGGACAACACGTGGACCTTCAAGACTTCCGGTGAAGTAAACCCGCAAGGACGCCGGCGCGAACTTTACGCTGTTTTATGGCGCACCAGTGTCATGGGCGACCTCATCGCCGACAAGGAAGAAAACGGGCACCGCCTCATGACCGACGGCTTCAATCCGGTGGATAAACTTCGCGCCACAAGCCGCCGCCAAGATGCCGCCGAAGAAGAAGAGAAGGAGGACACGCTAAATGTATTCAAGATCGGGCAGGCAGATATCAATATGAGCGAGGCGACCGAGTTGTGGAAGAACATGGACAAGTTTGGCAACGTGAACCTGTATTTTGACCGCGCGCCCGTTCTCTTCTCGTTCAAACCCCATTTCACCAACTTTGAGATTCATATTCTCATCACCCACGGCGCCACCGGCGGCGAGTCCAAGTCCCCGTACCAGAACATGATTGAGAGCGCCTTCCTCCAGAGCATCGCCACGCAAGCAATCGAGCAGAACGAATACCTCGTTTTGTTGGGCGATTTCAACACCGCCGAAGACCATAACCACACCGAGCGCATGTGGGACGCGAATATACCGCTCTCCACCAACCCCGAAGAAGATGAACCCGACGAACAAGCCCTTTTTGGTGCCATCAAGAACAAGTTCCTTGAGAACTATTACCGCGGTATCCATGCAAGTCTTCCCACCAACGTCTACCCGTTTCTCGCCGGCGGGAGTTCGGTGCCCAAACACAACGACGACATTTGGGTTCCTTACGACGACCAGTTCATGGATATCGTCAACCTTGAAGGACAGATCGACGGCATCGGCAACAATATTGAGGGTATTGTCCACCGTATTCCCACTTTTGTTACCCAGACTTGGGAACTCAAGTCACGCGCCTACTTCAACCAGTTGGGCGTCGCCGAACTCCGAGGTGCCAGCAAGCACACACTCAACCGTCTTCTTTCCATGAGCTGGAGCGACCACCGCCCCATTTCCGTCAAGTTGACTCCGCGTTCCTTCCGCTTGGTCGGCGAATACTACGAAAAGTGCAAGTCTCCAACGGCGTCATCGGTGAGAAAGTCATCCAGAAACAGGACGCCTAATCGCACATCGGTTTCCCCGCCGCCTGCACGACCAACCGTCCTCGAGATGCTGCAAACTGAGGAATCAAAGGCTGCACCCGAACCACAAGCACAAGTTGAGACAAAAACCGAAAACGAATTGGACGAGCACTTTATGTCCATGTCGGTCAAGGACGAATTGAACTGCTAAAGCTGCCGAGAAGATAAAGTATAAATATATTATACACGGGAAAATAGTATCATCGCAGCGGTATCTCTCTTAGTTGCCGGCGTCCACCCACTTTCCATCAACCCACACCTTGCCCTTGCGCGGGCGACCCCGCGGTTTCTTGTTTTTGGGCGACTTGGTCACAGACGGCTTGGGCGGCACACCCGACGAATCGGGCACATATTCTTTGCCGTTCCACGCCTTGCCTTTCGGCGGGCGACCACGCGGACGACCTCCGGATTTGGCGGCGGCGGGTGGTGGCGAGGAATCCGTTGAATCAGAAGCACCGTCAACCCACTCGGAACCGTTCCAGACCTTGCCTTTCGGCGGGCGACCACGCGGACGACCTCCAGGTTTGGCGGCGGCGGGTGGTGGCGCTGACGACGACGAGCTCGCAGAAGAATCCGTGGAAGCAAAAGCGCCGTCAACCCAGTCGTATCCGTTCCAGACCTTGCCTTTCGGCGGAAGATCATCGCCCCAGTTGTAGCCGTTCCACACCTTGCCTTTCGGCGGGCGACCGGGAGGGCGACGGCGGGATTCGCCCATAGTTTTGGCGGTGGCGGCGGTGGGTGGTGCCGAGGAATCCATGGAGACCGAATCTTTGTCTTCCCAGTAGTGTCCTGTCCACACCTTGCCTTTCGGCGCGCGACCGGGGGGGCGAGGTTTTGGTGGTGGGCGGGCAAATGGTCTTTTCTTCATCTTCACCGTTTCCACTTCGCCGTCCGATTCAGATTCGTCGTCGGTCTCGGAATCGGATTTCTCCACTTCCATTTCGTCCGCGAGGTTTCGCTCGGTGGGACGAATAACCGGCTCGTTTTCTTCGTCGCTCTCGGTCTCGCTCTCGTGTGCCGGAGACGGCGGCGGAGATGGCGATGGCATTTGCGGAGGTGGTGGTGGCGATGCCGCGCGAGAAGGAGATGCGCGTTGCTTGCCGGATGAACTGGACGCCGGCGGTGCTTCTTCTTCCTCCTCTTCCTCCTCCTCGCTGCTGTCGCTGACTTCCGAAAGAACGTAGGAAACCGCCTCTTTGTAGAGTCTCGGCGGCGCACCGACCTTGATGAGGATGCCGGGCAGTTTGTCGGGGCTCTGCAAGTCCGTGTAAGCTTCGAGGAACTTCTGAAACGCGGTGTTGGCATGGCGATTGCTCTGGCGCTTGTCCGGATGAATCATCCGAGAAATCTTGTAGTACTTCTTCTTCAACGCTCTCGTGTCCACCTGAGAGACCGGTTCCATGCCGAACATCTGAAATGGGTTTAAGGTTCCCATGATAAACTCAACTGCGCCGTCGCCATCGTTCGCGGTCAGGAAAGCGTCCATGGTGCCAATATGATTCGCCAATTTACAAATATCGCTGAAATGTGGTTATCGCCGAACAGTGCTTCAGTCAAATTAATATGTATGTATTTTATAAACACTTTAGAAGGAATATGCTTCACTGTAAATATTGTATTATAGGCGGCGGGCAGAGTGGTATCGCGGCTTGTAAAACATTCTCCGAAAATACAGATAGCATTGTTGTTTTGGAAAGACAAAATGAATGTAGTGGAATGTTTTGCAATATTAAAGAAAAAGACTACTTTCGATGGTCTACATCAAGTTACATGTCGGGGTTCAGTGATTACCCAATGGACACGTCTAAGAGTTGGTTTTCAATCAGAGAGTATATCTCATACTTGGACCGATACAAAAAACATTTTGAATTGGAACGTTTTTTCAATTATTCATGTAACGTAACAAAGTGCACACAAGAAAGTGATGAGGAATGGATTGTGCGGTTTACAAGAAATTATAAAAAAGAGGAGTTGCGTTGTAAATATCTCATTGTATGTAGTGGTTTAAATCAAGTGCCAAAGTATCCTTCGATTTTACATAATCAGAATAATGTTTATCATTCGCAGGAAATATACTATATGGATAAATATGAATGGAATTCTAGATTTCAGAATAAACGTATTTTATTGATTGGTGGGTCTGAAAGTGCGTTTGACATTGGACATATGCTTGTTTCTATCGGTGCGAAAGTGACGTTCGCTCAAAAAAATTACATTGAATGGTTTTCTACGGGCGACGAACCACTATTAAACACAGAGAAAGTCAGGAAAATAAATGAGCCATGTTTCAATAATATCTACAAAGCAATTAACTCTACTCATCCCACAGATACTTTATTATCGTATGGCGAATATTCAATGCCCGAGCCATTATCTGCATTATGGCATGAATATGGAAGATATATTCTTTATCATCTAATTCATGATACTAAATGTAATATATGCATTCATTCAAATGATGCTCTGTGTGAAGCAACAAACACGCCAAATAATTTGTTTCAAAAAATGATTGTCAAACGAACCGAATTTTTGTTAGATATACACGAGAATAAAGTAAAAGTAATCGAATATCCGTCAAACATTTCAAACGGTAGAGTAGAATATGATAATAAACATATTGACGTGGACACTATTGTTTGTGCGACTGGATACCAGAAATCTTTTCCGTTTCTAGACCGGTCAATTACTGACGACGTTTTTATTAAAAAAATAATACCACAAAATACGAAGAATATTGCGTTCATTGGATTTGCGCGACCTACAATGGGTAGTATTGCACCATTGGCAGAAATGCAATCGTGGTGGGTTCAAAAATACTTTGAAGGATGTCTTCAATATTCTTTGCGTGAAAATTATATATTTCGAACTATCAATCCACTGAACTTAAATAATGAACATATTGACTCACTCGTTATCTCTTGTTATTATCTCAAAGATCTTGCAAAAGACCTTCGCATTGAACCCAACTTGTTGAAATTGTTTTTCAGTGATTATGAACTATTTGAAACCATTTATTTTGGTTCCTGTCACCCAATGATATATAGAATACATGGCGATAAACAATATGAAGGTGCGCGAGATACGTTGATAGAAACTTTCCCAAAACTCAAAGACAGAAGAAAAGACGACAGGAATTACTTGTATTTATTCTTTCTTGTAACAGTCTTTTATTACCTTATCATACTGGTTGTTATTTTTGTCGTATTTTATATTTTTAGAAGAAAATGGAAAAGCATTTACAATATTTTTAAACAAATATTTATTGACTGAAAATCCACAAGTCAATAATTCCAACTTTTATTTTTTACTTTTTTGGAAATTTACAGAATTGGTTCAGTCCTTCTCCCCCCCCCTCAATATAACTTTTTCGAGTCACCATAAAATATAAGAAAAGTTATATTTTATGCTGTTAAATGTTATATAAAAGTTATATTTATTTCACATTGATAAAGTAAGAAATATTTTGGAATATAACTTTTCTTATAAAAATATAACTTTTCTTATATTTTTTATAAAGAAAATATAATTTAAATATATAAACTATTTCATATATAATGAAAAAATATTACTGTGAATGCTGTAGTTTTTCATCTCATATCAAGACACATTACGAAAAACACCTGAAAACAAAAAAGCATCAAATGTTAGCCGAAAGTCACCATTTAGTCACCCCAAAGTCACCATTTAGTCACCATTTAGTCACCCCAAAGTCACCATTTTCTCCACCACCATCATCCACATCTTCGGAAAAATTTCAATGTAAGTATTGTAATAAGTGTTTCAAATTTAAACAAGGAATGTATAGACACATCAAATACACTTGTAAGAAAAATGCCGATGAAGATTTCCAAGAACTTGCTCGCCTATTAAATGAAAAAGATAAGCAACTCGCGTTGAAAGATGAACAAATGAACAACCAACTCGCGTTGAAAGACAAACAAATGGACAAGCAACTTGCACTGAGAGACAAGAAAATGGAAATGATGCAGAAACAAATAGACAAATTAACAAGCAAGCTTCAGATTCAGAATGTCAACCAGGGTCTTATTCATAATGGTAACAATACGTTCAACATTCAGATATTGAACCATCAAGACACAGACTATAGTCATCTTACACCGAAAGACTATATCACATGTATAAAGGACTGTAACAAGTGTGTAAAATCGCTCATAGAGAAGGTTCATTTTAACGTAAACAAACCGGAAAATATGAATATTTATTTATCGAATATCAAAGGTAAATACCTGATGATTTACAAAGACAATGCCTGGCAAATCCAAGATAAAAAATCACAAGTGGATGAACTGTATGATAACAATGAGTTTGTATTGGAAACATGGTACGATGAATATAAAGAGAAACATCCGGACATTATTGCTTCGTTCCAAAGGTATCTACAAAACCGCGATGAAGACGAAACACTGAATAATATCAAGGAAGAAATACTTGTGATGTTGTACAATAAACGAAAGATGATTGCGATTGAAGGAATTCCCAAAAATCCATAGATCAATATTTCGGACTTTTTATTTTTTACTTTTTTTAAAATTTACAGAATTGTATTTTCCCTTCTCCCCCCCCCCTCAATATAACTTTTTCGAGTCACCATAAAAAGTAGTAAAAGTAGTAAATTATGCTGTAAAAAGTAGTAAGAAAAGTAGTAAGTAGTTGTTACTATAAAAGTAAGAGAAAATGATGTTTACTACTTTTTACTACTTTTTTACTACTTTTTTTACTACTTTTTAAATATAAAGATAATACATATATGATATTATGATTAGTAATTATTATTGTAGTCACTGCGATTATGATGCGAAACAAAAGAGTAATTATGATAAACATTTGAAGACAAAAAGGCACCAAAAATTAGCCGAAATTAGCCCAAAATTAGCCAAAATTAGCCAAAAATTAGCCGAAATTAGCCATAAATCAGAAAAAGAGATCCAAACATACGAATGTAAATATTGTGATAAAGTTTTCAAACATCAATCATCTTTATGCAAACACATAAAATACACTTGTAAGAAAAATGCCGATGAAGATTTCCAAGAACTTGCGCGCCTGTTGAATGAAAAGGATAAGCAACTGACATTAAAAGATGAGCAAATGAACAACCAACTCGCGTTGAAAGACAAACAAATGGACAAGCAACTTGCGTTGAGAGACAAGAAAATGGAAATGATGCAGAAACAAATAGACAAGTTAACAAGTAAACTTCAAATCCAGAATGTCAACCAGGGTCTTATTCATAATGGCAACAATACGATCAACATTCAGATATTGAACCATCAAGACACGGACTATAGTCATCTTACTCCGAAAGACTATATTACGTGTATAAAAGATTGTAACAAGTGTGTGAAATCTCTTATAGAGAAGGTCCATTTTAATGTGAATAAACCGGAGAACATGAATATTTATTTATCGAACATTAAAGGTAAATATCTGATGATTTATAAAGACAATGCGTGGCAAATCCAAGACAAAAAATCACAGGTAGATGAATTATATGATACCAATGAGTTTGTCTTGGAAGCATGGTATGATGAATATAAAGAGAAACACCCAGACATCATCGCGTCATTCCAGCGGTATTTACAAAATCGTGATGAAAATGAGATGTTGAATAATATCAAAGAAGAAATTCTTGTGATGTTATACAATAAGCGGAAGATGATTCCGATTGAAGGGACACCGAAATAGTGTTTCTATATAGAACGATATTTTAAACTATAACATAGACTTCATAAGATTTATTTCTTTTTCTTGGGTATTTATTATATCATTTGCTAAATGTTTTACTTTCATAGAATCTGTTATGTTGTGTATTTTGCGTGATGTTGTCAATGCTGTAGAATGATGACTAATCATACGTTTCAACCACTGTTTATCGTCTACATATAATTGTTTTCTGAGAAGGAATATTGAAATAGTTATAGACAGAACAATACCAATCAAAAATACCACTTTGTTGAATTGTCCCATTGAAAAATAGTGGACAAGTTCGTGTGCCCACATCATATTTGAAGCCATCAATAATCCACCGTAAAAGAGAGTTAATGAAATATATAGATCATCAATACGATATGCTAATATATTCATTGGATTAAACAACATTCCAACAACGATCATAATAATAAACATAATTACCTGATATTTAAGCACCGAACTTTTCATTTTTCTTTATAATATAATAACATTTTTGATTTAGTTAACACACATAGAGTAGAGTAATCGGTTTTGAAAGTAAACTAGAGCTAAAGTGAAAACATTGCTGAACAATAGTGGGTAATCGGTCTTTTTCTTGGATTTTAAAATAATGAATACAACACCAATCATCGACATAACTAAAAGAACAAACATAATGACAGACATCAAGTAAAAGAATACACAATATTCCTTGCTTAGCGGCGAAAAGAAGATTTCGTTAATTTTATCCATTATATAGATTATACTCCTATTATATTTTCAGAAATATAAATATAAAGTTATTTTGACATAATAATGTTAAATACTACCGACAATTATCAATGAAAATTTTATATTTTTTGCTATTTTCGTTAACAAAAGCATGGAATATTCCAAGTGGTTCTATTCGAACAGTTTCCGGGACTTTATATCCAAGCAATCCAGGAAAAAAACGAATATTCATTGACATTGACGGCACGATATGTGATACAGATGACAGTAATTATCGTTGTAGTCAACCAAAATTTCAAAATATTGAACTATTCAATAAATTTCTGGAAATAGGTCACGAAGTTCATTATTGGACGGCGCGGGGTGCAAATTCGGGTAAATCATGGGATGAGTTTACCGTGGAACAGTTACAAAAATGGGGTGTAAAATACACATCTATAAATATGGGGAAACCACATTACGATGTTTGGATTGACGATAAATCTATTAATCCAGATGGTTAACTGATTTATCTATTTGAATTTTTTGCCACTTATCAAACGAATCGTTGTAAACAATCCAAAAAAGAGAACTAAACCATGAATGACAAAGAAAATCTTGTTAATAATTAACCAATTCTTCATGTCAGCCGAGTGTTCCGACTCTTTGAAACTATTGTAAAGAAATAGATTTATAAAAGACGAGCATAATAATAGCAAAAACGAAACAATTGATAAGCCAACAGAATATAATTTACTAGCACCCCTGTAGAATCTTGAGTAACCAAGGGCGGCAAACGACACGGCGGTCATGAGTGCAACATTACGTATTGTTGTCTGGTAGTACATAATCAAATCTTTCTCGCTGTCCAAGTTCATGTTATATATATGAGTTAATATTTTCTATAATTTAAAAATAACAATATTTACTAAGGTATATATACATACATTATGAACATTTCAAAAACAAAAGTCATTACAATCAATAATAAAGACAAAGACAAACACGAACTAAAAGAGAGCAAAATGGCAATTTGTCTTCAATGTCAAGGAATTGGTTATATCAAAAAAAATAAAAAAGACTATATGAAATGTATTATGTGTTGGGGAGATCTTTATATATCTAAAAACAAAGTTGCCAATATTTTAGGTGGTAACTAAACCCAAAAAATTGAATAAATCGCTTTCAAAATAAGAAGAGAGTATCTCTCATTTTATCCTAAAACAATGTGCACTTCTGGGAAGTCAATCACCGAATTAGAGGATTTGTTCAAATATGATGAAATGAATACAATTACAAATGTTGACGAACAAACTATTGAAAGTTATTTAATCTCGTTGTCTTTTCTTGTCAAGGAACATATTGAAAAAGAAAACGAAACTGAAAACGCCAGGCTTGTCGTCAATAAATTAAAAAAAAAGTTTCCAAATTATCTGCAAAAATGTACAAACAAACATCAATGTCAATATAAAAAGACGACGCTGCTATTTTACTACAAGAAATTTGTCTTGTTGGACAAAATCAAAGAAGACAAATTTCTAGAATTAATGTTGATGAAATCGCCTAGTCGCGATGTATCGGGAATCAATCAAATTACCATTTTGACATCTCCACATCCAGAACACCAGAATTTTAGCTGTAAACATGATTGTTATTATTGTCCAAATGAACCAGCACACGAGGGAAACAACTGGACACCTCAACCACGCAGTTATTTGTATAGTGAACCCGCCGTCTTGCGGGCAAATCGCAATAAATTTGAAGCCGATTTGCAAACATTTGACCGATTGAAATCGCTCTTAATTTGTGGGCACAAATGTGATAAATTGGAATTTATTTTAGAGGGCGGAACCTTTACCGAATACCCAAAACCCTATTTGTATAAATACTTTCGCGATTTCATTTATACTTGCAACAACTTCTTTGAAATTATCAAATATGGATTTGACTCGCCGCAATTGGTAGAGCGTAAAACATTGGAAGAAGAAATCACAATAAATAAATACACCCGCTGTAAAATCATTGGTATTTGTATTGAAACGAGACCGGACGCGATTTTATTGAACGATGACGATGGAATTCCGTGGATCAAAACACTGCTTAACTGGGGTGTAACCCGACTACAATTGGGCGTCCAACATATTGATAATAGGATTCTGAAAAAAATAAATCGTGGACACAACATAGAAAAAGTAATTGAAGCCATTGAGATTTGTAAAAATAATTGTTTCAAAATTGACATTCATATAATGCCGGATTTGCCTGGAAGTTGCCCTGAGATTGACAAGGCAATGTTTGACGAGTTGTATTTATCGCCGAAATTTCAACCAGATCAAATGAAGGTCTATCCGTGTGAGGTAGTTCCGTGGACTGTTATTGAAAAATGGTATAAATCTGGTAAATATATACCTTATGGAGAAGACAAAGATCTCATCCAGGATGTGCTTTCCTATTCTATGAAAAAATGTCCACCGTGGATACGGTTACCACGAGTCATGCGAGACATTCCAGACCAGTATATATCCGCAGGATTAAAATGTGGAAATATAAGACAAAATATTGAAGGAGAAAACGGATTTGTTGGAAAAGATATTCGGTCGCGTGAAATTGGTCGTCATCCTCAATATATGCTTAAAGATGCCAAGTTATTTGTGAGAAAGTATGAGGCGTCAAATGGAACCGAGTATTTTATTAGTGTTGAAAGTAAAGACAATGTCGCGCTGTTTGGGTTTTGTCGCCTTCGCATTATTCATCAAAAGCGCAACTCAAACGCTGTATATGATGACACACTCTATAATATGGGATTAATTCGCGAATTGCATGTTTACGGTTCATTGGTTGGTGTAAATCAACTAAACCATACCAACATGCAGGGGGTTCAACACAGTGGAATTGGACGAAAACTTCTTAAAAAAGCCGAAAAAATTAGTATGATAGCACATTTTAAACGCGGGGTTGTCGTCATATCGGGAATTGGTGTAAGAAGTTATTACGAAAAACATGGTTACTTTCTTCGTAATAACTATATGGTGAAACAATTCAAATGTTATCATCTGTATTTGTGGTCTCATGTTGTTATGTTTGCGATAATTTATACTTTACTCGATACACTCGTAACCGTGTACCTTACAACAAAACGGTAACACATATGTGCCCTTGTAAATAGTGCAATTTTGATCTGAACAAAACCCGGGGATAGCGTTAAATGTATTTGCTACTCTTTGTGTAGTATTGGCTTCTACACAACCATTTTTATTTTTGTGTTTTATAAATTTGAAAAATGTTGTTTGGTTACCTTTGGTGTTAAATGCCAATAAAAAATAAATTAGCTTCGTAAAAATCATTTTATATTTCATCCTTTGTCTTTTATTTTTATTTACTTTTTACAACGGTTATTATTAATTTTCAAATCTAAATGTCCTTCTCTCTATTTCTTTTTTATCCATATTGTTTACTTGTTCATCACTTAAATTATTATAATAAAACACAGATGGTTGAGGTCCAGATTTATCAAACTTTATAAATTTAAGTTTTTTTTCTGAAACCATTTTCTTAAGAACAGTAGGGAAGTAACAATTGTTAAAGTTATCGGTTTGTTTTTCTTGTTTATTGCTACCAGTATAGACAAAGTCAGATATTTTTAACATACTAATTATATTATCTTCAAATAGCTTGTCTAGGCGTTGCATATGATTTCTTGCTTCTTCATTTCGTAATCCAATAATCTCCCTTTCCCTGTCATTTTCTAATTTAATATATTTTTCATGATAATTTTCATCTACAGATTTTATTTTTTCTTGCAAAGTTGTGTTCATTTTGTTTCTTTAACTAGTTAATTGATTGTCTGATGTTGTTTTCAATTTTTTCTCAAAATCTACACACTCTTACGAGGTGGGACCGCGCTACTTGAACGAACACGTTTTAATGCGTTTTTAACATCGTTTTTTGGTTTGGCGTTAAAACTGAGAGGAGACGAGTAAGCCTTCTTACCAATTGCCTGCGCCTTTTTCCTCAGTAAATACAGAGAACTGTCTTGATATACTGATTCTTGTTTGCCTTTGTGGGTGCTGTCATGATTTTCTGGACCAGTTTTTGGAGTTCTCTGGTATATTTGACGCATCATTGAAAATTGCCCACCACTAGAAGACGTTTGTCCTTTCATCGGCATCACATTTTGTCCACTAAGCACATTATTATTGTTTACAGAATTCTTGCCAACTGTGGCTTTGTCTGTTGCAAAAGATGTCATTTTAATATATGGTGATATAATTTATATTAGTATATTATTGAATTTAAAGAGTGTAAATACTTTCCCAATAAACTGTCTTTTTCTATATTTTGGTCGGGCACTTTGGGTTCAGTAGATTTGTCTTTTTCACCAAAAACAATTCTATTATTTTTTGATTGAAAACAACCATAAATGTCTTTATAGGAATGTGGTCCTGAAACATTTTCGTTGATTACTTCATTTACACGTTTCTCGTTTATGTCTGTAAATAGCAACTCATATATAAGCATCAAAAGCAAATCATCGCAGAGAAAATACGCGCTACAACATGGAATATAAAGTGGTGATTTTATTTTTACAATATTTGCCAACTTGAAGAAAATATTACTTGAATCATAACACTTATTTCCGAAAATATAGTCCGGTAAATTTACAAGATGTCCTTTGTCTTCATTTATCATAAAGGCGCTGTGATTAAAAACAAAATTTTCTTCCAAAAAACGCTCTTGTTCCTGTTGTTGTTTTTGTTGTTTAAACAATAGTTTATCGTGCGTATATGTTCGTATCAAGTAAATATATTTAGAAATAGAATAAGTTTCATTTAGTTTGACTATATTTGCATATCCATGTAGTATATCTTTATTGTCGTCTTGTGTAAAATAGCGATTGAATTTGACATTATTCACTACACTTTTAATATTGTGTTTCTCGTAGATCTTCGCAAGTTCATCTTTGTCTTTTATGTTGATATTATACATGAAAATATTTTGATTATAAAGGTGTGCGTAGTTATCAAACTGTCGTTTAATCTTATTGTCTTTTGAGAGGTAATCTTTCATAGCATCTATAATAATTACATTTGAGAATAGGTCTCTTTCTACAAACATCTTGGTCAGCTCAAAACCGAACCAATTGAAACCACCTATAATCAAAATATCGGTCATTGCTTTCACAATAAGAGAAACATGATAAGTATTATTTAAAATCTTTTATCTCTGTTTATTGAAATTGTAAAATATACTATTATTTTAATGAAGAACAATACCAAAAAATCATCAAATATAAAAAGACAAACGCGGAAGAAAGTAAATAAAAATAACAAAATATACGTATCAAATCCGTTTGACAAACCACAAAAAGACAAATATGGTTATGTATCTTTGTATAAATGGGATTATCCAAAAAGTCAACTTATAAAATGGAATAAGAGAAACAAAGAGAAAAAAGTAGGGTTTACGCCATTTACGCGCGATTCTACTCCTAATAATTGTCATATAAATCCGTATAATAACAAAAAATTACACTGTTGGGAATATAGAGGTCCGAATAGTTTGTTTTTTACAAGCAAACAAGAATTTGAAAATGAATTAAAATATAGATATTCAAAATTGAAAGAAAAAAATAAACAATCTGTAAATGATTTTGATATTGAACAACTTAGAAGAATCAAAAATTCCATGCTTGGTTACAAAACGCAAGATAAACAAGATTTAATTGAGATCAAAGTTCATGAAAAATATTTGTTAAAGCCATGTATAAACAAAAATTGTGAAGAATGTTCTGATGGAATTAATGATGCAATATCATGTAAAAATGCAAAACATCTTAAAAAAATTGCTGAAGCACAAGGAGAATTACCCTTCAGTGGTGTTGGTTATACAATTGATTATGAAAAAAGAGGAAATGTTCAAACAAATAAACCGGCATATGTAGGAGTACCAGAGTTTATTGTAACACAAACCAGCAAAGTAACTGTGATCCCTGTAAAAGTGCATAATGGTGACAAAAAATTAATTGAGATTTATAAAAATGCGTAAAAAACAATAATATGTTATAAACAATTATTACATATTATAATATGGATGCTGAGCAAGAAAAAGTATTGAACCGTCTAATCAAAGAAAATGATGTTCAAGACAATACAGAAAAAATAAAGTCATTGAAACACAGTTCTAAAATCAGAAACGATGTTGCAGTGATTCAAAACGCAAAGAGAAAAATGAAAACACGAGACTTCAAAACATTGGACAAAGAAGTCATTCACAAGTGTTCTTTTTTATATTCAAATTATCCAAATATTTACAACAAGTTACTGAAAGACGAAATTGATATTAAGATTCTTTATACATTTCTGGATGAACTTGCCAAAATTGAGAATGGTGATCAAAATCAACACGAAGCATCATACAATATTGGTATGTTATTGAAATCCATGTATGTGGACAAGAAGATCGGCATCGATAATTCAAAAGAAAAGTCCAATGGAAAATCAGGAAAAAAGACAAAAAAAGTGAACAAATTAAGTTATTCTGAATATAAAGAAAAAATTGGTGAAAAAGACAATTAAGAAGTAATTTAAATATGTTTTCATAAGTAACACTATCTTATCTTTGACTAAGATGCGTGATTCATTTCCATATCAATATGTAATATATTACACAGAGTCTTTTTACTATTTGTGTTGCTGGTGTTTCTATTATTTTGTATTATGTGATACAGATAATGTTTTATATAAATATATTGAACGTCTTTCCGACAATCGGAAGATGGTGGACTGTAAAAGTCGGATTATTAGTTCAAGTCATGCGATCATTTTGTCTTCTTTTTCAGTTTTATACTTGAATAAAATGATAAGTTATGAATACTGGACTACCTTTTTACCAGTGTGCTCTTCATTTGGATTATTTGATTTATCACTTGTTACAATACATTATTCAATATTCAAAAAAGCATACATTCCAATATTAATTCATCATAACTTACTTATTTTTGGACCTCTTTTGGTAACACCCGAGAATTCACATATTATGGCACAAGCATTTTTGTTTGAAATTACTGTTCCTATATTGGATTATAATTGGTATTTGTATCACACAAATCAAACACAAACAATGGTATTCAAGGCAAATAGTGTGGCATCTATTTTGTCTTTTTTTCTTTTTAGAGTTGCAAATAATTGCTATTTATTGACACAATCTCTCCAATACAATCTAAAATTCCAGTTTGTTACTTTTATGTTTTTGTTATTGAATATACATTGGTTCTTAAATTTAGTTAAATTATTTGTTCGTCAGTCATAAATGATTCAATATATAATATAAAAGTGCAAATGTAAACATATCAACAGCTATTATGTCTTTCATTGACTCTTTATAGGTCATGGTTTCAAACTGATTTGTTTCTATGTTATAAATCTCGCGGCTTTCTGTATTATTATAATGATTCTTCAAGAGTAATAAAATTGGATCAATAAATCTTTTCATTATATTGTTGATATCATCTATGTTTTTATTAAACTATTTTTACTTTCATATATTTAGTCTCATTTCCAAATTACTTTTGTGAAAGCCGCATTTTTGATAGAATCTCATATTTTCTTCAGAACAATTCAAAATTACTTTGTATGTTTGTCTTTCTTTGGCAATATTTACAAGATAATCAATGAGAAATTTTCCAAAGTTCATGTTTCTATATTTTTCATGGACTACAATATCTTCAATGTGTCCCACACAACTACAATTATGAATCAATTTGTGTTCTATAAATATAGTTCCCATTGCAACCATAACCTTGTCCCCGGATTCAATATCATTGTAAAAACAGCAAATAATTCGATGATCTGAATGAAGAGAAGAACACACTTTGGAAAAAGATTCAAGAGAAAAATCTTCAATTGTTTTGGTTAAAAAAGACAAAAGAGACTTTGATTCTTGATAATCATGAATTTGAACATCTCTGAATACTAGTTGATTTTCCATGACCGACTTTCTTGATATAAAATTAATAAAATCAAACTGTTAAGTATTTATTTCAAATATACTAAAATTGAAATAAACACAAGTTTGAATACAAGACCATCCAACACATCATGAGTAATAAAACGCTGGTCATTGTCGAGTCTCCATCCAAGTGTAAGAAAATAGAGCAATATTTGGGAAGTCAATACAAAGTCATCGCAAGTTATGGGCACTTTACAAAACTGGATGATTTACAGCAAATTAATTTTGACAATTTCAATATCAAATATAAAATCAATAATCAAAAAGTGGTCAAGCAAATGCGTGATAGCATCAAACAAGCGCGTGATGTAATTATTGCGACCGATGATGATCGTGAAGGAGAAGCGATTGGTTGGACAATTTGTCAGTTTTGCAATTTGGATGTAAACAAGACCAAAAAAATTACGTTTCAAGAAATTACCAAATCCGCGCTGATGAGTGCGCTGGAAAATATTCAATATGTAAATATGGACCGTGTAAAAAGCCAACAAGCCCGACAAATCTTGGATATATATCTAGGTTACAAAATCAGTCCAATGTTGTGGAAATATGTACAGCATAAATTGTCGGCGGGTCGTTGTCAAACCCCCGCGCTCAAACTTATTTATGACAACCAACAAGAGTTTGATTCTGCCAGTGATGATACCGAATATAAAGTAAATGCTAGTTTTACTTCCAAGAATATCCTATTTTCACTAACATCAAATATTGAAAGAGAACATATTTTACAATTTATAAAAGAACAAAAAGACAAATCTTCGTGGAAAATCAACAATTCCAATATCAAAGAAGTAAACGAGAAACCGCCACAAATCTTGATTACCAGTTCACTGCAGCAAAAAGCATCCAATATTTTGAAAATGAGTCCCAAGATGACCATGAAATGTGCTCAAGAACTCTATGAAAATGGTTTTATTACTTACATGCGAACCGACAGTATTTGTTATTCAAAAGACTTTATAAGTTCTCTCAAAAAGCATATTCACGATTCTTATGGCGCTAAGTATGTAATGCCAAATATTGAGCAATTGTCGGTAAATAAGAGCAAGGGAAAAGCACAAGAAGCCCACGAGGGTATTCGTGTTTGTGATTTGAATGTGTCCGAAACACAGTTGAAAAATGCCAGCACCAATCGCCTGTATAAGTTCATCTACAAGCACTGTATTCAATGTGGAATGTCCAATTCTGTCAGCCAAGATTACGAATATTTTGTGAATAGTGGATGCGCGTCTTTAAGTTCGCCAAATAAAGAACTTATTTACAAATATAAAGAAAATCTGATGATATTCGACGGATGGAGAATTTTGGAAAATGAGAGCCAGCGAATTTGCTACCGAAATTATTTGGATAATTTGCATGCTAGTGGCACGGAATTTGGTATGAATTATTTGGAAGCGAGTGAGAAGTTGATTTCTAGTCCCAAACATTTGAGTGAGGCATCATTGATACAGCAGTTAGAAAAGAGAAATATTGGACGTCCGTCTACATTTTCCAGCATTGTCCAAAATATACAAGACAAAAAATATGTGGTGAAAGGAAATATTGAAGGACAAAAGAGAAATATCACAAACTATAAACTAACAAAGGAGAAAGAAGTTGTGGCAATCGAGAAAGAAGAATGTTTGAATGCAGAAAAGAGTAAATTACAAATAACGCCACTAGGTAAACAAGTATGCGAATTTTGCTATCAACATTTTGAGTCTATCTTCAATTATGAATTCACAAATAGCATGGAAAGTGGACTGGATAATATTGAATCGCGGGAAATCAGCAATTGCGAACTTTTGCGAATCTATATTTCAAATGTGGAACAATTAATCGAAGAAACAAAGACAAATTACAAAAATAATCCAGACCAGGTGAAAAAGGTGTGCGATACATCGGTCCATTGTGGGCAAATAGATGGATTCGCAGCTTATATTAAAAATGGCAAGTATGGATATTACCTGAGCCATGGAAAAGGTGGAAAGACAAGAGTCAGTTTGAAAGATTTCAAAGGATTCAATATTGAACACAAAATCAACGCACAAGATGATGTCACAGAAGACGAGTTGTCACTTATTATAGATTTCATAGAAAAAGGAAAGGAAGTGAAAAATAAGAGCATTTTGGTTGAGTTAAACTCTGAATATTCTATACGAGAAAGCAAATACGGTTATTATGTTTTCTACAAAACTAAAAAAATGAAACAACCAAAATTTATGAAATATAATGATGAGAAGGATGACAAAAAGGAGATGAGAAATGCATGGATTCACGAAAATAATGTTCAAGAAATTAAAAATTATCTTTGTGAAAAATATAAAATCAATATATAGTAGATAATGAGTTCAACAGGTGAAAGAACTTCTAGTGTTATCCTTCGCGAAATAATTAAAGAAAAAATAATGGAAGAAGAATCGTTTTCAGTGAATGTTTTCACAGCATTTACAGTGATTGGTATAATTTCTGCATTAATTTTTAATGGTGAACATACACAAGATCTAGACTACGGGCTTTACGGTCCAGCAGCTGTTGTAGTTTGGAGTTACTTGACCGCGCTTATTTCTATTGGATGCATTTTACTTATCAAAACTGTTAGAGAGCCGTCGTATGTTTTTTCGGCAACGACCAGCATCAGTGCACTAGCCACTATATTTTTGATGATATGGATTGTCAGCATGAATTTAAAGTATTTCAAAAAAATAAATATGAATGCGATTCCAAGCCACTATTTTACGTACTCGTGGTGGACATCTGCTCTTTTGTTAGTACAATCTGTAATTGTATTCTTAACAATGGGAGGACCATTTTCGGATCCTGAAAAAAAATCTCTTCTTTCTAGAATAAGCATCTTGAACAATATAATTATATTTTTGTCTTTTGTTTTGGTTATGATTCAACAAATCATATTGGATAAATTCTCTGTCGATGTATTGTAATAAAACTTGTATACAAGACCGACTGAACTATCACTTTCCCAGACACCAGATATTTTGATGTAAAATCGTTCTAAATTAGGATGATGTAAAAATGAATACAAATATGGTTTCGAATGAATATCATTTGTCAAATTGTAGACAATGTTTTTGTTTATTGTGTTATTGATTGACGTCAATATCTTTTTTTCAATATTTTCAATATGTTTTATAAACTCGTCATTTTTATTAATAACTACCTTGTAACGATGAGAATCTTGTTTGATCGTAAAAGAAGTAAAATTGAGTTTCATAAGTATGTATTTTAATGTAATGTTTTTGTTTGAATATAATATCTTGTAAAAGTTAATATAATTTTCATTTTGGTTTTTTATTGGTAGTTTGAAGACAAGATTATTATCATTAATGCAATCGTGTGTAATAATATACTCCATGATGTTAATATATTATAATTATTTCTATTTAATTATTTTAATATAAGTAATTTATCTTGTGGTAAGTAATGAAAAAATATGTGGAATATTGTAAAGATTGTGACGCAAAACAATACACAAACATTTTGACAAAATACGAAAACAAAAATATTATAGTTTACGGAAACAATGTCATGAAAAACTATATTTTCACTTTGCATGCACTGAAGACACTCAGTAAAAGTGAATTAAAATACAGCAGACGAATCGCAATAAATTATGGTGGGGAAGACATCTTGTTCAATATAAGTGACATTCACTTTGAGGTTGATTTTAGTCTACTAGGTGTGAACCAATACAATATTTTTCTCACGTTGTTCAACCACATTAAAGAAAACATGATTGTAGATAAAAAAGTATTCTACATTGTATGTTTGAATTACCAAGATATCAAACTGGAGTTGATGAACATTTTTTACAGTTTTATGGATGAAACTAAAATACGTTTTCTCATTTTGACTACCGAACTGTCTTTTATTTGTGACAAAATATTTCAATCATCTTTGATCAAAAAGGTAAAAGGAGAAACAACTCACGTCAATGAAAGTCAAAAAACACATATACAAAAATTAACAAAGATTATAGAACAAAAAGACAATAACTCACTATTTCAGCTTCGAGAACATCTCTATACCTTTTTGACATTAAACTATAGAATACATGAATGTTTTACAGAAATAATCTTCAATCTAATTGAAAATCAATATATTTGTGAAAAAAACATTCATTTAGTTCTAAAAAAATTCAATAACTTTACAGAAAAATACAACAACAACTATCGTCCAATATATCACCTGGAATCGTTTATTTTGTTTTTAATAAACTTAAAAAATAAACAAGAAAAGAAATGATGACACTGCAAGAAAGTTGTAATTTGTTTCAAATACATAATATAGATGAAATTGATCAGAAAACTTTGAAAAGAAAATATCATAAAATGTGTTTGAAATATCATCCTGACAAAAACAAAAAGCATCAGCATCAGCGCGAAACTCAAAATGAATTTGTAAAAATGAAAGAGTGTTACGAAACTTTAAATGCTTATATTGAAACGAACCAAAAAAACAAATATCAAAACTGTCACACTGAAAAAGGCGGAGATCGGGTTCAACACGCCAATATATATGAAACCTTAATTTCTCTTATCTCTGTGGAAAATATTGAATATGTTCTCAAACTCATCGACAGTTACAAAATTTACATGAATCATTCGCCCGAAGTAATAACTCTCAATGTGACCATGAAACAAGTTTTTGATAAATGTGTGTATGTAACCAATGAGCATTATATTCCACTTTGGCATAAAATTATACACCAGTTTAGTGTCAAAGAACAAAAACATATGATTTACATAATAAAAATGAACAATGTTCCTCCTCATGTGTGTGTAATGAAAAATAACGATATTATCATTAAGATACCGAAAAAAAGTATCAACATAAATGAGTATAATGTGATTAAAATATGCGACAAAGTAGAACGCGATGTTTACATATCAGATAGTGATTATGAAAAAGCATTTTTAATGCTGAGAGAAAAAGGAATACCAAAAACAAATACTAATGATATATTTGATAGTTCACAAATGTCAAACATTCATTTGCATTTGATTTGAAATCTTATAAGCCTTTACGGAGGATCGAACTCCGGACCTTTAGTTTACAAGACTAATGCTCTACCACTGAGCTACAAAGGCTGGAAAATATTTGTATTTTTATGATTTTTTGACTTCTGTGCAATAAAAAATAATTTTATGGTTTTTCTGTAGTATTATTTTTATCTTCTGTGCTTTTTATTTTCTTTGTTTGTGATTGTCATTTTTCTGTATATTTTTCTTTGATATAAACTATTTAAGTTGACTTCTTCTTGACAACTCGCTTCTTTTTTGGCTTTTGTTCTGGCTCTTCCTCTGCTGGTGCCTCTTCGGCTGGAGCAGGCTCTTCTGCTTCTTCAGATGCCGAACTTGTAGTAGTTTCCTCATTTTCACCTTCCTCATCATCAGATTCTACCATAGTTCCACCACTTGCTGGTGTAGTTTCGTCTCCACTTGAAGTTCCTTCAGCCATTTTACTGGAATCTTCATCGCTTAGTGGAACATGACAAACACCCTTTCCCACCTCAAGTTGAACATTTTCCTTGTATTTTGCCTGGAATAGCTTCCACGAAACACCAAAGTTACCGTTTGCCATCCAAATACCTCCACATTGAAGAACACATGCAATATTACTCGCTTTTTGAATCACCATATCAGGCGAGCGTCCGTCTTCATTTGGAATTAGCAAATTGTTTGCCATATCAAATAGTTCAAACTTGTATTCACCATCCCACATTGGAAGTTTGACCTTGAGTGTCGGAGCACGAGTAGTATCTGGTTCTTGGGTTTCCGGATTCTTAGGATACTTGAGAATCGGATTCCAGAATGCCTCTACAACCTCACGACTTTGCGATTTTCCAAACCAGTCCTTACTGTTTTGGACCGCATCATCAAGAATCTTAGTTTCCATGTTCTTGATCATATTTAGCAAATCATTGGTTGCCTCAGTCGCAAACTCTTCACGTGGAAATTGTAGCGAAATTGAATACGAATTGCCGTTTGGATTTTCAAACACATTGACTCCCCAGTTCAACATAATTGGTGTGGAAACCATTAGAGAACGCTTGGTATTTGAGTTGATAATTCCAATGCTCTTGCCGCCAACAGAATTGACCTTGACCTTGGTGTAAATCATGTCGTTGGCAGGAGTGAAATCGGTAGCAGATACGATGGCAGCCATGTTTGTTGTTTGCTTGCTTGACTTATACTGACGGGGTGTCTTTAAATCAATTTTTTTTTTAATGGCGCACATGGTCTTAAAGTGCGAGTTTTATAATTACCGAGTTTTATATAAACATAAACATAAACCATATAATTATATAATTAAATTATAGTGATAACCATGGAAAAATATTTCAAAGTTCACAATTATCCTATTCCACCAAATAAAAAGTGCAAAGAACCTGTAAAAAGTAAAAATTGGTACTTTTTGTATAAATATAATTTTACAATACCTCAAATAAAATCTATTTTGAAAGAAAATAAAATACCACTTGGAAAAAATAAAAAGAAAAAGGAACTTTTATACTACACTATTAACATGCTGTATATCTGTAATCAAATCAAGAAAATACAAACATGTTGGAGAAATCATTTTATTCGCAAATTCAACAAAACATTGGGTCCTAGTTTTAAAAATAGAAAATTATCCAATAATATTGATGATTTTTACACTGCTGAAGATCTAGATGAAATTGAATATTACTATTATTTTAGTTTCAAAGATAATGATGGTTTTATTTACACTTTTAATATTGTTTCTATACATTCCCTTCTTGAAAAAAGACAAAATGAAAATCCATACAACCGAAAAATGTTTTCTAATGAAATTGTTAATCTTGTTCGCAAGCGCATGAAATACAACAAAATATTAGGTAAAACATCTGTATTTGACGACTATAAACCGGCAGAACTAACATTTCAAGACAAAGTGACTAATTTATTTACCCAAATAGATGAGCTAGGAAACTACAGTAATTCATCTTGGTTTATGGATCTAAATTTAATCCAAACTAAACGATTTTTATATGAATTATTTGAAATATGGACATTTCGTGCACAATTATCACAGCAAAGAAAGGCGGAAATTTGTCCACCAAATGGCAACCCATTTCAAGGAATTCCTACAACAGCATATATGACAACAAATCAATTTCATAGTCTAGAATCGTTACGAGTTATGTGCTTAACAATTATGGAAAAAATGGTATATAGGGCACATAATGATTCAGATAAAAATATTGGCGCGTTGTATATTCTATCTTCGCTAACTTTAGTGTCCATAAACGCACGCAATTCGCTGCCGTGGCTTTATGCTTCTGTAAATTATATTAATTAGCCTAGAAAACTACTTAAACACAAGCACACTTATATAGGTATAAAACCAACAATCATGGCAACCGCACCGACTAAACCGACTACCAAGAAAACCACCAAGGCTTCGTCCAAGACCACAACTAAGCCTTCCAAGAAGACTACTAAGACTGCGACCCCTGAGGTGGCGCCTCCTAAGGTTGAGGAAAAGAACGTTGTTTCTGAGACTCAGCCTGTATCGACAATTGCCCCGGACGCCACCACTATTGAGAGTTCGCTCACTGAGAACCTCGCTGTTCTTGCTGAGAGCATTCAAACGATGACTGCTCTTCTTGCTAAGCTCAAGGGCGATTACAAGGTTCTTGAGAAGCAAGTTCTTAAGGAGGCTCGCTCGATGGACAAGGTCAACGCTAAGCGCAAAAAGAGCAAGGGTTCGCGTGCTCCGAGTGGTTTCGTCAAGCCAACTGCGATTTCCAAGGATCTTGCTAAGTTTCTTGGCGTAGCTGAGGACACCAAGATGGCTCGCACTGATGTCACCAAGATGATTACTGCTTACGTGAAGGACAACAAGCTTCAAGCCCCGAACAATGGTCGCAAGATTATTCCGGACAAGAAGCTCATGGGTCTTCTCAACTGCAAGGCATCGGATGAGGTCACCTACTTCAACCTCCAGAAGTACATGAAGCCGCACTTCATCAAGTCAGAGTAAATTCCGAATCTATAATGGTTTGATAAAAAAATATAAACTTCAGATTAAAATAAATTAAATAACATCATAATATTATTTGCACATTTTGTGTAACTAATATTATTCACATTTTACATTTTTAAATACTTTTCACTTATTTGTCCATTCCTCATTTTTTCTTCACCTGTTTTGTCTTTTTCTTATTTTGTTTTGATTGGAATTTTTTGATCATTTGTTTAGTTTCTTTGATAGACAGACGATTTCTCATACAATTCGGCAACATCTCGGCTTTCTTGATTACATTTTTCAACAGTTTACAAGATGGATCAATATTTCTCAATTTCTCAAATGTATATTTACTGTGCGACTCACATGGAATTCCATTTGCCATTAGTGTATCGCTGAAATAGTTTTCAGTAAATATGTGATAGTATGTGAATTTTTTCTGTGTCATTGTTCTGTCTTCTTTCAGATGTTTCATTGCAGATACAGGCGCATATTTATTTAAATGTGGTAAGTAAACACAGTGATTGTATGTGAGATACAAATCACGATTGCATATATATTCTGCGCTCAATTTACTGCCACTCGGAATCTTATATGGATATTGGTTTCCATTATTTTCTTGCGAATACTTTTGAATATCTAGGAAATTCAATGGCTTATTGTCTTTATCTAATAATTTGTCTTTCTTTGGATCAAGTAACTCAATATTTTTGTAGCCATTGGTTGTCAATATTTGTGTTCCTTCCAAGAAACATGGAACGAACTGACCAGTTCCACTACCACCACCATCTAATGAATAATTCCACGAATATGTATATTGAACATCATTGAATGTATTATTTGTATCATAAAATGCACTTACATCTACAAATACACCAATTGTGTTATTAGCACTCGCATCTACCGGCGCGGCTGTTACTGAAATATAACTATTACTGCTATCAATCGATTCAATTGTGCGAGATATGATTGTAGTATCCGCATTCAAAGGTTCAATGCTGTTCAAACTTATTTCAACTGTTGTACTAAAGACAAAAGACAAATCAATATAGCTTATATCCGTTGTACCACCACTACTTACTTGTCCACTTGTGATGGTCAACGTAGGTGGTTCTGGCGCAACCGGATCAGTTGAAATAATCTGTGAACCAAAAATAATTTTATTAATGTCAGTTGCTTGATAAACGTCGTTAGTTCGCCATTTTCCGTCAATATTGCCCGGATTGGCTATAACACCCCCATTGTTACTACTTAATGCAAATATACCTTCTCCATCTACCACTGTTGTATATTCAACACCATCAATTGCAACAATTGCAAAATCACCAACATTTGCTAATGGAATGTATGTTGCCGATGGTTTAGTGGGATCTTCAACTAATGTACTCATATCAACTGGTTCTGTTTGATTTGATTTTACCATGACAACTTCTTCAACTTCGGCTATTTGTTCCTCGGCTGCTGCCGTTACAGCAACTGACGATTTGTCAATTGTAAGGGTTTTCACACTTTCAGAAGCAGTTGCGAAAATCTGATCTATCAATTTGGTGAATACCTTACGATTTTTAATTTTAATTGCAGGTGGAATTGTAATTTTAGGCGGTTTTACGAATGTTGGATTTCTTGTTGTAGTATTGGCAGTATCATTATTGTCATTATTATTATTATTGCTGTTATTGTTGTTATTATTTCCACCAGCATTGGAATTTTCAGTAGCAGCGACCGCAAATGGACTTGCAGTATCAGGTATAGTAAACGCAGCCGAAATAACCAGGTCAATGTCAGAAGAACTTAACCTATCTTCGGCAGGAATTTCTGCATCATTTTCAAAAATATCGGCAATTGTACCAGAATCCTGTTTTCTTGAGAAGAACTCATATGAAAAGGCAAAAGTATTAGATTGACTATTTGTATTACTTGCTCTATCAGTAACAGAATCGTCTTTCAAGAATATATTTATAGAACAATCTGTTGTATCGTCTAATGGTTGAATTGTCAAGGTAAATGAACTTCCAGATGTATCACTTAAATTTGAAACAACTGCGTTTGATACATCAAAATCTGACAAACTTAGTCCATTAATCGTCTCGGAACTTGTAACCGTCAGACTTAAACTGGTTAAATTAGTAACATCCCCATCACTTAAAATAGACGAGCCAATAGTAATCGCCGGTACAATTGAATCATAATTCCATTCAAAATTATAAGAAACATCATTTTCATGATTTCCATTATCAACTACATATGCTCCACCTTGCGGTAAAGTTAACATAATAATTCCTTCATTCACAGACGGAGTAACCGTTACTTGATAAGTAGTTCCTGAACCACTGAATGCTGCGATTGTACCGTTTGATATAACAAGGCTATTTTGATCAAATACAACAGCCGCTTGGTCAAATGTTAATATAAAATCTATTGACGAAATATTGGTATAGTCTCCTTCATTTATTTGCGAACTGGTTATGACCAATTTAGGAATAGGTGGATTATACGTCCATGTAAATAAATTGGATTCTATATTTGGCTCGCCCAGTGATGTTTCAACCGCTCCACCAATAATAAATGCACTTGTTGGAACACCTTGTGTATTACTTGTAATTGTAAATGTTTTAGCACTTGAATCCACATTGCTTATAGTACCATTTTCGTAAGAAATATCAGCCTCTACGAAATCAACAATTGCTGATGTTGTCGCCAATGATAATGTAATTGAATCATTCGCAAATGTACCATTATTTGTAACATCACTTGAAGATAATGTTGCGAGTAAATCATTGCTATCAAATATCCAATCAAATTCATTTGAATCAACCGTATTTGTGTTACCAGCACTGTCTGTAATTGAATCCGCAAATATAAAAATAGAAACTGTATCATTTTGCGTTGGATATAATTTCGCAGTATAAGATTCCTTCTTACTTACCTCACCCTTGAATCCCATATATCCATGATTTAGACACTGATAATACAAAGGAGATGGTGTATTTTCATCAATTGTAATCGTAGTGATTGCTCCATTTGTACCTGGATTATCAGTGTAAACAACTTCGTCGCTTGTATAAATTTGGTCTTTTTCCGCAGTTGTGTAAAATCTCAGAGGATGTGTGGTATTTGTAGAATCAGATTGATCAAATGTATATGTTTGACCAACAATGAAATCTATTGTTGGTGATTCCACACCATTTAAGAAATATCCAGATGAACTTCCACTACTATCGTATGGATGAGAGGCTGTCTTACTTGCAACAGTAACAGTAAAATTTGTAGTATGATTCACAAATGTATTAGTTTTTGTCATTACGCCCAATGTACCATTTGCTACATTCGCGTCATCGCTTAGAACAAAGTCATCCACTGGTTTACTTATTGTGAAATAAATATTAATGTAAGGATCAGACGAAGATGCACCATTTGCTATATCAGGTGAAAATATTTCCACTGTTGGCGGAATGTTATCATAATTCCAGTTGAAAGAGACACTGTTTTCATTTCCATTTCCATATTGTTCAGTATAAGCATTTTCAGGCACTGTAATATTAATACTTGTCACACTGTTTGGTGTTACTCTTACCGAATATTCTGTTGCGGAGATTGCTGTGAAATTAGACAAGCTCGCATCACCGGTTACTACTATGGAAGATTCAGTAAAATCACTTGTATCCATTGTTGAAACAAAAGACAAATCTACAAACGACACATTATTTGTTAATCCAGATACTTGCGAACTTGTCATGGAAATCTTAGGTCTTGTATTATCATAATTCCAATTAAAAGACAAATTATTTGTACCTGTGATATACTTTTGAAGTCCACGACCAGTTGTAATTAATTTATTAGACTGCAATTCAATAATTGCTGATGTTGGAAAGTAAGTTTCTGTTTTTATCGTAAATGTCGTAAAAGTTGTATCTGTAGAAATATTTGTAATTTTACAGTTAGTTACATTGAAATAACTCTTATCAAAATTGTAAATACTTTCCGAAAATGTAAATTGTAACCATAATTGATTCTTGTTAATGTTGTCTCCTGCCGAAACAGGATTTCCATTTGCATCATTTACTACTAGAGAACTTATTGTTAAATCGGCGGAATCGTAACTCCATGTGAATACATTACTTGTATTATTTGAATTCACGGTGTAAATATCATTGTATGTGCGAGTTATTATGTTTTGTGGAATAAATACACTTGTTGATTCGGTGATTGACGATGAGCCTAACTTGAACGCAATCTGAGATTGAGAAATGATTGAAACATCAAACACATAACCATTTGTAGCTGAAACATCGAACTGAGAGAAAGTAGATTCTACGCTGTTACCATGAAGAACTTCACTACTAAATTCAAGTATCATATTTACTTGTTGTCCTCCAAAGTTACCACCATGAGTTACATCGCTACTAGTAATTGTTACATCTGGAGCTGTTACCGTGAAACCCCAAGTCCATTCAAATGTATTACTAGCTTCATTAAAATCATTACTTGTTTCGGCATTTGAAACCGTGTCTTGTAAAATTTCAATAATACTTGGCTGGGACACGCTTGCCGATTTAAAGTTAAATGTATAATAATTATTAGCAACTTTTGTGAAATCAGATACAACTCCATTAGAAAAAGACAAATCGGTTTGAGTGATAGTCAAATTATTGGATGAAACATATATTGTCATTGAAATTGTTCCCAGATTTTGTGATTCGCCGTGGTTCAAATCAGGACTTGAAAATGTGATAGATGGACGTGTTGGATCTGCCGATGTATCACTTGCTCCCGAATTCAACGCAGTCCATTCAAACTTATTACTTGCTTTGTTGTGCTCTCGGGTCCACCATGATGGAATAGGATCGTATTGGTCAAACGCATCACTCACATCTTTATTGTATATAGTATCTTGCTCTATAAACAAAGAACCAACATTAGATTGTTTGTTGTAATCTGATGTAAACGTCAAATCCCAAGTTGTTGGTGAACTTTGCGAAAATGCTGTAATTGTACCATTTGATGTAATGATGTCGCTTGCGGTTATATTTCCATCCAAACCATCATCGCTTGCGGTCAATGTTAAATCCAATGTTGGTTGTTCGAGCGAAGAACCCGACGCAACCTCGGCTTTTGGAAATTGAATGATTACAATACCGCTACCACCGTTACCTGGTTTACTATAAGCATTGTGAGATGTAAAATTACTTCCAATAAGTGCTAGATTATTAAATGCACCGCCTCCGCCACCGGAATTAGCTGTTCCACTTGTAACATTTTGAGCGACTGTTGCACCATCATTCCCTCCAATCGCATTTGCAGTTGTATAATATATCAAACCATTTCCGCCGCCACCAAGACCACCCTTTGAATAAGAAGATTGTATCTTTGAATTTGACGAACCATGATTACCATCATTGTATGCAAGTTGAGAACCACCACCACCACCACCTACCTCATAAATAGTATTATTAATCGTTATAGATACACCATCTTGTCCATCTAATCCTCCTGGATTTGTATTATCCACTGTGCCACCCGCACCACCACCACCACCACCCACCTGTGGATGTGATACTCCCGTAGGGAATCCGCTTGTACCATTACCATCATTGCCACCGGCAATATAAGTTTGAGATACCACATCATAAACGGTATTTCCTTGTGTAGAAGCACCTCCTATATAGTTTTCAGCAGTTGCTGGATAATCGGAACTACCAGCAAATTTACCACCACTTCCTCCACCACTTCCACCAGCCTCTCCCGCGCGAATTGTTCCTTCGCCATTTATTTCTTGTGTTCCTCCGGCTCCTCCGCCATAACCAATGGCACTTGCGGTTACACCACTTAAGTTTAAAGATATCGCCGTTGAATCAGACGCATTTTGTATTTCACTATTGTCGCCATTTTCTCCATTTGACCACGACTGACTACCTGCTGGCCATCCGCTGAATATATCGGAATGTGTAGTGGCTACACCTCCTTCACCAACTACAATATTATAATTACCTGCTGTTAATTTTTGATTTACAACATATACTACACCGCCTCCGCCACCGCCTCCGCCGGCACCGGCGCCAGTACCTGACCCCGCACCCGCACCACCACCACCAACAATAAGTATTTCCACTTCTGTTGCATCATTATCTAATGTTATTGAAGTTGTTCCTGTATTTGTAAAACTATATGCTTTGTATTGTTTTCCATTTTTGACAAAAGAATTAAATGTCATTTCACTTCCATTGCTGTCAAGTATTTTAGACTCTGGTAATGGAGCGCTGAATGTCAATGTTGGGCGAGGAACTGGAATCAGCGTCGTATTTGAAAAGTCATTATCATTAAATTTAGAGTTGATGGCATACAAATGACGCATTTCATATGATGTTAGCGCCTTATTGTAAATACGAATATTTTTCATTAATCCGGAAAATCCTCGGTTTGCCGCGTAACCATAACCAAATAATTGATATTGGCGCTTTCCACCCACAATTGGACGAGAAACTGGAATTGCATTTGACCTGTATTTGTTGACGTAATCGACAACTTCGCCATTGATGTAGAAACGTTTTACTTGTCCCTCTTTTACTGTGATTGCCATATGGGTGTATTTTGGCGTTAATCCACCAGTTGTAATTTCTGGCGGAGATATAACGCTGCCTTGAGGACCCCAGCTATAAAGTTTGGCAACCTCGTCTCCAGTTAGTTGGCGGTGCCAGTTGCGGAATGAGTATAATTTAATACCACTTGCTGAATTAGTATCATTTGTATTGGGTAAATTATTTCCCACAACAAAAGTACCCGTTGTAACACCGCCATCTAATCTAGGAAATAAATCAGGTGGATCATTATTCCACTTGGCTTGTTGAGTAGTTTCTTGTGGATAGTGCGTACCATTTATCCATATTCCTCTATTGAAATATGTTCCTGTAGAATCCATATACATATAACCAATCAAATGAATTAGTTCTCCTGACTTAGATGTAATATATCCTGGATTGGTTAATCCCCCATATGTAGTATTATCAGATGCTCCCGGCAGCATACCAATACCACCAACTCTAGAGTCGTTAAGAGTCAAGAAAGGTCCAAACCCGGTATCAATGCCTATCAACCAACCGTTTTTGTTTACAAAGTTGCTATTTTTTATCCAAAGTTCATATGTAAATCCTGTCATATTTGCAGCTGTATCCACTTCAAGAAGGTAAGTTTTGTTTGGATAATTTGGAGTCATTCCACCATGATTATTCAATAAATAATATTCCCCATCGCTATCATTACCTAACTGCCATCCAGATGGAACCCCTGTTGCATGTGTTGTTGCATTACCTGAATTATTTGTGTATATCGAAGTCCAGGTACTGGAAGTTGCTGTTGTATTCGCAATATATTCCATTTGTAAATCAGTAGAATCAAATACTGCTGATTGTGTAACCTGTGTATTTACAAGCGACGGCTCCAAACCCGCCTCCGAAATCGCCATTCCATTATCATCCGGTGAACCGTAATAAAACCACGCACCAGGTGTAGTTCCATCGCGGAAAATGTGAATATCTGTGCTATCAGTGGAAGTATTTAAAGAATTAGTATCGCTGAAATTAACTAATTGATCGTTACCATATTGGTTTCCACTTCTCATTGCATACATCAAAGAAATTGTTAAATCGCCATCACGAATTACATCTTCGTCAATAGACAAATATCCATTTTCGGAAATATCGTATTCATTTTTAGAAGCATCATATACAACACCCCCGTTCAAAGTTACTGGAATTTCAACATGAGATCCATTGCTTGTAATCATCGCAATTGTTTGGTTTTGTAATGGTGGCATCAAATCCATTTCCACATTTGTTCTCATAAATTCAAATACATTACTTGCATTATTTCTGTAATTTGTAAACCATGAAGGTTTGTCTGTCATATTTTCAATAGTTTTATTCAATATTGAATTTTCTGATATTGATACACTACTTTTAATGTTAGAACTTGTCGGTGTAAAAGTGAAACTCATTGAATATTGAGAACTGTTTTTAAAGTCACTGATAACACCATTTACTACATTTATGTCGTCCGGTGAAATGGCTAATGAAGGGTTCTCTACTGTGATTACTTCTGGACCAACTGTAGTAATATCTGCAGCATTAAATGTGTGTTCATAAACACCAGTTGTAATTTCTCCGGTATACGCAACAACTTCTCTTGCATCATTTAAAAACAAAAATCGTGTGCCAGCTATTCTATATCCTAAATCACCTTGTTCTGAGTGTACACCGAGTTGAGAGCTACCATTATAAAGTTTTACATAATCAACTTGATCTAATGATTGCTCGCTGGCTAATGTTGCAATCCAGTGTATTGCATTTGTAGGTGGATTAAGCGCATCATCGTGATGCGCCCAAGCCAGTTCACTGTCATCACCTCGAGTTGAATTACCATTGATAGCGTTGTTTGGTACACGACTTAATGCCCAACTCCAATATCTCACGCTTTCACCTGCATCACTCCAAACATTTGCCACGTTGTCATTTACAACAAAATCTCTACTCCAAATTGCATTTGTTCCATTACTACTCAATAAAACATTATTACTATTTACAAAACATTCTATTTCTACAATTTCTGTTAAACTAACTTGTTCTGGAACCAGACTTGCTTGATATGTCTGTGGAGCACTGTTGCGCTGTAAAACAACATATTTGAATGTTGGGCTAACAACTACTTCATTTGGATCTTCTTTCTTTGTAATTGTTTCGTTAGATGTAATATTCATCGTAATACTCGTTAATTCTGTATGATCGCCCGAACTAATATCACTTGAACTGATTACAAGATTTGGCACCACTTGTGAAACGAAATTTTTATTATCCGTGTATTCATTTGTTATCATATTTGTGTAAATTGTTGACACTTGACTTTGTGAAAGAACGTGGTCGTAAAAACGCACATTCTTTAGGTATCCTTTGAAGGCGCTTGATTGACTTGAACCTGCTAACGGACCTTTACCTAATAATTGAAGTGGTTGACTTACTCCACTAATAAGCGCGCCATTATTTGCCGATAAATTGCCTGATTTTGTGAGAGTTCCGTCAACGTAAAGTTTGAATCCGTTTGTTTCGTTAAGAGTCAAATCTTCGTTCATAGTGATCGCAATATGGGTGTAATTTGAACTGTTGTCGAATGTTGTTGTTGGAACTTCCTTGATACTTGTGTCGTCTTCTTTGTAGAAAATGGATGCTTGGTCGTTTGGTGACGAATATATCGCAAAATCATTGGTATCGTGCGCGTTTTGATTGAGCGGACTTGGGTATGGATATCCGATGTATGCGATGGTATTACGAGCCATACTTGCGTCATTCGTTTCCAAAATCGGTTGCTCACCACCCGATTTATACATAAACGACATTGACATCGCATGTTCGCCGAATAATTGTCCTTCAATGGACGCATATCCGCTCAAATCGCCGGGGAAATAATATTCGTTTGAAAAACGATTATATGTTGCGTCTCCATGTAATGTGACGCTTCGTTCTTCTTGGTTTCCATTTGATTTGACAAACGGGATTGTTTGCGATCTTACCGGATTAATTGTGGTATCTTTTGTCAACTCGGACAGCGAGACATCTACTGGCGTATATTTTATTTCAAAAACGACGTTTGATGTGATGGTGTTTGTGGAGGTGTCTACGACGATGTTTGTGGATACGTCTACAACCTCGGTAGAACCAATAAGATTGAATTCCGAATAGTTAAATGTTATATCTACTTCACCAACTGTAATCTCATCTGTCGTTGCTACAACATTTTTGTCTTCATCCAACAAAACAAAACGATGTTCTGTGATTCTAAATAAATAATCTGTACTTTGATTATTTCTTACGTATAAGTGATGTATGGTATCAAGTGCATGTGTATCTTGCAATGTAATCACAGTAGAAACTAACTCAGTCCAATGGTTTATGTGCAACCCATTACCTGAAGTTGTTCCATTAATTGCCTTATCAGCCCAATAGTTTCCATTAGTCCAACTTGCCATGAATGTACTCACCGTGCTCCAAGAAGCTACATTATCAGTAATACTAAAATCTTCGTAAATTTCTGCAGTTGCTCCGTTTGTTGCCAGTGCAACATTTGTATCGTCATTAAGAACACATTCAATTTCTCCAATAGAAGTCTCTCGTGAGAGATTATCGCTTATTCTTTGAAAAACTACATATTTTACAGGTGGTGAAGGTGGCACAGGCTTATCCAGTAAAACATTGTAAACCCCCGCATCTAAGTTGACGACTTGTGATGAAATATCTCCTGCATTGTTTGATGAAGGATCCACATATTTTTTAATTTCCGCACCACTAATATCATAATTCAAATAGGCGGTTGTGCTTTCCGTGAATGTATTTGTAGCTTTGGTTTCATATTCGTTCACTGTTTTGGGGAAACGGATTACGACGATACCGCTGCCGCCATTACCAGCCATTCCTGAACCCCACACACCTTCTGGTGAATTACTTTGTGTTGAATGTCCTCCACCACCACCACCTGTATTTGCAGTACCCGAAACTTCTGAATTACCGCCACCACCTAATCCACCTGTTCCTATATCATCACTATTATGAACGCCACCAGCGCCACCACCTGCATAATAGTATGAAGTACCATCGGCAAAATTATTTTCAATACCTACGCCTCCATGACCGGCTTGCCTTCCAGAACCCTCGCCTCCGTTAGTACCTGGTCCGCCAGCACCACCACCACCACCATTTGCTAAATTCGTGCCTCCGCCACCAATATTACCATATACCATAACATTTGGATACGTTGTAGAATCGTTATTGTAATTCGAAGAACCATTTAAAATGATAAAATAATCATCCGTTGAACTGTAACCAAGCGCATTGTGTGACAATGTTAGAGGTGGCTCACTACTGAACCGCGTGGTAGCAGGCCAATCGTGACCACCACCATTACCATAACTACCGGAACTACTTCCGCCGCCACTAGAATTAATAAACCTCCTTCCGCCACCACCGCCAATCGCTGAAAAATAGTGATTTGTACCTTGTATGAAAGATTCTTCTCCATCTGTTGCCCAGTTTTGTCCCCAACTTGCTATACTATTGTATGTATCTGTTGTTAAATATGGTTGCCATGGTGTTCTGAAGAAAGTATCTATTTCTGTCGAATTTAGAGCTCTATTGTAATGCGCCCTACTTTTACCCCCGTCGCCCACTTTTATATCATAACTACCAGAAGAAAGTGAATATTGTGTACCAATTACAACTCCACCAGCACCACCACCTGGTCCCATCGCTTCAGCGCCACCGCCGCCACCACCCGCAACAACCATAAAATCTACTGGAGTATCATGGCTCAAAGAAACGCTTGTTGTACCTACAGTTGTGAATACATAACTCTTATATTCTATTGAGTTTTCGGTGTAAGTATTATACGACAATTCATCTCCATTTGAATCCATTAATTTTGGTTCAATTGAGCCAACAACTACTTGCTCTTCTGTCGCCGCCAACGCTTCGCCGGTATTGTAATTGTAAAATTTAGTGCTGTAATCGGCAACATCAGATGCAACCGCTGCAGCTTGTGGCAAATGTTCATTATCATCTAACGCAAAACGTAAAATTACCATACCATTTGAACCATTACCACCTACACGATTATGTCCACTTGTACTTGCGCCACCACCACCACTACCTGTGTTTGGAGTGGCATCTTGACCTTCACTTGCAAAATTCTGATTATGATTAACCAAACCACCATCACCACCACCGCCAGTGTTCCAGGATGTGCCGTAGCCGCCGCCACCACCCTGACCTTCGTTTCTTCTAGTATCTCCCGCACCACCGCCACCACCAGCGCCATAACGAAAATCTACACCATCATAAAAATTGTTTTTCATACCAACCGCGCCATGCCCCGATGCCTGATAACCATTGAACGAATAAGAATTGCCACCAGCACTTGCGCCACTACCACCACCCGGTGCAATCGGTGTATTAGTTGTACCACCTGGATAACCATGTACTAAAACGTTCGGATAATTACTAGAATCGTTATTATAATTTGCGCTTCCACCTGTAATTACAAATGTTCCAGTATCACTGTGAAATCCTAATGCATCACCAAAACCACCACCACTACCACCATCGGCATAATCAGAATTTACACTATTACCGCCGCCACCGCCACCAAGAGCCACATAACCAAACGCTTCACTATTTTCACCGGGAGAACTTGTATTTTCATTTGATGTAGCAGTACCTCCAGCCCCAACAACAATATTATATTCTCCTGCAACAATATCTATTTCTCGTCCAATCACAATACCACCTCCACCACCACCACCGCCCCAACGTCCACCTTGTCCCGCCCCACCACCAGCAAGAATCATAAAATCTGCTTTTCTTAAATCGTAATCAATATTGATTGTTGCATTCGACGACCACGCATACGAAACATATTGCTTTCCATTGTCCGTATATTGAGCCACATAAGAAATATCATTCGCATCCGAATCAGTTAATTTTGGGTAAAAGTAACCTTCGGGGGCAGTTGGAGATGTTCTTGAACTACCGCTATATGGTAACCTTTTTAGATCACTTGCGTTATGTATTATGATTTCATAACCACTCCAGTTATTAGAAAAATTGGTAACATTGCCAATACTATATCCATCAATGCGAACATATTTTTTGTATTGATAAGTGCCCCAGTAATTTGAATAAGTGCCAAGATCATTACCTGAAGCCAAAGTGCTGACAAGTTCATTGTCATTGTATAGCGCCAAACGACAGCCTTGTTGTTTTTCTGTATGATCTTCTTGAAAATATATAGTTACAGCTTCTATATCCCAGACTAAATATGGTTGTGCCAATGTAACTGTCACATATTCGCCATTGTTTGTTGTATCCGGATGCCAGACATGTCCATCATGAATACTAGCATGATTATCATTAACTTTACTCGCGTTAGCAGTATTACTGCTTGCGCTAGCAACACCGCCGTTTGTATTCAATGCCACATTTTTACCATATATCCAAACCTGTATTTCGCGTATTCTCACTTGATTTGGTGAAGAAGTCCGCTCTATTGTAAACTTATTAAAATATTTCTCACCATTTTCTCCCATATCACCTAATTGTATTTCAAGCTCTTTAATGCTTTCTTTGAAATATAAATGAATCATATTTACATCAACTAACGGACTTTCTAAAATCCAATCGCCCTCAAACATTGTGTGACCAGTATTGTTTTCGGACGAACGGATCACCAGCGAAGACAAATTGGACGAAACAGCATCAATAACATAATTCCAGTTTGGATTTGAGTATATCTTACACATCATCAAATCAAAATGCTTGACACCAAGTTCACTATCTAAGAATGTGACAAAATCCTGAAACTTGGTCCACGAATTCAAACTTGGATCATCAAAGCGCGGATATTTTATAATACTTGATTCTTCATTGACCAGATTGTATGTTTTGCTCATGGATTTGTTGTCCTGGAATAGAGCAACATTACTGATTTGAACACCATTCAACTCATTTATTCTAAGCAATCCGTCTTTAATATCTTGGTAAGTATTTTGTTTATCAAAAGTAAGCAATAATGTGTTCGGCAAAAGGCACCCCCTCACATCAGCTAAGTGTTCGTTCAGTTCTCTGTCATATAAAATAACATTTGTGATGATATTTGGTTTCATGAATTTGTCTATTTCTGGACCATCGCTTTTCAAATAAACCGCCATATTGACATCATTGTTGTATTGAATACTTTTATTAGTATGGCTGATGTTAGAAATAAACAAATCCTCTTGATATGCTTCGTTATTGCTGATATCTGCCATTAATTGAGAATCCTTGAAAAGATCATATGAAACATCTATGACAACACCGTATTCATCGAATTCTTCTATTTTATTATGTAATTCAAACAAATTTTCCGAGTTGTCTGATGATGACAAAAATGTCAAATTGAAATTGACAAGTGTGGATACATAATAGTCATTGTGTAAAAACTGACAAAGAAGATTGTAATTTGTGTTGAAAGTATCCGAAATATTGAAGATTTCAAAATTAATTGTATTCACATCCATATTGTCGTAAACATTCATGTTGAAAATGTCAATGAGTGCCTCATTCATCTGGACAACAAAATGATTCTTCAATTGTTCAACATTTTCAGTGTTATTTGTCATCAATTGATTCACAACTTCCACTAATTCTTGGTCAATATTGGCACTTATATGATTGCTGAGCATCAGTGAAGGATTACTAATATTTGGATTCAACCAAAAGCCAACATTCACCTTGTTGATTTTGTCTTTATTTCCACCACAATATTTATTGATTGTATTTGTCAACCTATCTGTGAAATCTTCCATCGTATCGGTAATATAAACAAATTCTACAATCGTGTTGCTATTCAAAAGTTTAATGAAATCTTCCATCAAATTATAATCGGTTTCGTTCTCATAACTATGAAGCGGAATAATAGAAACATTCAATTCACCGCTCTCAAAATCAATATTGGGGGCATGACTTTCGTAGATTTGTAAATTTCGCGGTTTCATTGTTTTAGTATTCAAAAACCCAATATTTGAATTATTAACCTTGAAATATTTATCAATTAATACCTTATTTTCATCGCTGTAAAAAGTTGTCAGCATTGTATGTAACCAGTTTTCACTGTTGTAAATAGTTTCCTTATCATCTTCGGCGACCTTCAGGTAGTTGATGACGCGTTCTTCCACATCCTTTGTCACTTCTTGTATTTTATCAAAAATTAATGCGTGTTCTTTTGGAAAACATAAGTGATCAATATCAATGAAGTCAATATTCCTGATTTCAGTGGTCTTTGCAATATCAGCAACAAGTTTCCCCATAAAGTTCCATGATTCAAGCTCTTCTGGTTTACTTTCTATACCAGATATCATATGTGCTTGATTGTTATATTTGAAAGAATGCATCGGAGTATTCATTTGTTCCACATTTATAAAACATAAGTGCTCAAAATTGACTGTGGTTGTTTCCAAATGGCTGCGTATTAAAGCGAGTAGTTTGTCAACCAATAAATTTTGTTCATTTACGATAAATCCTTCACTGTAGTCATAATACGTGATAAGAACACTGTCTTCCTTCAAGACTTCCAAAAGGGATTTCACTTCATCGGACACATTAACGTCGACGATTAATAACTTACTAATCATTTTATAAATAATCAATATTATATATTTTGTTTAATACTTTTAATGAGAAATATGGATAATTGCAAATATATCCATGAAACAAAAAATGGAAAATAAAAAAAATATTTTTTTGAAATTCTGTGAAAGTTGCTTCCCTCTCCCCCCCCCCCTCATTTAAAATTTTCGAAATATAGCCTAAATACTTGAAACTTTTTTCTGATTATGGTAAGAAAAAGATATTTATAATTAATTATTCTCAACTCATATATGATAAGAGAAAATTATGTAAATAAAAAAGTTTCAAAAAGTTTCAAAAAGTTTCAAAAAGTTTCAAAAAGTTTCAAAAAGTTTCAAATATTTCGCATTTTTACCTTACTGACAACAATGTGGTGAATAAAAAAGTTTCAAATGATTTGTATATTTTAAGGTGTCAAATATCCAAAACAGAGAGATTTGTTAGCCATTTTTAGCCATTTTTCCGAAAATGAAAATGTTATGATAAAAGATATCCAAATATAAATGATGTTAATAATAACCTTACCGTAAAAGTCTCATTTCAAAAACATACAAAAATTTAGCCATATTTAGCCATTTTTCAGATTCCAGAATTGAGACCATAAATGGTGTGGTATTTTGTGATTCATTGAATTAAACCAATCTATTATGATGTAATTAAATTTTTGAACAAAAAATATTGAAAAGTTTCAATTGCTTGGTTTTTGAACATGCATATTTTGATCCATAAATCAAGAAATGAAAAAATAAAAAAAATATTTTTTGAAATTCTGTGAAAGTTGCTTCCCTCTCTCCCCCCCCCTCATTTAAAATTTTCGAAATATAGCCTAAATGTTTGAAACTTTTTTCTAGTTATGGTAACAAAATAGTTTATAAAGATATATTGTATGTTATCATATATGGTAATAAAAAAATACGAGAAATAAAAAGTTTCAAAAAGTTGCAAAAAGTTGCAAAAAGTTGCAAAAAGTTTCAAAAAGTTTCAAATATTTCACGTTTTTACCTTACTGACACCAATGTGACAAACAAAAAAGTTTCAAATCATTTGTCTGTTTTAGGATAACAAAATCTAAATATTATACTTTTTGTTAGCCATTTTTAGCCATTTTTCTGAAAACAAAAATGACATCATAAAAGATACAAAATATTAACTTGTCAAATATTTTTATAACCATAAAAGAGCCATTTTAAAAACATACCAAAATTTAGCCATATTTAGCCATTTTTCATATTCCATTTTTGACACCATTTATGGTGTGATAATTTATATTACATTAAATTTAATCTTATCATTATGCTGTAAAATAATTTTTGAAAAAAAAATGTTCAAGAACTCCACAAATCGCGCAAAATTTCATAAAAGTTGCAAAAAGTTGCAAAAAGTTTCAAAAAGTTTCAAAAAGTTTCAAAAAGTTTCAAAAAGTTTCAAAAAGTTTCAAAAAGTTTCAAAAAAGTTTCAAAAACAAGTTAAATAATAAATAATATATTTTATATATATGAGTTTGTATTATTGTAATTGCTGTGATTATGATGCGAAAGTTAAGAGTAGTTACACAAAGCATATCAATACAACAAAACATAAAAAAAAGTTAGCCGAATTTAGCCAAAATTTAGCCATTGATAGCAATAGTAAGTTAGATGAAGTCTCCAAACCATGTTCGGTAAGTTGTATTGATGTAAATTGTAAATTATCAAAACCTAAAACTTTTGAATGTAAATATTGCGACAAAGTTTTCAAGCATCAATCATCTTTGAGCAAACATATCAAATATTCTTGTAAACACAACAAAGATGAAGATTTGAAAGAACTTGCCCGATTATTGAATGAAACAATAAAAGACAAAGACAAACAACTACAGAAAATGCAAAAACAAATCGACAAGTTGACCAATAAATTGCAAATCCAAAATATCAATAATAACAACATCACGCAGTATAACCTCACTAACGTAAATAATGCTGTCAATAATGTTTATTTGTTGAACTACAACAGCACTGATTACAGTCATCTTACAGAACGCGATTATATAACATGTATCAAGGACTGTAATCATTGCATTAAAACATTGATAGAAAAGGTACATTTCAATAGCGAAAAGCCGGAAAACATGAATATTTATATATCATCAATAAAAGGGAATTATGTGATGGTATACAAAGACGATTCGTGGCAAATTCAAAATAAAAAGGATCAAGTGGACGATTTGTATAATTATAATGAGGTCGTTTTGGAAAATTGGTATGATGAATACAAAGAGAAATATCCACACATTATTCAATCATTCCAAAGGTATTTGAAAAATAAAGACGAAAGCGATGTTATCAATTCTGTAAAAGAAGATATATTGCTCATGTTATACAATAAAAGACCACACGCGCAGACAGGACAACTAGCGACCCATTCTTAGATGCGATGGTAACAGAACCGTATATTCTTGGAAACGTTCTTGTTACAAGAATTGACGTCTGTTGATAGTTTTTCTTCGTTTACTTCAAATGCATTCAAAGTTTTCTCATCTTTCGAACAATGTGCAATATAATGTGTGAAAATAACCATTTCTCTTTCACTTTTTTTGATATTGAAAAAATTATGTTGTTGAAAATTAATCCATTGTATGATTCTTGTTTGATGAATAAATAATAGAGTTGGAATTAAAAAGTAGCAAAACAGATCGCCACTATCTTTGTATTTATCCTGTAAATCTTGCGATTTTTTCTTTTCGTAGCTAGGTTCTTGCTCTTTACATAACAAATCTTGATATTTCAAGCCGAAGTGATTCAAAATTTTCTGTGTCTGATAAATAGAAAATGACAGCTCTTTTTGAATCATTTTCTTGAAATTCTTTTTGAATGACACTAATTCTTTAACATTTTTATCAAAATATAGAAATATTCCCAAATTGAACAATCTTGCACAGAACTCTACAATAGAATTACTAACGAGAAATGTATCATCAACGCAAAAATTGTTAGATAATATATTTTTGAAATTTATCTTGTCCCCATCTAAATCCAACGTAAATGCAAAAAATAGTTCTTGAATTAGTGATTTGAACCACTCTTCTTTTCGATAAATACAAATGTAAATATTATCGCTAAAAATAGAATAACCGCTTTTTGAGTGCTCTTTTTTGATCACTGCTCCTGGAATATCAGGTAGAGTCTTTTGAAGTTCAGTCAAATACAAATCTAATTTCAATGATACTTTTTCGTCAAATCCTTTTTTTTCATGTAAACAGCAAATAATGGTAAGTTTTATCAAATATATATAAGTGGAAACGTCATCATAGTTTTTGGTGTAAATATTGATGTTGAATATTATATTTTTATATTCAAACCGAATTATTTTGATATAATTTGTATAATGATCAATATAGCCGACGGTCACAGGGTCAATAAATGAATTTTTACGAGGCTTATAATCAATGTTATAATCCTTTTCTTCTTCGTAATAATTTTCTAACATTGTAAGTTGTTTTTGTGAAATAACAATTCTGTCAAATATTTGTTGTGCTAACAAGTTTAACTCATCGTGTTTCATTTTGCTCGTCATAGTAAAGCAAAAATCATATATTATTATAATATTGTCTTTGTTTATATTTAGTTAATTAATCTTATTATAATAATATTCAGTTTGACTTTTCAGATAATTTATTCAGATATTTTCAATTTAGGAGATGGTTTTTTTGGAGTGAAACTTATTTTTTGACGATTTTCTTCATCTATTTCTTGTCCTTTACTTTCTTCTACTGGACCTTCTATTCCCGCATTTGTCTCTTCAGAATCTTCAACTCTGACGTCCTCTAACTTAACAAGTGGCATAGTTGGTGTGTCATCTTCTGGTTCTGATTGTTCCTCTGCATCCAGATCTTCTACTTCTGGGTTTTCATCATCTTCCACTCCATCATCTTGTTCAATTTCAGGCTTTTTTTCTTTTACTTTGTCAGAAATGGATTTCAAATGCGCAAATCGCGTTGGGTGTTTCTCCTCTTCTATGTATTCATTAAGCTTCTCGCGGATAAGTTTGAGCAATTTGTCATTACCCAACTCGTCAAACGAATTAAATAACTTGCCATTGTATTGCAATATATTCAAACTAGTCTCTTCGTCTTCATTGGACGACTTGTGGATAAACATTACCTCTTGTGGGTTAACATCTGTATAAATGTCAACTGTATTCATTTTTTCGTAGTTTGTGTCTTCTTTGTATTTCATTAAATGAAAGTCAAAATCTTCATTTTCAATTACAATTATCTTTATTTTTGCCATTAACTCAAACATGATAAGATTATAAACGTCAAGAGTTACATCAGACAACAACAGATTCTCGTGGAGAATACTTTCATCCAGATTAAAGGTGGATTTCCCATCTTTATTGATTGTTTTGAAGTTGGCTTTTATGTTCCTTTTGAGGATTTCTTTCTCTGCTTTTTCATTTGAAGCCTTATTTAGATAAATTAGGTATCTATTGTATTTGTCTAAAATCTTTGGACTCTTCTCAGGCTTGTATTTTTCAACACGGGCTTGCAGTTGTTGAAGAAGAATTTTTTGTTGGTCAACGTCCTCTTCAAATTTCGCGTCCACCTGCTTCAAACGAACAATTGTTTTTGTTGGAATATCTTCTTCTTTCTTGTACATATAAGGGAGGAGTTTTTCAGTATCTTCATAATATTCGTCAAACAATATAAGTTTTTCTTTTTCAAAATTAAACGTCCGGTGATTCAATGATGTCATCTCAGCTGCGGACACATTGATTTCATAGATACCCAACTTGCGAATTACTTTTTTTCCATACAAAAGATAACATATGAAGAACCTCAAGTTGTCGTCTTCTTCGCCATTTTTCAATTTACCCATTGCTATTGCATATGGTTTACCAAAAATTTCAATATGATGTATATCGCTTTCTGTCATCTCATCGTCCTCGTCCAGAAGCATATCGTCAAATGTATATTCTACATCTTCGTTGAATCTTGACACAATTCGATATTCTTGAGCCATATAATATATCTAATTATAAAATATTAAATGACTATTAATCAATTTTATTTAAATATTTATCTGTTCTGAAACATCTAATAATTTGAAATGCATTTTTTTGTTTTTCCCACATCCTTGTGATTCCATCAAAACTTTGTGGTTATTGACAAATTGTTCCCATTTTTCATTTTCAAAAACTAGCTTGTAAGTATCTTTGACAATCAGAGCTATGTTTGCAACATAAATTTCATTCAACAATAAATTTTCATCGTTGTCAATATCATGCAAGCAACAATTTTGAAATGTTATCACTAACTCCATTATTATATTACTTTTCAAAACATCTTCTTTTAAACATTGAATTAGAAAACTAGTAAAATTTTTAACAGTTTCAACCTTTTTAACGTAATCGCAGTATTTGTCGTAGTTTTCGTTCGGAGAAACGTAAACAATATTTTTTATCTCTTTTACGTAGTTTGTTATTTGTTTTTCGAGAACGATTGCAAACTCGTCTGTAATTTCAATAAATCGTTTGAATAACTTGGCGTATAAATGACAGTAGAATGAATTGTTCAAGATTACACGAAAAAATGTCGCACACACCTTTTCTTTGTCTGAAATGTTTTGAGAAATAAGAGAAAAAATTTCATCACTCAATTTGTCGTAAGTTTTTTCAGTAATTTTGTTGAAATGTTTAAATAAAGTTGCGATTATTTCGTCTTGTTTACCAAGTGTGGTCGGTTTAATGATAGGCTCTTTCACAATTTCATTTCGTATATTAAGTTTCTTTTTTACTTGTGCAAATTGCTTTTGCGAATATTCTGGCAATTTGTATTCATTTCTGTTCATTTCCATAGATTTTTGAACGAAAAATTCATATTGTAATATTTGCAAAGTCATGAATATACATTATTACTCTATAGAAATTTTTATATCAAAATAAGTTAAAGTATTCAAAAATAAATGCGAGATTAAAGTAATGGAGGACCAGAAATATATAGACTATTTACAAAAATATGAATTCAAGCATCCAATTGAATACAGAAAGCATAGGAGTTTAACAAATATTGTTCAAGAAGACTTGGAAATTAATGATGATGCGAGTAATAATATACTAAACCATATTTATAATAAAAATAATGATAAAAAAAGTAAATACAATTTATTGATAAACAAGTGGTCTTCTTTGTATTCATTGGATGAAAAATATCTGAAAGATTCTCAGAAAGTTTTGAAGAAATATAAATTTCACGAAAACAATATGGACGATTTTATTGAGGATTATGTTGATTTTAAAAGACAACAAAATTTTTTGTCAAAATATCAATATGTTCAGTTTCGAAGATTTCAGTATTTGAATAAAATTGTTCCCTTTTTACAAGTATTGGCGTTGTATAATTTCTGCAGCCCACTGTTTTCTTTATTAGCTCCCATTTTTGGAATGATTATTCCATATTTTGTCCTCTATATGAAGGGTGTGCGATTGGGATTTTCACAATACGTAACTGTTGTGAAACAAATTATAAAAAATCAATACATCATTAGAGGTGTATTAAATTTCACAAAGAATTCTCTCCAGAACAACTTGTATTTGGCAACCAGTATATTTTTCTATTTTATGTCCATTTACAACAATATTATATCTTGCTTTCAGTTTTACAAGAATACCGAATTCATGATAGGCTTTACCAATAAATATCAGAGTTTTTTAAATCAAGGTGAAGAATTGATAGATACTATACAAAAATCTACAAAGGAACGCAAGACGTTTCAACAATTCACCGATGTTATGATACATCATAAAGAGAACATTAAAAAAATGAAAGTTGAACTAAACAATATTTGTGAGTGTAAAGACAAAATGAGCAAGTATGGCAATATCGGTTTTTTATTGAAATGTAATTTTGACATATATCATGATTCCCAATATGATGAAACGGTTGGTTTTCTAATTCACCTGAACAACTATAATTTTGACATGTACAATGCTTCTTCCTTGTTGAAAAATAAACATCTAAATGTTTGTAAGTTTAAAAAGGATTCAAAACCAATCATAAAGGGTGGATATTACTTGCCTCATATTACAGAAAGTAATGTTTCTAATGATATTGGTCTAGGAAAGAATCTTATTATTACAGGACCGAATGCGTCGGGAAAAACAACATTGATAAAATCTACTATTTTGAATTTATTTTTGTCTCAAAGTTTGGGATGCGGGTGTTATTCTCGTTGTCAAACACAATTGTATGATTACTATCATTCTTATTTGAATATTCCGGATACTTCAAACCGCGATAGTCTTTTTCAGGCAGAGGCGAGAAGATGTAAAGAAATTATTTTGTTTATTGAGGAGAACAAAAATAAGAAACATTTTTGCATTTTTGATGAAATTTATAGTGGAACAAATCCGAGTGATGCGGTTTTGTGTGCCACAATATATCTGAAAGCTTTGAACAATTATAAAAAGTCCGTGGACTTTGTTTTGACAACACATTATATTGATCTGTGTGAAAATTTTGAAAAAAATGAAAATATAACAAACAAAAAAATGATGGTAAATCAAGATAAAAATGGTAAATTAGAGTATTGTTATAAGTTAATGAATGGAATATCTAAAATCAATGGTGGATATCAAATATTAGAACAGTTAGAATATCCGAAGAATTTATTGAATTAATATTTCGTTTAAAAATACATATAAATATAAATCAAAATTATAAATAAAAAGAACAATGTTCTCAAATTTATTTGATATAACTGGTTTCTTTGTAAGTGTTTTGATTAATTTACTACTAATTGCTCTTATTTGCTATTATTTTAAACGCAAGATTGACAATCTTGAATATTCTCAATCGGAACAAGCAAAAACACTGTATACGCTATTATCGCAGCAAAATAATATGATGGCTGTAAATAATGAAACTAACGCTATTGTGGCAGGCGCGAATGATATTATGAGTGGATTAGATCTCACACAACTCAATCAAACTAGCGATGAAGACAATGAAAATGATGACAACAGTGTATCTGACACCAATGACAAAGAAAGTGATGAAGAAGATGACGATGAATCTTCAATAGAAGAAGACTCGGAAAATGATGAGCAAAACGATTCAAATATTCAAACCATTCATATGGTCCCGGCAGAAGAGGAGGAAGAAGTTGTAAAACAAATAGAGTTTGCCAATCAATCTGAAGATGTTCAAGTTCAGAATAATGAATTTCTTGAACAGAGCTTTGTAGTCCAACAAGATGACACCGAAGGTTTTGTTGAACAAGATGTAATTGAAGAAGAAGAACAGCAAGTTCAAGAAGTCAACGAAGTTACAGAAGGAGAAGCCGGAGATAACGAAAATGAAAATTACGAAAAGATGACTGTAAAGGAGTTAAGAAATGTTTTGGCTGAAAAGGGTGTTCATGCTAAAAGTTCAATGAATAAAAGCGATATAATTAACATTCTGAAGGGCGCTTCAAATATTGATTTAGAGGTGGAAGACAGTGATGCACAATAAATAAAAAATATATTTAATAAATATAGTGAATAATTATACATAGTCATGGAACACAAATCTCAAATGACAAACCAAGATTATAGAAAATTAATGGTCAAAAATGCGTTTGAGTTGATGAAAAGTAACCAACGCGAGTATAGTAAGCAGAGCAATCTGTATGTCCCAAAAAGTTCTCAAATGAATAACAAAAAAGCTGGCTTAAAAAAGTAAATAATCGTCGATATATAATTTTATTATTATTTAATAACTGTTGAGTATAATAAATAATAATTAACAAATGCTTTTTTTATCAATTGATGTTGGAATACGAAATTTGGCGTATGTTGTTATTTCTCTAGACGAGAATGAGAAAAAATCTACAATTGTTGAATGGAATATTATGGAATTATGTGAAAAAGACGAAAATGCTTGTAAGGTTGATAATGTGATAATTGGTATACGAATGAATGAACAAATTTCAAAATTATTGGAGAAATTTGTCTTTGACAAGATTATTATTGAAAACCAAATAGGTCAAAATGCAATCAAAATGAAATCAATTCAGAGTTTATTGATTATGTTTTTTGTGACCAAAAATTACAATCAAGAACAGATCATTAATTATAACGCAGCTAATAAATTGAAACACTTTTTAGGTAAAAAGAAGACCACATATGCTGAGCGAAAAAAGTTAAGTAAGGTTATTACAGAAAAAATAACAGAGAATCAATATCCGGAATGGTTGGGGTTCTTTCAAAAATGCAAGAAGAAAGACGACTTGGCAGATTGTCTTTTACAAGTAATAGACTATTCAATTAAAAATGAATATATTAAAACTTCAATATACGATTGCATAGAAAAAGAGACAAAAGAATAAATGAAATTAGTTAAAGTTTAAAGATTAATATAAAAATATTAAATAAAATGAGTAGTGACGAAAAGATTGTTTCGTTAGATATTCAGGAAATCAATTTGGACGTTCCATCAAATCCACCTCAAGAGTCATTCAGCATAGGTGACGGACTTGGCGGCATGTCGGCAGGTGGGTCCAGTCTTGGTGATGGAATAGAATTGCTCATGAACGAAAAAGTAAAAAACTCGCAAAATAGTGGTGGAGAATCAAGCAAGAAATCAATGGAACAAGAACTAAATGATTTGAACGAATTGAATAGTATCAGCATTGAGCCAGAACCCATGCCAAGCGCCGGTGGCAATGATTTCAAGATGAAAGATAGTTTTGTTAACAAGCCAGCGGTTGAAATCGCAAAGGGCACATCTAAAATGGACGAAAACATGGAATCGTGGGATGGTTTTAAAGATATCAATCAGATCAATATAGATACTTCAAATGAAAAGTCTACAAAGTTGACGGAGCAAGAGCTATTGCGTGAAAAATTTGAGATGTTGCGAAAATTAGAGGCATTAGAAGAGAAAGGTGCTAATTTAAGTAAGAAATATTCTATGGATAATGATTTGGACGAGATGAAAGGAGAATACGAATTCTTGATAAACGAAAAGGAAAAATCAAATTCGATTAAATTTCAGGGAAAGGTTCTTACGACAATGATCACGGGTCTTGAATTTCTTAATAGTAAGTTTGATCCATTTGACATCAAATTAGATGGGTGGTCTGAGCAAATCAATGAAAATGTTGATGATTATGATGAGATATTTGCTGAATTGCACGAAAAGTATAAATCAAAGGCAAAGATGGCACCTGAAATCAAGTTGTTGTTTCAGTTAGCATCGTCTGGAATTATGATTCACATGACGAATACGATGTTTAAATCGGCTTTGCCGGGTATGGATGATATTATGCGCCAAAATCCGGATTTGATGAGTCAGTTTACGAAGGCGGCGATGAATTCTATGGAGCAAAATCAACCGGGACTTAGCAATTTTATGAATGATTTTGGAGGTCAAAATATGGGTCCTCCACCTTCGCCACCGAGACCTCCTTCACCAAAGCAGTCGCAAAGGCGTCCACAAATGAGGCAAGAAATGAAAGGTCCAGAATCAGCTAATATTGACAGCATATTGTCAAATTTAAATAAGGAAAAAAATAAGAGTATCAATGTTGACAACAATAGTACCATTTCTATGGATGAAATAAACTCATTGAGTTCCGAAAACAAGCGTGGAAAGGGGCGAAGAAAATCAGACAAAAACACTATATCTTTGGCAATATAATTAAATAATTAACTATATTAGTATTTATAAATATATGAAATGAGTGTAGGGCAAAGTAGCATGATGGCTACTCTTCCATACGAACTCCAGGACAAAATATTTTCGTATTTATATTTTTCGGATGATATATGTTTAAAAGTAAAACAAGTCAATCAAACAATCAAAAATTACAAGAGCATTTATCTTACAAGTTTGTTTTGTGAATACGAGACAGATTTGACACTGGTCAGTTATTTTATATTGAAATACTTTTTGTATGATAAGACTCGGTGCGATAGACTAGAACTTGACTATACTATGCTTTCAACGCCTCATAAAGTTCAATATAAAGAATTGAGTCGTATATTTACAAATCTTCGGCTGGTAGATATACTAAGAATTTTCAAATACATACAACACCAAGGAATGACGTCAGAGTTTTATGACGATTAAATAAATGCGCGGAGTTTGAAGCGAAGTTTTTGTGTTGTATTGTGAAGCATTTTTCGAAATGTTTTTCCAACTATTTTTTTTCTTGTTGAACATTTCACCTTTTGTGGCTTGAATATGTCTAAAATCTCTGTATTATTTTCAAGACCATCTTTATCGTCTATTTCTAAAATAATGTGAACTAATGCCATATCAATCTTGCCTTGTGCATTTGTTATAACGGTCTTAAATAACTTGTAATCATTGTCTCTACGATTATCTTTATTTAACTCTTCAATAATAGGTCCGGTAATGTTTCCAATTTCTGTCAAATGCCACTTTGTTTTTCTTTCGTCAAAGCGCTTGATGCGATATGTATTGTAACTAACCTCTTGTTTGGTGCTGCTTGATGTTGTCATTGACCTTTTTGCATTTGTTTGCTCGTTGGTATAAAATTCAGAACCCTTCTTGAATAGTTCTTTTAATATGGTTTCAATTATACTTTGTTTTATTTTTTTCTTTTCATCAACGGTTTTATCTTCCTTATAGAAATCGCCAATAATACTTTTCTTAAATCTTGCATCATTCAAGCAAAAAAGAAAATAATCGTTCAACAAAGTTTTGCTGGTAAATGTTTCAATAAATTTTTTTCGCAGTTCATGCTTGGAAATACTTTTTGTAGCTAATTTCGTGTCGGTTTTACCGTAAATATCTTGTTCTTCTACAAATTTTCTAAAACTTTCCATCGTAAAATTGAAATTCTCAAAAAAGTAAACATGTTTTTTTTGTAGATTTCTTACTAGGTTACTAGTTTTTAACTGTCTGTATGGCGCTTGAGAACGCACTGACTGAACAATTCCTTTCATGACTTCTTCGTACATGTTTCCGTTTTTCACGTAGATCCCGGCACTTGTCAGCGAATCTCGGGAAGTTATTCGTAAGAAAACCTCTTTATCTTCATCGCTGGATTTTGCAAAAAAAGACAAAAAATCGGAACTTGCTCCACCCTTGGACGTTTCAGATATTTTCCAATATTTTTTAGAAATATCTTTTTGGTCTTTATATTTTTCAATGTCGCGCTTTTCACTTTCATGAATAAAAAAGTCACCATGCGCATATTTCAGTTTTTTCTCGATGAATCTGTATTGTTTAAATAGCGAAGGTTTAAAATCATTTAACTCATGTTTGATCTTGTGTTTAAAAATAATTTTCAACTCTTGAACATTTGCAACATCTACAAGTTCGCTAGTTTTGAACGTGGATAAAATTTCACCAGATAATATTTTTTGCACCAAAAATGTAAGGAATTTTTCTATATCATCATTAAGTTCATTTATTTGCGACCTACTTTTTTTATATACAATGGGCTGTTCCACTCTGTCGCTAATAACAAATGTTTGTTTTCCTTCTTTAACGTCGCCTTTTAACTTGGACAGTTCTTTGAACAAATGTTTATTCAGATATTCAATATTTTTGGGAGATATTGCTTTTTCATAAAACTTCAAAGAAATCTTGCTGTCTTGCTCACAGAAGAAACTTATATTTTTGAAAACATCTTGAGTTTCCGTTCCGATTTTTGCCAAAAAGTCTTTTTTTAAAAATTCTTGAAGATCAATCAGTTCCTTTTTTAATTTTTTTACATAATCAGCTTCGCTTAGTTTAGTTGTCAACTTTGGTACAAGACAAGGAAGGGTATAGATATGAACAGATTTCTCCTCTCGTTCTGTTTGTGTAATATTTATACCTCTATAAAAATCCCTGTAGATTTCTCTCTTTTTTAAATAACTTTTCTTGTCATCGTTGAAGAGTTCAACATCCGCATGAACGGTGTCCTTGCTTTTGTTTTCATCAAAAAATGTGGGTATTACAAAAAGAGTTTTATTGTCACCGTTTGATACGAAATAATTAATTAAATCGGTAGTTTTTGAAAGCAATTTGTTGTCTTCATTATTAAAAAAGTCATTGATATTTGATGTTTCAAGATCAAACTCAACATTAGCGTTGTCAAAATGGTCTTCAAACAATTCTTTGTAATAATTTAATTTTTTGTTTGAATTGTCTGTTTGTTCAATTAGTTTCAATATTTTTTCTTTAATCAACAGGTCATAGAAAACGCAGTGATTTTTAAGAACTTTTATTTCTCGGCTTGATTGTAACTTCATATCAAACGGCGTTGTTGGCGTTGTTGGCGTCATTAATGGCATTGTTTGTGGTGGCGGGGTGGCTGTTGGTGTTGCGCGTGATTCTTGTGGTGTTTCTGCCATAACTTCTGTCAAATTCTGTCTTTCCGGTGTTGATGGCATTTTAATTTTATCCTATAAACTAAGAGTATAAAATTAAATAAAGTTTTCTTTGTATAACCCTTTTGCCACAAACATATCTTCAACTTGGCTTTTATTCTTGGTATTTTTGTTTTTCCGTGCCTTTTTGAGTAAGTGTATCGCGTCGTTTATTTCTTTTTGGCTTATTTTGCCATCTCCATTAGCATCCAAGTGCGGAATAACGTCTTTGTACTTATCTGGTATGATGCAGTATTTGCTATTATCATTCAATAAATAGTCCGCAAAGACAATAAATACGCATGTGAGTATGAGCGCAACAACAATATCACGGGTCCCCATCCACAAGATTGCAAATACAAGAATTTGACGACCTAGTGTATATTTGACGTAGTCTTCTTGCGATTTACTCAATTCCAAAGTTATATATTTTGAACCAATATTCATGATCAGCATGATTATTCCTGCAAAAAATTTGCTGTTGTTGAGGGCATACAAATGTTCCATAAATATATCAAAACTTGTTTGTGGTTTCTTTTTTTCTCTTTTCATGGTTATCTGGTCTTATAATATACCAACATAAAATAAGACATAAAAGACAAAAATTTTATCTCTTATTTTATTAAGTAAATGAGTAGTCTAGCATTTTCTGCCAGTCCAATTGATTTTGAAAAAAATGAAAAACTTTCTGAAAAAATAAACAATAAGGCTCAGAATAAGCTTAGTATGGAATTTTTGAAGAAAATGACAACCGGTGGTCAACAACCAGAAAGTGAAGAAGAGGTGAGAACTTCATCTTCCAATATTCAAAGTATACATAATAATTTAGAGCAAAATCTAAAAAGTGAGAATGAAAAGACGCTTGGCGATTTCTATTCAAATGAAATGGAAACTGACATCAAACAACAAATGGACAAAGTAAAATCGTCGCAGGATTTGTATCACAACGAGAAAGTGTCCACTGATTATTTGATCAGCAACAATTTGAATATGAGTAAAGTATCTGGTGATCCTCGGAATCAAATTATAGGAAACGAAACGCGCGATGAACTATTGGACAAATTGAATTATATTATAAATTTGTTCGAAGATGAGCGAGAAATCAAAACAAATAAGAAAAACGAAGAAATTGTCCTCTATTGCTTTTTAGGAATTTTTGTGATTTATGTATTAGATTCATTTGTATCCATTGGCAAATACAAGCGGTAATCATGTCTGTAATTAAACCTTTTGAAATACGATGACACCGCGACCCGCAATATTGCTGATTGTATCATAATATTTTACAAACGACAACCCACATTCTTGGGCAATGTTTTTCAGGTATGCATTTGAATAATAAGTCACTTCATGATGATTTATCTTTTCTTCTTTATCAATCTTTATGTTTTCAATAAAATAAAATTTTTGGTCACTGATTTCTTGTATTTTGTCACTATATTTGTAATTTAGTTTGATAAATTTTCCGTTGTCTTTATTTGACAAATGGTTTTTCAAATGATTTATATTTTGGAATACATCAATGAATAAATACCCGCGATTACTCAGCCATTTAGACAAGTTGTATAATAATCCGGGGATATTCGCTGTGTAATATATCTCGGTATCGATTAATGAAATGTGAGTAAATTCATGTTCATTAAATATGTAAGAATTTGTTTCATATTTGTCAATTTGTTGATAATTATTCCCTTTATAATTGTATTGACATAAATCAACAATTGATTTTGATTTGGAAATCGTTGTTATTGATGTGTTGTGTTTAAGAACTTCATTGATGTGTCCACCATGTTTAATCCCAACACAAAGATGATTATTATAAACACTATTTGAGTAATATAAAATAATTTTGCAAAAATTTTCATAAAATTCAGAATTGTAAAATAGGTCATCGAGTAAAAATACATAGAAATCATCAAAAATACTTTCTTGATTAGTTGCCTTTTTTACTTTGTTTTCAAATGGTTCATCTTCTTTTCTCATAAATAACAAGTAAACATAGATGCTGCCTAATACCAGCAATAATATGGATAAATTCATATAAAATATATATTTATTTTATATTTTTTCGGTTAACTATTTACATTATAATATAGGTTATTAAATATGGCTCATGAAGTGTTAATAAACGATTCACGGGACAAGTTCAAGACATCAAGTTTTTCTAACTTTAAAAAAAATGAGTTGAGTAAAAAGCTGCAGAATTCAATATATTATAATAAACGAGAAGAGGCATTTTTTTGGACATGTGAAATGTTATGTTCCAATATGTTGTTGGAAATATGGGATACGTTTTTCATCCTTATGAGCAAATATATACATATTCATAATCCAAAACTGCCACTTTATATAGAAAAAAAATATTCAGAGTTTCGTGATATCATTAGTCAAGACGATACAATGCAAAATGTCCGAAATAATCCAAAACTTCGAATCATTTTCTGTTCTATTACTACGGTTTTGTCTTGTTCTGAAAAGCGAACTATTTTAGATCATCTACAACATAAATTTCTTTTCAAAATAGAATCATTATACGAGAATTTGAAAGCACCAAACACTTCATTTGTTGATCTGGTTTATAAGCAAGGAGATCCAGTTGAATATTTGATACCGTTTAACGAGTTTGTTTATCATTTGACGGTGTCTAAGCAAAAGGTTGATATTATTTACTGGTTGAATTGGATTATTGAATATGATATATTATGTAGGAAAAAGAAAAAAATAATCGGCTGCGTTTCACGAAATTTGTATCAAAATAGCAAGAAGCTTTTAGAAACTAATATAATATGGATTGTATGGGATTCTCTTTTTGCTGTCATGAACAACGACAATTGTTCTCAAAATTTGAAAAATATAGTAGAAAGCATATATAACTTATTCACGGTTCGTTATTGTGTATCTACAAACAAAAAAAGAATTAGTTTAATATGTCATACAATTGAATTATTATTGCTGCACAAAGAAGTAAAATATAATATACCAATCTTAAAAAACAATGATGAAATGTCAAACATAGAAGAGAATATTAGTGTTGTCATGGAGGAAATAAAGAAACACGAAGTAAAAGCAGTAAAAAATGAAGCTGCTGAAAAGAACAGTAAAATGGATATTTATAGAAACCTTTATATGAATTTGTAGGGTGTAATATTAACAATTTGTTGTATTTTTTTTCATAATTATATACACATAATATAATTATGAGAGACACTATTCGGAATACAGTGAAAGAAGTGTATAATACTAATGTAAAAAATATTGGATCGATTGGTCCATCGCCTTTATCATCTTCGTTATTCGAGAAAAATCATTCAACTACTACTAAAAATGCCAATGTCGGAAATTATGATAATAATACCAACAAGTTGAGCTTGAATAACTCTAATTCGCAAATGAATGAGGGAATGCCTCCATCCAGTAGTTCTTTCACTGCCATACTTTTCTTTTTGTTATTATTGGTAGCTATTGCAGGAGCAGTTTACTACTATCGTAAGGACATTAAAAAATATTTTGACAAAACATTCGGAAAGGAGAAAACAATTTCAAAGGAAGTTGTGGAAATAAAAGAGAATGATGAAGAACTAAAAGAGACCAAATCCCTTTCTGAAAGAGAAGGAGAAATAGTAGAAAAAGACAAATTGACTATCAAAAAGGGTGATAATGTTGTAGTAGACGACAAAGTTGTAAAAAAAAGTAAAAAAGAAGAAACCAAAGTCCAAAAGAACAAAATAGACAAAAGTAAATATTCACAAAATCAAATTGTCGGTAAAGACGACATGTATTGTTACATAGGAGAAGATGATAATATGCGCCAGTGTATACAAGTATTTAAAGATGATGTGTGCACGTCGGGTGATATTTTTAACAGGATTGATGAATGTCTAGTTCCTCGTATAAGTAAATAGCGACTGGTTCTATAATTTTTCAATAAATGTCACATTATTATTTAAAAACAAAAGAGAATTATCGCCCTTTATTCCAGAAGTGATTCCTCTTTTAACGCGTATAACATCAGATTCGCATGTAGCAGATGTAGCGGCAGTATTTGAAAGTTGTCCTCGTCTTGATGAAGCAAGTGCTGAATATTGAGTTTTTTTATTGACTGTTGTGTTTTTCTTATATTTCAATACTTCTGCTTTTCTTCTCATTTTATATTGTTCGTAACTAGTTTCGTTGAAATTTATCATTGTATTTTCAGTGCGCCCAGTTGTGTCTGGCGTGACAACTTCATCTCCGGTTTCTCTAGTTTTTAGAACACGCAATCCCTGTAACGCAATAATAGACGCGCTAGGATCCGTCAACATACTTTCATCTGTAGTATCCGCGTCATATTCAATTTGTGAATAATCTATTTCGTCGAATACAATACTTGTTGTCATTTATATTACAAAAAGGTAAAAATAAAAATAAAATAGGAACAATGTATTTTATTTTTATTTTGTTTTGTTTTGTTTTCATTCAAACTCAAATTACTTCTATTTTAGATGGTATTATCTTTTCAGACAATTTAAAATCTTTCTTGTGATCATGTTCGCACATATGAATTTCAGGACATCGATGTTTGATACAAAATATTTTGTCACATTTTGTACATGTGATATTGATAACACTTTTCTTCTTGCAAATATTGCACTTATTTGATTTCTTGAGACCAGACTTTGTTTCTTTTTGTGGTTCCATTTTTAATTGTGTATATACTTTGTAGATTGAAAAATATTATATTATTGAAATCAATTTTTTGTCAGTTCGCTGAGACCGTGATCTGTTTCACCAGTGACAATATTGTCTCCTTCAAAAAGCTCTTTCTTTATTTCATCTATGGAAGCATTCACACCAAGTTTCTTTTCAAGAGTGCTGCCCTCATCTGTTCCAACAAGTTCACCGTCTTCATTAATAGTTTGTGTCAATTTGTTTCCATGCTCTTTGGCCTTTTCCATATTTTCCGAAATAGCCTTCAGTTTTGATTCTTTTACACGCTTGTCAAATTGCAATTTAGCCTGCTCTTCATTTTGGTTCTTCTCGTGCATGAGTTGGTTCAATTCCTTTTCAAGATATTCAACGCGCCCAGTCTTGTAAGCGTCTGGATGAAACGGAACCCATAATCCTACTGGACCGACGTATACATCATGATTTGGGTCAATTTGGCGCAACATTTTACACCTCATTTCTGCTTCTTCTTGGGTTGGAAATACACCTCTAACCTTTAATCCTCTTACCGATGTCTGAAATTCGTGTTCCTTATTGAATTGAGTCTCATATTTTTCTTCATTCTTATCCATAAAGTTCTTGTAGTCATCGTGAATATTTTCATACATAGAATCTTTCTCAATTGTAGAAAAATCCTTGAGGTCATTCATGACTTCCTCCGTGTTTAGTTCATATTTGAATGAAAGATAATTGGAAAATTTAGTCAATAATTCAGCTTGTTTGTTGAAGTTGTATTGTTCGACAAACTTTTCAAAAAAATAAAGGTTCTTTTCTTTTAGTATTTTTTCAGGAGAAACAAAAGATAAGCACACAAACTTTTGTTCGGCGATGGGTTTGTCCTCATCCAACAAATCAATATGTTCCGACATTGTTATCTATATTATAGAACAAAGTTATTTATATTTTTTTTCTATTTATATATTATAAAAATATTATGCAATTGAATGTTCAAGAAGTTTTGAAAAGAGTTATTAAATATTTAGTGGAGGGTCTCATGGTAGCGATTGCTTGCTACGCGATCCCTAAGGCCTCGCTTAAATTAGACGAGATTGGCTTGATTGCCCTCACCGCCGCTGCAACATTCTCGGTTCTTGATACCTACATTCCGTCGATGGGCGAAAGTGCTAGAACTGGTGCCGGATTCGGCATTGGTGCTAACTTGGTTAGATTCCCGAAAGGATTTTAAGTAAATTTTGAATTGATAATATAATGAAGATTTCTTATATTATCATTATAACAAACAAATTCGTCTAGTTTAAAGAGTAGGAATAAAATCCCATCCTAAATCTTGACAAATGTTTTTCCAAATTTGATCTTGCTCTATTTTCTTTTGGTCCTTTAGCATTGGGAAATGTTGTAAATATTCTTTTTCATCGAGAAGTTCACAAAGTTTGTATAAAGTATAGTAATAATTAAGGAAGTTTACGCGATCACTCGGACAATATTTAGCGTATGGGACCTGTATGTCTATAAACAAGTTACATAGCGTTTCCTCTAATTGTTGACTCATTATTGGTGGTTTTATTCCTAGTTTGTCTTTTATGAATGTAATGTGCTCGTAATATTTATTATATCCTAACTTTTTCAGTATTTCTTTAGTTCGTTTGCTTGTCAGTTTGTTAAGTGTTATTCTTTCCTTTTTAATTTGATTTTTGATAGTTTCAATGACACTATCTGGTATATCAGTAGACTCCTTTGCTTGGAACTGTGCTAGAATTTCTTTAAAGTGATTTATACGACGATAGGCATAAAAAGAAATTTCTTTAGGAGGCTCTTTGTAAGCCGGTTTGTCGTTGTGGATTAAATATTTGTCAATTGAAAAGCATTTATTACAAATAAGTATTCCATCATATATAGATTTTATGAGTTCGCCTTCTTTACATATATGACACATCTCACATTCGTCACCATTAGCGTTGCAATAATGATAGTTTTCAATGTATACCTCAAAATTATTTTCTTTTAGATATTCTTTCATATTTTCACTACATTTGCTATGGGAAATATAATCTTCTTTTTTGGATTTACTAAAAAAATTATCTAGCGCTTTTTTGGGGTTATTGTTTTTTTCAATATTTTGCTTTGTAACAAAATAAGAAAACAAATGCTCTGAATTAGAAAGAAGATAGTCATTCATTTTTTTGTGAGAAAGAGCTATTTTATTGTTTAGTGTTTTTATCTTTTCTTTGTATTTCTTAATTTTTTCTTCGTTATCACATATTTTTAGCTTGTTTTGAATGGATTCTATTTTTGCCCTAGATTTCTCTATAGTTGAAGTCTCTTCTTTACGAAATGAATCTATTTGTTTTGAGAATAATTTATCTAATGTATGATTTGATTCTATTTCGGACATATATCAACTTTTGTGTATTTCTTTTAAATATAAAATAAAAAATATAATCAAATGAATGAGATTGATTTGAATAAATATTGTTCAAATAACAAAGAAATGAGTAAAATGGTTTTCATTTTTAACGCAATTGAAGATGGATGGAATGTGAAAAAAAATAAGAATAGTTACATTTTTTCAAAGCATAAAAGTAAGGAAAAACAAGTTTTTACTGAAGACTTTTTGAATAAATTTATTACAAAATATTTTAATTTAAACTAAATATTTTTATTTTTTTTTCTTTTAGTATAGTATAACAGAAAATCATGGGTGGTGGTTTAATGCAATTAGTAGCTTACGGCGCGCAGGACGTTTACTTGACCGGTAATCCGCAGATTACCTTCTGGAAAGTTACCTACAGAAGACACACTAACTTCGCTATGGAGTCGATTGAGCAGACCTTCAACGGTCAAGCCGATTTCGGTCGCAGAGTTACATGCACCGTTTCGAGAAATGGTGACTTAGCTTACAGAACCTACTTACAGGTTACTCTTCCGGAGATTGGTCAATCGCTTAACAGTAACGGCGATGTTTACGCCAGATGGCTTGACTTCCCGGGACACCAGCTCATTGAGAATGTTGAGGTTGAGATTGGTGGTCAAAGAATTGAGAAGCAATACGGTGACTGGATGCACATCTGGTGCCAACTCACCATGGACAAGAACCAAGAGGCTGGTTACTACAAGATGGTTGGTAACACCACTCAGCTCACCTTCGTCACTGACCCGACCTTCGCTGAGGTTGATGGTCCGTGCGACTCGTCGGCGCCGAGACAAGTTTGCGCCCCGAGAAATGCTCTTCCGGAGACCACTCTCTACGTTCCGCTTCAATTCTGGTTCTGCTGCAACCCGGGTCTTGCGCTTCCGCTCATTGCCCTTCAATACCACGAGGTCAAGATCAACCTTGATCTCCGCGCCATTGATGAGTGCTTGTTCGCTGTGAGCGTCCTTGAGGGTGGCAGCGGCGATGTTAAGGTTTCGGGTGCTTACGCTCAATCGCTCGTTTCGGCTTCGCTCTACGTTGACTACGTCTACCTTGACACCGATGAGAGACGTCGTATGGCGCAAAACCCGCACGAGTACCTCATCGAGCAGCTTCAGTTCACTGGTGCTGAGTCGGTTGGTTCCTCGTCGAACAAGATCAGACTTAACTTCAACCACCCGTGCAAGGAGCTTGTTTGGGTTGTTCAACCGGACGAGAATGTTGACTACTGCGCCTCGCTCACTGCTGGCGAGACTCTTTACAAGGCTCTTGGTGCTCAGCCGTTCAACTACACTGATGCCGTTGATGCTCTTCCGAACTCGATTAAGGCGTTCGGTGGTCCGACTGGTGTTAGTGGCGAAGATGCGTTCATCACCAACCAGCTCTTCGAGACCGCGGGTGCTGCTGATGTTACCGCTAACGCCACTTTCGCGGGCGAGTGGAATGCTGGTGCTACCAACTCGGGAGTTTCGGATGCGGGCACCTTCGTCCTCGCCGAGACCTCGCTCGACATGCACTGCTGGGGTGAGAACCCGGTCGTCACTGCCAAGTTGCAGCTTAACGGCCAGGACCGCTTCTCGGAGCGTGAGGGCACCTACTTCGACCAAGTTCAACCGTGGCAGCACCACTCGCGTGCTCCGGACACCGGCGTTAACGTTTACTCGTTCGCCCTCCGCCCGGAGGAGCACCAGCCGTCGGGCACCTGCAATATGTCGCGCATTGACAACGCCACTCTTCAGCTCGTTCTCTCGAACGCCACTGTTGAGGGCACCAAGACCGCCAAGGTGCGCGTCTACGCCAGAAACTACAATGTTCTTAGAATTATGAGTGGTATGGGCGGATTGGCGTACTCCAACTAATTTTTTCATGGTTATCACCCATTCCTAACATTCCCAATAAAATTCAAAATATCTAAAAAATAGGTTGATTGTTAAATATGTTCATTAATATTCAAAAAATAATAATAATGAACAAACACGATTTTTCAAATTTACAAAAAAATTGATTTGAGTTTTCTGAAAACAATTCTATGGAAACAAAAACGAAAAATGATTATCAAGCATCCAGTTTACGGAGATGTTACGTTCAACAAATGGCTACCGGTTTTGGCACACCGGAGAATCAAGAAAACAAAACAACACAAAATTACTGAATTTCCTTTGTATGAAATTATGTTTATAGAAAATGGTGATCCAGGTTTCATTATTCGGAATAAAAAGACAAAATATCCAATAAATTGTCATAGGACTCTGTTTTATTTAAGCGAAAACGGTAAACAATTTACATTTTCAATCCTCCACGTCGCATTACCATCCGCATTCCCAAACATTCCTCCATTGGAAACAATTTATCATATAGACAATAATCCCACAAACAATCATATTTGTAATTTAAGATGGTTTTCCAAAAGCGAAAGTGGTATTAAAGCACAAAAGAAATCAGTAAACGAAAGTAACAAAAATGGTGGCAGAAATGGTCGTTATACGATTATGAAACAACCAGACCCACAAGACAAAAATAACCGAGCAAAATCAACCACGATCGGTCTATTTCGTAGTGTAGACAAATGCGCTAAGTTTATCATTGATAATGTTGTTCAAAAAGATAAGAAACCAATATTAAAAACAGTGGCGTCAAAAATCAGAAGAGCGATTAAAATCCCCGAATATAAGGCATATGGATATTACTTCGACGCTTATGAGATTGAAGTTGAAAATGAAGAATGGAAGTATCATCCTAAATATACAGAAAATGAATTCTCTTCACACGGAAGAGCCAGAAATCGTCATGGACATATTGCTCAACAGAATCAAAGTGGTTCTCGTTATAAACAGATAGCTATAAAGGGCAGATACAAATACATTCACCGCCTAATTTGGGAAACATTTATGGGAGAAATCCCCGAAAATCTAGAAGTCATGCACGACGACGAAGCCCCAAGTAATGAAGACAATAGTTATCGAAATTGGTTGTGTGATTTGACACTGGGAACACATTCACAAAATATGGTATCATTTCACGAAAGTAAAAATAAGATTATTTGTGAACAAAATAATAATGGTAACTTAGGTTTCGTCGAAAACGTTCCCGAAACAACTTCAATTAACAACAAAACATTTCCTAATAATGTATTGGGAGATTTGATGAGAAATGGTGTACCAGGTATTCAATATATTCAAGCAAAGGGGCGTTCAAGTAAGTATGTGTTGAGCCGGCGGTTTTCAAAAAATGGTAAAGATATTAGCTCTTCGGGCAGTTCCAAAAAGTCAGATGAAGAAAAATTCTTGGAAATACTAAGAATTTATCAAGAACAATGCAAAGAAGAATGTCAAAAAAAAGATATTATGGAATTGGATTTAGGTGAGCTTGCGGAGTATTAAAATCAGAATGGTTAACTCAACCAACATGTGTTGAGATACGTGTATTATCTGAAATTATTGTGTTCGTAATCTTACATTTAAAATACTTTGTCAATATTTTTTATGAAGCACTCCATCATTCAATCAACTGAATCATATTTGCATTCACAGTTGTCGGGCGAATCATAACCCCCTCCTCTTTCAAATATTCAACATTGCAAGTTCCGGCTTCAATATCAGTACTTACAATACGCGCTCTAGTATTGCATCCATCTCCAGTGACAATAACTTCTTTTCCAACTGTAATTGCGGTTTTATCTAAACATATTTGGCACATATTTTCGCCTGGTTTTGCCATCGCTTTTTCACACAGACAACACCCACCCACTTCAGGTGATACGGGTCCTGGTGGCGCCGTATTTGCGTTCATTGGAATTGATCTAAGAACTGGTTGTCCGGAATAGCCGCCACCACCAACTGTTGGTTTATCTTTTTTATTTTCAAGTGATGCCAATTTTGTTTTGAGAATATTCGCCTTCGTCATAGCCTGTATCTCTTTTTCAAGAAGTTCATTTTTTTGTTGCCGAATTGTGAGAGCTCGATCTCTGGCATTTATTGCTAATTTTTTCTGTTCTTCGCTATTCATTTCCTTTTCAAATTCGCAGCATAAGATTGCTTTGTCTTCAATAATGGGAGTAAATTCTTGTTTGAGATTACCTTCCAGTTCAATCCATTCTTTTTTTTTATCTTCAACATTATGTCCAGCCCAGAAGCTGTCACTACACCAGGTATTCAAACGGTCATTGCGATTTTCTAATTTTACAATAAAAGACGCAAATTGTTGTTGTAGATTATGAATGCTCTCTTTTTTTTCATCATACTTTTTATATTTAAAAATAGCTAACAACAAACTAGTATAAGTAGTAACACATAATGTTATAAAAGATATAATGTGACTTTTCATGTGCATTATTTCAGATGACGCCTGAATAAATGTAGATGTAGCAGAAAAAACAATGATAGAAATCTGAATCCCATTGATAATTCCTGTGTATTTTTCGTATTTATGATCAAGCACTATCAATCGCTCCCGCATATCTTGTTTCATAGCATTATTGTGTTCTCTGTATGCGTCAATTTGTAAACGAATATCAATATATGGTTGTTGTGAACGTATATTTTGTAAAGTCATCTCCATATTTCCTTCAATATTTGCGTTTGATTTATTGCGGTTCTCTTCTTCAATATATTTCATTTCTGTTTGAAGCGCTTCAATTGTATCCCTATAATTTCGCTCTTTTTCGAGATTTGCTCGTTCAATATCTTCGCTTTCTATCATATGACGTTTTGTTTCGCGTTGTAGTTCTTCGTGCATTCGTTTCATTGCGCGCTGAAGTTTCTCTATATTGTTTGTTTGTTGAACAACTCCTAGCAATGCCATATTTGCCACTTCGATTATAGTATCTTCTTTTCTCATGTATCCCAATTCACATTCTATTATGATTGTAGATTTATCTCCATCAAATACCATCATTTTAGCTGTTGTTTTATCACTATTACTCTCAACCACTATACCTTTGACCCATAAACCGTATCGTCGTTTATTTTTTTGAATTGTTTCATCTGCTACATACTCCGTTGGGTACGCCACTAAATCACCTAATGATATGTTTGGTAATATTTCAAGAGGTGTGGTTGGAACTTCGGGTTCTTCCGTATCATAAATATCGCTTATTTCGGCGTCAGATGAAATGTATCCACCATTGGTTCTACGACTTTCATCGCGAGAACTCAATATTTCCATTTCGGTGTTATTCATTTTGGGATTTATTATATTGAGAAGAGAATTTATCTTGTAAATTATTTACAGTCATATATATAATGGATGCGAAAAGCGAAGCACTAAGCAAAGAACAGCAACAAAATGCTGTATGGTTCATTGTTTCGATTACCGGCACAATCGTCACCATTATCACAGCATCTATTTTAATTATTCAGTTTAGTAAAAACTACAAAGATAAGGCGCCAATTCAACATATTCTTTTTTTGATATCTGGCGTGTTAATGCTTTCATTGGGAATACATTTGAATAATATTATTATTGAATACACAAACAAAAATCAAGAATTATATGGCAAATTCATTTTGATACCACGTCTTCTTTTTAAAATAAATATTGCATTTGCGATATATACAACATACACAATTATAAAAAGAACCTGGATCTTTATTATGAAAAAGTAATATAATAACGAGTTTGAAATATATTGTTCAATAATATATAATGACATTAAATAGTCAACAGAAATCCAACGAAAATTCTATTTATAGCACTGCATCTGGTAGAAGTCTAAAAACAGTAAAAAGAAAAGTAAAAGAAAAACTCACGCAAACGATGAAAAATAGTTTAAGAGGAATTAATGATCCATATTTAAAATCGTTTCAAGATGATAATTGTCACGCTGCTGCATTAAACTCCATGGCTTATTGCGAAAGAGAAGTTATTGAAAAAATATTACAAGAAACAAGTAAAAAAGGGATTACGCCGGGAATAGCAAGAAAATATGGTATGTTTAATATCACATATTATAGAAATATTTCATCTCGGAGACCAGTAGAAGAAAAAGAGTCTACAGAAAATGGAGATCACATTTGGACCAATGAGTCTATGGCAGAGTTTATATTGAAATTAATTGAAGCAGGAACTCCTAATGTTTTAGATAATAGAAAACAAAGCAAAACAAATTGTTTGATACTTTGGTTATATTATAGTTTAAATAATAAACCTGGCGCACATGCTGTAAACATTTGTCGCGATGAAAATGGAAAACTTGTATTAATAGACACATCTTATCATCTGCTTAATGAATATAAAAAAGTATTTAAAAAAAGCGCAGTTTATTATAAAGATTTGAAAGCAATAAAATATCTTGAAAAATATAATCAAAATTTTTTCAGTTTAATTACTACAAAAGAAGAAAAATATAATAAAAATTTTAAAATAAATCGTGATAGAATTTCAGATTTTAAAATGGGAACGACTAAAGAAGAGATATTATTATCAGACTATTTAAAAATTTTAAAAAAATATGAAAAAACCCCGTATAATTTGAAAGAGATGTTTAATCCTACAATTGATGGAATAAAACCATTAAAATTAGTTGGCAAAAATGGTAAACTTCATAAGAGTTGGCCAAAACATATAAGAAGTCAATTTAATTTGCCTTTAACTCTTTCTAAGCTTTCCGATACAGATATGTTAAGTTTAGAGGATTTAGATGAAATTTTTAATCATAATCAAACAACTCCTTCTCCATCTAAGAATTTATTAACACAATTACAAATACAATCACAAACACAACCCTCTCCATCTATTAATTCAGAAAGACAAACACAATCACAAACACAATCACAATCACAATCACAATCACAATCACGAACACAATCACAACTCTCTCCAACTAATAATTCAGAAAGACAATCACAAATACAATCACAAATACAATCACAACTCTCTCCAACTAATAATTCAGAAAGACAATCACAAATACAATCACAAATACAATCACAACTCTCTCCAACTAATAATTCAGAAAGACAATCACAAATACAATCACAAACACAACCTTCTCCAACAAGAAAAATAAAGAAGAGGAGAAGTAGAAAAAAGAGATCAATATTCAGAGGTAGAAAAAGGTAAAAAGTAATATGATAACGAGTTTAAATACAAAACACAAGTAAATGTATTTGTCTTTAAACAATAAATGAATATTATAAACCGTTCCATCAAGTATATCAATATTAATCGGAAATATATATGCTCCATCATGAGTAAAGAACTGCTGGATTGTTGTATAGAACTGCCAAATATTCAACGAATTCGTGATGAGAGCAAGGTAGATGAAATTGTAACTTATCAGCGACAGAACCTCTTAAATACTGGACATTGTGATTTCCACGGCGTGATTAATATCCACCACTGTCAAGAAACAGACCGTTGTTTTTTGGTAGACGGACAACATCGGTTTGAGGCATTGCGTAAACTAAGCAGCACGCATAACGTCGAACTATTTGTAGAAATTGAACAAGTGAATTCTATGGACCAATTAATAAACAATTACAATATTATTAATAAAAATACGCCGCTTCCTGAGTTTCCCGAATCAATTGATAAAAATATACCCGAAGAAGTGGCTCAGTTTTTCAAAAACAAATACCCAGACATGTGGTCAAATAGTAAAAATGCTCGTAGACCACATATTTATTTTAATTATTTTCAAGAAGCATTAGGATTTTTGACTGAAAAGTTGAATATCAAAACAGCAGATGAACTAAAAGAGATTGTTGAAACTAAGAATGTAGAATTGTCTGCTTGGACAATTGATAATTATCCCAAATCTAGAACGATTACTGAATCAATGATGAATAAATGCGCCAGAGAACAATTGTATCTTGGATTATATGCTCATGAATCAGAAGATTATGCGTATCAATGGGTGAAAGATATTGTCTTCAACAAAACAGGCGAAAGAATCGCAAAACCCAAAAAGCCGAGAAAGGCAAATGTTCCAAAAGGAGTGAAAGCAACAATTTGGGATGAATATGTTGGAAAAGACAAGCGTCGTGCATTATGTATTTGTTGTTGTGATAGAGAAATAGAAATCAATAGTTGTGAATATGGACACATTGTATCAGAAAAAGATGGTGGGCAGGCAAGTGTTGAAAATTTGTTGCCAATATGTGGACAATGTAACCGTTCAATGGGTGCTGAGCATATGGGCGAATATGTTCAACGGTGCTATCCAAAAAATTTTGCAAATTTCCAAAATAGAAAATATACTTATCAAAAACCGTCTTCAAATTTTATCTTGAACTTTCTCTAATTTCACTTGTAGATTCAGGCACAACTCTTCTTTTCTTTGAACTTATTCTGGAAGCAAGTTTAACAAAACCGTATTTTCCAGTGTTTGTGCGAAAATATTTCATTGATGAAGACGTGCTCCATTTTTTGAATACGTTGAGAATTCCATCTTCTATTTTTTTTTGCGTTGAACTTCTTTCTGGCCATGTTTTTTTACGCAATCGTTTTTGTTTGTAATATCTTCCACAGAATACCTTTACAAAACTTCCATACACAATAGACATTATTAATACGATACTTCCAGCAACTGGATGAATAGTAACAGCAATTCCGCCACCAACAATGGAGAAAAATGCAACAAAGCCACTTGAAGAAAATTCGCCAATTAATTCTTCCACAACACTCTGTCTGAATTCTTCATCATTTAGCATTTCCGAAAGTTTATCAAAAGTCGGTGCAATTTTATTTTTAGGTATGCTTATAAAATATGTGAATTTTTTACATGTGCACATGTTATAATAATATAGTTATATTACTTAAATATATTTCATAGTATATATTATCCAACATGGTAACAGACAGCGAACTTGAATTGTGTGATTACAAGAACTGCGAACAGTTTATCCCAAGTATTAGTCGCGGTAAAATTGTCAAATGTTATGATGGAGACACGGTCACTATTGCAACTATTATGGACGGAAAGCGCGTTCGTTTCAATATTCGCATGTTGGGATATGATTGCGCCGAAATTCGTTCAAAAGATCCGCAAGAAAAAAAGGTCGCTCAATGGGCAAAAGAGTATATTACAAATATGATTTTTGGAAAAATTGTGAATGTTGCCAAAAACGAAGGAACCGACAAGTATGGTCGTCTGTTGCTTGAACTAGAATACAATGGTCAAAACGTTAATCAAATTATGTTGGAAAAATGGGGCGTTTCTTATTTTGGTGGACATAAAAATGACATTGACTGGAATATGTGGGATGAAAATGGTAAAAAATAATATATCTTAAATAATATATAATACATCGTGATAATATGGATCAGAATATTTCTATGATTCGTTTTCTAATGTTTATGATTTTAGCATTAATCATATTTTTCAATATAGCACCACAATTGGTAGAAGACGATAGTTCTGATGACAATAAGAATGATACGGGTAATGATACAAACAAAGATAAGGAGAAAGAAAATGAAACAGTCGGAAACTATTGTCTGATTGATGGTGAAACACATAAAGATAAGGTATGCGAAGAAGTTTCGCCTAATGATTCTTGTCAAAATCGTTTTGCTTCGTTAGAAGAATGTAAAGAATGGAAAGGTGCTCTTGCGATTGACGAAACTGAAGATGAAGATGGTGATCTTAATTACAATTATACGACTGATGATATAGATAAACTAACGATTATGGATTCGGATGATATGATTTATTGTCTTAAAAATGATAAGAAATGTGAAAAAATGAAATTCGGAGATTGTAATGACATTCACATTAGTACATATCTGAGTAAAAAAAATTGTTTGGAGGCTAAAGATAAGATTAAAGAAGACGGAAGTGATGGTGATGGTGATGGTGATGATGATGAACTATATTGTTTGATTGGTGATACATGTGAAAAACAGGACGAGACGAATGATTGTGGAGATAGTAAAACATACTGTAATATGAATAAATGTAAAAAAAAAAATGATGTTACACAAGATGAGGGTGAATATTGTTTTTACGACGGTAGTACAAAGTGCGAAGAAATTGATTGTGGCGATATTTGTAGTGGAAAATATTATACCAGTCTATCAACTTGTAAAAGTAATAATGGTCTTTCTTAATACTAACAACTACCTTCACTTCCAAATGTGATATTCAAATAGTTCAAGTGGTCACTTGTGCTAGTGCATGAAAGTGGATAACAGCTATTGCTACATTCTTCATCTTCTTCCAAATTAGAATCATTACATATTTTGTAATATGTATTGTTTTCATTGTACCATATTTCATTTGGAATATGAAGATAATTTAATCTGCACTGTGGTAAATGTGGCACAATATCATAGTAATGTGTAATTCTGAAACTGATTATATTTTTGGAGATGAAATCTTGGACAAATTCATAATTACCAACTCGCGGTGAGCCAAATGTGATTAATGTAATATTATAGTTGGTTTTAGAGAGGTTATATGCAAAGAGAGAGGCAATACTCGAACCCATAGAGTGTCCGGTGAGCAATAATTGTTTTGTTTGGTATTTTTGAGAAAGTTTGTCTATTTCATCAGAAATAAACGAATATAGTTGTTCGTATAGTTTATAAAATCCGGCTTCTAAGCATATATTACTAGTTTTATCAATACAATGGTGTTCTATTTGAATGTCATCAATCCAATTTTGGAGATTTGAACTTCCGCGAAATGAAGCAAACAAAATATTTAATTGATTATTGTATCCGAGCAAGGTCTTTTCACCGTAAGCTTCGTAGGTAGTTTCTACTATATTTTCCGGTGAACAAGTCAGACATTTCCAGTCACTAGTATTACAATAAACCGCTTGTGATAAATTGAGACTTGTGTATAATAAGTTTTCAAAAATGAGACTTTGTGTTAGTGTAGATAGGAATTTCATAAATTTATAATATACTAATGTTATATCATATTATAAATTTTAAATTACTTTTTGATAATATTGCTCAGTTCCATCGCGCGAATCATTCTTGTGACCCCAATTCCTCCACCAAATCGTGGGAAAAAGTCGTGATCCAAAAACTCCTCTAACTCGTCGTTCACGCGCTTTTGTCCGAACTTGTCGTATAACAAATTAGAATACCCGCCGTCACTAATCGTGAGAAACTGCTTGCGCATTTCTTCTTTATCACAACTTCTCTCCGCCGAACCAATCGTCTCAATTCCGTGTAAAATCACATCCACCTTCGAAGAAATCTCCCCGTTTTTCTTCATATTCCAGAAAGGACTAGTGTGGTAAGGAAAGTTCTTGAGGAAAAACACAGGACCATATTCCTCATTTAATTGCATTTCATGCTCATTTTCTAACTCATGAACACCATATTTTTTCATCATGTCAGTGTAATCTCCCTCTGGATATTTACCATCATTTTTTTCAAAGCCAATGTGCTCAAGTAGTTCTTTCTCCATATTAACCATATCATCCATACCGCCTTTGGATTCAAATTCAAACATTGGGAAAATGAGCTCATGGCGTCCTGGTACTGGGTTGGGTTCATTGCGGTAACTCGTGGATACCGTGAAGCAACCATTAATATCAGGATTTTTTAGCAAAACATCTTCTAACCACATTTGCCCAGTTTGCGGAAGAGGCCAGTCCTTATTTTGGTAGTTGTATTTTGAAACAGTTTCTGGGTCTTCACATGCCGCCAATATACTCAAAGCGTTTTGTGTGTGGACTTCAATAAATCCTTTCTTTTGGAAGAAGGAACGCATTGCGGAAACGGCGGCATCAAACTTGCGGGGTTCGATTAATTTGCTCATTTTTATAATACATATTATTTTCTTTAAGTTCTTTTTTCATTAAATTGAATTAAAGAAAAAATTGATTTAAAGTTACTGGGAGTGGTTGATTGTATCTTTTCGCACAATGAACGCTATTATCAAAAATATTCGCGCACCAATCACGCGGTCATTTACCCGCAAATTCAGTAACTACAATAATATCTGGGACATGCGCGCTATTGAGTTGCTTCATGATGACTTTGATAAAATTCAGCAACTTAAAAATGACCAATTCCATATGCCGTTTGTCATGACTGAAATCCCACCACCTTTTTGTCCAAAGTGCAATAAATATGCAAAAAATAAATGTTCGTTTTCACCCATTCACGATATTAGTATTCAGGATTTTGATTTGGCAGAAAACCCAAATTTGATTATTTCGTGCCCGGTTTTCGGTGAAGTAAGCACAATATTTGATAACGATGTTCTTGATGAGACTAGTTCTAAAAAAGACGAATGATTTACAACACAATATAAAGACAAAATACAAACAAAAATATTGATGAAATTGGAAAATATTTTTTATATTAATCTCGAAGAACGACGCGATAGAAAAGAACACGTAGAAAATGAACTAAAAAAAGTTGGATGGGATAATTATACAAGATTTAATGCGATTAAAAATAAGCATGGTAGAATTGGTTGTTCTCTTAGTCACTTGAAGGTTATTCAAGACGCAAAGAAGAACAAACTTCCTTATGTTGTTATTTTGGAAGATGACATTGAATTCACAAACCCCAAATTATTTCAAAAATTAATGAAAACCTTTTTTGATGAAAAGATAGATTATGATGTATATTTGATTGCAGGCAATTTACGCGGAGGTGCACATAGAGTTCACGAGTCAATATTGAAGGTCACAAGAAGTTTTGCATTGACTGGTTATATTGTAAAACAACACTATTATGATAGGATCATAAAGAATATTTCGGAAGGATTGAAACAACTTATCAGACAACCAAATAATGGATACTTTGCAATTGATACATATCTTATGAAATTACAAGAAAAAGACAATTGGTATATTTCATACCCTAGAACAGTGACACAGAAACCTGATTATAGTAATATTGAAAATCGTGATGTAAATTATAATCATGTTATGTTGGATGTAGTTGAATAAATATATTTTAACATAACTGCGCACAAAAAGTGGAAAATAAATAATATAATATTAATATTGTGAGAAATAGAATGATTACGAACTTATACCGAAATAATAACATAAAAAATCCAAAAAATACAAAATCATTGCATCATCAACTCACTTTGAAGATACACAGTATTATTCCACTTAACATATTTCAAACATGGCATTCTTTAGAGTTACCAGAAAAAATGAGAGAAAATGTAGAATTATTAAAAAGACAAAATCCAGAATTTAAACACTATTTATACGACGATAATATGTGTCGCGAATTTATTAAAGATAACTTTAAAGACGACGTGTTATATAGCTTTGACAAATTGAAACCAGGCGCTTACAAGGCAGATCTATGGCGATATTGTGTATTGTATATAAATGGGGGTATATATTTGGATATAAAATATAGATGTGTTAATGGATTTAAATTAATTGAATTGACAGACAAAGAATATTTTGTGAAGGATCGTGTTTTATCAAATATTGATTGCGGGATGTATAACGCATTAATGGTATGTTTGCCATACAATACAAAATTATTGAAAACAATATGTAATATTGTAGAAAATGTAAAAAATATTTTTTACGATTGTAATATATCAGATTATAGAATTTCAAGTTTGACCGTTACTGGTCCTATATTACTAGGCAATGTATTTGATAGTAATGATAATTATACTTATGAATTAAAATTTTCCACCTGTGGTCGGTTTATTGAAACTAGTCGTGGTCATGTATTACAAATATATAAGGAGTATCATGATGATAAAAAAACGAATAACAAAGAATACTATACCATCTCTTACAGAAAACGTAGTATATACAACTTTTTAAATTTAAAACCAGTAAAAATTATTAATCTAACAAGTAAGATTACAAAATTTATAGGAAATCAAAACGTCTCATTTTATACATCAAATTCATGTATTGTCAAACAACCAGATGCAGACAATTACATAATAAACATAAGATGGGTAAACTATTCTTTAGAACAAAATGGAAGTCCTATAATAAAATATTCAAAAAATATATCACTTAATTCGTATTGTTATCTTGATAATTCGTTTAATAGAATCACTGATGATACTTTTTCAGAGGATTTAAACGAATTAAATAAAAAGTACAAATGTTATGGAATAGAAGATATAAGAATATTTAATTATTTAGATAAATTTTACTATATTGGTTCAGCTTTCAATGAAAAAACTGATACGATTTCAATAACTTCTGATATTATTAATTTCAATAATGATAATAATTACAAATTGGACAAAAGATTTATAAGTACATCATTTAATGATAGGTATCGAATTGAAAAAAATTGGAGTTTCGTGAAATACAACAATGCAAAGTGTTTTGTTTATCAATGGCATCCATTGATAATCTGTGAAATAGATGCAAGTGGCGACATATTAAATATAGTTACACGTAAATACATAAAAGACGATTTTTTCAAAAAAGTAAAAGGGAGTAGTTCAGGTGTACCATTTAATAATGAAATATGGTTTGTTTTACATATTAATCAAGATACAAACTATCAACATTTTTTTGCTGTGTTTGATAATGATATGAATTTATTGCGATACTCAGAACCATTTAAATTGGACAACTCTAGAGTAGAATATTGTATAGGTTTAATTATTGAAGAAAACAGAACGATTCTGTCATTCACTTCTCTAGATACAAAATTATATATTGGTATTTATGATAACAAGTATATTAATTCTATAAGATGGAATATTATATGATGCGCAAACTGTGTAGTTTTTATATATGATTGGTTAAAATTCATAATCAAATAGTTCAAAATCTTTTTTGTAGTGATTGTAAACGAGTTGTTTACTTTCTTCATCATAAAACTCTCGGTAAGAGTTGTCTATTATGTTAGCGAAAACATTTTTTTTGTCTTTTAATATATTTACTCCCACAATACCTGAAATTTTCGCGTATTCTTTATCATAATTTTCAAGTTTATATATTTTTATATTGTCATGTATTTTATCATTAGAATAATCATATACCCAACTATATTGTCCTTTTAGTATATGATGATGATTATTATATATACCTATTTTCTCTTTTTCTCTGTCAGACATATTTTTGAACTCTTGTAAAAACCAAAATATGAAATCTCTAAAATTCATTCTTTTTGCTTCGTTTCTAAATGCTTGTTTAGAGTCTGCTGGTTGTTTTTTTTTATAAATATAAAACGAATACATTAGTGCAAATGGATTTCTAACCAACGTCCAAATATATGAATTATTTATAAACTCATTGTTTTCAATATTACAAATTTCATTATAAGTGTAATGATCGTTTTTTATGTAATAATAATTATAATCATTTTCTGTAATATAATTTAAATACTGAGACATTACGCTTGTTCCTCCACATTTGGGTATATGAATAAATATCATATTTGTTTTAATGATATTATTTTTACGTAATATTATGGGCATATATACATTAATAATATTTTATATCAAATGATACATTTAAACATATTCTAATATATTCATTTACTTAAAAAAGTATGAAGTTTGTAACAGCCCATGTGATGGGTGGCTTAGGAAACCAACTGTTTCAAATATTTGCCGCGTTAAATGTATCTCTCAAATACAAAATGCCTTTTTATTTTGAAGAGAGCGAACATGACAGAACGCCTGGAATGACTGCTCGCCCTTATTATTGGAAAACTTTTCTAAAATCACTTTCCTCTTTTGTAAAACCACCTTTAAAACAGTTAGTCTATCGCGAACAATCTCACAAGTTTAGTGAAATTCGCGGACAAGACTTTCCAGATGAAAATATCAAGTTATATGGGTATTTTCAATCTTATAAATATTTTCAAGAAAATCAAGAAAAAATATATAGATTAATTAAACTTTCCGAGCATCAGAGTTCGGTAAAAGAAAAATTTCCTAATGGATTTTTTGATGATTGTGTAAGTATGCATTTTCGGATTGGTGATTATAAACATATTCAACAACATCATCCAATCCAGAATGTGGATTATTATAGGACAGCTTTATCCCAACTAATAAAAGATACAAAAAAAGATGATTGGAAAGTATGTTTATTTTACGAATTAAAAGACAAAAATGATGTATACAAAATAAAAGAGGAATTAGTGAGCAAATTTAAAAACATAAAGTTTGTGGATATTGATCACAAGATGGATGACTGGGAACAAATGATTACTATGTCTTTGTGCCAGCATAATATTATCGCAAATAGTACATTTAGTTGGTGGGGTGCTTATTTCAATCAAGGAAACAATAATGTTTATTATCCTAGTAAATGGTTTGGTTCTGGAAAAGGGAGCCTCAATGAGGAACTGGATGATTTGTTTCCTAGTGAATGGGAAAAAGTTTGATGATATGATAGGTTATCAGTCAATATTTGAAACATAATCTACCCAGAATTTTAGACTGAGTTTGTTTAACATTTCGATTCTTTTTGATTTGTTTGTAAAATGACAATAATATTTTGAGTGCCACATTTTAAGATTATTTTCATTTATGATACTGTCATTCCATTCTTTAACAATGACAACTGGAAAATTATGCTCCGTATAAATATCGGTATATGGTTTGTTTTCTTTAATTATGGGAATTACACCTATCAACAGGGCTTCAAACAACTTGGGATTAACATCTAAACCACCTCCATGAACACATAAAGTAAATGAATATCTTCCCATTTTTTCCAGATATTTTTTATGATTAGTTGTCTCAATACACGCAACAAAGGGTTTCCAAGAGGTTTCACATAATCTAGAAACATCTCCGCGCTCTTTCCACTGCCCGGCTCCATCTCTATTTCGGTTAAAATTTGTAATTTTTAAATCTTTGTTTGTGTCTATATTTTCGTACTCTAAAAAATAATTTAAATCAGTTGGACATTCCGCTGGATTAATTCCTAGTGGTATGGGAAAAGTTTTAGGTAAACAGGAATCTAAATTCTCTACGAAAACTTTGTGTATAAACTCATTATTTATTAATTTATCAATATCAATATTCAAAGGTTTATATCTAACATCTATATTTTTGGGGAATGTAATGTCACCATCTCCAATAATTAAATTGAATTTATTTTGAAACATTGGTAACAATTTATCAATAAAAAAATTTACATCGTCGATTTTGCAGAATATGACTTTTACATCTTCTATGTTGACTTTTGTAAAATACTTACCATAAAATATTCCAACATCGGCATATTTACTCAAACCAATCCTTCCGAAATTATGAGGGTTGGTTCGTGTACTTAATAATTCCATTGTTTATGTTATTTAATATTTCAATATTTAAATGATAATAATAAATATTTAAAAGTATTTATTATTATCATTTAAATGGACGAGTTCGATATAGTCATACCAGTTGGTCCAAATGATAATGTTGTAGTAAAAAAACAAATACACTATACTAAAGAAAATATTATCGGATATCGAAATATATATTTGATATGTTATGATCCATCTTTAACTATTGATGGATGTATAACAATAAATGAAGATATATTTCCGTTCTCAATCCACAATGTTTCTAATATACACGGGAAACTAGAAAGAAATGGTTGGTATTTGCAACAACTCATAAAATTATATTGTGGTTTAATTATTCCTGGAATAATGGACAAATATTTGGTAATAGATAGTGATACTTTTTTTTTAAAACCAACTCATTTTGTTCAAGATGGTAAGTGTTTGTATAATTACGGGAGAGAATGTCACATTCCTTACTTCATTCATATGGCCAAACTTTGTAAAGATTTCAGAAAGATGGAAAGGGATAAATCTGGCATCTGTCATCACATGATCTTCGAAACAAAGTACATCAAAGAAATTATAGACTTGATTGAAAATAATCATAGTGATAAATTTTATAATGTGTTTTTAAACTTGGTCACAGAGAAGAGTGGAAGTGGTGCATCTGAATATGAAATATACTTTAATTACGTATTGAAGTATCATAAAAATGAAATTAAGTTGCGTAAATTGACTTGGATAAATAGTGGGGATTTTGATCGTGTAATTTCTTCACAAAATTATGATTACTTTTCATATCATTGGTATATGAGAAAATAAAAAATTGCGTGTTATAAACTATTATAATGCAATTAAAACTATTATAAAGAATATAACACATTTATTATTAAATGATAAAAATTCGCATTTTCACAGATCATCATCCACTTGATCAAGATACGACGCACATTTTTTTGAAACATTCCGACATTGTAAATGATATTGACTATAACAAAACATTTTGTTTTACAAATGACGATGACTACACTCATGTAATTCTGATAAATTGCCCTACACCAGATATCTCGCATATTTCCAAAAAAAATGTAATTGGTCTGGCGTTTGAACCTATTCATTTCTTGAAAAGAATCAACAATACACCAATAGAAGAAAAATTAAAGGATTTTATACCATATGCACAAAAACATATTGGAAGGTATTTTATTGGAGACAAGATGGGTTTACCGGACCCTTTTGTTGAAAGATATGGTTATATCAATCCAACATGTGATGTTGATATTCCAGAAAAGGTTGAAAAGACAAAATTAATGTCTATTATGATGTCGCATAAAGGTTTTGCTCCTGGACATAGATACCGTCATATTCTTGCGCAAAAAATACTTGAACAAAATTTGCCGGTAGATATCCATGGACATGGATGCAGATATTATAATAATCTAAATGATACAAGACTTAAAGGTTCATTTCAAAAGAATGAGCCATATGAAGATTATATGTTTCACATAGCAATTGAGAATTTTGAGTGTAATCATTATTTTAGCGAAAAAATAACAAATACGTTGCTTTGGCACACTACTCCAATATATCTTGGTTGTAGAAATATTGATGAATATTTTCCAGATTCAGTTATTAAATTGAATGGAAATGTTGACCATGATATCCAATTGATCAAAAATATATGTGAAAATCCAGAAAAATACAGAAAACAAATTGATATCGACAAGGTCAAAAAGACAATATCAATCAAAAATATCATAAATGAGTTTTTATTAGAATCATCATATTAACCATCAGCACAATAAGTATCTATAAAATCTAGTTCTGCTTGATACTTTTTGAATAGTTTCTTGTATTTCTCCACATCTTTAATATTTGTTTTAGTTTTAGGTTGAACATGTTTTATAGGGAAGTGATGTATTTTCTTTTTGAGAAAGCTCTCCAACTTATTTACTATACTAGTTTCAAAAAGTTCATTAGTTTTTACTATTAATACATTCTTTCTCTTTTGATTTGTCCATTTATTAAATTGATTTATCATTACCTTGATAAAGTTTTCATCTGAAAAAGACACATTATTATTATTACTCATTTTCTTTTGATTTATTTTCTGCAAACCTCTTCTTTTCATAGACAAAAATGATTTTATGGGATTATCATAAATATAAATTATTGGGACATCTGTTTCAATATAATGAGGACAATGGCATAATATTTCATTCCATGTTTTTGTCCTGATCTTGTAATTATTTTTTTCTAATGTATCGGTTAATACATTAGAAGCAGACCCTCCGTAAGAAACTACCAATAAATTTAAACCTTCTTTCATTATGATCTCATTAATATTATCTAAATCGCAAATCATTATGCGATATATTTTATATATTATATTACATTTAAATATATTATATTACATTTAAATATAATATAATATGAAAACTCTAAAAATCAATTATTTGAATAATTCATCTGAACTGTGTGAAATTGGAAAAAAATATGATACTGATAAATCATCGCAAAGGAATAATGTAACTAATTCTAGACATTGTCATCCATATACACTATTTTATGATGGATTATTTAAAAATAGAAAAGACGAACATTTGAAAATAGCAGAATTAGGAATACTAGATGGTGCTTCATTACTCATGTGGAATGAATACTTTAAAAATGCTGAAATATGTGGATTTGAATACAATGATAATTTAATAAATAAATTTCAACAAAAATTCAACAATCAACAAATAAAACTCGCCAATATAAATGTAAAAAATAAGGAAAGTATTGTAAATGCTTTTAAAAAAACAAATATACTATATGATATTATAATTGAAGATACAACGCATCAGTTTGAAGATCAAATAAGAGTGATTGAAAACGTATATTCATATTTAAAACCAGGAGGGATATTAATAATTGAAGATATATTTAAATCATATAATGAAACGGATTATTTTGATAGACTAAGCACTATATTAAAACATTTTCAAGATTATTATTTTGTAGAGTTAGATCATAATAACAGAAACTCGACAGGATGGAACAATGATAAATTATTTATTTTAATAAAGGGTGGAGGTGAACCAATTTTTAAAAATAAAAATAAATTGACAATAATAACACCATCATATAGAGTTGATAATTTATTAGAAATTCAAAAAAGCATTGATTTTGAATATATAGAAGAGTGGATTATTGTATATGATGGCAGTAAAATAACCCATAATCCAAACATCTTTGAGAATAATAATAAAATTAAAGAATATGTATTCAAAGGTGAAGGCAAATCAGGGAATCCGCAAAGAAATTATGCATTAACTAAAATTACAAATCCAGATTCTTTGATATATTATTTAGACGATGACAATATATTCCATCCGGATATGTATAAATTATTGAATATTATTGATAATAATAAAATGTATACGTTTAATCAATACAATAGAATAAAAGGCAATAATATAAGAATACGCGGCATTGATACTGCCATGGTTATAATACCTTATAAGTTATGTAAAAATGAAAAATGGATATTGGATAAATATGACGCAGATGGTTACTATATTGTTGGATGCTATAATAAAAACAAAAACCTGCATGTATTTGTAGACAATGACTTATGCTATTATAATAAAATCCGCGTTTGAAATATAAAAGTTTAAAGTTTGTTTAAATGTTGAGTAATTTTATTATATATAAAATTTTACACATACAGTCAAATCAATTCCATATATGAAATTTGTCTTTTAAATATTGTATAGAATTTATGTTTTTTTGTTGTCTCTTACCATCATACAACGGATTAATTGAGTCGTTTATACTTCTCTTTTCATCTCTGAATATGCAATTTGGAATGAGACGTATATCCACATTATTTAATTTTAAAAATCCAGATATGAGAATATCATCTACGTAGTATATTTCGTCATTAGGATTTACTTCAAATATTTCTTTATAATGAAATGGACACATCTTTTTGGTTATCAAAAATCCGCAACATCCGCCCAGAATATCTATATATCCGTCTTGTTTGAATTCGATCCCTCTCGGTTTTTTTTTATTGTGCGATTTAATAAGATTATTAGTAAGCATTTCAATCTCCCAACCAGCTACCGTCAAAACTTCATTTTTATACTTGCTGTGATAATCCAACATATTTTCAATTAATTTATTATTATACACTCTGTCATCGTCAATAACAATTATAATATCTTCATTATTCATATTATCATATAAATCGAGACTATATAGTCCCAACAACTTGGTTGCTGGTCCATAATCTTTTGTTTGTCTGTGAATAATAACAATATCACTTGATATATTAGGCAGACTATCATAAGAAAAATTATTATATTTTTCGGGTATATTTATTACAATTTTGTCAGGTTTTATTGTTTGATTCAAAATGCTATCTATAGTTATAAATAAATATTTGAACCGGGGTGGTATTGTAGTTAATGATATAATAATCATTTTTTTACTATATAACAACAGAATGATAGTGAACATTTAAATCAAAATTTTCTAAAACCATTATGTATCTTAAAAAATCAAACAAACAACCTATTCATATTTTCCGCCTCAATGCTATTTTCGTTCACACTATAGAATGTATCAATATGTTCCTGTGTTCTAAACCGGAAACTAAAATGCTTATTCTTCTCTTGTCTTCCAATTCGCCCAATGCACTGTATAATTTTTTCTTGAGTAAGGTTCTTCATATCTTTACTCAAGTAACAATGACTAAATTGATAATTTGTGCCATATATGTAATCACTATTAGCAATAATTAGGTAAAGACTCTTTTGTTCTGCCAGCCCCTTCATCGTCTCTATATACTTGTTGTTGTCTTCTTGAACAGTTTTATTCTCGGTTTCTTTCATGATACTATTCGAAAAGACACCAATGCCCATCATCATCATCAACTTATAAAGCGTCTTGATATTATACAATTCTATGATTTCCTTGATATCTTCATCGCTCAACGAAGACGAAAATATATCACTATCTTCATAAGTTAATTCTGGTTCCAAACACCATTTTTTATAATGACTTCTTGTATTTGGCTTGTAAATATTATCAAGAGACAACGAGAGAAGTTGACTTTGTGTCTTTTCTATTTTATTATGAAGTTCAATGACTTCTGGCGGAAATCGCATGTCTGTCATAATCTTGTCGCAATCTTTATAACACTCAATCTTGTCTTCGTAATCTTTTTTCATCTGAATCAAACTTTTCAAGATTTGACGGTTTTTGTCTATCTTACTTTCAATACCAGATAATGTATTTTTATCCAAATTTGCTTTCATCAACAAATACTTACATACATTTTCTACATTGTCACTCACAAACAAGGTTGGTCCGTTTGTCAATGTACACGAATGCTTTGTGGTTAGATCAATTCCCACATGTTCTTTATTGAGTTCTTTTGACTTTAATTTTGTCTTTTTCTCTTGATATGATTCTTTGATTTTATTCCATTTATCACTTCCAAGTTCCAATAAAACAGAAACATAAATCTCTTTAATTTTGTAGGTTGAAATATCTTCCAAAAGACAAAAGTTAGAATCAACATAACCACAAGAAAACTCTTGATCAAGAAATAACAAAAACTTGGCACATTCATTGCAATCAAAAAACTTATAGTATTTGGTCCCGTGATACTTTAAGAATGTGCACATCTCCTTGTAATCATCAAAATGATCATGTGGGATAATTACATTACCATCAATGTCATATAAACGAATATTGGATACTTGATCTACACTTTCAATATAACTAAATTCTAATCCTTGAAATTTGTCTTTTGCATATTCAATAATCGGTGCAATTTGATGTTCTTTTGGCAATGTTGCACACGAAAATACAATGTTTGGTATTTCGTTGAGCTGCCAGTTTTTCTTGATGATGTCATGTAAATGACTTTCTCGAACATCGAGTCCAATTGTGGGTTCATCCCAAAACAAAATGATATTACTTGTATCATTAAACCGTTTCATGTAGTTCATGGCGCTTTCATAAGACAAAACATCGCATATCATCAATTCAACGTTTACTCCATCTTTATGATTCGGTATTTTCCTTCCACTTTTGGTTGTAGTATACGAACGCACCGCGTTGTAATTCAGACGAATATTCTCTTGGCTATTACAACCAAATGCGAACCCAATCTTTCGCTTCATATGAAAGGAACTTTTTGCCAAACTTAATCCAATATGCTTTGAAGCGCAAATGAAAATGACTCTGTAATCTTGCGACAAGGCTATTGGTGATAATGTTTTCCCGGAACTTGTTGGCGCACAATAAAAGACAAATTTGGGAATATTGCGTTCTTTGCGAAAAATATTAAAAATGTCCTTTTGGTGCTGATACAATTCAAGCGTTTTATAATCAAATATTTTGTTGTGTTCATAAAGAAGTGAAATATTTTTCAAGATCATTGGAATGTTTACTTGGGGCAAAAGTTCAGCTACAATAGATTCAGAAATTTCCAACAATTGAGTGTTCAATTTGTCTTTGAATTCCCTTTGTAAGACAAAAATATTTATGAAATGAATGAGACATTTTTTATCACTCTGAATGCTCTTACCCTTATAGAGGAGTTTCGCGAACTTTTGAAGTTCATTCAACAATTTATATTCCACAATATTGTCATTTAATCCATCTTTCAACATCTTGAAAGAGTTTTCTAGCTTTATTTTTTCCGAAGTAGTCATTTTCACTTTTTTGGATGTTTTTGTCTTTTCTTTGATGAGAACATCTACATTCAAAATATTCTTTTTGTTACTTGAAACGAGGTTGTCTTTCAATAGACCAAGAAAGATGTCCTGATCAAATTTTTTATCTAACTTCAAGTAATGATTCAGCGTCATGTGTGTTTGGCACTTGATATCAGTGTCAAAATATCCGTTTTGAATCATATTCAAAATCAAAGTTTCTTTTTCATTTTGAATAGGTTCTTCTAGTTGCTTCCACTCTTCTTCGGTGAGTTTGGTCTGTTGAAGAAAATTCATAATAAGTATTCTCACTTTTTGTCTTTAACTTTTTATTTGTATTTCAATATATCTAGTTCCTCGCCATTTGTTTTGAATTTTTCCTTTCCATAAATGTCCTGTAGACACAACCACTCAAATAATCCGCCGAAATATATTTTCACATTTTTAAATCCATAATTGATAAGTTGTTTGTGTTTTCTGAGCACCTTTTCATCGCAACAATTCTTTCCATAAATAATAATAGGCTTAGTTTTGTCGTTTTTAATATGTTCATTGACAATTTCTTCTTCTTCTCTCGCATGAACCGTCGTGTATATTAAACAGTGTTGTAAATCATTATCTAAAACATTAATAACAATCTGTGAATTTGGGTATTCTATACAATTTTGCATGTATTCAAAATTTACTTTTGTATTACTTTGTATGTTTCCCATATCATAAATAATATGTGGTGTTATTTTTTTAACTGAAAGTTACGGTAATTTCTACCTTTTCTTTTTTGAATGTTTTAATTGCATTTACGGAAAGTTCTTCTCGTTTTTTTCGCGTCTTTTCGCATTTTGTGGATTTAGACTTTGAGATGCTGTTATTTTCGTTCATGTCGGTCTCGATGGCATCATAGTTGTTTTTGATGTAATCAATAATTTTGTTTTCTAATGCCCACTTGAAAAAATTCAATTGACCGATCGTGGTTTCAAAACAATATTCGCTATTTTCTGTAATGGGAACTTGAATTCGCTCCCACCGACAAAATGGATCAAATCGTTTCTTGCTGTAAGCTTTTAATTTTAACTTGTAGTCTTCGTATACCTTGAATCTTGGATTGTTGTGCGTCTCATATATGGTATAATATTTTTTAGAATAGTTTGTAGAAAACCAGTCCACGATTCGTAACGAAACTTTAGATGTGCCGTTTATAATCGATAACATAACATTTAAATTGTCATCTTGGTAGTAAAAATTCAATAACTTGTTTAATAACACGTCATTCTGACTATATATTTTGGAGGTCATTGATAATATTACTTATTTCAAAAGTATTTAAATGTTTTATTTTCTTTATGAATAATGATTTACTCGTTGAAGGAGTTACTAAAAAAGGACACAAGTTTGAGTGTAATTAGCTATATTAATGAACAAATATCTAAATTGCTGGGATATACGCTATCAGAAAAGAACAAGATCTTTGAATTATCTTGTACAACAAATTTTTTTGTCAATATTGACGAAGAACTGAATGTGTTAGGAATAATTGTGATTTCGTGTAAATCATTTTTGTTTGATGAAAAGATTTTTTTTGTGGAGGTTCTTGCGAGTAAAGACAATAATCACCTTGTGGAACAATCGCTGTTGTTGAAAGGGATTAACCATGTTGGAAAACTATCAAATGACAGCAGACTTATTTCTCTAATTACTGATGAGCGCGTGCAGAAAGATGTTTTGGCACCTTTTGGGTTTGTCCACTCACAAGGAATCATGGTAAAAATCTAAACGGGAATTCGTCAAATTTTTGTGATTGATAAGTTTTTGGAAAATTTGAAGTATTCGTGATTACTTGTCCGTCGTTGCAAATTGCACTTTAGACAACTAATGCAAGTGTTTGAATCATAATGTCCAAGATTATTGTCAAACCGCTCTAACGACCATTGCATTGGTTCGCCTCGCTTTTGGTACAGCAAATATAGATTTGAATTACAATAGTAACATTTTAGTTGACATGAAGTGAGTTTTTCCAGCAATTGCTCATATGAAATATGTTGCTCATCGTCATATTTTCCACTTTTCTTGTCTTGGGATTTATAAGATGACATTTTCTTTCTGATTTCTCTTTTGATTGTCTTGCTGAGTGAAATATCGGTGATTTCATTTTTTTCAAAGTCAAGCAGATATTGTAGTTGATTATCTATATTGAAATATTTTTCATCCTGAATGTCTCGCGAATCTTTCAAGTTATCTGGATTGAAATTGATTTGCTTCATTATTTTGTGGCTTTATATTTATAATAATCATTATTAATGTTTAAAAGATTAAAAACAATATATCATTATGAATGCCGGAAAAAGTAAAGAATGTAAAGAATATAATTCATTAAAATACCGAACTATGATTATGACTGGTAAAGATATTGATCAAAAGTTAGAACACGAATCAAGTCAGCAAGAGTTGGATAAATTTTTATTAGAAGAGCAAACCGCAAATGAAAAGCAGTCGTGGAGCAAACTTTCCAAAACGGAGCGTTTGAAAAAAATAGATACATTTATAAATAATCATTTTGTGGGCGAGTATTCGCTACAAGAAGAAGAGATTGAGAGTCTAAATGCGTTTGTTAACAAACTACTTGAACGCAAGAAACTTGTGAAATCGACAGAATTGTTTTACAACGAAGAAACTGGAATGATTGAAGAAATACCCGCATTGTTATTCAATAACAAAACACGAAGATTTACATTAAATAAAAACTTACCCACCACTCATAAGAAAAGTCAGCGAAAAACTAAAAAACAAATAAGCGATAATAAATGATAATTCAATCATATAGTTAAAATTTAAAAATAAAATTGAATATAATAACAAGTCAATATTATATTCAAATGAACATGGACGAATCTGAAATATCTACAGAGACACAAGAAGACAAGGTTAACTTGATGGATTCAATTAAAAACGTTGTTATTGATACACTAAATCATTTAGATTATTTACAATATCACGACTATAAATTTGAGGAAAATTTTAAATCCGAAGTATGCAACTCATTTCAAACCATAAATTATGAAGAATTTGAGAACTATTACTATGAAGTGATTAATTTGTTGACTAATGGAGAATTTGTGTGGAGATCACATAAATCAGAATTGCATAAATTTGATTACAATGAAAGTAAACATGAAGGTCAGATTAAACACTTAAAACAATGTCCGCAACCAGAACAACGAACAAATGAATGGTATATATTTCGCAATGAACACTTGACTGGAAGCAATTTGTGGAAAATATTTAGCACTGAATCAACGCAAAATCAGTTGTATTATGAAAAAATAAGTAGTCATCAAATTCCTGTTAACAAAGATGCGGAAGTGCGCCCAAATCTGAATGATCAGATGCCAATGAACTGGGGGCATAAATACGAGCCGTTATCTATTCAATTGTATGAATATTATAATGATGTAAAGGTAGAAGAATTTGGATGCATAGAACATTCTACAATTCCTTACTTGGCGGCATCTCCGGATGGCATAGTAACATCAAAAAGAAACAATGGAAGAATGGTTGAGATTAAGAATCCTACAACTCGCGAAATTACACAAATTCCAAAAATGGAGTATTATGTCCAGATGCAACTACAAATGGAAGTCTGTCAATTAGATGGTTGCGACTTTGTCGAGACGAAATTCAAAGAGTATGATTCATATAGTGAATATAGAAACGACAAGTATAAAGTAGAAAAAGGAATGATTATCGTATTGATAAAAGACAATGTTGAATTGGTGTATGAGTATATGCCATTATTCAATAATTCGGAACAATATATGGAAGAATTTACGGAGAGTGTTTATCAAAAATACGGATTTGAAGATACTAAACTACAACACAATGGCTACAGATGGTTCAAGAATATTTATTGGAAACTGGACACATTTTCTTGTGTATATGTTCCGCGAAATAAAAAGTGGTTTGCAAGTGCTTTGCCGAAAATCCAAGAGTTTTGGAAACAAATTGTCGAAGAGAGGAAAGTTCCGGAGTCTTATCTAAAATATAAGGCAAAAACCAGAGCTTCCAGCAAACCTAAAGAGCAAAAAGAAAATGACGTCATTGTTTTAGGTTAAATAGTAAAAATAGTAAAAATAGTTAAACACAAAACATTTTCAATAATAAATGAGATTGAAATTGTTCAACTTGTCTTTTTTATTTAACTTTATTCGTAATGAAAAATATGATTTGAAAATGAGATGTACATTGCACAAAGATTCCTTTATAGGCTCGTGGGCAATATATGAAAAAGAGAAAAGAGATGTTATACATTTGCAACCTCATGGTGCTGTATATAAAACGATTGATATAAATCCGACGGCGTATTCGGAATATGTTGGTGGGTGGGAGAAAAACGAAAAAACAGATGATTTTTTTTTCAATATAAAAGACAAAAACTACTATGGAACAGTGATTAACAACACCTTGAAAATTACTGGCAATGTATGTGAAGGGATAAAATCACCCTGCTTCATTACGAACTTTACAATTATTCCGCTATTTGAACAGTTTCATAATATTACGTTTATTGACAATACAGATGAATTTGTATATTTGACGCAAGAGAATGTATCAGGGACTTGGATGATAGAGAATACACACACAAATCAAATAAACATTATAGAATTGTTCAATAATAAAACGTGGACAAGTATTTATAGTAATAAAGATAGTTTACGCGGAAAATGGAATTTATATAACGACACCAACAATATCAATACGAATATAGTATCAAATTTATTTGGGAGAAATATTTGGTTATCAATCGTTCCCAAAAACTTTCATTGTTATTCTGAGAATGATATCATGTTTTTGGGTAAAATTACACAACTTGGCAAGCTTGGCGAAAGTTGTCAGATTCCGGTATCCTCAAAAATCAATGGTTCGGTTGTTTATTGTTTTGAAATGGACCCCGAAATAAGCGAGAACTTTTATATGAAAAGATGGTTTAAAGATTCTTGAAAAAGTTATGATTACAATATAAATGAATATTATTTCACTATGCGGACTTGTTCCTTTTGTAGGGTTATCATTTTATTACAATTCATATGGAATGCTTATTGTCGCAATGAATGGATTTTTGTTTCATAGTTTTCCAAATAATAAAGTATTTTATTTCATTGATTTTACAACAAATACTTTTCTTTATGTAAAGGCAGGTTTGAAATTCTTTTTTGTTTTCAAATACGCATCATTTGTTCTATTTGTCTTTTTATTGAACAATCATTTCTTGAAAAATCGTAAAATATTATGTGAAATTGTTCATGTTGTCTTTGTTCAGTGGGTTGGATTATATGCAATAATTGATGTATATCATCACGATAATTGCTTTCCGACACTATTTTTATGTTGAAAATGTATGTCTGATAACGTCAAATATTTTTCAACATAAAAGATAAAATTGATTTAAACTCATCTTGATTATAACATGAATACCCAAGAAATATGGCTGACGACGATATTGAAATGTACGTTATCAAGCGCAATGGTTCGCAAGAGAAACTGTCATTCAAGAAAATTCTAGAGCGAACTAAAAAAATTGGAGAAAAATTTGAAAATAACATTAATCACCCACAACTTGTAAATAAAATTATTGATCAGCTTCACAATCACATTCACACGTCCGAGATTGACGAGTTGCTTTGTCAAGTATGTGCTTCACTTGCGTCAACAGACTATGAATATCACAATCTAGCCAGTTATCTATGTATTTCAAATCATCAAAAAGAAACAGATTCTGATTTTGTAAAAAATTACAGAAAAATCTACAATAATAATGGTGGCTATTTGAGTTCCGAGTTTATGGAAATCATCGAAAAGCATGGCGATTATTTCAAAACATTTGTAGACTATGAAAATGATTATTTGATTGATTATTTTGGGTTTAAAACATTGGAGCGCGCATATTTGATGAAGCATGATGGTAAAATTCATGAGCGAATTCAGCATTTGTGGTTGCGTGTTGCGATTCAAATTCATGGTGAAGATTTGGAAAAGGTAAAGGAAAGCTACTTTGCTCTTTCAAATAAATTGTTCATTCATGCTACACCCACATTGTTCAATTCGGGGACAACTCGCCCGCAATTGAGTTCGTGTTATCTTATTGGAATGGAAGAAGATTCTATTGATGGGATTTTCAATACATTGCATGATTGCGCCTCTATTAGTAAATGGGCTGGTGGTATTGGATTGCATATTCATAATGTTCGTGCAAAGGGTTCGCAAATTATTGGAACAAATGGTTCGTCAAATGGACTAGTGCCCATGCTGAAAGTTTTCAATAATACGGCGCGCTATGTTGATCAATGCGTAGTTCCAGAAACTTATATTTATACGATGAATGGTCCGAAAGAGATTCAATATTTGGAAACAGGAGTTGACCATATTTACAATGAAAAAGGCGGTCTTGAAGTTGTGGGCAATGTTTTAGAGCACGCTTACAGTGGTGATATTTTGAGCATTGAAACAATGCACTCTATTGAGCCAATGAAAATCACTGGAGAACACCCAGTTTTGTCGGTGTTGAATCAACACAAAGGAACTTCATTTAAGGTAATCAAGAATCGGCTTTCTAAAAACTTGGCGCACATTGAGTATAACGAAGCAAATAAATTGAACGAAGATTCTATTATTGCTTACAGCATTCCACAACACAGTGTAGATGTTGAACAGATTACACAGGACGACTGTTATGCTTATGGACTCATGCTGGGAGATGGTTACTTGAGTAATTCGAATCGTCAATGTTCAATTACATTTGGAACACATTCAAAATCGGCGCAAATTGAATTCTTTAAACAGTATTTGGAACATAAACTGATTCATTATACCATCAGTGATAATGGAAATGAAAATGGCAACACAACAAAAATTATTTGGACACGCGGTGTTGATTTCCCATTCAAGTATGGTGATTTATATAACCAAGAAAAAGAGAAGTGCATTTGTACCCGAATGATTAACTTGCCTACAAACAAGGTGAAATATATTGTGAAGGGACTTTTGATGAGCGATGGATGTTTACACAAAGAGGTTGTGTTTGACAGCACATCCCGTATTCTCATTGAGCAAATGCGATTCATGCTCATGAAAATGGAAACATTGACATCTGGATATATTCGTGACAGACGAGGAGAGACTCATGAGATTCGCGAAGGAGAATATATTACAACCAAGAAGATTTCATATGTTGTTAGAGTGCCAAAAACAAAGGCAATTTGCGAGTTGTTGAACATAGAAGAACCAAAAGATTCGTTTGTCAAGTTCCTAAAATATGGAAAATATTTGTTTACGCGTGTAAAATCAATTGAAACTGAGACATATAACGGTGTGTTGTATGATCTTCAAATGAAAGAGGAACATAACTATATGATTCACAATGGTATTATCCACAATGGCGGTGGAAAGAGAAGTGGAAGTTTTGCCATGTATTTGGAGCCGTGGCATGCAGATATTGAAGATTTCCTAGAGCTGCGCAAAAATCATGGTGATGAAGAAATGCGTGCTCGTGACCTCTTCTATGCGCTCTGGATTCCAGACTTGTTTATGAAAATGGTAGAAAAAGACGATTATTGGTATTTAATGTGTCCAAATAAGTGTAAAGGACTATCTGATTGTTATGGTGAAGAATTCAATGACAAATACATGAACTATGTCAAAGAAGAGAAATATGAAAGAAAGATGAAAGCACGAGAGTTGTGGTTTCAGATTCTAGATAGCCAAATGGAAACAGGAACACCATATATGTTGTATAAAGATGCGTCAAATATGAAATCAAACCAAAAGAATCTTGGTGTAATTAAATCCTCAAATTTGTGCACAGAGATTATTGAATACAGTGACAAAGATGAAACGGCTGTTTGTAATCTAGCATCTATTAGTTTGAGTTCCATGGTAGACGATAAATCAAAAGAATTTGATTATGAAAAACTGGAAAAAGCAACAAGCATTGTTACTGAAAATTTGAACAAGATTATTGACGTGAACTTTTACCCGACAATCAAAACAAAAAGAAGTAACTTTAACCATCGTCCAATCGGTATTGGTGTCCAGGGCTTGGCGGATGCATTTGCCAAGATGGATATTGATTTCGACAGCGATGAGGCTCAAGTTGTGAATAAAAATATATTTGAAACAATTTATTATTCTTCGTTGAAAAAGAGCAATGAACTATCGCGTTCAAGAAATGCAAGCGTCTTGATTCTCCAACAAGAATTTATGTTTGATTTGTTCAGAGAACTTCCTGGATACTTTGAATGGTTTGTAGGAGTATTCAAAAATAACTACTATGATCCAAACTTTAAATATTTTAGCTGCGGTAATCCTGATATTGAAGAACATGTAACAGAACATTATCATGAGGCAAAGTCATGTATTCGTGAAGTGTTTGGTGCAAACTATTATAAAGTAATTGATGAATATATTAAAACACAAGAAGAAAAATATGGTACGAACGTAAACAAGTATGAAAATCCTGACCCATCTATTAAAGAGAAACTTGTTCAAAATATGCACAATGGCGCATACTCTACATTTGCGGGATCCCCATTGAGTGAAGGCAAATTTCAGTTTGATTTGTGGGGAGTAGAGCCATCGGATCGTTATAATTGGGACGAACTGCGAAAAGATATCATTGAATATGGTGTAAGAAATTCATTGTGCGTTGCGCCAATGCCAACAGCTTCTACAGCACAGATTTTAGCAAACAATGAATGTTTTGAACCATTTACCAGTAATATTTATTCACGAAGAACACTAGCGGGAGAATTTGTAGTGATCAACAAATATTTGATGAAAGAATTGAAAGACGCTGGATTGTGGAACATTGACATGAAAAATGAAATTATAGAACAAAAGGGCTCTATTCAAAAAATAAATTCTATTCCACAGAAAATCAAAAACAAATACAAGATTGTTTGGGATATGTCAATGAAACGTCTAATTGACATGGCAAAAGAACGAGGTGCATACATTTGCCAAAGCCAATCAATGAACCTTTGGGTAGAAGATCCTAATTACAAAAATCTGACATCAATGCACTTTTATGCTTGGAATTCTGGTTTGAAAACCGGCATTTACTACTTGCGACGAAAGGCAAAGCATCAAGCACAACAATTTACTATTGAACCGACTAAACAAATGGCGACAAACTTGAGTAGTGAAAATATTTCGCATACTCAACAAGAAGATGAGGTATGTGAAATGTGTTCGGCATAAGTCAAAATAAAAAGAAAATAATAAACAATAAAATTATTTTATAAAGAGAATTTGATGACTAATAAGTTATATATTTTTTAATTTAAAGGATTTACGATGAAATGGCGAATATCCGTGTTGTTTGATACCCTCAATATGTGTTTTTGTTCCGTAGCCCTTGTTTGACAATAGACCATATTTTTCTTGATATTCTGGATTTTCTTCAATAAAATCCTTTATATATTTGTCCCTAGATACCTTTGCCAAGATTGATGCTGCACTAATTTCTTTATGTAAACTATCGCCTTTAATCACACACTTATGTTGAATTGGATATAAATTGTCATTATACAAGTATGTAAATGGTTTGAAATAGTTTCCATCAACCAAAATTACAATACTTCGTAGTAAGTAATGATTATCTACACCCCGCTCTATGTTCTGAGGATGGTTTATGATACTTTCAATAACATTATGTATACTATTGTGCATGCTTCGTTGTGTGGCTTGTAATATATTGTATTTATCAATTTCAATGTGATCGCAAGAATCAATGCTATAATATTCACAATTTTGAATAATATATTCACTTACTTCATTTATTTTCTTCTCCGAAGTAAATTTCTTACTGTCTTTTAAAATGCTTTTGTCAAATAATTCATCATTGTCGGGCAAGACAACAGCGCCTGTATAAACTGGTCCAAATAGAGGTCCACGTCCGGCTTCGTCGACACCAATGAAGATTGTTCTTTTTTCTGCCATATGTTCCTTGTATTTAGATAATATTCTTTCTCACAAATCAATTTTATTATATAAATTATATATATACATAATTTATATATGTTATTCAAAACAAATCTTGTTGAAATATTACTTTTATTGATTGTCATTATTGCATTTGCTTGGATCGGTGTACACAAGCAAATGGTTGTTTCTTACAATTCAGATATTATAGAAAATATGGATTCACAAGAAGAAGTTCCAAAATGTTCAGGTCTTCCTAATGTTCCCGACTGCCATGACACGGTGATTAGTGATTACGATCCATACAGCTATGACAGTAAATATATATTAAAGACGCAAGTTGTCCCACCAGTTTGTCCTGCGTGTCCGAGCGTAATTAATAATCATGAGCATGGAAATAATTTATATGACGGCTTGGTAGATGAAAACGGAATTTCGGTTGTCCAAGAATCCACCGAAATAAATCAAGAAGCTCAAGTATCTAATTCATCAAATGAAGAATACACTAGTGTAACCAACATTGAAAACACTACAATAAACAATAACGGTGACGACAAAAAAGACAAAAAAGACAAAAAAAACAATGATAAAAACGATAATAACACAATCGCCAATAACAACATATTATCTGATGAAATTTTGAAACGTCAAAAATCATTTTATGACCGCAGTAGTTCTTCGGAAAATGTATCGTCACAATGTCCACCATGTCCAGCTTGTGAAAGATGTCCTGAACCTGCGTTTACATGTGAAAAAGTGATTAACTACAAATCTCCGTCGTCAAAGCAATATTTACCAATGCCAGTTTTGAATGATTTTAGTTCCTTCCCTTCAAACTCTTCTTAATTTTTTGAGTCATTCGTTTCGTTTTGCATTTACGATTTACATTAAAAGTTTTACACTTTGTTTCTTGTGGGACAATCTGTATAACACATTTGGATTTCACACCATACAATGGTTCCGTGCATCCATTTTCCTTTTTTGGCTTGAAATCAACAATTTTTATTGTTTTGTTGCACCTTGCTCTAAAGTGTTCATATCTCTCTTTGACATCACAATAAGTGAGACCACTTTTTTTACCAAGCATTTTATTTATAAGTTCGTGTAGGTCATAAATATATTTTGAAAATGTGTGACGATTTTTCATGTGCTTGTCTAAAAGTGGAAGTTTTTTAAAATTCTGTATCAAATTAATTCTACAATATTTACATGGCAATACATACTTCAAGTTTTGAATCCAACTTTTGTATTTTTTTTGCTGAACTTTTGTCGGATTATTTGGATAATTAAAACTTATCGCGTGTAGAGAATGCCATAATCCCGGTCCCCAAACAGCTGTTAACATACCATCTTTACTTTGATAATCTTTTTTTGTGAATACTTTTTTATTATTTTTTGGTGTTCTCATTATATTATTTTTAGAAACTTTTTTCAACACAAAATTATAGTCTACTTTATTTATAAACGTGTGCAATTTTGTCTTTGATTAAATTGTGGATTTTTCCAGAAGGTGAACTAATATTTATGTTATATTTTGAAAAGATAATGTCAAAATAATAAGAATAATTATTTTCAATGATTTCATATTTTCCGGTTTTTATATTTTTGACAATCATTCGTATTATTGGTAATTATATATTGTGAATTATATATATGAAGACCGTTTATACTATTTTATTTATATCATTGTGTGCTACAGGACTTGCATATTTGGCATATCGAATATATTTACAATCTCAGCCTAAAAAAAAAGATTACATTGAGAACAATGAGTTTGATGATGTTAAAGAACAAAAGGGTAATTTGCTGTTTTTCTACGCTGATTGGTGCGATCATTGTCAAAACTCAAAACCGATATGGGAAAATGTTAAAAAAGATACAAATTTTCTAGAATTTAACGTCAATTTTGTAGACATAGATGGAGATGACGAGAAAAACGAGCACTTACTGGAGCACTACAACATTAAAGAATATCCTAGTATTATTCTTGATCGCAACAACAAAAAATATATTTATGACGCTGAACTAGAACAAGAGACACTGTTCAAATTTTTGTCATCAGTTTACAAATAACAAACCTATCAATATTTTTCATGACCACATTTATCGCATATAAAATAGCGCTCGTTATGATATTCATTATAGCGAATGTAATTGTGTTTGCAGTTCATAATTTTCTCTTTAGTCTTTTTGTTTACTTCATCCCTGAGTCTATGAAACAAGCATCTATATTCCTCGGTAATATTATTATATTCTTCTGTTAACTTCTCTTCAAAAGATTTTAATTCTTCGGTAGTCAAATTTCTCGCATTTAGAGAAGAGTTAATGTTCTTTATCAAATCGCTCATGTTTATAGTGTTATATTTTACACTAACACTATAAACAATTTCAATTTTATTCTACTTCAAGCTCTTGTATTAATTGTTTGTTATCATCGTTTTCTTTGTTTGTTGAATTTTGTATTTTATTAATAATAACATCAATGCGTGCCGTGGTTTGACAACACGTTGCATATGTTTCTTTCAGCGCCTTTAATCCTGTGACACTTTTTATCAAATATGTATCTAAACGGTCTTTTATTTTGTCATTTTCCTCTTTTAGTTTTAATGCGGAGTTTATGACAAGGTTGATTTTTTTGATAGTTTCATTTCTGTTGTCTTGTCTTCGCCATCTTCTTATGAATTCTGGAACAATACTTTCATACTCAATATTTAAATAAGGACCACGTGATATTAATTTTTGACTAACCTGTATTTGCTCTAATACTTTTAAATTGACCAATACTTCGTCTATATCCATATATTTATTAAAAACACTATAATATATAATTATGAACAATATACCTCGGTTAAACATAGATGAACTATATGAAACAAAACAAAAATCTGATTTAAAGAAAGTGAGTATTTTCAACAAACTATTAGAAAAAATTCACTACAAAATAAAAATAGCATCTAGACAAAGAAAAGACAATGAATTTTGTTATTATGTCATGCCAGAAGTTCTAGTCGGATATCCAAACTACAATTTTGAGGAGTGTTTACTATATGTTATATCGTGTTTACAAAATGACGGATTTTTGACAAAATATATACACCCAAATCTAATTCTGATATCTTGGCGCCACATTGTCCCGAAATATGTTCGCGATGAATACAAAAGTAAAACCGGAAAATCAATCGACAAGTTTGGAAATGCTGTTGAAAATAAATCCGCAACATTTGAAACTTCTAATAAGTTCATAGATGCACCAAAATCAAAGACAGAAAACTCTAGTGGAACGAAACCTGCTAAAAGTGACTATACGCCTTCTGGGAAATTTATATACGATAAAGATGTTCTGAAAAAGATTCAAGAAATATTATAGACTTTACGATAAAAGCGAGAATAAACTATTTTTCAAACTTTCTTTAGCCTTTTCACCTTTTTCAATAATTGAAGTATTAGTTTTCAAATTATTTACAGGAGGGGGGGTGAATGATATTTTATTTTCCGGATTATTTTTTTCTATTTTTTTGGGTTCATCAAGAATTTCTTTTTGCAAATCATTTGGCGACTCTTGTGATTCTTGTGATTCTTGGTATGGGATTTCCGGTTTTTCTTTGTTACTGTTATTATCGGGTTGTGACACATTTTCTGATTGTGGCGGCATCTGTTTCATAGCATTTTCACGATCATTAGATTCTGGCATTGCCGTAGGATTCGGCTGTTCTTCCGAATCTTCTGGATAAGAGACTGTTGTTGTTTCAACAGTTGAATTAGTGGAAACCGGCGTTGCTGGTAAAGGTGAATTCAACGGTGCTACTGCTGATTGTGGTTCTGAAACAACTGGCAGTGGATTTTCAACAGTTGAATTAGTGGAAACCGGCGTTGCTGGTAAAGGTGAATTCAACGGTGCTACTGCTGATTGTGGTTCTGAAACAACTGGTGGTGGATTTTCAACGGTTGAATTAGTGGAAACCGGCGTTGCTGGTAAAGGTGAATTCAACGGTGCTACTGCTGATTGTGGTTCTGAAACAACTGGCGGTGGATTTTCAACGGTTGAATTAGTGGAAACCGGCGTTGCTGGTAAAGGTGAATTCAACGGTGCTACTGCTGATTGTGGTTCTGAAACAGCTGGTGGCGGTTGAATTGACGAATCAACGGGAACAGAATCCTGGGGTGGAACCGGCGGAGGCATTGTTGTATCATTTTGTAATGATTTTTCAGAGAGAGAATTTTCAACAGGTGGGTTGAATGAAATAGAACTGTCTTGTATATTTGATTGATTTGAAGGCTTAAAACGATTGCTATTTATGTTTGGCATTTTTATTTTGTCATTTAGTAATAAATTTCCATTCAAGATCATATTATTTTCTTTTTGTTCTGAATATTTATTGCCAAATGTATTGTTATTATCATTTTTGTCAACAAAAGAAACATTTTTAAATTGAGCATTGACTAATTCGCCATAACGATTTTCATACATTTTTTCATATAACAAAAGAGCTTCTATGAAATTTTTTTCACAGTTAGTATACATTTGAACAATGCAGCTTTGTACTTGTTTTTGTTTTTCAGAAAGTTTTTTCATATCTAGTTCAGGATGAATAGTGTATTCCACTTCAACAGAACCGTCTTCTTCTCCATCTTTGACGTTTTTCATAAACATTGATTTAAGAATAAATAACAATTGCTTCTTGTATGATCTTGTTCCATGCTGTATTTCTTCAATTTTAGAAAGATATTTTTGGAATAATATATCATTTTTAGATACCAACAAATCTTCAAAATAGTCGTTATTTTTACATCGCGGTAAATTATGAAAATCCAATAATTCAATATCTGCAAATGTTGTTACATTAGATGGCTTTTTCTTTTTACCTGTAAATATTTGAAAAAACAAGTTTACATCCTTCTTGTATTGTTCTTCCATCTCTTTTGAACGCCCGGACCATTCCGATGTTTCTTCGTCATACAAATCAAAATATAGGTTGTCCAACTCTTTGATACCAATTTCATTCGATAATTTCATAACACCTTCGTCATTTTCTGGTATGTTCATTGAGCACAGTTCTTCACCAGGATTCAAGACAAGGTAATCACTATTGTCATCTTGCTGTTCCAGTTTATTTTTCAATATAAATAGACGTCTCTTTACCAACGACAATGGATTTTCAAGATGATATAGTTTCAGTTTATTTGTGGCAGCATCAATCATCTTTAAATCATCATAATCTTTAAGATAGAAATAAGCATCTTCGCCATTTTCATCTTTGTATGTGTATTGCGGATCAACTACAGAAACAATGCTACTGAATAAAGTGAATATTCGAACATAGAATTTGGAAATAATTAAGAGAGCTTCTTTTTTTTCTTCTTCATTCTCCAATAAAGGTTTCATCTTATCAAGTTCCGAGAAATAGACAAGTTCACCATGGCTAGTATTTTTAGTCTTCGTATTTGTATTCACAATTCTTTCTTTTAAAGATGCTATATCTAAATTTGTCAATTTTTCATCGAGGATACGACACGTCAAGATAACGAAATTATCTCTATATTTACTATCAGAAAATCGTAACATGTCCACAATATTTTGTTTGAATATGTAAGTTGATGCAATTTCATCAATGACTTTCAACAAACTTTCATTATTTGTAGCATTAATATGATTGTTGCTAACATTATCAACGTTATTACGAACATTATCAATATTATAAGAGAGAGAATTTCCCATTATATATTATATATTATATTTTGAAATTATAATAAAATTGAAATAAATAATATTCATATTATAAAATAACATCCTTTGTTGAAAAATGTCCGACAAAAAAAATCTAAAAAAAACAGTCAAAACAAAGAAGAATAAAAAGTATAAGAAGAGCAATTTGTGGAACTTAATTGATGACGAAGAAGAAAAATCATCTCAGAAGATGGAAATAATTTATGAAAAAGACAATATTATTGAAACAAACATGTGTCAAAGTTGTCAAGATCCTCTCTATTATACTGATTCTGGATTCCTCTTGTGCTCAAATAATAAATGTGGACGGCTATACAAAGATATGATTGATTTTGGCGCCGAATGGAGATACTATGGTGCGGAAGACAATAATATGTCAGACCCAACACGCTGTGGCATGCCTATCAATCCACTACTAATAGAATCATCTTTTGGCTGTAAAGTCATGTGCGGCAAGTCTTCTTCTTATGAAATGCGCAAAATCAAAAGGTATACCGAGTGGCAAAGCATGCCATACAAGGAAAAATCTAAATATGATGACTTTCAAATGATAACGCTTATTGCCAAAAATTCGGGTATTCCTAAAATTATCATTGACGAGGCAATACGCTATTACAATAAATTGTCTGATGCAAAAACGTTCCGTGGACTCAATCGTGATGGAATACTCGCCGCGTCCATATATATTTCATTTAGTAAAAACAAAAATCCAAGAACGCCCAAAGAGATTGCAACAATATTCTATTTGGACAATACAAGTGCAACAAAAGGTTGTAAAAATGCAATGAATATACTAAATGAATTAGAAATGCAAGGTGAAGAAGATGAACAAACAATTATGACTAAGACAACACCATGTACTTTTATTGAGCGGTATTGTAGTAAACTTAATGTAAATCATGAATTAACCAAATTATGCTTGTTTATCGGACAAAATGTAAAGCATCGCAACCTCATACCGGAAAACACACCTCATTCAATTGCAGCAGGAATAATATATTATGTTTCTCTAAATTGTAATTTGAATATTTCAAAAAAGGATATTCACCATACAAGTCAAATAAGTGAAGTTACTATAAACAAGTGTTATAAAAAACTTGAAAACTATAGTCAGTATTTAATCCCCAAGACAATTATAGAAAAATATAATATGTAACTAGTATAAATTATTGAAAAATGACATTAACTGAATCTACCATAAAAATTGCGTTCATTGTCCCTTACCGGGATCGCGAAGAGCACAAACACTTCTTTGAAAAATACATGAAATATATTTTGGAAGACTATGACCCATCAACTTATGATATATTATACATTCATCAAGAGAATGAATTACCATTTAACCGCGGAGCGATGAAAAATATAGGCTTCTTGTATTTAAAACACACATATCCAGAACACTACAAAGAAATTACTTTAGTATTTCATGATATAGATACAGTGCCATATATCAAAAACTTGCTTGATTATGAGACAACGAAAGGAGTAATAAAACATTTTTTTGGGTTTCAATTCGCATTGGGTGGTATTTTTTCAATAAAAGGTTCAGATTTTGAAAAAATAGACGGATTCCCAAACTATTGGCAATGGGGATTTGAAGATAATGTTATACAAAAACGTGTCCTTGATGAGAAACTAGAGATTGATAGATCTTGTTTTTATAAGATTGGAACTCACAAGATTTTGCATTTTTGCGATGCAATTCAGAAAACTCTTAATCGCAATGTTTTGCAAAATCAATTCGACAAGAAATACAAAGAAGAAGACGGACTTTCAAAATTGCAAAATGTAAAATTTAAAAGAGAAGATAGCATGGTTCATGTTACAAATTTTGATACATTCTATAGTTACAAACAAGAAGAATTAATCAATTTTCCGGTAACAAATGGTAGCAAAATAACAAATCCAAAAAATCAAAGACAAACCAAAACGTTATTATTCGTTTGAGATTATCTTTTTGTTGATATTTCATTCATGTTTTCTCGTATTGCCTTGAAAATTTTCTGGTTTGTTGTAATATTTTTATTTTCTGGATTGTTGTTAACTCCATTGTAATCCAAAATAATTTTCTCCACATCATTTTTATACTCTTTCAGTTTTTCCAAAATAATTTCTTCTGAATAATCCGTTTGCCGTTTTATGAGACTTATGAATTCTTTTTTTGGTTCTGCCATTTTAATAAGTATTTGCGCTTTGTTTAAATTTATATTGAGCTAAATTATTTTTATTCTTTATCTTTGTATTATATATAATGTTCTTAGAGTCATTTTGTCCACCAGCTATTGTTTACTTGGTTTTTTCAACTGTTCATGTGTTAATGTCTATTTTTGATGGAGACAAAAAAGGGGCATTTTTACAAGCTTTGATGGGAATACTGATAACATTGCTTTTACAGTTTTTGTGTATGAATGGATTGTCTATTTTATCGTGGATTATTGCATTTTTACCACTGATATTTTACACTTACATGGTAATTTTGCTGTATAGTATATTCGGAAAAGGAGAAAAAGACAAATAAAAATTATAAAACTATGAATTATCAATTAAAGATTTCATTAAATACTATATATTGTCCATCAATGAAATCGTCAACAAAGTTGAATAACAACTGGAGTTTCTACTTACACTTACATGACACCAGTGACTGGAGCCTTGAAAGTTACATCAAAATACTGGAGTTTGACGACGTTGAGAACGCAATATTATTGAATGATGAAATAAATTATGATTTAATTAAAAAATCAATGATTTTTGTTATGAAAGACAATGTTAAACCAATGTGGGAAGATGAAAATAACAAAAATGGCGGTTGTTTTTCATTCAAGATTGCCAACAAGGATGTTGAAAAAATATGGAAAGAAGTGTATTATAGATTGATCGGACAATCATTAACAAGAGAGCAATGTGATTACGAAAAAATAAACGGAATTACATTGTCCCCCAAAAAGAAATTTTGTATCTTAAAAATATGGATGAAAGATTGCACGCTAGATGATCCCAACATTTTTGTTAAAGTCAATAACTTGAAATGTGATGGATGTCTTTTCAAAAAGCACTGTCTGGAATATTAATGAGACACTGTGGTTTTTGTTTTTTCATTTTTGCAGGTAATTGAGAAAACTGATTATTCAAATATTGGGTCAAATTATTATATTTTTGAATTTTATATTTTTTCTTGTTATAATAACTTTTACGTTTATTGAACTGTCGTTGAAAAATGTCATGCTTATCAACAATGTCAATAACAAGTGGGCGTTTGTGTTTACTCCGCAATATTCTACCAACACTTTGACATACATCGGTTTTAGGTGTAGCCATGCACAATGTTGTTAGCGTTTTGATATCAAGTCCTTCGGATGCCATTGCATAAGTTGCGATTATTATCTTTTTGGTTTCACTTTCTTTCAATTGTTCTTCTTTCATGCCACCAATATACAATCCAACGCTTTCTTCAAACACTTTTGTTTTGTGAAAAAGTTCATCAATCAAACTTTTGTTATGTGCTAATATCATTATTTGTTGATCATAATTGTCTTTTAATTCATATTGAATAACATTCAAAATCATACTTGTTCGGTTTTCATTGGAACATATTTTTGTTATCATCTTGCTGTATTGAGGATTCCCTTTAAAATCTGTCTCGACGTTATTATATTCACTATTATCAGGATCTTCAAAATAAAGAGCTTTAATGAGAACTTCTTCTTGACTTTCACTTTTTTCCTTGTGAACAACCGGTCCAATAAACCATTTAAATACTTTTGTAAGCCCGTCTTTTCTTGTCATTGTTCCACTTAGTCCAAGTATATAATTTGTATTAATACGAATCATTACTTGCGAAAATACTTCTGCTCCTAAATGGTGACACTCGTCGTAAACAGTTAATCCAAACTGATTTATAACATCTTCTGAAAATTCTTTGTTTGATAATGTTTGTAACATACCTATAACAATATCTTTGCCTTCTATATCAATGGTTTTACCTTGAATAAAACCGACTTTTGCGTTTGGTAAAAATTGGTCAATGCGTTCTTTCCATTGATTTACCAAAAACGTTTTGTGAACAACGACTAAGGTTTGTTTACCAATTCTAGAAATAATATTTAATGCCATTACGGTTTTTCCTTTTCCCGGTTCGACATCCAACAATCCACCGCCACTTGTAGATATATGTTTCATATACTTGTTAATAATAGAAGTTTGATAGTCAAACAAATTACCATGAAAATCAATATTTACATCATTTCCTTTGGAAATATTAATTTTAGAAACTTCTCCAAATTTTTCTATTCCGAAATATCTTGGTAAATACATTTTATTTGTTGATTCGCGATAAACCGGATATGATACTGAGCAGTTATAACCAGGCATTCCAGAATTCGGCTTCACAGTCAATTCATTTCTTAGTTCATACATTTCGGTCTGACTAAGAGTATTTTTTTGAATACTGTACCCCTTTTTCCCAATATAATACTTTGATTTCTCATCTTCTGCCATTTTGAAATAGAGTTCACACTTTATTATAGGTTTATTTTTTTATATATTCTCAATATATAAAAGAAATGAAAGTTTTAAAAACAGCCAAAAAAATGATTAATGTTGACCTAATCGTTGCCGTTTTATTAGCAACTCTCATTATTTTTGAGTTAAAAGTAGAAGAAGATATTAGACAGTTTATGAATTCTGCACTAGGACTTCTTGTTTGTTCTATTGGTATTATGTTGATGTTTATTTATTTGAACCCCCTCGTTGCTCTTTTATTTTTAGTATACTTTTACGAAAATGTAAAACACGACAATTTGCAGTCGGGTATGTTTGATAAGTATACCAACAAAAATGTTTTGGATACCCTCATGAAATCAAACAAAATTACACAAAAAAAACAAGATGTTGTTGAGATTGAAACAATCAAAAAAATGGCGCCAATCATCCAAAAACGCGAGAAGGCTGTTTCATTTAAACCAAATCATTACAATAAAGTTTCTTACAAAAGTGTTTAATCGTCAATTTTAGCTTCTTCACCGTCTGCTCCATTACTATAAGACGAGTTACTGTACATATAATTCAGTCCTTGAAGTAAGCAGTATGAACTAAGTAAACCTATAGGTGAAAATGCCTCTTCAGGTTTTAACTGGAAACTTAATCTTATAGAAGATAGTAACACATACAAAAGCCCGAAAGCTACAAGAAACACAATAATATTGTAATCCCGTTTATGTATCATAAATCCTGGGAAAACCACATTCACTAGTTCATTAATGAGTTTATTTGAATCCGGTTCGTTGTATTTCTGGGCAATTCGCAAAATGAGTGCAAATACCATCGCAATTCCAAATATTACGTATACAACTGTAATAAAATCATTCGTTTCACTTTGCGGAAAGAATAAAATCAATCCAACAACGAACAATGTTAAATATAATCCATTGAGAGATGATTTCATTAATGTGTCCTGAACCGAAGGTTCATTATCCTTCACGTAGCTCAGTATACGGGTTATGATAAGCAAAAGAATTAAAATTGCTCCAATTAAATAACTCAAACCAATAAAAATATTAATGGAGTTTCCAAAATCCAAAATATTACCCATTGGTATAAGCTCAAAAGATGGTGTTTTAAGATTTACTATTTCCGTTTCACTATCACCATACGGAGAACATTCAATGACAATATTATTATCTTGTGCGCTTGCCATTTGATATAATATATATATATAAATTATATACATTATATTATTTACATGTTAGAAGAAACCAAAGGAGAAATCTCTGAACATAATGATGTATTTTTTGACTTATACAGAATTAACATTGCTTGTTACTACAATTCTAAAACAATACTAAAGTTATTGAATGAGACAACAAATATTTCAAGAAATGTAAACGAAGTCCTTCAAACTTACGAGGAAAATAGTAATAGAATTAAAGAATTTGATAATAAAACTTACAATGATCACATTATATTTATAAAATCAGTGTTATCTAGATTATTCCAAAAGGAAAAACAGAAAGACTCATTTTTCAAGAGTTTTCATCATGGAATAGGAAAATTTTCATCATGGAGTTCTCATACAGGTCAAGACTTAAAGTCATATATTGAAGACAAGTATAAAAATTTTCCAACCATTGAAGAAATTTCATCTTATATTCCAATTCCAACAGAAAAAAAAATGCATAAAACACTTGAAACAGTAGAACAAGGAATGCGTGATACAGTCGACAAAAAAATATTATCGCCAGGAAAAAGGAGATTGGAAAGGAGAGCAGAAAACAAAAGGATTGAATCAGTCTTCAATACTTTTGTAGATAATATTTCTAAAAAAATATTTTATGAATAGAACTAAGACAATCATCTGGATCAACTACTTCTTAATGTATGTTTATCAGAGTTGTATTTTTTATTTGCTCCGAATAGCAATATCTAAAACATCATCTTCACCGTCATCTTCTTCCTCCTCCTCCTCCTCTTCTTCTTCCTCCTCCTCCTCTTCTTCTTCTTCGCCAACTTCTTCTTCATCATCTTCTTCGTCTTCATAACCCTCTAAAATTGTAAAGGGTTCTTTAAAATCTTCAAGTTTTTCATTGAATGCTTTTAGCATTTTCTCAACATATTCGCTATCAGACTCGTTTGTTTGATTTAATTCTCTGAATAGGAACATAATGTCTTTCATATTCTTTACACTCACATTTTTTAAATTATCGGGGTCTAATTTTTTAATATTAATCACGGGTTCCACAAATTTATCATAAAACCTGTTACCATCTTCATCACCGTTTTCTGGCTTATAATCTGCGTTTTGAATAATAAAGTTAACAAAACGTTTAAGGATTATTTCGTCTGAACTGAATCCCTCACGTCTATTCATCAACAGTGCGCGGAGGTATATCAACAAGTTTACAGTTAATAATGGTACTAACAAAACTATAACCATGTTATTTGTTTTCATGTATACAATTGCCGATATCACTAAAAACAAAAACAATGATTCATTATCTTGCTTATTGATAAGTACAAACAAATTTATCACCGCTAATACTAAAACTGCGTATAAAGTAACTGTCGATTTCGCGGATTTGGCGCCCACTTTTTTGACATTTTTCAACATTTTCATGAGATCCTTTTGAATTTTACTTCTGACCATCTATAATATAGATATATACAAAATTTTCTTCATATTCATAAAATACATTCGTACAATATATCAATTTCATTTTGTAAATATACGTCGTCTTCATTCACCATTTGCTGATGTTCTAGATAAGTCAAAATATTCGAAACAACAATTTTTTTTTCGTTACTCAAAATTTGTTTTTTCAACAAGTCTTGTATCATTTTCAATTTGTTATTGTCTTTCATATTGGTTTTTGATTCTTCCATAGTGTTGTTATTATATGCTCGTATTTTAAATCAAGGATTTAGATATAAAAAAATCTTGCCCTATATTATTTAGAAGACCCGTTCTGTCAAAATGTCTAAAATAAACAATGAGCCACTTCTTACCGAGGATGATAACAGATTTGTAATGTTTCCAATTCAAGACGACTCAATTTGGAAAATGTACAAGAAACAAATGGATTGTTTTTGGAGGGCGGAAGAAATAGACCTTTCTAAAGATCTTGAACATTGGAATAATCTTACAGATAATGAGAGACACTTCATACAAATGGTTTTGGCTTTCTTTGCTGCATCTGACGGGATTGTTTTGGAAAATCTTGGTGTAAGATTTATGACAGAAGTTCAATTAGCTGAAGCGCGGGCATTTTACGGGTTTCAGATTGCAATGGAAAATATTCATTCTGAAACCTACAGTTTGTTGATTGATACTTACATTAAAAATAAAGCAGAAAAAGACAAACTATTCAATGCAATCAACGAGTTTGAATGTATTGAAAAAAAAGCTAAATGGGCTACAAAATGGATTGATGACAAACGGTCAAGTTTTGCTACTCGCTTGGTTGCGTTTGCATGTGTAGAGGGTATATTTTTCAGTGGAAGTTTTTGTTCTATTTTTTGGCTAAAGAAACGTGGCTTGATGCCAGGGTTGACATTCAGCAATGAACTCATTTCGAGAGATGAAGCGCTTCATACAGAATTTGCGGTTCTACTTTACAATAAACTAGAAAAGAAACTCCCCAAGAAGAAGATCAAGGAGATTATTAGCGAGGCGGTTGAAATTGAAAAGGAGTTTATTTGCGACGCGCTTCCGTGCCGCCTACTCGGAATGAACTCTAATATGATGGGACAATACATTGAATTTATGGGAGATCGCCTTGCGGTTCAACTTGGAAACGAAAAAATTTACAATGTTGCAAATCCGTTTGACTTTATGGAGATGATTTCTCTGGAAAGAAAAACTAACTTCTTTGAATCGCGTGTCAGTGATTATGCATTAGCAACGAAAAGTGGTAAAAGCGATGCATTTGAAATGAGTTCATTTGATTTTTAATAGTGTTTTTCAAATTCATAATCTAAAATCAAATCCATTTTTCCTCTGTATCCAGATAAAAATTGAAGAAACAAAAATATTATAGCTGTTTGAACAACTGAATCAAATGTAGTGTAAGGTTTGAAATTTTTATTTATTTTTGAACTCAATGAAGGTATAATCAATAAAGTCCTTCTGATGTAGAACAGCGTAATCAAGATGAGAAATGATTCTAGCATGGTTATGGTACAGAGAATGAAAAATCCTAAATAAGATTTGTCTTGATTTTTATTGGTCTTGTGCTTGTCCAGAAGATGGCGGTATGTCTTTTGGAAAAAATACTTGTTGGAAAAATAGGCTAAAATAGTAATCAAAACAAATCCAATAAAGTTATATTGAAATATTTCTAGTATTTTGAGTTTACGTATCGTATCAAATGCAATTAGTTTTTGAATTCTGTTTTCAATGCCTGGAGTCATTGTATATATATATAAACTGAAAAATATATACTTAAAGGTTCTTTCATTTATAAGTATATATTTTTGTTATGAATAATGAGCAATATGTCGTCATGATCAAGACTGTTCAGATAGCACCATTTCGAACTCTTATGGTTGCACTGAAAGATATATTATTGGAAACAAATATAACATTTCAAAAAGATGGAATCCGGATTATAAATATGGACAAGTCACAGACGATTTTGGTTCATATGCACTTACAAGCAGAAAACTTTGAATACTATCAGTGCAACAAAGAAAAAATCATTGTTGGTGTCAACATGTTGCATTTGTTCAAATTAATTAACTCTATTGATAATGAAGAAACTCTTAGCATTTATATTGAGGAAAAAGATTACAATGATGGAATTGTAGAATATTTAAATTTAAAATTTGAAAACAAACACATCAAGCAATGCAAAATTCAAAAGTTGAAGCTTATTGAAGCGGAACAAGATGAACTTACCGTTCCGGATGTTGCGTTTAGTTCTATTATTAATATGCCGTCAGGTGACTTCCAAAAGATTATTCGCGACCTGAATAATATTTCAGAGCGCCTCGAGATCAAGTCTGTGAATAATCAATTGATCTTCAAATGTGATGGTCCATTCGCAAATGCTGAAATTATACGCTCTGAAAGTGATGGTATGGGATTTATTCAAAAAAATAATAGTATTATTCAAGGCGAATTCTCATTAAAAAATCTAAATTATTTTATTAAGTGTACAAATCTTTGCAATCAAATTGAGATATATCTTGCAAATGATTTGCCCCTTATTGTAAAATATAATGTTGCATCTTTGGGAGCAATTAAACTAGGACTAGCTCCAATACCAAACATTACTTAACGCATAGTTTATTGATAACAGTTTTGTGTCTTATGAATTATCGCCAAAATATATTTGTAAATATGATGATATTTGTTCTTCCGACGGAAAAGTTTTGTTTTCTTCAAAATGACCAATAGATAGTTTTACATATCTATATAGTTCCTCATAAAAAGGCATTATAAATTGACGATTTATATTGTGTTCTGGGACATAGAAACTCTCTTTCAAAAGTTTTATGTAACTTTTTAAATTTTTAGAACCACAAACGTGATGGTCTTTGATGTAATTGTCGTTTATTTCCACGAATTCACTACAAGACGGTATAATTGTATTCGAAAAATGTGAACAATCTGCATCCCAATTCATTTTTTCATAATTCATTTTTAACAGAAGAGCATGATACAAATATAATGGTTTTTCGTTGTGATTCATTTTGTTATATATTTCATATAAAGCAGAAATACTAACATTATCTGTATTTTCAAGTAAATGATTCCAAATATTTTTGAACAGTTTTTTTATTTCGGATTGATTTTTGTTTTCACACATTTTACCAATACAACGAAATACTTTTTCAACCTGGTTTGATTCAAAGCAGATAATAAATGTTTCAAAATTGTAAACTTCTGAAGAACTTCTCCGTTCAATATCTGTAAATTTTGTCAATACATTCTCCGAATGAAAATTGTTGTATTGTTCTCGTTTACTTTCCTTTACATAAAATGGTGGCAGATTGAATGCGCTTTTTAAGTAGCTAATTATACGACCTTTTTTGGCGTTTGATAAAATTACTGCTATTGACTCCAAGTGATAAATAGATTCTGGCGTGTTTCTGTTTTTGATAAATAAATTGTATAATTTCCATACATATACAGGAATGAGTGGATGATCATGAATATTAACTTCTTCCGACAACATTACAAGTAGACGATTTGCCGCATTTGTTCTTTGGGCTTTACCAAACTGATTAATTACTTTCTGTGTTAGTGTATTTTGTTTGTTTTGTAAACGAAAAAACATACACTGATTTTCATCTGCATTTTCAAGGAATAGTAAAGTATTTATTTCGCGTAAACACTTTATTGCTTTTTCAATTTCACTGCGTCTTATGTATTTTTGTAGAGCACTTTTGAGTAAAGATAAAGATATTCCATTTTCTGTTTTTCCATATCCACGACCAATCACATATTTCGAATAATCTTTCCATGTTTCCATTTCAGTTGACATTTTATTGATTTTGGTTAGTTTACAAAAATAAAAACATTCAAGTTCAATTTTATTACAACTCTTCTTTTATGCTCAAAAGATTATCTATATAATTTTGAAAATACACCTTACTGATTCTATATTCAGATTTTGTTGTCGATACATATTTTTTGTAGTTTGTATTCAAATTATCTTCAATGTTAATGTTATTCTTTTTTATAAATAAATCTATTTCCTTTTGTTTATCCCACAATTTGCATTTGACTCCATTTATTATTTTGTTGTCAATAATTTCATATTGTGAATAAAAACACTGTATAATGAGCTTGATGAGAGGCTCATTCAGGTTGTTTTTTTTGTTTTTACCATGTTTGTTATACAAAAATAAAATTTCATTCAATTCAAGATTTGTTTCTTTTTTACAACTTTCAAAATTCTCATTCCAGAAAGTTTTAAAATCATCTACATATGGCAAATCAAAGCTATAATATCCATTCAAATTATTGTTGTTGTTTTCTTTATCATAATCACAATCTAGAAACGAAAATAAAGATGACAAAAATTCATTATAACTTGCGAAACTATGTACAAAAATATCCTTTTCATAAGTAAATTTCTTCCACAAAAATATTAATTGCTTTTGTTGTATAGACTGTTTATCTTCTTTGATAATGTGTTCTTCGGTGAATTGTTTAATTATTTTCTCCTTATCTACATCAAGATAGTGTATATTTTCTCTTATTTCACGTAAAACAATTTCAGAAATAAGATAAGTATCAATATTATTGTATCTATTATAGTAATAAATTGATACGACAATCATATTTATATATTGTTGCTCACTTATTTTAATGTTGTTGCTGTTAATTTTTGAACACGGAATAACATATTTTTTGAATTTTGTATTGTGATGATCTTGTGTAAATTTAAATTTAAAATAATTGAATAAATTGGTATTGCAAAAATAAATAGATATATTTTTGTTTAACTCGTTCAAAAAACTTTTCATATTTACACGAGTAAAAACAAGAAAATCATTGTTAGTCTTTTTCTGCAAAATAATTCGTCCAATAGTGATGAGGAAACATTTACTGTATGTTTTCTTATGAAAAAACGTGTCATTCAATAATGACAAAGTGCTCTGAATGGTATTTGAATCGGGAATTGATTCATAAATATTATTGTCTTTTATTTGCTTGATTATCTTGTTTTTAAAACTGTTTTTTTGATTTATATCAATTCCTGGAATATTATTACTAAGATATTCTAATACTAGAAACAATAAATTGTCTTCATTCATAGAGACAAAATTATCGCCAATGTAATTATAATAAAGTTGACTTGTTTTATTGTAGTAAATGCTATGATTTCTCTCAAAATTCTGTAAAATTTCTTGTTCTGTTATTTTTAATTTAGAACTTTGAAGCCTCTCGTGATACTTTTTAAGTAGCATTGTAAATTCTTCGTTTTCTTTATCACAAGCAATAACCTTTTTTATTTTTTCAAATAGCTGATCAATTTCTGAAAAATTAGACATACATAAGTAATATTCTAAAATATTTAAATAGAATATTCATAAAATATATTATGAACTCAGTAAATCAGGAATATAATGAAAATATTGTTTCAGATTCTGGACAAGATAATCAAAACCCTTTGTCCAATCAAACACTTCTGTTCAATAATATTAATACTAAAATAAGTGATTATACGGCAGACGATATATTTGCATTATTGGAAATAAAAATAGATGATCATGAGAATTACGAATCACTTAAGATAGATGCAAACGAAAAAATTAACAAATATGTTGAATTTTTCGAAAAAAGTAACAATTTCAAATTAGTTGATTTTTTCAAAGAAATCAGGAGTTCTCTTTTCGGGGATGAAAACGCAAATAATAATATGACTGAAGCCCAAAAACTATTAGAAATTTATACAGAGCGTGATGAAAATATCAAAAATTCTCAAAATATGAAAATCATAGAAAACAATATTAATGTTTTTCGAGAGACGGTTACAAAGTTATTGACAGTTGATACACGATTTCGCTCAAATTATTTGGCTTCTACTTCAACCGATTTTGATATTAATTTGCCTTATATTATCAATAATGTCACAGAACTGCGACTTTCCGACGTAGAGTTTCCTGCTACATTCTATCCTTTTCAGGAAGAATTTGAAAATAATTACATGTGGTTGAAATATACGTTTAATTATAGTACAAATGCGAATATTTCTTATGAAAAATATATTTATTTCTATATTACTCCAGGCAATTACTACCAAGACACATTGATAACAAATATGCAAACTGTGATTGATACAGAGGGATTACCATTAACAATAAGTCACGATCTAGATTTTGATAATGATGGTGGAGTGGGAGACGGCACTGGAACACTGACAATAGAATACAGTGGAGATACTACAAACTCCATAGTCATAACTGACCTAGAACTAAATTTCAGAGCATCTAAAATATTAGAAGGAGATTACAATTACAATGCTTCACACATTATCGATTCCGACGATGATAAAATAGAAAAGTATTATAATGTAGATTCATCAATTAGTCATTATCAGCGAATGGGGTGGATGCTTGGATTTCGTGATTCACTATATACTGGCTCAACATCTTATACAAGTGAGGGGCAATTAGACGTTATTGGTCCTCGTTATGTTTACTTACTAGTCGATGACTTTAATACTTCATCCAACGTAAACTTTTTCTCGAATAGTGAAACAAGCCTATTGAGTGATAATATTTTAGGCAGAATATCATTGAAAGCTGGTGCGTTCAGTGTCCAATCGCAAAATGATTTTACTGTTTATGGCGAACCACGATATTTTTTCGGTCCAGTCAATATTGATAGATTGCATGTAAAGGTTATTGACGAATTTGGACGCACTGTTAATTTGAACGGAATGGATTTCTCTTTTTCAATTCAAATGACAGTCAAACATAATGTTTCAACAACATCTTAATTTTTCTTTCAGCAATATTGTGATGTTTTTGTCTTTATAATACATTTTGTAATCAGTATATTTTTTAAGATGGTATAATATTTTGTCTTCACTTTCACAGTTCATGTTTAAATTATTCCATGGTAATTCTCTTTTTCCAAACAAATAACATACAATATAAAAACAAGAAACAATATCATCTTTTTTACGATAATTGTATTTTTCAAGATGTGTGTTGTAACTTGAAAATAAAATACTTCCAATTCTTGTATTGTAAACTTTATCGCTTATTTTTGTAGAAAAACCCAAATCAATTAAACAAATTTCATTGTTTTTTACCAAAATATTGTCGGGCTTTAAATCGCGATGCACATATCCACAGTTGTGTAATTTTGACACTACAGTTGTCAGTTTTTCAAAGACAAACAGTGGTGTAAATTGCGATGGTTTATTTTCTTTACCTTGCTTCACATAAGTTTCCAAATTACACGATATATAATCCATAACAATATAGTTACGTTTATCAATAACTCCAAATGATTTAATATTGATAAAACTCGTAGAATCTTTCTTCAAAAGAGTCAAATAAACATTGATTTCGTTTTGAATCAGCATTTTGGAATGTTCGTCATGGTCAAATTTGATTGCAACAAAATTGTCTTTTGAATGATGTTTCGCTTTGTAAACATTTGAGAAAGAACCTGATCCAATTTGTTCTATCAGTTTATATTTGTTTTGAATCAACATGATAAATAAAAGACAAACCTTACTGTATATATGTTAAAAATACATAAAGCTTTAAACCTATATACATATAACATGGAAGAAATCCAGAACTTTAAGACTCATACAAATAACAATTTTGAGTTAAGTGATTTTCAAACTGAAGCATGTTTGTCGATTGTTAAAGACAAACATGTTTTGGTAACGGCACATACAGGGTCTGGTAAAACATTACCAGCCGAATTTTCTATATATTACAATATCAAGGTCAAAGGGAAAAAAGTAATCTATACTTCTCCAATCAAGGCATTGAGTAATCAAAAATACAAGGAATTTTCCGCGAAATTTCCTGATATTGAAGTCGGCATTTTAACTGGCGATATTAAACATAATCCAACTGCTGATTTATTGATTGTTACTACTGAAATTCTTCAGAATCATTGTTTCAAGACCAAAAATAAAGGGTTGTATTTGGATTTCAACATTGACTTGGAAAATGAACTGGGTAGTGTTGTGTTTGATGAAGTCCACTATATTGATGATGTTGACCGCGGAACAGTATGGGAACAGACCATTATTTTACTTCCGGATCACGTGCCTTTTGTGATGCTGTCTGCCACCATTGGAAAGAAAGAACACTTTGCAAATTGGATTTCTACGATTACAAACAAAGAAGTGACAATTTGTAGTAGTGACAAACGCGTTGTTCCTCTTGTATTTTATGAATTTTTTGCTTTGCCCGACAAATATATCAAGAATATCAAAGACAAAAAAAAGAAAGAGATGTTTATCAAAAAGACAAATTGTAAACTAAACAAGATTAAGGAAGGAAGTAATTATCACTACAATCATCTGTCACTTACCAAAAAATGTACCACTGAACTTACAAAGGACAAATTCCGAGTTCATGACAAATTTGTTATCAATGAATGTCTCGAACATTTGAAACATAATGACATGTTTCCTTGTTTACTATTTGTATTTTCAAGAAAGCAAGTTGAAAACATATCAAAACAGATTTTTGTGGATTTATTTTTACCAGATGAAAAAGATTACATGATCCGTCCAATTTTCACAAAGATGCTTGTTCATAAACTGGAAAACTGGAAAGAATATGTCAACCTACCCGAATGCGAATTTTATATTGAATTGTTGGAAAAAGGCATTGGTATTCATCATGCCGGAATGTTGCCAGTTTTCAGAGAGATTATTGAGATGATGTATGAGCAAAAATATATCAAAGTTCTGATTGCTACTGAAACCTTTGCAATTGGTTTGAATATGCCGACAAGAACTGTGATTTTTAATTCACTTTTTAAACATGATGGAAATCAAATGCGACTTCTTCAAAGCCACGAATTCATTCAGATGGCGGGTCGGGCTGGGCGACGCAATATTGATAAAATTGGACACGTCATTTTGCTGACGAATAATTATCAGCCACTGGGTGAGTCAGAATATTACTCTCTGTTTCACAATAAACCCAAAGTGTTGACTTCTAAGTTCCGAATTACATACAATTTGATTTTGAATTATCTTGAGAATCTGAACAAACGCGATTTTGTAGAAATGATTCAAAAATCTCTCATGAATACAGATATTGTGAATCAGATTCACCATTCGCAAAAAGAGATTATTTCTTTTCATGAAAAAATTTCCCAGTTTGATACTTTACTTGATACAAACACTATTGGTTTTTTTCAAAAATATGATTGCTTAAAGGACAAATACGCACTTGTAAGCAACAAAGAGAAAAAGAAGATTAAAAAAGAAATTCAAACAATTGAATCAGCTGACAATTTCTCTAAATATAATTCATATCAGAATTATAAAGAACTCGTAGAACTATTAAAAAAAGAAGAAAATATACTCAATTACGCGTCTACATACGTTGAAACGCAAATCAATGTGCTGTTTGATATTTTAAAAATGAATGGGTTTGTAAATGAACACATGGAAGCGACGCCGATGGGATTGAATGCATCATATATTCATGAACTGCCATGTTTAGTGTTCTGCGATCTATATGGTCATTGTGACAAATTTGAAAAATATAGCGAAACACAAATTGTTTGCTTGTTATCCGCGTTTTATGAATTAAAAGTTAAAGACGATTACAAAACACATTATCCAAACATTATGAAAAAAGAATTTGCTTTTATTGAAGAACGACTGAACTATTATAAAGACAAAGAACTTCCATCAGAGTTATACATTACAAACAAATTTAATATTCAATATGATTTGATTGGTTACATTGAAAAATGGTTCAATAATATTGAAACAATTGATGATACTCGCTTTTTCTTTCATCAGCTAACAAGTGAACTGGACATTTTTACAGGTGACTTCATCAAATGTTGTATGAAATTGGTTAATATGTGTAATGAATTGGTTGTGTTTGGTGAAAATGATAATAATTATTCATTCCTAGAAAAAATAAATAATATCCAGCGCAAGCTTCAAAAGAGTATTGTTTCTAACAAATCCATGTATGTTTGAGTTTTGTTGCGTGTTGGTTTATTTTGATAAAGTCGCAAATATTTCATCCACTTTTCCAATATAAAATGCCATTGCAACTGATTTTTCAATATCCTTATTCATGTTCCAAGCTTCCCACTTGGCGTGCGACTTTACACTGAATCTTGATGGCTCTTCTACATTGCAATTACCAATAGTTGCCTGTTTGTACATTCCATATAAATATAAAAGGTCCTTGTCACTTGGTGGTTTCACTAACGTTTTGACAAGCATACATGACATATTGAATTTATTTTCTAAATTACTTTTATCCATATTTATAGTCTCTTTTGTTTGTCTTTAAATAAATATTATTTGATTAAGATTCTTGTAAATAACGAATACTTTCAAATATTTCTCTGATGTTTTTATATTTTTCAAAATCTACATTTTTTCCACTAATTGTCGATTGATATAATGTTTTTACTGTTTCATATTGAGAATTTTCCTTAATATTTTCAATGTTCATTTTATCAAATTTATCAATAATAAGTTGAATTCTTTTAATAAAATACTTTTTATAAATCTCAGAAATGCCTTGAAATTGTGGAACCGGATTTTTATTGAATGATATTATCAATGCTTTCGTAAGAAATCTTTCTGAAAAAGACCAATTTAACTCATGCATTGTTTGCTGTTGTTCTTGAATAGCATATAAAATTTCTCTTTCGTTGGAATTTATACAAATATCCTTGTCATCATGAATGATGCGGATCTTCACACGCTTTTCTCCAAAAATTTCATCCAAACTACACTGAAACTGTTGTGCGAGTTCGTTCATAATACTTTATATGTTTACTCTTTTAATTTAAATTTGGTTGGATTCAATTTTATCTCAAATATAAATATTCACTTTTTCATTTTTTATTTTTTTTTATTTTTTTAGAATTTTGTTTTCCTTCTCCCCCCCCCCCTCCAAAAAGTTTTTATTTTCTGTTTTTACGGCTAATTTTTTTGTTCCTTTTTTATTTATGGTAACAAATCTTATATTTCTTCATTTGAATATCATTACCATATAAATAACATTTTTTTGTAAAAAAATAAAAAGGAACAAATTTGTTCCTTTTGGAACAAAAAAAGGAACAAAAAGGAACAAATTTGTTCCAAAAGGAACAAAAAAGGAACAAAAATCATTTAAAAATAATATTCACTATTTCATATATGAGTAAATATTATTGTAGTCACTGCGATTATGATGCGAAAGTGAAAGGAAATTTTGACAGACATTTGAAGACAAAAAAGCATCAAAAATTAGCCAAAATTAGCCCAAAATTAGCCGAAATTAGCCAAAAATTAGCCAAAATTAGCCCAAAATTAGCCGAAATTAGCCCAAATTCACCAGAAGATATTAAAACATATGAATGTAAATATTGCGACAAAAATTTTAAGCATCATTCGTCTTTGTGTAAACACATCAAATATACCTGTAAGAAAAATAAGGATGAAGATTTCCAAGAACTTGCACGCTTGTTGAATGAAAAGGATAAGCAGCTCGCATTAAAAGACAAACAAATGGATACACAACTTGCATTGAGAGATAAAAAAATGGAAATGATGCAGAAACAAATAGACAAATTAACAAATAAACTTCAGATTCAAAATATCAACCAAGGAAACATTCAAAACACCAACAACACTATTAATATTCAAGTTTTGAACCATCCAGATACGGATTACAGTCATCTTACACCAACAGATTATATAAGTTGTATAAAAGATTGTAATAAATGCGTAAAATCGCTCATAGAAAAAGTCCATTTCAATGCTAATAAACCAGAAAATATGAATATTTATTTGTCAAATATCAAGGGGAAATATCTCATGGTCTATAAAGATAATTCGTGGCAAATACAGGATAAAAAATTGCAGATAGATGACTTGTATGACTATAATGAATTTGTTTTGGAAAATTGGTATGATGAATACAAAGAGAAGTATCCAAGTATTATTGATTCTTTTCAAAAGTATTTACAGAACCGAGATGGTGATGAGGTATTGAACAACATCAAAGAAGAAATTCTTGTGATGTTATACAATAAAAGAAAGTCAATTGAGGGAATATAAATTTATTCAAAAATAATATTACATTAGAGTAAATGTTATGAAAATACCCAAACTATATTTCGCCACTTTGTTCAGCATCAAAAACAGTTATTATTATTCAATTACTAAGAATATAAATGGAATAGTTCAAATAAATGGTTCATATTCTGCACTTCAGTATGATAAAAATAGTGATCCTTTAAGATATGGAACAAAAGCGCGCAGAAAAATAAAATACTCTTACCATAAAAAAGGTCTTATTGAAGACCATCACTTGATTCCGAAAGAATTTCACGAACACTCCTTATTTGAAACTATTCATTTTGATGTTGGCTGTAGCAACAATATTTATGTTTTACCATCTATTTCTTACAGAGAAAGTATTTACAATAACAGTCCAAATAAAGATGAAATAATATATCATACAAGTCATCGTTTGTACAATAGTTTCATTAAAGAAAAACTGAATAATATTTACAAGGTTAAAAATGTTGATGAACAAAAATACGAATTCTTATTATTTCTGAATTATTTGAGAACATCATTTGATACCAACGACATTTATATCAAATCGTTGTTTTTAGATACATAACATAGTTGAAGTTTGATTTTATTTTTATCTTGCTCTTGATTCATAAAGACAAATAGTTGGAACAAATGACAACTGTAATTTTCTAGGTCTTGTAGAACCGTAATGTAAGTTGTTAGTTTGAGTGACGGCAAATAAACCATGTATTGATACTTTCCGTCATATTTCTCTAGTTTATCAAATACATATCCTTCATAATTTTGAGTAATATTGTTTTCCCTGTTGTGCAAATACTGCGCATATATTTTACACTTTGATTGAACCTTTCGAATGGTTCTTGATGAAATGTTAATGTATTCTAATTGTTCGGGACTCGTCCAGTGCCGATAAAATTTATCTGCTTTATGAAAATATTCACTGGTTGACAGTAATGATTTCAGCAACGCAATATTATTGATGATATCTACAATTCTTCTTATTGGCGAAGATGCTTGTAAATATAATGAGTTTGTTTCGTGGGTAGATTCACCATCATTTTGTAACAAACAATATCTTGAAGAATGTGTCTTGAAATTTGAAATATGAAACAAAATAGCTTTGGGTATCTTAGATTTTTCTATAGTTGTTGTAGTAGATTCTTCATCAAATTTCATTATCTTATCAGTATCCATTCCATGATAATGGCGATAAATTCCAATATTCTTGGAAAATAAATAATCTGCCAGATATTTGTTGAAATGAATCATTAAATGAGTAACAATGTCTTTTGAGTTGCGAATTTTCAGTATTTCTGATATTTTCTTGTAATATTTATTAGATTCATAGATATCCTTTTGGTCGTGAGAGTAATTCTTACTAATGTAGGCTACGTATAGTTTCAAATTTTGTCTTTTAATGCTATTGTCTTCATCAAAAAAAATTTCCAATGCATAACATAATCGTCTCTCTTTTTCATCCAAACTCAATAATGTTTCTGTGAGAACTGGCGGAATCATTGGTCGTTTCTTATCTGGAAGGTAAATCGTCGAAATGCGATCTGTAAATGAATCCCACAAATCCAAATATTCCATCACCAACGATACATTCGAAATATAAACAGTAATTTTGTGTTCCTTAAAGTTATAGGAAATTGCGTCATCATGATCGTTTGATATATTTGAATCAAGTGTAAATATAAACTCGTCTTTTTTTGTTATTTGTTCAATGTTGTACAAATTTTGAATATTTTGAATGATTTGCTCTGTTGTCTTGTTTTCCAGTCTTTTTCGTGCTATTTTTGTAAAAGGTTGTATTGAAACATTTAGAGACTTGCAATACAAAATATATTCATAATAATTGTTCACGTCTTCAATATTTCCAAAATTTTGTAACATTGAACCTCGTGGCATATTTTCATCCCATGATTCATATTTAAATGTAATGTAAATCTTTTTGACGGATTTATCAAAGCTGTAGGGAAGTTTGTATGGAACTAAAAAAAATGGTATCCGTTTGTCATCTGGTTTGCACAAATATAACAATTTGTCTTTGTATTTTCCGAAACTGATGTTTAGGGAAATCACGCCAGGAATATGTTTACAAGACCTAACATGAGAATGTATAATCTCTATTTTCCCTTCTTTGTAATCAAATGTATCATTTGAAAATAATTTTGATGTTTCTATAATTGAATTATTTTCAAACAAGGCTATTTTTTGAAATGTCTGTGTTTCTACAATTTCATAATCCTGATATATGTTATCGTTGCTGATAAACTTATACATATGATAATATATTATCAGATGTTTATATGGTTGATGTTAATTATTACAACACAACAAGTTAGAGAGGGTGGTTTTTACAATGTTTAAACGTGTGGTTCCTTGTGGATTAGTATTAATATTATCATTAATTTCTACCACTCCTCTTGGCTGCATCATTTCCGGGTTGTCGCCAGTTTTACTAATTTTATGAATGACCATTTCTACTATTTTATGAAAAACATGATCAACGCATTCCTTTGAACTGATTTCGAAAAATGGAATATTATAATAATTTGACAGTTTTACACCCTCTTCATAACTAACTTCTCTTTTCTCTTCTAAATCATTTTTGGTTCCTACCAAAATCAAAACTACATCTTCATTATTTTTTCTTACTTCATCCATCCAATATGATGAGTTATCAAAAGTATTTTTCTTTGTAATATCATAAGCAATGATACATCCACACACATTATGATAATAAGAACGAATGATTGAACGGAATCTTTCCTGTCCAGCAGTGTCCCATATTTGCAATTTTATTAAATCCGCAACATCTTGTT